CCCGCCCGCCTATGACGGCTTTGTGGCCGTCGATGAAAAAGGCAGCGTGTGGCACAATCAATATCCGATCTGCCATACGGGCAGCCAGACCAGTGATGGCCCCAATCACATTTTCAGCCTGAGCGAAAATGGCGAAGAGGGGCAGAAGCTGCTGGCGTGGTTTAAGGCCGAGGAAAAAGGTAATCGTGGCCAATGCCCGGTGCCTGCGTCGATGGCCCGTCTGGATCACGAACTTGCCGAAATTCGCCGTGCAGTTTACCAAATGGAAACGGGCGACCACGGCTGGAATGGGAAGCACGAACCCCAGCCAGAACGTGCGGCAAAACTTCGGGAGTGGTTGAACCACATTCTGGATTCGTTCGGGCGCCAAACCGGCCTTTCGGTGATCGAAGAGCCGCACCCCATGCGCGAACTTAAAGGCTGGTATCGCTTCCGTGTGGAAGAGGCGGTGCCCGGTGAAGCGTGAAATGCAAATTGCATGTGACGACAGCTACGACGCATGCAATTACAACCAAGCGCATTTTCTGCAACTGATGCAGGAAAAGGGTTATCCCGCTGATCACCCCGACCTGCAATGGGTTCTGACGCATTGGGAATTCGACGACGCAGGCCCTTGGAAAAAGGAACCCGGCGCAGAACTGTAAACGGAAGATAACGGACGTTGAGGAAGACGATGAACAATTTTCGAAATCACCTTTCCAGCTTTAACGGGCTGGCGGTACAGATGGGCCGGGACACGGTTAGCAACAGTTTTTACGCAGTGACCGACACCGGCCCCGAGCATGACCTGCTGGAACAGGTGAAGCGCCACAACTGTAAACGTTTCAAGCGACACGCTAAGGCGTTTCGATTGCAGCGAATTACCATTTCAATGTGATTCATTTCTCGTAAGCATCTAGAACGGTGCTTACTGTAAATCAATCCGTGGAAAGTGAGGAAAACGTAATGACGGCAAATAACGTAGATAAGTGCCAACACGGACAACAGAAGAATCGCTGTGGACGCTGCCTGATGGTGTGCGAACACGGCGTGGATCACTTCCTTGATGGCGCGTTCTGCGAGGCATGCGAGAAAGCAGAAGAGCGCCGCGAACGTGCGGAATGTGACGACTACGACGATTCGTGCGCGAAACACGGAATCGAAGGTTGTCTGGATTGTGGGGCGGAAATGGATCGGCTGGCCGAGCAAGCCCGAGAGCAAGCAGACTGGAACCACTGGCACCCTGCCGAGGATTGATCATGGTGGCCGTAATCGACACGTTTAGCCGCACCTACGACTATCACCGTATGCCGATTCGAAAAGGGTTCGGCCCCGAGGGTGAAAAGCTGGAAGATTTCCTAGATCATTTCCGGAACGACTACTATCCGGAAACCCGAATCAAATTTGTCGATCCCGGTTTGGTTTGGCAGGGCTGTCAGTACGACGGTTTTGTGTGCGTCGGTATTTACTGGGTGCACACGCTGACCGAAAAGCACGGCACGGTGCATCAGGCCGTTGGTATCATTCACGGCAACGTGCACCATCTGGAACATGCGGCCTTGCGTTGGCTGCGTGAACACCGGCAAAAGAACCCTGACAATTCCGGACGCTGGCCAGAAATTCAGGCACAGGCCCCGTATGATCACTGCGTGGTTTCGCCCGTGTTGATTCCAGATGAAGGCATGCTGTAAATGATCTACTTAACCGCGTTTTGCCTGACGTTCGTCTACGTTTTTCTGAAAGGGTTCCAGTACAAAAACGTGGTGCACAATAAATGGCTGGGGATGTTCACCACGTCGTACGTCATGAACGTATTCGAAGTGCTTCAGGTCGGCACTTACGCAAAGATCACGCTGCAAGGTGATTGGTGGTACGCAATAGTTTCCGGAACAGCTGCTGCATTTTCCATCGTGATTGCCACGTGGACCCACAACAAAGTTTATAAGAACTAAGATTTTCGAAAGGATCGCATGATGCGCCACAAAAAGCTTGTATTCAACGAAGCATTCCACAACTTCGCGGATACCCTGCTGGCCAAATTCCAGAACACCGACAATCCGAAAGTGCGCCTGATGCGCCAGCAGCTTACCACAACTGCTTCCGATTTCGGTTTCTCCCCGATGACTCCCGTACTGCTGCAATCGCTTCGGGATATCATGAACGAAAAAGGCTACAAAATTCAAATCGGGGCGCAAGCGGTTTTCATCAGCCGTAAAATCGTGACAAACGTTGACCGCGAACAGTGGCCCGCGCTGATCCAGAACATTTGCAAAGTGCTGGATAAACGTTTCATGGAATCCGGTGAAAAACATATTCGACTGACACCTTTCCAGTTTCGCAACATCGCAACGATTTGGCCCGACGATAATCCCGATTTCAACCGCATGTGCGTAGAGGCCATGGCCGAGAACGGTTACACCCTGACGTTCCGGGTTAACTACATCGACCTACGGCCAAAAGGCACCGAAAGCAAGCCCGGCAAAAAGCCGTCTGAGCACACGGTAGATCAGGTGCCGCGTATCCGCGTTATGAACGCCCGTCAGTTCCTCCCTATCGCGCTTGCGGGTCGCCGGGTGGGTTGGCGTCAAGGCTACAGCCACGCGCTTCTAATCAACGCGCAGCACCCCATGGGCGGCGATTCTGCGCTGACCGCTGCTGTGGTTATGGTCCCTGACGCCGTGGTCGATTGCAACGAAGCGGCGCTGACCAATTTCGGCCTGTTCAACGGCGACGTTGTACTGGTCAACGAAGCGGGGTTGCGCCAGATTCGCGGAGCTACATTGCTGGATGCAGGCAGCGGTCGCCACCACAAGATTTCGGTGCACGCTATCCCACTGCAAAAAGATTCGAGCCACGATTGAGGAAATCGAAATGAGTAAGCCAGAATTGCACGAACTCGTTGCGTACTTCGAGAACCGCAATCGTGATACCGGTGTGTTTCCGGAAATGAAGCTGCACATGCTTCACGCATTCGGACAAGTGTTCGATCACGCGGGTAATTTCCACGCACGTTTCGATCCTTACTACACCGACCGTACGCTGGAAGATATCGGGACCGGTGAGGATCAGCGCGGCACCGAAAAACAAATTCGTGTAGCGCATTTCCTGTTCGATGAAAGCGGCGCACTTCGTGAATGGCTTCACGGCCCATTCAATGACCTGCGCCACACGTACACGCCGTCGCTTACCTCGGACGTGGCCAAACTTTATTTCGGTGTTGAAATGACCCGAATCACTGGCGGTCAGTATCCCGCCGTCTACGCGTGGAAATAAAATGAGCATTCCTGAGAAAGGTTTCATTCGTCCGCTGGAGCCTATGCGCCTGCAAATGCTGCGGCGTGAGTGCGGAGAAATGACGTTCGACGAAGTGGTTGCGCTGGCCCAGCAAGCCGACCAGTTCTTGGAGCACATGTCGGTATTTGATATCGCGTGGAAAAAGTTCAAGCAGGACCGCCGTATCTGGTGGGAATACGCATGGCTGATTTCTTGCGAAGCGGATACGTTCTGCCCTTCTGATCCGCATGTCGAGTATCGTGGTTTTCTGGTGGCCTACCCACGCAACCAATCGGTTACGTGCCCGGCTGATTTCGAGGATTGGTTGCATCAGCATGAAGGTGATGTGTGCGAAGAGTTTTACACGTGGCTTCCCGTGTATCTGCGCCCGGATGAAATCGTTGGCTACGCTTCGAAAATCTACCACAAGCAGCGAGGCATTGACGGCCACCTGCGAGACTTCGAAATCATGGAAGTTTCCGTAGAAAGCTAATGACGCCTGTGCTCTAGGAAAAACTGTAAACAAGATCGAGGCCTTGCGAACGACTTGCCCGGTCGTTCGCAGCTGGTCACACCCTCAACTCACTGGGCTTGGTCAACCCACACTTTGGCCCACAAATCGAAAAATGGAAACTGCACCTGCTTCATTGAGGCACTAGCGGAAACCGAGGAAATTATTATGGAACGTTCTTACGAAATCGTAGATGGCCGCTACGAACCAAAACGCGGTCAAAACATTGCACTGGCCATGACCCATGCCGTCGAAGACGTGCCGGTTGGCGAAGTTGCTAAATTCGGGCTGGACCCGTGGCGCTGGGTTGAATTCACCAGCACCGACCGCCCCCGCGATCTTTGGGATCGCCTGATGGAAAAAATCAACGAGGAACAAATCTGATGCCCCTGCAATTCACCAAATGCAAACGCCGCTTCGATGTGACTGCAAAAGTCACCCGCGACCAGCGCACTCTGATGGAACGCACGACTGTTGTATGGGCATTCAGCCCGTCGTTGTTCCACCTGACCGAAGCACTTTGCTCCGAACTGCAAGTTTATAAATCCCAAGTCGAGGTTTCGATCTTGTATGTACGGGAACATGCATTCGAGGATTATAGCCCGTCGCAGCTGGGCAAGATGATGGCGCAGGAAGGTTGCTACGGCTTCAGCGATAATCCGTACGCCAACAACAACGATGATCACGCGGCTGCCGATCTGTGGTCTGATGCATTCACGAAAGAAGCAAAATTCCTGCGCGAGCGTAACTAACGTGTGGGATTACTTGTGGTTTTGGTTTTCAAAATCATTGGTAGAAATGGGTATCGGGTTGACGTTGGTTCTACTGTTCGCGCTTCCCCTGATACTCCTGCGTCTCAAAGAGTGGGTCAAACAGCAATTCTGTAAACACACGACGTACCGTGAAAACCGGGCATGCCATGGCATCTGCCGTGACTGCCGCAAAGACCTTGGATTTATCCAACCATTGCGAGAAGATCGCACGAAGAAGGAAGTGTAGGAATGAGTGATTTCAAACAGCTGGGCCACGCAGTAACGCACGTTTTCAACTCCATCCTGAAAAAGGATGCAGGTAACAAGAAAAACGTTTTCCTCGTTAAATTCCCCGGCCCCGCTACCGAAGGCGAGCAATCGGAAATTTTCCAAAGCACGGGTGATCGCCTGTGGGAACATTACCTGAAGTCGTTCCCCGAAGGCACCAACCCGATGTTCCGCGAACGCACCGAACACGATTGCAGCACTTGCCGCAATTTCGTTCGCAACCTCGGGGCCGTTGTATGGCTCGAAGAAAAGAAAATCGTTTCCGTGTGGGACGTGCAAGTCGAAGACCCGACCTATCAGCATGTCGCTGACGAAATGTCGAAGCTGGTCAAATCGCTGGAAATCAGCGGCCCGTTCATCGTGAGCGAACCCCAATACGGCCAAGCACGCACCACCAACGGTCAGACCGGTGAAACGTGGCACCACTTCGAAGGCAAGGTGCCTGCTGCCTACCAGTGGCGCAGCAACCCTTCGGATTTCGTGGGTGAAAAGCGTAACGACGTTTCCGGCCTGCGTCGTTCGATTCTGGAAATCTCGGACGAAGCGTGCGAAGTCGTTGGCGAACTGATCGACACCGACAACCTGTACAAAGGCGAAGAGTACAAGCACAAACTGGCCATGCTGCGTAAAGCAAAACGCGAGTGGGCCAAGCTGAAAACTGATCGCCAGCGTGACGTATGGCTGTGGCTGAATGCAGGTCCGGGTTCGCGTGTGCATTCCAGCGTATTCGGCACCCTGCTGTTGGATCTGACCAATGGGGACGACCTCGAAACTGCCGTCAAGAAATACGAAGACAAAACCAGCGGCACCAACTTCCAACGCCCGAAAGCACTGGTAACGCAGCGCATGTTGGACGATGCGAAAAAAGCGCTGAAGAAACTGGGCCTCGAAGATTCGCTGGAACGTCGCTACGCAGTTCGCGAAGACGTTACCGTAAACGACGTTCTGTTCGTCGATGGTTCCGTGAAACCGAAGCTGCTGGGTGGCGCGCTGGACAATATCAAACCGACTGCCAAAGCCGGTGCGAAACTGGATTCCGTGACCGAAATGTCGGCACGCGATTTCCTGAAAAAAGTTCTGCCGAAAGTCGATTCGCTCGAAGTGTTCGTGCAGAACATGCACCAATCGCGTTTGGTTTCCCTGACCGCACCTGTTCACGCCGACGCGGAGCCGCTGTTCAAATGGGAAAACGGTTTCTGCTGGTCGTACAACGGCGACGTAACCGACGCGATCAAAGAGCGTGTGAAAAAGGCAGGCGGCAACGTTGAAGGTGACGTGCGCATTTCGCTGTCGTGGCACAACGCGGATGACCTCGACCTGAGCGTCACCAAGGGCAACGGCGGCTATGGCAACGAAATCGCGTTCCATTGCAAGCGTGCACTGGGCGGCCAGCTGGACGTTGACATGAACGCCCACGGCCCAAGCGATGACAAAAACCCGGTCGAAAACATTTTCTGGACCCGTAAATCGGATATCCAGTCCGGCACCTACAACATCGTGGTAAACCAATACAGCAAACGTAAAACCTTCGACGTGGGTTTCGAAGTGCAGGTCGAGGTAATGGGCCAGCTGTACACCTTCGAACACCCGCAAGACCTGAAAGGTAAAGTGGTTGTCGGTAAGCTGCACGTTTCGAAAAATGGCGATATCGAAGTCGAAGGCTTCAGCAAAGGTGCAGGCGTTCCGCAGGAACTGTGGGGCATTCAAACTGAAGGCTGGAACGCTGTTGATCTGATCACCCGTTCGCCGAACTTCTGGAACGAAAAAGAAGTGGGCCATGAGCACCTGATCTTCGTTCTGAAAGGTTGCAAAAATCCGGATTCGGCACGCGGTTTCTACAACGAATACCTGCGCCCTGATCTGGCTAAGCACCGCAAGGTTCTGGAACTGCTGGGTTCGCGTATGCGTGCCCCGTACAGCGAACAACAGCTGTCGGGCATCGGCTTCTCCATGAGCGACCGCGCCGAAATTCAGGTACGCGTGAAAGGCACCATCAACCGCGTTTACAACATCAAGTTCTAACCAAAAAACCCTAGATAGAAAAGAGAGAAAACCATGACTCAAGTTACTGCAAACATCTTCGAACAAGCCACCCGCAAAAAACTGCGCTTCACCACCAGCCGTGGCCCACTGACCGTGGAAGACCTGTGGGAACTGCCACTGACCAGCAAGACGGAACGTCCGAACCTCGACGCCATCGCCATCGAACTGCATGAGGCCATCGAGGCGCAAGGCACCAAAAGCTTCGTGAAGGCCGCGAAGAAAGACGAAATCCTGCAACTGAAATTCGATGTGGTGAAACACATCATCGACGTTAAAGAAGCAGAAAACGCGGCGAAGGTCGAAGAGAACACCAAGCAGGCCAAGCGCGAGCATCTGGACCGCCTGATCGGACAGGCCGAAGACCGCGAACTGGCGAGCAAAACCCCTGAAGAACTGCGCGCCCTGCGTAACGCTCTGTAACAGCCAGCTGTAAACAGTTTGCACGTTCTGACCAAAAACGTGCACCTTTATTTTCTGTACCCAACTTTTTTATAACGGCAACTGAGGAAGTAGTAGAAATGACTGAAATGATCCGTGTGCAAATTTCCGACTTTTTCGAAATCGGTATTCCACCAAAGGAAGAGCACGTAGAAAACCGCTACGAAAGTCCGCGCCACCAAGCACTGAACAATCTGAACTGGGTGTTCCGCTGCTGGCAAATCGGGATCATCGGCAGCAAGGAAACGGGCGGCTACGAAAAAGGGGCGCCGCGTCGTGTGGAAACCGCCAAGAAAATTCGAGCCGTTTTCAACGAACTACGCCCGCACCTCGACGAAGACGAATGGTACGAATTGTGTAAGGGTTTGGTAGACGAAGAAACCGGCGAACCTTTCGACCTGCAATAAGGATCGGCCATGAAACTCAACTGGGAACCCGGTCGCCAAGGCACCGGTTACGAAAAGCTGAAGCTGTTCAACCGCTGGAAGTTTTTCAGCCGTTTCAAGTGGGATTTGTACCTGTTGCGCTATCCGGTGGGTTCTGGCATTCCGCTGCACTGCGACCCGGTGCCGGATCACCGTCATTACCGGCTGAACGTGTACCTGTGGAACGCGAAATCTGGCGGGGTGCCCCAGCACCACGATTCGATTTGTAGCAATCGCTTTTTCACCTTTTTCCGGCCTGACCTGCATCTGCATGCCGTGTCGCCTGTTGAACAAGGCGTGCGTTACGTGTTGAGCTTCGGTTTCGTCAAACGTAATCGTGAGGAATAAACATGTTTTGTATTGACTGGGATGCGGTGCGCAAGCTGTTGCCGATCTACGCCTACGAATACGAAGTAGAAGGCGAGATTTCCAGCACCACGAATTACTGGTATCCGCATCAAAATAAAGGCCAGCAACCGCCTGATGGCTGGACCGGTATCGAACGCGACGATTCTGATCCGCGCCTGTGGCGTGATGCAGTTGACCAATGGATCAAAACCGTTGTGCGTCCGAACGAAAAGGCAGTTTGGTTCGACATGGCAACCGGGGATTTCTCGAACACCTTCCGTATCGGTGAACTGCTTAAATCCACGCTCGATGAACTGGATGCTGCAATGATCGGCAAAGACGAACTGGCAGAACGAACCAGCACGTGGCGCCTGATCGTTTACCGTGTTGAATCTGGTTCGGACTTCGAGTTCTCTAACCTGATGCGCGTCGTCACCAAACCACGCGAGGCCCGTCGGTGATGGGTTTTGGCTTGAGTTGGCCGGATGCGTTCGCAGTGGTCGGCGTGGCATTTGCAGTAGCATTTGCTTTGCGGGCCATGTCCTGAACTTGCCTACAGGTCGCAAAGAGAGGAAAACTAATGCGCGCTGTTTTCATGAAACACCTGAATACTCAAACGCAACGCCCTGAAGTGGTGGCGCTGGCATCGACCGATAACGCCAAGTATTCGACGGCCCAGCTGCTGGAACATGCTGCCATGATTTTGCGCCAAAAGATTGAGCGCGGCGAACTGAAAGAAGAGCACATTTACGAAGTCAATTTGAGGAACTAATCATGGGCATGGAACGTACCCAGCTGGACATTCTGTTCGACGAAAATGGCAACTTGCGCCAAGGCATGAAAGGTGACGTGCTGTTCGACGGCCTTGGCCACGTCAACGAACCTGTGGCTAAAGCTATCCGTGGGCGCATGCTGGATAACATGCCGCTGGCCCATACCGATCTGGCCCGTTTGTTTTATGCGGTCGAGGCGCAGAACAAAACCGAACGGAAAACCCCAGCCAAGTTTTTCTGGAAATGACCATGACACGATTCCAAGCTAACCGGATCATACATTCCTTCCTCGGCATTTTCGCTTTTGCCATGGGCCAGCTGATGGGTTTTGCCAACATCGGTGCCCCGGACTACGCCAAGAATTATTTCGGTGAGTGGGCACCAATTTATCTGGTGATCCACATCGGTAGCTTTGCCGTCGCATTCTGGTCCCTGTATACTTTCGTCGGTTGGCTGGCCCACCGCAAGGAACGTAACAAATGCGCAAACACATGATCATCAAGCTGCGTGGCTCGGGGCGTCAATACTATATCGCGCAAAACGTGACGCGGCGTGAAGCGCGGGTGATGAACGTAGAGGGGCCGGGCATGCACCTTTTCAGCGGCTACTGGTACGTGGGTTTTCAACTGCGTCGTGACTTCGGCTGGCCGGGCCTGAACAGAATGCGCACCGACTTTCGCCACCACGATGCGTTCGGGAAAGTTATTCCGGTTCCGAAGAAACGTAGCGATTACAAAGTGATCGCCAAGTCCACTCGCAATTCCTATCTCGTTCGGAAGCTAATGCAATGAACAAAGACAAAAAGCTTTCTCACATTTTTACCGGGGCCGAAAAAACATTTCTGATCGGCCTTTTGATGGAACGTCACCCGCAGACCCTTGCCGACCAGTCGGAAAACCCTGAGTGGCGTGCTATGCACACAATGGGCCGCCGACTGATGATGGCTCTGCGTGACAGTGAGCGTCTGGAATACATCGAAGAGCGGGCACAGACTTCGTACACCGGCACCAGCTTCGATTTCACCAACAGCAAACAAATTCGCATGTCGTGGCGTGCGGTGCTGGGTGATCGTAAACCGAATATTCGCGAAGCCATTGATTGGGCTATGCGCGAGCATCCGATGGACCCAACTGCAATTCCACATGCTCCGGAATTTGTTTCGCCCTATCCGGGGGCTGCAACCGACCCGAAACCGAAGCTGAAGCCTCCACGTTCGGTCCCGCAAAAGAAACAGAAAAAACCGGATTACGGCGACCCTGTGCTGAACACCGTAATGGAACTGGTGAAATCCCAAGCTTCGCATTGCGGCTACAGCGGAGACTCGTTGCACCCGGCAACGGATTTGCTGGAAAGTGGACACCTTGATTCGCTGGATCACATCGAATTGATCATGGCAGTCGAAGACGAATATGCAATGGAAATTTCGGACGAAGACGCCGAGAAAATTCGTACACCTTTGCAAATTGTCGAGTACGTGAATAAAAACCGGCGGGACAACGATCACAACTGATGGTAAGTGCTGATGAATTGGCGCCAATTGCTGGGCCGTTACAAATGGGGAGTGTTTCACCTGTGGTTCATAACGTTGGTGCCACTTGTCATTCACTTCTTCACCGGGGAGTTTAAAGGCTGGATTTTTGAATCGAGGGTCGCCGGGTTTTTCGCACTGGCCGCCGCATTGACGGTGTTTGTGGTGCCTACCGCTTACCTGCACCTATACCTATTGGAAAAACGAGAAAAACGCCATGAGCAAAGACGTACTGGAAAGCATCCTCGGCACACCTGAAGAGTACCGAGCGGCGCAAGCGGCACATGAGAAAAAGAAAGAGGAAAATCGTCAGCGCATCATTGGCAAGTTGCACAAACGCATCGCGGAATGCGAAGAAGAATTCCGCAAAGATTTCGAAGCGAGTTTGGATAAACCCCATAACTTCCGCCGCGACGGTGACGGTTACTATTCGCCGATGCCTGTGCAGTACATGTGGGAAGGTTATCTGTTGCGTTGCAAAGAACTACCTTCATTCGAATTCTTGGGTACTCAAATCCGGCTGCCCTCCGACCCGCAAAAGCGTTACCACGCAATTGACGAACTGTCGCACGTTTTCAATTCGTACGTGAACCAAATGTTCAGCGTATGGGCCGAGGGTTCCGGGCGCCGTGTGACTGTTGCTGAAGACATTGAGCGTATGTGTCTGATCGCCTACGCCTGCCTCGACGAAGCCGACTATCACCAGTTCGCTAATCGTCTGGTCACTCCTACTTTCCGCTTGAAGGCACTTTTCAAATGAACGACACCAGCAAATCCCCAATCGACCAAGCACACGAAAAGGGCGAGTTCGAGATTCTGAGTTTCCGTAAGGATCTGGAGCGTGGCGGCAGCGGCCCGACTTGGCTTTCGCATCTGATTCTCGAAGGCCTGCCGCGTGACCTGATCGAGAAAATTGCAGATGCCCCCGGTTGGGATTCCGACCGTATGGCGATTGCGCTGCAAATCAACGGCGTCTATGTAATGCACGCCGATTTCGAAAAAATCTGTTCGTATTTCGCCGACCGCATGCTGAAAGAAAAGCTGGAGAGGGCCAGCTTTGACGACTTCGAAAAAGCTGTCGAGATTCGCGCCAAAGGCATCATCAAGGCTGGCACCGATACGTTGCAAGAAAAGCTGCACGATCTTCACCAGCAGTTGGAAAATCTGACGGGCGTTGCGGGTGATATCGTCCAGCGTGAATGGGATGCACCGTTCGCACATCAAATCACGGACGACATGCAACGCGCTGCACTGAATGCACTGGGCCGTTATTTCAGCATCGAACCCGACGTTGATTTCGAAGGCAAATCCGAAGATTCTGAAGAGGCGGCACAGGCACACGCTAAAGAAGCGATTAAAGCCGTCTATTGTGCCATGGTAAATGCCCGTGACAAGAAATCGCCGCGCACCATCAAACTTCCGAACGTTCGTGGCGAGAGTCTGAGCATCTACCATACCGTTCGCATGGAACTGATGGAAGAAATCAAGGAAAGTCTGGCACAGCAAGGGCTGCTGTTCGAAGAGGACGACAAATGAAAGATTCAATCACCGTCAAAAACACCACGCAATTCAAGAAATGGCCTGAGCCTTCGGAAATCAAGACCTCGGTCAACCTTTCGGAAGTGGTGCGTGAGTTGCGCCAGCAGTGGGCCAAAGAACTCGGTTTCGACGATTGCATGTGCATCGCATACGCGTTGTACGACGCCGGGTTTGTTCCTGCATGGTCGTCGGATATTGCCGAAAACATCATCTGTGGTTACGGTGATTCACCGACCGGTTTCAAATACGAATTGTTGGTCAACCATACGGCTGATGACGGATATGAAATCGTACCGTGGCCTGCCGTGAAAGACGCCCTGTACCGCTGCACCAAAGAAGGTGGGCCACAATGATCTTTTTGTACGTGGCGTTTGCGTTGTGTGTTGTTTTCTATTGGCACACGAAGTTACATGACTGGCACACCACCTGCATCGCAGGCGTGCTCGGTCTGGCCTTGAGCATCGCGTGCTTTTACCTGCCCCTTTATTGGTCCGCTTCTGACGAAGAAATCTTGAGCGGATCAGTTTCGAAAATGCAGCGTGTTTACGATCCGTATACTGAAACCTATGTGTGCGGCACAGATTCCCACGGCAACCCGAAGACCTGTACGCGTTTGGTTGACCAGTGGCGCTGGGATGTAATCAGTGACTACGGTGATTCTTTTAGCGAATACACGTCGCAAAAGATTCGGGCGCCCGAAATCTATTCAGCAACACGCGTCGGCGATCCGTTTTCCAGCACCAAAAAATTCCTGAATTACCAGAACGTGAGCGAGCAATCGACCATGATCGACCGCGACTCCGCCCGCGAATACAAAGGTTGGTTGCCGGTGTATCCGCACCTGTACGCCGGGATTAAAGTCGCACGCGGTTTCTCGAATACTCCGTTTGTAGACCAACGCGTTCTGTCCCGTGCACTGTCGCTGGCACAAAAGCGCTGGGGGCCGATGTACGGAATCAACCTGAGTGTCGTGGTTCTCGATCACCACACCGATTTCCGTGGGTTCTATAACGCCATGGCTTCGAAGTGGAAGGGCGGCAAGAAAAACGATGCGGTGTTGATTATCCAACTGGATGAAAAGGGTAGTCCGGTGCGTGCTGATTCGTTCAGCCGATCAGCCGACGAACTGCTGGACGAACGTGGCTTGAATTTCACAAAGCTTTTGCATGTGGAAGGTCTGGCCAGTCAATCACAAAAGGATCGTTTGGATATCGACGCTTTGATCGTCGCGCTGGATCAAACCATGCGTTACTTCCAACGTGAAGACATGGGGCGCTATGACTTCCTGAAGGATGAATATTCGCCCAGCTGGTATGCGATATTGCTGTCGTTCATCTTGATGTTCGCCGCCATTTCCATAACTGTAAATAAACTCTGTGACCACCTCGATAGTCGCGGCGGATACCGCCGAATGAATCGTCGCTTTGGCACGTTTTGATCGCAACACCACCAACCTAAAGGAAGCTACACATTGAAAGAAATTTCTGACCTGTTTTCCACCAAGTGGATCGTGATCGGTCTGCTGGCAATCGCTGCCGTGTGGACCATCAGCATCAACAACACGCTGGTGACTCAAGAGTCTGGCATTATCGGGGCCAACAAGTCCCGTCAAGCCACGCTGTCGAACATCAGCCAGAAGATCAAAGAAGCCATCGGCGTGCAGGACATGAACGTCGAAAACATCCGTAAAACGGTGAACGAACAAATCGCGACCCGTGCCGGTGATGGTGGCCTGAAAGCAACCATGCTTTTCCTGCAAGAAAACAACATCGCCCCTTCGCAGGCGTTGGCGGAAAAGATCGTGAACCTGATCGACCAAGGCCGCGAGAAATTCCTGCGTGAAGAAAAGCTGATGAACGACCGTAAAACCGTGTCGTGTATCTTCCGTGGGAAATTCCCGAACAGCTTCGTGATCAACACGCTGAACCTTGCCGACCTGAAAATCGGCTGTAAGGGCGGTGAGGACGATTACGCGCCGCTGATGAACGATAAGGCTGCCGAATCGTTCCGCACTGGTCAAGATCAGGGCCTGTACGACCTACCGGCACGTACCCCGGCTGCGCCTGCGCCAGCCAAGCAATAACGGAAATGAATCGGGTGCCCTAGCGGCGCCCGTTTCTGGATCTAGAGGAAACGGCCATGGGCCAACGGAACGTAACAACAAAGCGTCAAGGGCTGATCAAGTTCACTGGAACCAAACCAGTTGATTACGACGAAGAATTCGTGGATGAAGATTTCGATATCATCCGCACAATCGTCAATCTGGTCCGTCGTTATCCAAAATCCAAAGCTGAGTTCATTCGTGAGGAACTTGGCAAATACCACAAAGGCGTCACCGACCGCCAAATAGCACGGTGCTGCAAATTCATCACTTCCCGCTGGTCTGCGCCTACACTGCGCGAACTAGCTAAACGCTAGGGTACAGGGAAAATAAAATGCAGGAAATGAATCGGAAACAAGTTCAGGAACTTTACGCAGAAATTCGTGACGCGCAGAACATCATCTGCTGCCCGTATTGCGGGACCGGCAAGGTAAAGGAATACCGCAAGCATTCGCAGCACTGTTCCGGCCAATGGAACACCAGCACGCAATTCGAATGCGGTGCACAGTTTGCGTATTCACCGAACCTGATCTGCGTCGAGCAGATTTACATGTGCCAACAGTCGCCGGAATGGAAAGCGCGGATCAAAAAGGTCGATGAAATGCGCCCCAAGATTTACGAATTTGCGGTGGCTAATGGCGTGCACGAACTCGACCTGAAGAAGCTGAAAGACAAGCTCGAAGGTTGGAATCCGCGCTACTTCTGAGGAACCGGGAAATGGACGAAAAAATCTGGAGTCGCCGCGCCACCCTGCCGCTCAATGCCAACGGCGGTATGGGCCAACGTGACCGCAACTTCGAAGGTGCTAGCCACCATGTCAAAGCTGTGCGTGAGCAGGCGTTGCAGCGTGTAGAACGTGCTATCGAGAAGCTGGAACATTCCAAAGGCCAACGTGCGATTGAACGCCTATACGAAACCCGATTCTCGGTCAGTGCTGGCAAACCCTGCCTGACGGTCGTCGTCACCTTCGTTATGATCGACCGGGAGAAATAAAAATGCATGCAGGTGGGTACGTTGAAAGCCGACTCGAAGAGGGGCGGAAAAATTCCGAAATCAATGCGGTGGCTGATAGTCTGCTGATCGAACTCAAACGTATGCAGGCCCGTGGCAAATTTAAACCCACGCACGAAGCATCGGTTCTGATGGAAAAGCTGGACCGCGCACTCAACAAACTTTAAGGAAACACCATGACCGAAGTTCGCTTGGACTATGACGAAAAACTGCGAGAAATTATCTCCAAATGGGAAGACTCGCTTGAGGCAAACTACGACGATTACGAATACGTCGATGGTGAGGAAGGCGACTACGGTATCATTCGCTACTATGGCATCGACGAGTACGGCAACGCAAACGTGCACCTGATGACCAAGTATGTACACGGCGGCGATCATGAGCGGTCCCTGTACACGATGGAAGGTGCCAACATGGTTCAGCGAATTATCCAGCAGAATCTCGAAAAGGCGTTACGGGAATCGTTGGAAGCATCTTTGGACCCCGGCGAGTCCGAGGGCATGTTCCACGGCTGGAAAGCGCACACCGAAGAAGCTGCACGCCTTATCGAAAAACAAGGCCGTCGTTTCGTTACCAATATCTTCCCCGGCTACGATGGCCACGGCATGCCGAAAGAAATGGAAAACGGCGCCGTTTACCGTTTCGGCTACAAGTATTACGTGTGTGTCGTTCATCCGAAGAAACCTGATCGGGAACAGACGATGTATTTCTACAACATCGTCAACCCAGCTGAGCGCCTGATGATCGAACTCACGATGGAAGGCAACGCGAACCGTGGCCTGTTCTGCACACACCATGCGAATTGGCGTCAAGCGCTGGGTCAGCGCAAAATCAAACCGTGGGTTGTGGCTGACGATGATGCCCTGCCTTCCCGTTCACCTGCGTTGCGAATTCTACTATGAGAGAACTGATGACCCTTTTGTGGATGTTGGTTTTCCCGTTGGCCTATATCTACATTGCGATTTGGGGCATGTGGTGGCCCCGTCATTCAATTGAACACGGGCGAATTACTGCCATCACATTCGTGGTCTATGTGGGCTGGATGGTATACTCGGCTTTCGGCTCCGAAATATTCGATCATATCCAACGGACATTCTGATCATGTGGGAAAATACGAAAATCTATCTGTCCACTATTCCACGCAAGGCTTGGTGGCTTATCGGATGGGCTGCGTTGTATGCAGCGGTTGCACTGGGCTATCTGTACTACGAAATTTCCAACGACATTTTCTTCACGGAGAAGTCGCGTTTTAGTTCGGTGCTCATGTTGGTACAAATGGTATGGGTCGTTATCAGCGCACTTCCGCTGATTCCCAACACGCACCTCAACAGCTGGGTTTTCAATTGGAGCGCTCGGCCATTTTTCATCATCAAAGAACGTGACACTAACCACTTCGTAAAGGTGATGGCTACGCACCCTTTGTTTACCGAAGATTTCAACCTTGCGCAGCGCTTTTGGGACTTAAAAGAGGCGAAGTCACACCGCGCCTATTTGGAAAGCCGTCGGGCGAGCCTGCACGACGAATATGAAATCAAAACAATCTTTCGAGTGAAGGCCAAAAAATGAAATACGAAGTTTTCCAAGTCCAGAAAGCCAACATGATGTTTGAAGTGGGCGTCATGCATCACGACGCACTGACCCACGCCGACATTGCAAAAGCTTTGCGCCCAAGCATCGCAGAAACCTACAGCACTACGCTCGAACGTGTGGTTGTGGTGGGTGCCGGTTTCTGTTCTGACGGCATTCCGTTCCAGTGCTGGGGTAGTTCTGATTCACTTGGAATTTCCAGCCGTGGCGATGCAGACGAAGCAACTCTGACTAGTTCGATGCTGAACTTTCAAAATGTGAAGGTTTCGCCATTCGACAAAATCAGCTGCGTCATGGGCAACGTCTCCCAAACCTGCGCACATGCCATTGTGGAAATGCGTCGAAAGACCTTCGTGGTTGGCCACCAATTTAGCGCGTACAACATCGAGTCGGAAGACTACGCCGATTTCGAAGAAGGTATGCTGCTGCGTTACAAAGGCCCAAGCCTCGATGCAGAAGGCGAAACGGTCAACCTGTTCGCCGTGGATTCAAGTTCCAAATACTACGCTGATTACGAGGGTATTTACTGCCTGACAAATCAAAACATGATGCACATTTTCGAGGACAGCGAAATCGTGCGGCGCTTGTCGCGTACGCAAACAGGTGTGGCTCTGCTGGACAACAAACCGAGCGTGGTTGAGATTCACGGGATTGTCGATCCGTGGCCTCTCACTGACGACCATGAAGATTTCCGCGCCCGCTATTCCCTGTTGGGAGATTCGCAGGTGTTGGTGAAGATCGGGTCGCTGAAAGAAATTCTCGAATTCTTCAACATCGAAATGGACTAACCGTGCTATTCAGCTACAGCAGTGCGGTGCGTGAAATGCAGCGTATGAATGCGAACGGCGGTAAAGGCCAATACTCCATTTCGAAACGCTGGTATGGCTGGGTCGTTGTAGAAGACCTACCTATCTATAAACCTGAAAATCAGATTCCGGAACCGATTGTTATGGAACGTTACGTTTTGTTGTACCCACACCCGGCTTGCCTGCGTGTCATTGTCGATCACGCTGCCCGCCATTCGAAGAAAATCATCATCACGCCGGAGCAGGCTAAGCAGTACGTCGAATTGCTGGCAAAAAATGCTTTCAAGATTCAAGGTTACGTTGGCCTGAAGATCGAATGTGACCGCCTGCCCATGGCGTACAAACTGCCTGCCGAAGAGATTTTCCAAGTGGACGATCAGGGCAACTTGAAGTCCATCAAGTCACGCATGGCTACCAAGACCGCAACTTCTGCTGCATACGCGGCGTTGGCCGATGTTTTCCCGCGCATGAAATTGCAAATTGCGGAGGATAAGTAATGTTCGACCGGCACCAAATCATGCTGACCGATGATCAGCGTGAATTGCTGAAAGTGCAGATAGAGCAGCTGGGGTTACGCCCACTGCTGATCAGCGAAACAGGCAGCAAGGCTTGGGGCACCAACACCCCGGAATCCGATCACGATTTCACGGTAGTTGCACACGACGTGGATTATGATTATTTCCGCTGGCCCCGCGATTCGTTCACAGGCAAGCTGAATTTCTTGGGGCAGGAATGCGACGTTCGTTATTTCTCGCCGCAAAAATTCCTGCGCAAGTTGGCCCGGTCAGAACTGGTAGCATACGAATCGGTTTACACGCCATACGGCTACCTCGATGCTTCCGAAAACTGGCGTGACTTGTTCAAGACAGTTGTGGAAACTGTTTTCGATCCGCGCGAAATGTATCGCTCGGTTATCGGGTCCATGCAAAGCGTAAAGCACGAATCTGAACAAAAGCGTCGGCGCCAGCAATTCCGTTATATGTTCGTGGGCCTTCAGCTGATGGATTATCTGGAAGCTACCGACTCGAAAAATCTGCCGTACGTGCATATCGAACAATACCGCGAACATGGCAAAGGCCAGCGCCGGTACAGTGAGATTTTGGACATGTACGACTGGGCAATGGCGGCTGATCCAGCGAACACCGAGCGCATGCGTGCTGAAGGTGTGCAGAAAATGTTGATTGCTTTCTGTTACCCGAAGGTCGTCGAATTCAAACAGGATCAGCACCGCGAATTCCTGAGCAAGACACTGGCGCGCTTGATGGGCCAACCCCAAACGTGGGCCGAACAACTCGAAGCGTTGGAGGGCAAATGAAACACGAACACGGATACCACGGGCGGTCCTATTCGGTCGCCATGCTGATGCGTCGGGCACGTGCTCTGTCGAAGGCGCCCGGTGATTTGATTTGGGACGCGTTAAACACCCGTTTCGTACGTGCGCACCACCGCTGGAAAACGCGCTATGAGCGCCAACGTCAACATGCAATTCATCTGGAACAGCTGCTTGCCGAAAAGAATGCGCTGATCCGCGAACTTACGGAAAAGGTTGAACACCTTGAGCAGCCAAAAGAATTTTTTGCTAAATAACAACCAGTGGGAACGATTGGAATTGTTTCTGACCAGCGAACCCGGCTGGGATGGTGGCAACGCCAAAGGGGCACCCGACGCTAAAACAGTTGCCGACGCACTGACGGTTCTTCAATTCCTGCGTAGTCACGGAATTAAAACGCCGTGCTTGTTCATGGGCAGCAGCGCAGAAATTGAAATCGCACACATTTCGAAAGACCGTCAAGTCTACCTGAACATCGAATGCTTGGGCGAAGGTCAATTTATGATCGGCTGGTTTGACGCCGAACACGAAACCGCGTTCTTCATTCACAGCCTAACGGAAATGCCTGAGCCGTTTATTCAGGCGATGCGGAAAATTGAGGAAGAGGAATATGGCCCGACAGACGAAATTGGAAATTGGACAAATCCAAGCGCAAATCCTGAAGGCGGAGCAGCAGGCTATAAAACGCGGGTTCATCACAAAGGTTAACGAACTCGAATTCGGCTGGCATCTGGCAGTCTGGTACAACGGCAAGCAAAAGGCGTCTATCGAACTGGCCAAGGCGGGTAACTGCGTGTGCCGCTTCTACGACGCCAAGGGCACCACCGTACGCGTGACGACCGATCAACCCGTGTCCGCTGTGGGGCAGTGCTACGCGGGCTAGGCCGGGGCCTGCTGCCTTGACAGGGCAACCCGACGAATGGTAGTGTGGCGGCTTGGCCAACGTGTGGCCGAAACCTTTGCACTCACACAATTGAGGAAGTTTGTACATGGGTCGTAAGCAATTGGATCTGGCGGAAAAGGTTGTTGGTGCATTGATTCAGGAAGTAGGGCCGCGTGCTTTCATGGTCGCGGTGAACAATGCAACAGCGCACGGCGGCGTTTTGCTTCACTCCGATGGCATCTATCTGGACCACGAAGACAAAAAGCTTAATGCGTGGCATCGCGGCATTGAAGAAATGACCCGCGTTGCGAAATGGCTGGAAGGCGACGAATCGCAAGCCGAATATTTCATGGGGCATAATGCCGCTGAAAAACACGTCGCAGGAAAACCGCGTTTGGCGGATCGTTTGGGCGGCACGCGCACGCTGGATCAAATGGGGGCCGGTGACGTTACCCAACATTCCATCGCCTCGCTGGAGCATTTAGTGTGGGAACTGACCGGCGAAAAAGTTCGGTTCCTGCGCGAAACGGGCGACCGTAAAACGCACGTCGTTCTGCGTTGCGGCCTCGCAATGTTCATGCGGACCATTGGCGAAGCGATGCATGACGACCAGAGCTTCGACGAAGTGGTTTATGAATTCTCCAAGTGTGTTGCAGAAAACGGCGTAACCGTGAACTGGAAGCACTACGAGTTCAAATGCAGCAAGTCGTGGAACTGCGTCAAGCGCATCGACATGCAGCGCGAAGAGGGAGAAGACACCGACTTCCCGCCTGAAGAGGCGAATAACTGGTATGTGGAAATCACGGAATTCGAGGATTTCATCGAATCCAAGCTGGGCACCCGTTTTGAACTCGACGGGGTTCCTATGCACCTGAGCCTGTCTGACGACGAAGAACAGGATTACGAAATTAGCAACGGCCTCAAATTGTCGATGCCAAAATCGGAATTCGGTGCAATGCTCGACGGGTTTGTGAAACGCCGTCGTAACATTGGTTACGTTATCGACACTTTCATGGACCGTTTCGGAATGATTATGTCGGCCCAACCTGCTCGCCAGCGTGTTGTCGGCGGTAAAGGCCGTGCAGCTATCCATCCGCGTGTAGCTCGCCGTGAGGCCGAAAACGCACTCGACTGATTTTCTATGGGCCATTCCATTCCGGTTTGGCCCCTCAACTTAGGGACAATGAAAGATGGAAACAGTAGGCATTAACTGGCATGCGCTGCAAGTGCTCGGCGGGATACTGATCACTGCTACAATCTTTAGCGTGATCATCTGGAAACTGGAACGTGACCAGCGCAACGAAGACCGGCTGCGCCACGAAACCATCAGCAAGATTTACGATGCGATGGCGGGCGTTCCTTTTCAGGCAACGGTTCCTCCTATGGCGGTCGAGCGTTACATGGGCTACATCAAATATCCTGACCCCACATTTGACCCGCTCGCCATTCTGATTCAGGAACGCGACAATCAACGGACGTTCGCGCCCAAGGATTAATTATGCTCTTCGATTACCTAGCGGATAAACCTTGGCTGTTCGGCTGGATTCTGCTGTGCGGCACAATAGTCACACTGGCCATTGCCTACAAGGCTTGCCAAATCCTGTGGGAAATCCTCAAGGGTCTGGTAATGGCCATCGACTTTCAACTCTTCAAACTGAAGGTTGCAAAGCACCGTGAACGCCCTTTCAAGTTTCGCATTAGTTGGTTCTTGAATTCATGGCTACATTTCATGGGCTGGGGTGACAACCAATCGCTGACCACGGTAGACGGCGACCAGTATCAAGGGTTCGGGCGCTGGATCGTTCGCGGTAAATTTCAAACCGTTAGACCTGCTGTAGAAATCGACCCCGAAGACTTCGAAGACGCACAAGACGATCTAGACGATGATGACGAAGTTCCAGAAACGTCGGATCAAAAACGACCTTAAACAAGGACCACGAAAATGTACAATCCTGAACTGATTTCCCGCATTAACTTCCGTTACAACGAATTGAATCGCGGGCAAGGCCTGTGCGAACTCATTGAATACGAAACCATGGGCGATCCCCATTATGATTCCGGCCAAGCAGGTCAAAGCCAGTTGAGGACGCGCCTTGCCATTCAGGCAGGCGAACCATTTTCGATTGTGCGCCTTTCCTGCGTTCCCGCTGATTTCCGCGAGGACCAGCCCCATTCGACGTACAGGCAGGGCGACGTAATGTATGCCCTGCTGAAGACCTCCACGCTTGACCGTGTGGGCGGCGCTGAGGGCCTTAGCTGGGTTCTACAGCGCGTTTTCAATGGCGACCTGCTGCTGCGTATGCCCATGCTCGAAAGCGGCCCCTACTGCATGTGGCACGACCTGCTGAACGATATCTATTTCTCGCCCAATAGCACGTGGCTGAAGCTGGTTCATTCCATCATGAGCCGACCGCCCAGCTATTCGGCAGAAATCGACGACGAACTACACGTGGGCGACAACCTGCGTCTGGCCACCATCATCAACGGGCGTTCGTGCAAAAGTGTGTTCGGCATGAACGTACGCGAAGGCCGTGTTAGTTCACTGTTGCCCAATCAGGTCGGAATTAAACACGGCGACGTAAAATACCGTATGCCGTACGCATATATCCTGACTTCTGATATTTCTGTTTCCAAAGAAGAGTAGTCGCCGATGAATTTCAACAACGATCTTTTCAGCGCTGTTCTTAGTGGCGAACTTGACCGTTTCCCACCGTCCAAGCGCCAGCAACTGATGGGCGATACCGGCGTTATGCACAGCGGTGTTCGTCTAGCTGGTTACGATAGCTCTGCGCCCAATCCGATCTGGCCGCACGAAATTGCAGCCGCCAAGAAAAAGAAAGCCCTGCGCAAAACCAAAAAGAAAATGCGCCGGCAATCGAGGAAGAGAAAGTGATGGATAAGTTTTACATGACCTGCGAAAACAAAGACGCAAAAGGCTCGCATCTGGAAGCGGTGCACCTGATGCAGGGTACAGCAGCCATCGGTCGCGCTGTGGGCAAGCTACTACACCCGCAAGGCTATCCGCATCCGGGCCGCGTCACTACCAGCGGTCGTGGTGAACCGGGGGCGGCCAAAGCGCGTGCGAAACGCAAGGTCAAAAACAAGGCAGCACGCAAAGCAAGGAAACGCTAATGCGATTTAAGGAAGCGCTAATGCGATTTGTCGTCTATCAGGGCAGCGATTTGCCACGTGTGGCGGAACGCCTGCTGTCTCAACGCGTTTACGAAGAAAGCGGCGAACTGCAACACGATTGGAAGCGCATCATGCTCACGGGCAAAACGCGCCAGCGCAAATGCCTGATCGTCACAGCGGAACATTTGGACAAAGACCCGGAGTCGCCAAACAATCCAATGTGGCGCATTTACGGGGTGCTGCTGTACGAAATCAAGCGTAGCCATATGCAGGTATACGTGCGGCCTGAATTCCGCCGTCGTGGCATCGCTGGGCGCCTGCTGCAACGCCTGCGCGATTTCGAGAACTACGATAGCCGGGTGATCAGCGCCGACGAAGGTTATCCCGGCTGCGTCGAGTGGTTCGAACGCAATCTGATTTACGTTCCGGACTACCAGTTCACCGAAGCAGAAATTTTGCAGGTAAACGGCGAACTGTACCGCGCTGGCCGTCTGGTAAACCCAATGCCCTACCATGGCGATGCTGTGCGTGAAATCATCAAGCGCCGTAAACGTGCATTTCTGCAAAAAGTTTTGAAAGCGAAAAAGGAAGGTCGTATATGATTGAATTCTATCAGGCACTCTTCAAGTTCTTCGAAGAGTCGGGCAAACCGAAGGCAGGTAACGGGCGTCAGTTCATCCCACGTTCACGGGAATTCAGCTGCACGGAAATGACGGTCTACGTCCGCGCCACACCGCGCATCAATCAGGAAACGCGCCTTTACGAAAAAGCGCTGGTAATCGCACGTGTCGATGTGCAGCCTGAATTGCGTGGGAAAAAGTATTTCCGCGACTTCCTCAAACACATGGACGCGCAGGCATACGCAAACGGCTACAACGCGATTTACGTCGATCAGGTACATTCTGATGTGTTGCGCGAATGCCTGCCCCGCTACGGCTTCGTTCGTCAAACCGGCACCGATCCAAACGAATACATTTACCGCAAGGCCGTCCGTTTCGACGTAGCCGAACAGGAAGAGCCGGAAGAGCACCATTTGTGGATGATTCGCGAAAACCGATCCATGCGTTACCTGTCGTTCGTCAACGCACAGGGGGCGCCCGTGACGACCTCCAAAGGCATGCGGGCCATCCATTACCGCTGCGAGGAAACGGCGCAGGTCATGCGTGACGCTCTACAGGAGCGGGCTAGCCCCGGCGTGTCGTATTCAGTGATCGTTTCGCAAACGGCAGCACGCCCATGACAGGCCCCATTTTGATCGGTACAGGCTCGCACAGCGCGGCACTGGCGCGTGCATTGCTGGGGGCCATGGTGACGCAACCGCAAACCGTTGAACGCGTGCCACACTGGGAATACCAAAGCCACACGGCCCGTCACAAACCGACGCGTGATCAGTGGGGCAGCCCCGGTGCACGTAAGATGCGCATCAAACGCAAAATCAAAAAGAAAATGCGCCAGCAATCAAGGAGAAAGAAATGAGCGGCGAACGCAAAGAACCGCATTTCCGCGTGGTATGCGTGCAGGCTGTAAAAGGCGGTTCGAAAGAAACCGAACTGGCGCGCACGTACCCTTCGCAGGATGCAGCAGGCACCTACATTCCGCACCCGGTTCACGACGTGCTGCGTATGGCGGGCGAAACGCTGTATGAGCACATGACGACCGAAGGGGAAGACCATATCAACCCCGACGACATTATCAGCATTAGCGTCCATCGTATCTAAACGGAATTTGGAAAAGGATTTCAGCATGTTGTTTTCGAAAGTGTACGCCGACCTTAAACGCGAACTGCCCCACCATCAGGTTGTTCGCACCCGGCACCTTGGGCATCAAACCTTCACGTTCAAACCGCGTGAGGGTTCTCGCCCCATTTACTACACTGCGACCGAATTCCGTGGCTCCGTAGTTTTGCGTAATTTGAACACAGGAATCGCAAAAAGCTACAACCTGTCCGACAAGGAGAATTTGTTGTGCATGCTTCGTGCAGTCCAGCAACGGCAGATAAAAAACAAGTGCGGTGGCTTTGGCCATGGCAGCGCAAATACGATTCCCAATTTCTTCGGGGCGCTCGCATCGTCCATCACCGGGATCGCCCGCGTGAAGCACTTCACCATTCGTGGTGCTTAGGGCGCGGCATCTACCATCACGAAATTTACGTGAATGACGACCTGAAGAATATCCGCGTCTGTGAATTTATTTCCGATGGCAATCGAGAATTCACAGTCGAGCAATACCAACACGGCATCGTGCACAACCGGCAGATTTTTACCAACGTGCAGGATGTAGAACATTTCCTCAATGTGGAGCTAGTACGTCGTGATTACGATCCACCTGCACCTGCCCGGATCACCGAACGATCTGGACCACGGAGCCTTCGCACTTTCGGATGGCGAGGCGATTTCTTTGCCGTCGCGTTACTGCGCACCCGACGCTGATGCAACGTTGCACATTTCCAACGAAATCGCATTCGATGCGTTCCGTTGGTCTGTTGTGCACGGCTATATCCAACCGGACAACATCCGCTGGCGTGCACACGATGTGGACACGGTGTATCGCGGCTTGATCAATCGCTTCGGCGTCCCGACCGACGAAAACGGTAAACAATACTGGCCGTGGAAAAGTCCGGGTGACAATCTGGCCGAGCAAATCCTTATGGCAGCCTGCCGCAAATCGAAAGCCGAACGTGAAGCGCGTAACAAATACCCGCTACATATCGTGCAGTCGGGTGAGGCCGCCGAAAACTGTAAATCTAGTGGAGAACCCGAAGATGGAAGTTCACCCGTTGATTGAACGCCTTGTGCGCCTTGGAATCACGGTTAGCGTCACGTGGGAACCCTTCTACGAACGCTACCTGTTCGACCTGAATACAGGGGCCAAGGAAAGTATGGTCGCTTGGATGGAAAACCCCGGCAGCGGAACGGGCCTGACGCTTGAAACGCGTTACGACCGTCGTGTCGTGGTTCGCACCTTTGTGGACCTGTGCAACGAATTCGAAACCTGTTTGATACCGGGCGGCAATTGTAGTCCGGAGTGGGCTAGCATGCTGAAGGCCATCGGCCATTGGGGTGCTGACCATGTTGTATAAACCCGAAATTTTTATCACGTAAACCGGTCACGTGGCAGGCGTAAATGCGGTGCCCACGGATTGAACCGGTGGAGGCCGTTACATGACACGCAAACTTTATGTGCGCGAAACCAGCACCAGCCCTTGGATTGTGAATTTCTCCAAAGGCGGGTGGTGCGTTTATAAACAGGGGCAGGCAATTCTCATGACGCCGACCAACACTAAAATGTGGTCGGTGAAACTCAAGCAGTGGGTAGGGGTGAAATAAAGTAAATGCAACAGAACATCGGTCACGCGGGCGCCATGGGATTCAGTTCTGCGCCAACTGACAAAATGCTTCAGACCGTGGGCCTTAACACGTCTACCGTTATGCTCGGCCTCATGATTATTTTCCTTGTCGCCTCATTCGCACATGAGTGGGCCAGTAACCAACGTGAAAGCCGCGTTTATCGCGCCGTGTACCGCCTCGTTATCGTGGGTGTGTCGCTGGCATGCGCGGCTCTACTGATTCTCAACTACCAAGGTATGAATTAAATGGCTAAAGACGTGAAGAAAGACAAAGAACCGAAGCAGAAAATTGCGCGTCGTGAGGTTAACAACTGCGTGATTTCGTCTGGTGAAATCCTCTCGGCGTTGTCAACCAATCTTCAGCTACCCAATATCAATGCCGGACCGGGTGACATGCTGTCGGATGTGGTTTCTACCATGCAGCCCTCGGTGATGATGCGTGAGTTGCTCGAACCCTACTTCTCCAAACTGACCAGCAATCTTTCCGAATTCCGCACGCGCCATGCATTGCAGGAATTGGAAGTCGAAATCGACCACGTACAGGACTACGACGAACAAGGTCTGCGTTTACGTCTGTACGCCAAGACCGATGGCAACGCGTTGCCGGATCGTCCAGCAATGGACGGGCAGCAGGCCAAGCAAATTCTGGAAAAATGCTTCGGGGAATTCAATATCGACGTGGACCTGTCGGGGCCTGTTCCGGTGTTCCGCCAGAAAACCCCGCTGGGTTTTGATTTGGATTCTTCCTGTTCCATCAACGCGGTTCCATTGGCTTTGCCTACCCATGACCCCGAGCAACTTTTCATCAATATTGTGCACAATATCTGTGGTGTGATTCAGCAACACGGGGGTGCCGTTTTGAACATCCATGCGTACCTCGATAACACGACCCCTTCAGCAACGGTTCAGGATTTTAAGGCTCACGTGCAAGCCCGCGATGGCCATAAAGAACCTGCGAAGAAAAAGAAAGTAACCCGGAAGAAAAAATGATCAAGCCCGACAGCCGCTGCCCTTTGTGTGATAATGGTGAACCTTCCGTCCAACTCTGCGCTAACCCGCTGGTGCTGGAAGAAACTAAAATTGTGGTGCCTGTTCGTTTCCAGAATTGCCCCGAATGTGGTTGCGATTACGCAGGTGGTGCAGAGCTGTCGGTAAACGGTGATCGCATGCGCATTATCGAACACGTGGTGAGATTGTCGGGCACCGCATATATGGTCGAATGCGAAGACTGTAAAACCTTCAGTAGTCCCGGCCTACTCAAAGAGTTTGGCTGCCTCGTCTGCAAAGAAATCAAGGAACAAGACTGATGGAAAATAACACCCGTAGCCCGTTCGTAGATTACACGGTCGAGCAACGTACCCGTATCGGTTTCATGCTCTACAACGATGCGTACGAAAAGAAATTCAAATACGCCCGCGATTTGCTTACGGGTCTGGTTGACCTTGAAGTGCGCATGGCCATCTTCAACGCGGTCGAGGGTCGCTTGGTTGACCTGAATTCGTTGGAAGACGCGGCTATTGTTTTCGGCGATACTGCAACCGAATTGCTCAATGAAGCAAAAGACTGGGCGCAGGAAGCCGTGACGAAGCAAGCCGAGTTCCTGATGCCTTTCATTGATCAGGAAACCATGGAACAAATCACGGCGCTTATGCGTGTTCCGAACAAACCTACGGTGCTGGGCATGCGGGATTGGCGCAATAGCCTCAAAGCCGACCTGCGCCGTGCCGAAGAGAAGAAGGTGGAGCGCCGCAACCAGTTCAACAGCCAGCACAAACCGGCGCCCGAAGGTACGGTAAAAGAATTGGCTGCAAAATACGGCAAATCACTGAGCGAAATTCGCCGGTTGAAAGCCGAAGGTCTGCTGCACACGCTGGGGGCCTGATCGTGAAACAATTCACAGGTATTTCCTTCGGGCAGGAATTGACGCCTGAAGCATACAAAGAACTCGACAACGCACGCACCACTTACCGCCACGTCAGAAATCTTACGCTGGACGTGGAGTATATGCGTTATACGACCAGCGAACAGAAGACGAATCTGGAACGCCAGCTGCGTGAAGCATCGGCCCTGCTGGAAGAGTACAAACGGCAGGAGTGCATCGGCCCTGTCAACAACGCGCAGGTTCACATATCCAAAAGCGCAATGCACGCACCGGGCGGATTCATTCAGGTTCGTGTCGTGCTGATGTGGGTTCCTCAAATCTTCCGCAAAGATTCGATGCTGCCTTTGCTGTACAAGCACACTGCTGCGCTACTGGGCCAAGACGAATTTGTTGACAACATCGAATTCTTTTGAGGTGCATCGTGGTCGATAAGGCTAAAACGTCGCGTAACGGCGACCGCTCGAACACCACGGGCGAAAAGCACTATGCAGCGCATCGTAAGCAGCAACTCGAACGCGTAAGTTCTTCGTTTATTCGAAAAGCCAACGGACTGCACCGTTTGGAAGTAGCGCTGTTCAAATGGCTGGGCAACAACGATGGGGCCAATCCAGCGGTTCGTGCCGCACTGGATCAAGCCCGTTCTGCCCAGCAAGATTCTGATTTTAAACCGTTGTGGGATTTGTTGGATGAACGCGCCCGAATCGCAGGAAGTAGCACCGAAGAGCACTATTGAAGTTTTGTACATTCCACGCTACCCGCAAGGCTTTTTCGTTTGGTTCGAAATCGACGAAGACCTGCGTTATCACCAAATGCCGGTCAAGCGCATTCCGTTCCCACGTAAATCGTTGGGCTACCACGTGCACTTCGTGATTCATCCTAAGCAGCCCGATCCGGCCCCTGTGGACACGCACCACGCTTTGATGGTTGTGGGGTTGGCGGCTGCCATTCACGACGACCCGCTCATGGTGCGCCGGGCTGCGTGGCGTATGTTGCGTCGTGTGGAAAATCATCGGTTCGAAGCTGTTGATCCCGAAGACAACGTGGAAAAGACTTTTGCAAGTGGGTTCGAAATCATGGATTGCGTAATGTGGCATCCGGAACCCCTGCGCTTTGTGAAACGTTTGATGGAAGAAATGAGGTTAAAGAATCATGAAACCAAATCCGAACCTGAAGCCGAAATCGAAAAACCCAAGCGCAAGCGCTCTCGATCTGCCAAACGCGCTCGGAAGTGATCCACTGTTCTGCGACTTCCTGAACAACGGCTACGAATGGGTTCGCGTTCACCCGGAAGACTTGTTCGGTCTGGATGAATGCGAATACACGTACCGACTGCGCAAACGTTTCTATCAGGAAGATCAGCGTATTTTCACCATCTACGTGACGGTGGCAAATCTGTACCGCATCGAAGGCTATCCGAAAGATGGCACGGCCCCGCGCTTCCTGTTTACGGTGCGCATGAGCTACCAGAACGGTGAGGCTGGTATTCCCCTCGGTGTTGTCAGCATGAACTGGCGTGCGCAGTCCGTGGACGAAGCTGAAAAACCTGCGCGCTGGTTCTGGCAGCAGCTGGGGGAACCAATGCCGTGAGTCGCGTACCTTTCGATCAAATGCTTCCGTTGGAACGTGAGCGGTTTCTTACGGATCTTGCGCGGCGTATGCGTGTCGCCCGTGGTCAAATCGAAGAGGGCCGCCGTAGCTTCGAACTGGTCGAGCCTGAGCCGACTGTGTGCACTACCATTTACGCGCAACGTCCGTACAGGCTTTTGCTAGGTGGCATTGATCATGGCCCGCTGTTATACGAATGGGATCAGGTGTTGTCGGATCTTCAGGAAGTCCTCAAAACTGTAAATAAGATTAACGGGGAAAAGCTGAACGATGTTCGGCACCGTTTAATCGAAGAGTTGCAAGGGACACGCCATGAAGAAAAAGCAAAATCTGGACCGGGGTCAAATCGCGATTGACGACATTCGCGATCAGGCAGTAGCGGCTATCAAGGTCAAGCTGGGTAAGCTGGGAATGAACGCTATCCAGCTGCGTGACACGTACGGCATTTCGGAAGTCGATTTGCATGGGATCATTTCGGGGCGCGGGCAAGTTCCGCTGGCACGTATCCTGATGTTCTGCGCAAACCTCGGCTACGATCTACAATTGGTTGTGAGCGAGTAATGGCACTGAAACTTACCGGGTTGTTCTTTCTTTTCATGCATTGTCTGCCGTTGTTTGCGACGATGTATTCGATTTGCAAGAAAAAGCCCCGCACCATCAGCACTAAACGTCGCTGATCTATTCCGGATTCGGGCTTCTGCCTGAATCCACAAGGGACAATGAAAAATGAGTAAATACGTCTCCAATATTTCCCGGTTGAACGCCCTGTATACGGCACTGGGAATCAAGCTGAAACAATCCAAGCAGCGGCTGGACAAACTTCAAAACCAGACCCACGACTTCGAGGCGCCCCGTGGCGGCTTTGACGATGTGGACCATGCGATTTCCTGCATCTACAACATCCGCCAAGATATCTTGAATGTGGAGCGCAGCATTCTCGACGTGCGCGTTTTCAATCAGAAACGTTTGGCCGTTGAATTGCTGGGCGACCCGCTGCTGGTTGCTGCCACCATCGCAGCCGAATTCGACCTGAACGGCTATATCGCGGAATACGCGGATCAGCTGGTGGACAAAGACGCGCTGTACCGCGTGTGCTACGACGTGGAAACGGAAGACTACCGGCAACTTAACCGTACGGTTATTCGTGACCGCCTGCCATACGATCTTGCGTTCCAGATTGGTAAAGAACTGGCGACGACCCTCGGCCTCAAGGAATCTTATTTCCATGGGCAGTGGATGACGGTTATGCCATGTGAAATCGAAGAAACGGTCAAGGTGGTGAAATCCTGATGGCACTGGAAAAAGCCCACGAATTGCGATTCCTGCATCGCATCTACATGGAACTGCTGGCGCTGCGCGAGAAACGTCGGTTGGAATACGAAGCCGCGCTTGATGCGGCCTTGATACCTTGGCCATTCCACATGCCGATTCGCCCCGGCAAAACGCATGGGCCTTTCGTGCACGTGCAGCAGGCTATGACCAACATCATGCGTCAAGATTCTGCGATCCTGAATTACGAACGTCTGATTGGCGAAATCAAAAATCCGCCGATCAGCGAATCACGTATGACGGACGAAGAGCGGGTCAATCGTATGATGGGTGCAGCCATCAGCCACAAACTCGATATCGCGAAAATGGTGCAGGAGACTCAATGAACATTCTCGGTCTGGAATTTTCGATCAAGCGCGCTGGGCAGAAATCTCTGCCGCCGCCAGAAACCGAATCACACGAAGAACAGCGTTTCGAAAGCTACAGTGAAAAGCATTCGTACGAGAAGACGAAAAAGGCCAAGGCCGATATCATGGGCAACATGCCCGGCTATCGCGAGCGCAAGGCTAACGGGTTCACCCTGAAGACCTACCGCAAGAAATCGCCACTTGATGAAATCGTTTTCCCTGAGCCGGAAAACCCTGACGATCCGTGGCAACAGCAGGCGTTGGCAAACCTATTGGGCAGTGTTCAGAAAATGTATCAGAGCGGTCACTTCGACGTGTGCATCATGACCGAGGCAATCGACCGTTCCAGCATCCCGCAAAATGGGGCTGCCCGTTTGGCACGCGAGAAACTGCGTCTACTGCACTGCGTGGATTTCGACAAAATGGTGCCCGGCCTGTATGACAAAATTCCCGGCCTCATGTCTTGCGTGTTTAACGGCGGCGAAATTGTGCCAGAAGGACTTTACGAATGAAATCGGTTGATACCCTGATCGTTAGCCGTACGCAAAACGGCCTGACCCTCGAAATGATGGAAGCCTTCCTGCACAAGTGGCGCCGTTGGCATTGCGTGTTGCGCTACGACGGTGAACAAATCTCCAAAGACCAATCGGTTTATGCGCTGTATCTGTGCTGCGATATGTGGCAGGCACCAGAACTGGAAATCGACCGTAACAATCGTTGGGATTTAGCAGAAAAGTTTCCGGAACTGCGCCGTGATCAAAAGGGCGGTGAATCGGCGAACGAATGGCACCGCCGTGTGGACAGCTACATCAAGCGTCAAGGTTACTGCGTGGACAACGAAGGGACCGCCCACTGGCTCGCACTGACTGAACACTTCGGCGGCCCAAAAGCCCGTGGCTACAATACGGTGCAGCTGGAAAACGCAGTCGGTTGGTTGCGCGTTTATCACCTGCCTAACCACGAACTGGAGAAATTGTAAATGTCTGAAATGACCGATGCAGATTGGGATCAAATGGTGGCCCAACAACAATTCGGCGGTTCCAAAAAACAATCTGGTTTTGAACCTGATCCGCAATTCAAAGAGCCATGTTTCCACCAAAGCCACCGTCCGCCGACCGGCATGGTGATCCCACACGGCATGCGTTATCGCCATGTGTGCCCCGGCTGCGGTGCAGAAACCATCATCCGCTCCCACAACGTGACTTGCTAAAATGAACTTCGGTGAACTACCAAAGGAAATTACTCAAGCTTCTAACGTAAAGGAAGCCATCGAATTCGTACGCCGTGCCCGTGATATCGAATATGAACTGCACTGCATGTTGTGCGCCTTGTGTGGTAACGAACCCCACGGCAAACGCGGTTTCAACGCGTTGAGTACGATGGTTGACTGCGTAAAAGCTTTAGATTCTCACGCGCAGAAAATCGAAGAGTACGCCACAAAAATCAATTCGCACGAAGCAGGGCTGGAACACTTCAACAAAACTATTGGCCGGGTACAGCAGGCTTACGATAGTGTGAGCCACTTGCTGAACACACCATGCCCGAAAGTGCAGGAACTTCCACGGGTAAGGAAGGCGTGGTGGCGCCGTGAATGATGCACTCGAATTTTTCAAGTTCATGTGCCGACAAATTCGCAAGGCCACCGGCTGCAAAATCACCACGGCCCAAGAAGAGTTGGCGCGTGAACTGAAATACAAAAACTTCACCGAGGCGCGTATGCGTCTTCTGGACCAACGCACCAATGCGGTCCGAAACGGTATTACCGAAGCGCAAGCGAAGGTAATAAAGCGGCTACAAGCCTAAATATATTGGAAATCAAAATGGCACGCTTGACAATTATTGTGCAGGTTATTCGTACTGAAGCTGGCGTCATGATCGGCGGGGTGATCGACCCGAACGGTCCTCCTGAAGTCGCGGCTTATATGGTGCTGGACAAAACGCGTAACCACAAAAGTGTGCTGGACAGGCTGGCGTTTCGCCGGGCCGAACGTCGTAAGGATCAGTGGTTCAGCAGCACGCATCTTTTGGATGCAAGCCACCTCAAACTCGACGGTTCTTACGGCTACAGTTTGTTGCTGGAAATTCCTATCAAAGACGGGCTGCCCTTCGTTGATATTCTACCATGCGGCATTGTGGGTAAATCAGACCGCCGCGAATATCGGGTCTACCTGATGCACACTGACACGTGTGTTCAGGACAAGAAAACCCTCAAGGAATTTGCCGGGGCGTATCCGCTCGAAATGTTGCGGTCCCAAGATCCGGAAATTTACCATTCGGTTATTCGCGGAATCAGGAAGTACCAGCTGGACCAGAATGATCCAGCTATCTAATTGCAGGTCGTGTCGGCGCCAGCTGCTGGTTAGCCCGGAAATCGCGAACCTGTGGTTGCATGCCGAAATTCACGTGCGTTGCCGTTGGTGCGGCGCACTTACCCTGATTCCGAGAGACGAATATGAAAACCTATCCCGAAGTGATTCTGTGTCCGTACTGCAACCAGAAATTGCAGAACTTTACAGCCCCGGATTTCTTCAGCGAGTGTTGCGGGAAAATCGTGGGTGTTATCGAACGCGAGCAGAAGCACGTGCAGGTGTTCATTCCGCCGACGCTGCCCCTTAGCTGCATAGGCAACAACGATGCAAACAAACCGATTCCCGGTGTGACGGTGCGTGATGCCAACCGTGGCCGCGAAACCCGCTGGACCCATATCTATTTCCACGGCGGTTGGTACGTGCGTATCGTTGGCGGTTTTGATCTGGAAAAAGCCGGGCTGCCCCACGGGCTGGCGATGGGTCAATTGTTCAGCACGCAGAAAGAAGCGGCGGCCCACGCGGATCTGGTCGATTCCGTAATGGATCTGATCGCTGCGCGGGTTATGGAACAAACACTGGTCGAGGTTGAAAAAGAAATTGTGGAGCAATTGTCATGAAAAAACTTAGTACATGGGCCTGTGCTGGGTTGGTGGTTAGCGGCCTGATGGTCGTGGCGGGTATCGCGATTGCCACCATGCCAGTGAACGTCGAGGCCGCATCGGAACAAAGCGAAAATCCGCTGCGCGTGGAGACATTTATTTTCGAATACCTCGATGGCACGTCAGAAAAAATCACCCGCATTTACGATACCGAAACTGGCTTCGTCTGTTACCGCTCCAACTGGAACGAAAACTCTGCCACCATGGGTCCGTGCCGTGAACTGCGGCGCTCCAATGCAATCAACGAACGTTATGGAGTCAACTGATGTTTCTGGAAAAACACTGGCTTACCTTGCTGCTGATCGCAGTCCTCATTTGCATGTCGGCCAACGCCCGTGCCGGGATCGAAACCAATAAGATCATCGAAAATTCCGCGTTCATGGTTGAGCGGGCTGATGGTGGCACAGGCATTCCAGATATTCGCCGCTGGTATGATTCCGACGCCGATGTGGTTTGCTACGAGTTCACGGCACATGTGGGCATTTCCTGCACCGCGAACAATTCTGACGTTTTGCGTCAGAAATTCCGGAACTACAAAGAAGCGGTTACAGAACGCAAGATGAAGGAAATTGGCCTTGAAAATTGATGACAGAATCTCTCAAGTGTTCAAAGACTTGAGCAGGCCGAAGGGTTACATCGTGTCTCTGCGCTTCGAAAGCCCCACGATGGAAAAGCGTTTTCGCAATCAGCCGGCGCCTATCGGCTCACAGCATTTGCCAGCACGTCGTGGGCGTAATCAAGCCGAGCACGATATGCGCGAATTCGTGCGCGAAGAAATTCTGCTGCCATCGGCGCGTTGGGCGTACCGTGCGTCGCAGCATGAATACGTTGTGGCACAAGATACAAACCCGATCTATTGGCGCAAGGTTATGCGTTCGTGTCGGCAGGCAGCGCACAAATGCTGGGTCTATTTCGACGGCGGGTATATCACGCTGCAAATGGAGATTATGTGCAAAGGGCTGGGCACCGTTCATGATAAGAACGTTCTGATGTGCGGCATCGAATCGCTGCTGAACTTCGAAATCAACCAGACCGAGCGCAACATCAGTCAAGTCATGCAGGATCAGTATGAACTAGCACGACTGCAAATTTACAAAGACATGCTGATCGGAATTGAAAGTGATTTCCTGCACAACACGATCACCATGTGCGAGCGTGACAAGGCAACTATTTTGGGCAACCGGGACGAAATGGAATGAAAAGCAAAAGCAAGAATTGTTTGTTTCTTGTGCAGGGTGTCGATGAAGCGATTGAGGTTGCCCGTACGTTCATCAAAGTGCAGCCGGGCACCGACTACGATATCCGCTATGCGTTGGACGATATTCGGAGCGTCGAACATCCGCTGTGGATGCGTGTTTCGGATGAAGGCAACCAAAGCGCCCGTCTTGATTTTTTCACCGACGAACAGCTGCACAACCAGTTGGCCCAAGTACATCCGGGTTACGAAGCGCACGTCACTTTTGACGAACCCAATGCCAACTACAAATATCTGGATCAGGGTATGTTCGCGGTAAGTAATGCCAGCGGACTACGCGGGGCCGCAATTGCCTACTGCGCCATGTGTCACGACGATTCCAAGTCTGTGACAATTGTAGATGACTGGAAAGTCGAAGGTAACTTTCCATGCGTTGTCGTGCTGCGTGCTGTAGGTAATGGCACCGTAGTTATCAACTCGGCAATGCACAAAAAAGATTTGAAGCGTGCCCGTAAAGCTTTAGAAGAGTGGGACTAAATGAACCATACGGTCAAAGTGGTGCTGGTAATGGCCTGTATTTTGTTCGCCACGACGCTACTACGCGGATTTCAAAGCCGTGCTGTTTCGAGCGGCCACAAGACCGCTGCCGGTGTTGGCGGAACCCTGATGAACGCGTGTGAACTTTTGATCACATTTTTCGTTGTGGGAATCGCCAACACTTTACCCAATCCGTACTACGCGTTGTTCGCCTCATTCGGGGCCGGTGCAGGTTGGGTTGCTGGTATGCTGCTACATGATCGCATGGTGAAAAAACGCCGTGCGAAAATGAAGGCCATTAAGAAAGGCAAACGCGTGCAGCAAATTGAACGCATCGCACGCGCCACGTTTGAAGAACTACAGGATGAACGGGGGATGTAATGCCACGCGATTTTGAATCAGCTACTGAAGTACGCGGGGCCGCCAAGCGCTGGAAATTCCGCGACCAACGCGAAAATGAATCCGACGCCGAGTTTCGCGAAGCACTGGCGGACCATGTGAAAGACAAAGATTTGGTCGAATCCATGGAAATTCGCACCGGTAAAGGCTGGGACCGCTGGAACGATATCGAAAAGGGCCTGATGCTTGCACAGGCTTTCGACCGCTAAGTATTAGAGAGAAAAACATGACCAACGAAACCACCATCACCAAATCTGAAAACCTGCACTACACCCGTACCGCCACCGGCGCCGTCGTGATTTCCCACGATCAACAAAAAGTGCTGCTGGTCACGTCCACCAAATTCCCCGGCCTGTGGGTTTTGCCTAAAGGCGGATTGGAACCCGAACTGACGCCCGAGGAAAACGCCAAGAAAGAAACCCGCGAGGAAGCCGGTATCGCCGTTTTCCTGCATGAAAAGATTTACGACGAAGTTTTGTCGTACCCAGCATCCGACGACAAACCCGCGAAGGTGCAGCGTGAGATTTATTTCCGTGCTTCGTTCGGTTCGTATGTCGATTGGGAAGAGTTCCAAATCCGTAAGCGTGGCTGGTTCCCAATTGACGCCGGGTTGCGTGACCTCATGACCGACCAGCAGTACGAAGTCGTGCAACTGGCGCTGATCGCGGCCAAGGTAGCCGACCTGACCGCACTGGGGGCCTGACCCGTCTCTATACGCGTGCGTGCGCGTAGGGGCCTGCCAATAGCCCCTGTAAGCCCTTGATCCGTATGGGAGTAGTTGACAGCGGGGCGCCCGTCTGTCAGATTGGTGGCTGGGCAAATCCTGCCTGTGTTACTGACCCTCACGGATTAAGGGAAGTTTCCAATGGGTACAATGAAAGTCGGAATGCCAGCCTACCTTATGCGCCCCCATTCATTGGCGGTTGCGGTGCTGGTTGTGTTGTTTGCTTTGGCCGTCGTCGTTCCCGGCGTTTGGTCGCACCGTTTGATTGGCGGTTTGGGTGTTTCGGTTTGCTGCACCGCGGTTTGCTATGTAGGACGTGACACGCTACCAATCGTTACCAAACTAGAACGCATCAACATGGTGATGTTCTGCCTGCTGTTTGTTTTGCTGATCTGCAATTAAGCCCCTACGAGGATTCATCAATGGCATCTTTTTCGCGCACCACTCATTCGCTCAAGCACTACCACTTCATTTTCACCGTTCTGGAAACCACGGTTAAGAAAATGGAAGCGCACGTTATTGCGCTTTCCCGCGAGGAAGCCGATTTGCTGTTCGGCCAGAAATGCCCCAACGTCTGGACCATGATTGACGTTCGCGAACTAGGCAACGCCAAGCAATGGATCATTCGTGGACGCAAAGCCAGCATTGAGCGGCCACACGTTTATCAGGTCGGCCCGTATTTCGAGGAAGGCGACAACGCTACGCCCTTCACCGACTTCATTAACCTGTATGTGGAAACGTTTAAACAGTTGCCATTGCCGAACCTGCGGCACCAGCTTTTCAAGCACAACGGGACGCACGTTCCGACCGCCGAGCACGTGCAAATAATTGCCGACGAAACCGGCGTGCATGAGTCCTACATTCAGGGCCTCATTGATCGCGAGTTCAAAGCCTCATGGTTTGCAAACACCGTCGAACGCTTTGGTCCGGTGCACGTTCTGAAAATTGTCAGTAAGGGCGAATTCGAAGCCCTGATGATGGGCAAGGGCACCGACGCTGCGTGGGAACGCATGGTCGATAAAATGCCTAACTTCGGCCACAAGCGCTATTACCCGATGACCGTGGGTGAATTGCTGTTCTTCCACGATATGACGGAAGTGCACAAGGCATCCCACGAAATCTACAGCGGCGCGGTTTCGATTCTGGACCTGCCGAAACGTGTACTGAAATTCCTGTGCACGATTGACCCACGCTTTGCTGATCTGGCGGCGCAAGAACAAAACCGCCGTCAAGTCTAACAATTTACCAAAAGGGGGCCACGCCCAAATGGCGGCCCCCACCTTTAGGAGAAACACCCGTGGCCACTAAAAAATCCCCGAAAAAAGATCCGCAAATCGCCGTCGATGCTCCACTGACCTTCTCCACCATGTGGACCGCCAGCCCCAAGTTCAAAAACAAAGGCGCGTTCGTCGCTGCCTTGAAAAAGGCCGGGGCCGATTCGCTGGGCGCTTATGAGTTCTACGGCGACGAAGAACAGCGGAAGATTCTCGACGTATCCGGTTCCGACCTCGAAGCCATGCACAACCTGCTGGGCGACGTAGCCGACGTGTATACGCTGTATGAGCGTGCACTGATTGCCTTCGAACTGTACAAGACCGGTTCTAACGGCTTGGCCGATCTGCGCAAGCGTTTCAAACCGTCCACCGTCAATTCGTGGTTGAACCAGATTTCGACCCCGAGCGAAAAAACCATGGAAATTCTGCGCGACGAATTCGATATTCATCTGCTGGATGAATCCGTGGTCAGTGCTGCAAAAGTCAAAGCGGCCTTGGCCCTCGGCCAGAACAAACCCGACGAATCCGAGGAAGCGCCCATGGCCGAAAAACCCGCATTGAAAAAAGCGGTGAAAAAAGCAGGCTATACGTTTGATACCGTATGGTCCGAGCATCACCCCACGGTCGATGAATACGTGCGTACCACTTTCGGCACACGTGAACGCGGAATTTACATGGATATCGTCGAGGGTCACATTGACGAAATCATGGAAGTGTCGCCGTCCATGCTCGAAGCCATGCAGGCCAAGCACCCGCGTCAAGCCATCGAGAGCCTGTATCGCGCTGCCATCGTCAAAGCCAACGTGCACGCGCTGTCGGCTGCCAAACTGGGCAAGCTGATCGGCCTGTGCAAAAGCAAGACCGTTCGCAACTGGGAACTGGGAGTGGCGCTGCCTACGCTGGTCGATCTGGACGTGTGCCATGAACACGGTTTTTACCTGCTGGCCGGTTCGGTTCTCGAAATGGACGAAGACAATCAGCCACCAGCGGAAGAACCGGGCAAGCGTGAATTCCACGAAGGCGATGAAATCTTCGAATTCTTCAGTAAACGCGATTTGACGCGTTGCCCGCATCTGGCAGACGATTACGCCACCATCAGTGATGCCGGTTACGACGATCAGGAATATCCGATGCTGGTTAACTCGCCGGGGTTCCGCGCCATGATGGAACTGTGGCCTGATTCGTTCCGTCACGGCGTTGTTGAAGACGACGAAGACAACCCGCGCTGGTGGACCCTGAAAACCGAAAGTTTCTCGGCCCGCGTTTGCGATTGCCGCGTTGAGATTTCTGTGGGAAATGAAGCAGGCGGCTTCAGCCTTTGGTCGCGTGCCGAAAATCTGGAAGCGGCGGTCGCCCATGTGTTCGCCTATTTCGACGTGCTGTCGTCCGATCAACTGGGCGAAGTCATGCACGATCAGTTGGGCTTCGAAAGCGATCACGTGGCAGGTGTGGAATTCGAAGTGGCGGCAAAATCCAACTTCACGCCTGACGCCTTCTTTGATTCCACTTACCACAACGAAATTCAGATTCGAGGCAACGGCCAGTGGCTGACCGCAAAAGCGTTCCTGCTGCTGGCGGCACAAACGGTGCGCGGTGTGTTGTTCGATCAGGACAGCACCTATGACCGGTTCGAATCGTACGACGTGCACATAGGCGATAATGTGGTACATGCCATGCATTTCAACAGCCGCGCCCCTGACGCAGCGCAAGAGGGCCTGCGCAAGGGCGGTGCAAGCGCACACGAACACCAATTGCTGCTGGCGGCTGGTGTGGGGGCGCAACTGCACCGGCACGGCGTGTACGTCGAAGGTGGCGTGATGCAGCTGCCTTTGAGTGAAGAGGCACGGGCTGTCTTCCACCTGAACAACAAAGAAGCTGTTCACAAATACATGGACAGCATTACTTTCATCTGACGAACAGGGGCCGTGCCGGTTTGGGCGGCCCTGCTTTATTTTCAACACCGTTTCATCTTTTTATCGCGGTACGTTTGGCAAACAGCAAATTCGGCTTTTGGGGAATTTTCATGATGTTTTACCATTCGGTTAGTGCTATGGCAAATAACCGGTCCATTATCGAGTCTTTTGCGGCAAAAATGGGATGGCCAGTGCAACAGGCATCCGCTGCCCTTACCGCGTACTCGACGGGTCTGTATTTGCCGACGTTTGACGAAGTAAAAGCGTTGTCCGATCTGCCGGACTTTGAAACAGAGTGGAAGCTGGCGCTGTACGCTTTTCACATTCTCGAATTGCAGCGGGCCGGTGCTGATTTGCAGGTGGTGGCCGGGGCCGAAACCGTTTCAAAGTGGGCACGCGGTAAACGCCTTTTGAAACCGATCAGTCGGCGCCGTATCAAAGAACTGTTCGGTGTGGACGTGGACAACGTGCCGGAAGAACGCCGTTTCTTCTACACGCACGTAGAACACGCGAAGGTATGGTTTGATCCTCGGCGTTCGCTGCTGCACGCACCAAACTATGCGTGGTCGCTTCAACCTGTGCACACCGACATGTTTGTGGTGCGCGCAGACAACCAGAAAGATTTGCAAGAATTGGATGACGTGTTGAAAGAGCACGCAATCCCCACAATGCCCACGGGCGATTTTATCTGCGCCGTTATTCCGGCCACATCAGCGAGAATTTATTATGCAAAACCATGAAAAAGATTTTTCGTAACGGCCAGAAAAATGGCTGGCACATCCCTGCGCGCTTTGGAACCCAGCGCCGAAAATTCCTAGACACGGATTATGGCAGCCAAGAACAATCGTATGCGGCTGCCTTGCGTGAACTGGAACCCGATGAACCTACACATCGGAAGCTCGAAACAAAATCCCGTGCAAATAAAATGAGTGACACGCCTGTTGGCATCACTCACTACACGGTGAAAGACGGCAACCAAATCAAACACCGTTTTGCCATATGCAATCCTGTTACGGGGCGGCCCCACGTAATGTATATCGGCAACGAAAATACCTACCTGCGCAACTACGACCAGAAGATGATCGAAGCCGAGGCGTTGCGTGAGCAGTTCGTCGAACAGTATAAGGAAATGAACGCATGAGCAATTTGCAGGAATTCTACGACATTCAAATTGTCCAGTCGCCGTGGCGCCCGGTTAATTTCGGATTCATCGTCTACGATCAGTTCGGTCGTGTGGATCGTGAAATGTACGGCACCATTCAACCAAAAGACGCTACCCAACTGGGGATGTATGGCGTACCTGCGGTGAAAGAGGCGTTTATCCGCTGGCTGTATGCTGACGGCCTCGTTTCCAAAGAAAAGCACGAAACGGTGACGGTCGAGGTGTACCCGTGGGCAGGGCTGCGAGTGTCCAATCTGGACCTGTTTCTGCGTCGTTCTATCGGTGCCCTTAACGTTGCCATGGGATCGACCCTGCATGCCTCTAAGGGCCTCTCTACGCTGCGCGTGACCACACCCTACAGCGTGGCACGCATGGCGGCAGAACTCGACCGCCTGCGCCGCCTGTATGAGAAAGGGCGGGCACCCGGTGATCGCCAGCGGTTCATCGAGAAATGGGCTTCCAGCTTCGAGACGGACCCACGCGACGGCCTGACGCTTTCCCAAGGTCTGGAAGCGGCTGCAAACTTCTTTGACGTGCCGTACGAAAAGATTCCAATTTCTGACGGCGATGTGCTGCACACGGTCAATAATTCCATGGAGGATTATTTCCCGATGCTGCGCATTCGTGTAAGTGGTGGTGATGGTTATCACTACTGCTACAAAATCAATCGCGATCATTCGGAACAAACCGAAGTGTTCGGCAAGAACGAAGTGCGGGCCGCAATCGACTGGGTTCGTGATCATCTGCACGATCAGCCGGAATATACGCAGACGCAAGCACGCACCATCCGAAACGGTGCCCCGAGCTATGAAATGTTCGAGGATTTGTGTGCGGAATTGCATGAAGCTGTGCCTGCACATTACGGGACGTACATGCAGGGCGCACAGGAATTCATTATCCGTCGTCCGAAAACCCTGAGCGGCCCGCAAGTTTTGGGTACGCTGACGTACTGTCTCGACCGAGAGGAAAACCCGTATTTCACGTGGACCGTGGAATGTTCGGAAAACCCATTTCTGACGCCGGGCGTTGAGTGGGCCGAAAAAACTACACACCACATCGAACTTCGCAGCCGCCAAGATAAAAAGGAATTTGCGGTTAAAATTCTCGAAAGCTTGAAAGTAATCTGAGGAAAGTCCCATGGATAAGAAATTGGAATTGCACCCGCACCAAGTTTCCGTGATGGAAAAGCTGGCAAACCCACATCCGTTCCAGCAGCAGATTGATTCCGTGCGGGCGTATCTCTGTGCCCGTTCCATTCCGTACGAAATGACGCCCACGCGCTACGGCTACATAATCGAGTGCGAAAGCGTACGGTTCCTGTTCAACCGCAAAACCTGCAACCTGTACACGGGCAGCATTCGCAACCCGGCTTCGATCTTCGAATGGAACTGGGAAGAGCAATTGTCGGTAAATGACAACCGGCTGCATATCGACCACTGGATTCGCCGCATGTGCTGTGCAGCGCACTACGTCGAAATGGCTCGCCAGTGCATCAAGGCCCCTTCGTGGATGCACATTCTGCCGACTATTCGCCCGGCCCGTGGTGGCCATGAATGGCGCGACATGGAAAACGGGATTGAAGATGCAAAAATCCGCATTTCGGTTTTCGTGAAACTGGATTACTTGGGCAAAGGTACGACCCACTATTTCCTCGACGGCGAAGACTACCACGTCTGCGAATTGGACCACGACGACCGCGAAAGTGATCGCGTTTCTGCCCGGCATTTCCGCAACGTTATGTACTCGCTGGGTTCGCCAATCGGTTATTCGCATATGGAAGGGCACGCGCCGCACCTCGAAGCGAATTTCATGGACGGCGGACCGTTCACCTTTGTACCTGCCAAGGGTACAGAAATCATTACCAGCGATTACGTGTTGCCTACGCGATCACCCGAGCAATGGAACCTGTGGGTTCTGATTTGTTCCCACGATGTAAAAATGGAAGCTAAATAATGTCCGAAATGTCCTACCAAGAACGCATTGCACTTCTGCGCTACGTTGCCGAAAGCGTGGCTAAAGATCCGAGTTTGATGCGCGACGTTATGTCGGCCATGACCGAAGGCCTGCAAAACAAACTGGATCAGGTAAACCAAATGCGCGTCGATGCGGAAGTCTCGGTGTGCTGGTTGCTGGACAAGGTGCCGAAATCGGCGCTGACCAAAGAACCGGGCATGATGGTAAAAGCGAAAAAAGTCGTCGTCAATTCAGGCATGTTCAGCGGCACCGTGCATGCCCAAACGCTGGCCAAAGAAATCATGGTCGGCGAAGAAATGGAAAAGCAGCACGACGAAGACTACAAGCGGCAGGCTAAAGAAGAGCAGATGGCGCAGGACCAAAAGCTGCGTGACGACCGCGAAAAGAATCGTCAACGCAAAAACCCGGTTAGCACCATTCCAGCAGAAGACGTAGCGGTTTCCGTTGCAACCGGGAATTCGACGCTGACGCCTTTCCGCATCGCGAACGGTAAAGGTCCGTACAGCCTGCACGGTTGGGTTTTGGTTGTGAACGAGAAAAACCCAACCAAAGCGCAGGAGCGTAGCTACCTGTATGTGGGGATCGGGGCGCGTGGGCGCGATTGCTACGCCACGGAAGAACTGGCGGTCGCAGCTGTGGCAAAAATCACGAAAATGGGCGAAGACAAAATGAGGAACGAACCGTGAGCCGACAAATCACGATCCACACAGATTGCACACGCGACGAAATCACTTTCAAACTGGGGTACAAATGGGGCGAAGCTAAACGCCCCATGGACCACGTTATCGTCGTGGTGGATGATCCGGCCAACCTGCCCCCGCTTCTGGTATCGCTCGCAAAACCCCAATCTGGTGTCCCTGTCAGACTGGCAATCTGCCACGGCGTAACCGGCGTGCTGGATAAGGCCCGCGAAATGCGCAATCAATATCGCGGCCCTGAGATACCACAAATCCACGCTGTCTACTGGCTGCCACAAACCATCAAGGCCGATGGGTTCATGGGCCAAGGCGCATTGCCAATCAGCATTGGTTCCGATAGTGTGCTGATGCAAATCGGCTCGCCGGAAATCGACAAAGTAACTATTTTCTTGGAGAAAGTGTAATGGTCAACATCGTTCCTAAATTCATCACCATGTCTTCCGCCGGTCAAGGTGGCACCAGCGCCCTTTACCAGAAAATGCTGCAAGACATGCAACGCGTGCCCGGTCACGAAGTCTGCATGTTCTGGCTCATTTCGCAGGAATCCGACATGGTGCAGATGGCACGCCGCCTTGCTGAAATGAGCAGCAAAGGGTTCATCATGGAACACGGCGAGCAGTTGGCAGCAACCGCACTGACGGCGCAGACCGGTTTCGATATGGTTTACGACGAATACCTGCGCGAATTCGTGGAAAAGCACGAAGGCAAAAAGATTCGTGTTTATCTGGATGCACCCGACCTGTACGAACTGGACATGCGTACCATTGGCCATACATGGAAGAAAGGCTCGGCGCCAGTCGTTCGCTTCCACGACTACCTGCTGCAACGCCTGTTCAACCAAGGCACGTTGGAACTGGTCGGTGTGTCCTTCCGCTATTCGGGGGCCGTCTAATGCTCGCCAGACGAATCAATTTCGCAATGGTAGGGGCCGGGGTTTCGCATAGCGTGCTCCGGGCTGCCTGTGATACATACGAACGCTGCGGCGATGACCACTACGTGTTGGTAATGTCCGACCGTCAGAATCCCGTGGCGATGGCTGAAGACGTAATGCGCATTTTGGGCGTTACTGATCACAACCAAATCCAGCAATTCGATCTGGTGGAAGTGATGCAGGCCGGTTACGTGTTCGGCCACTTGCAGCGATTGGCTATGCACCATCCAGAAATGGAAATTCACGTGTTTCTGGATTTGCCCAATCACATGCAGTTCGGCATTAATCAAAACACCGGGGTTGTTGATCTGATTTTCGACGATGGTGATGCCACGCAGAACATCGAAGATTTTCTGCAAAACAATCCGAACGTGAACATCGAATTGGCCACCATGCTGATGACGCCGAATGGCGTTGTCCGTTCGGCTGAAGCAATCGAGCGTAAGCGGCTCGCGGACAACTTCAAAAAGGGCAACGTATGAAACAGGTAAAACCAGAACTGATCGTGGGCGGTACGCGTGAAGGCGCAGGCATGACTAATGCCACGTTGCTGACCCTGTGGGGCGATTTGCAAATGGCGCGGAAAAATCCGGTGCACGACGTGTTATTCGTTTTCCTGCATAACGAAAGCACGCCGCAAGAAACTCTGAAACGTCTGGCCTATTTGGTAGGCGAAGACGCTGTAAAAGAAATGGTCGCATACTTCGGCCCGCGTCTGATCATTCCTGATATTCAGGTGGACGTGGAAAGCTTAGCGGGCTGGTTGCAGTGCATTGAACAGACACTGCCCGCAACCCAGCAGCTTTGGGTCTATGCCGACCTCTATCGCACGTTCCGCCTCGGCTGCACCACGGGTGCCGGTATGGTCGTTCCGTTCTCGGTCGAAGTGGCGGATAAAATGGCCGATGCATTGAACCATGCGCAGGTGCGTTTCCGCATCGCCTCCATGTACACGCGCCTCGGCGAGTAAAACTGTAAACACTAGGTACAGGCGAGCAGTCCACAACGGGCTGCCCTGTATCTAGGAATCACAAATGAAATATCCAGAATTCATCGGTGCGATCCGTCGTACCGTTTTGCGTGACATTCCCGCTTTGGGTATGGGACAAACCGGCTTCGTGCGGGTGGATTGGGAACAGTTTTCCAATCTGGTGCAGCGGGGCTTTATCACCGGGCAGCGCGAAGACCTCGACGAATCGCGCCACTGGGGTGAGGAATACAAAGGCAACCGCGATTATGCGCAGTGGCTCAACTATTTCTCGGTTGAATCGGCAGGCACTCCAGTTCACCAACCTGTTCTGAATCCGTACATGCGGGCGCGTGAAGGCAATGGCGAATCCGATTTGCAGGGCCGTGGTTCCTGCATGCCGGGCGGCCACCTCGACGCAATCGACGTGCGTTATCGGAGGATCAACGGGCAGCAAACCAGCATTCCCGATCTGCTGAAAACTTCGCTGCAAAACATCATGCGTGAAGCGTTTGAAGAAATGACGTTCTCCAAGGACGGCATGAAATTCCAAGCTTATAGCAAAGACGAAGACGGGAACGAATATCTGGACGCCAGCCTCGATGATTTGGCCCACTTCGCAACCCTGCACTTCGAAGGCCTGATTTTCGACAACAGCGACCCGGTGGGCCGTTTGCATCTGGCCATCGCTTGGCGTCTGCGCCTGAAAGACGGCGTGGCCGTTGGCAACCGTGAAAAGGGTGTGGATTTCATCGCACCAGTTGCAGCACAAAAGCTGTACGAAACCTATCCGGGCGTGACGTTCGAGAACTGGACCAAACTGTTTGTCGGACACCTGAACTCGCTGCAAGCCGACGACTCCATCAGCCCCGACTATCTGGCCGGTTTTGGCTGGAAACTCAACGCATAACACAGGATTCAATTCGTGAATCAAATCAAATGGTGGGACGTGCTGTTTAAAACGCAGCGCTACATGGACTTCTGCAATCACGTAACGATCCTCGAATCGTCGATTCCACAACTGGCCCAGTTCGAACTGGTGCAGAATTCCCTCAACAATACGCAAAGCAAATTGCAGGAATCGAATCGCGAATTGACTCGGGTCAACAGCGAACTTCGCGGCCTGCGTGTCGAAATGGGCAAATTGCAAACCGCCTACGATTTGTCGGTACGTGAAGCCAACAGCCTCGGTGAGCAGCTGGCACGTGTGGTCCAACCGGCAAAGCCAAAAGCCACGGCAAGCTCTGGAAACCGTGGCGCATCTTCTAGCAAGACGGAGCGTTACGCGCAGCAGTATCACCAAGGGGGCCAAGTGCACAGCACGCCCGACGACAATACTGCACTGCACATGCAGGCCGCATCGCCCGAACCAGTGAAGTCCTCACATTCGCACCACGACAGCTGCGATTCTGGCCGTAGCAGCTGGGGCGGCGATTCTGGTGGTGATTCTGGCGGCGGTGGCGGGGGTGGTTGCGACTAAACCAAACGGGGTGCCTACGGGCGCCCCTTCCACCAAGGTACAATGAAAATGGCTGATCAAAAGTTGAATCTTTCGTGGCCCAAAGAGCCGGTGCCAATCATACCGACGCGTTATGGTCCTTATGATGGTGTGCAAGTTCGTTGGGTGCTCGTTAAACCGGATGGTAGACCAGAAAAAGGACAGGGCCTAAGTGACGAAGAAAGCAGTTGTAACAATCGAATTTAACTCGTACGAAAATCCAATGTGGAGCGCGATGTGGCCCGCACCGTTCTTTTACAAGAAACGGATTTTCAAATCCATCGAACACATGTTCCAGTTCTATTCGCTGGACCCCGGTGAAAAGGAACTGCGGGCCAAGATCCTGAATAGCTTTGATCCGTACAAGGCGAAGCACTTCGGGTCGAAAAAGGCTGGCGGTAAGGAGCGCGAAGACCAAAAATCGAAACGCTACGGCACCATGGCGATTGCAATTCGTGAATCGTATTTGCAGAACCCTATGCGCCTGTTGGCCCTGCTGAAGACCAAAGGCCGGTTGGTTCATAAAGCCGACTGGGATTCCGATTGGGGCACGGGCAAGGATGGCAAAGGCGCAGATGCAATGGGCCGTATGTTGACCGAATTCCGCGACGGCTTCAAAGGCCTAAAGGAAAAAGAAATTCTGCAACGGTGTGCCGACCATATCAAGGAACGGATAGCAGAATATTATGGCTGAATGGGACTGGGACACTTGGTGCTTGACCATCATGTTTAGCGCTGGTGGATTTGCAATGTTTCACGGATGGCGTACCAAAACATTCAGCCATCCATTAATGCCTGCGTATCTGGCGGTCGGTATTAAAGCGAGTGCCGACATACTCAACCGAATTTACCATGGAGTTATTGCATGTCTATTCTGAAATTTCCCGGTACGTTCTTCCTCGAAGTTGTGCCGACCCTGTTCGACGCCAGCGAGTGGAAAACTGAAAAGCCCTTTCACAAGTTCGATGAAAAGACCGGGCTGCATACCTTCAGCTTTGGCGGCAACAGCCACGTAAGTGATGGCGCGGAAGAACTGGTCGAAATTGCAACACGCGAAATCGAAAAGTGCATCAAAGAAAAGATTGCACTGAACCCCGATAACTGCCCGTACATCACGCTGCCTGTTACGTGCGATGCCGAGCAGGGGCCGGATATTGATTTCTTCGATGCATTCACGGTGCTGGAACGTCCGTGGCGCGTCGAAATGTATACCGACACTTTCCGTCGCGGCGTTGCCAAGCTTCGTAAACTCAAGGAGGGAAAATGAAACCGTTCGATTACATTGGGATCATCGGTAAAGATCCGAATGCGTTAGATCCGGTGGCAAAAACTGCGTGGGACGATTTGCGGGGCGCTATGGTGTTCGGCTCGCACCGCTGGACGCCTCCATCTGAATATGATCACAAGCACAAGCTGTGGCGCTGGCAGCAAATCGTAACAGGCTTCGGTGGCCGACGTGTGTTGTTGGATAACTTACCAAAAGGTTTGGGCAAACTCGAATATGATCCAACGGCGCGCTGGCCAGATACAGCATGGCAAACAGCTGAAAAAATGGGGCTGCACGGCTACATGGGCTGGCCCTCAATCGCCGGGAAGCGCCCGAAATACCGTACCATTAGCACGCCGATTCAGGGCGCTTCTTCGGAACTGCTAGAAAAGATCAAGCGGCGCAACTGGGAACAGGCGACCAACCCGTACGCAAATCAGGTGTCACCCGGCGGCCACGTTGACGACGCTTCGATTAGCCCGACTGGGCGGCGGTTGCCTATGTGCTTTGATCCGTCTATGTCCCTGCTTTCTGGTGGCCTGCGCCTCGGCGAATTCTCTGGAATGTACGGTAGCCGTCTGATGAATATCGACCCGCTTGTGATTTTCAAAAGTCGAGCGGGCCTGAATGTGGCCAAAGATGACTACATGTTCGATTTTGAAGCGAATATGCATCTGGAAGAAAAGTGGGAACAGATATTCAAGCGCATTAAGCCCCGCTCACTGGAAGATGCCACGTATGTCTTCGATAGCATACGGCCTAAATGTCGCGTACGTCTTCCCCCTCATGCCGTTTGGGATGAAGTGCATCAGTACACGTACAACCCAGACCACTGGCTGACGAAGCTTTACATCAAAGAACGTGAGAAGAAATTCGATCACAAAGCAGCGGTTAGCCGTGTACTGAAGCACAACAAATTCCACGACAAAAAAGAAACGGCACGTCGTCTGGAATTCATCGGTGCCGGTTACGAAGAAAGCAAAAAGACGGAAAACAAACCCAAGAACGGGCATACTTGGGGACCGGGGGATTTGAAGCAGTTTTCTGGACGCATCAAACGGGACGCCTACTATGACTGAATTGGAACTCAAGCTGGCTAAGGCGCTGGTTGATATTGCGGGAATCCATGTCGGTGTTTATCCGAAGGCATTCAACGGCGTACCCCGCACAGAACGCCAGACCGGTTGGAACAGGGCGCGTGCTGCGTACGCAAAGGAAATTCACGCTGTAATTCGAAACGATCCTACCGTATACGCCGCGTTCGATATCGCAGAATCCATGAATTCGCGGGCGCTGAACGAAATGCAGGTAAAGGTTTTGGACACTAGCAAGGAAATCAAATGATTGCCCACAAGACAGAACGTGGCTTTGCCCGTCTGGATTTCTTGGATCGTTACGGCGACCCTTGTTCGATTCAGGAATCCAGCTTGGCAACCGAACCGGCCATTTGGTTCGGCCACAACGAAGCCGCCCCGCGCCACTGCGTGAAGGGCAAAGGCTGGGTGCCGTACGAATATCCGGAAGGCATCGAAGTATTCACCAACACGCGGGCGCACCTCACGCAACGGCAGATGAAAGAACTGCTGCCGGTTCTGGAACACTTCACGAAATACGGCGAACTTCCGGAAATCGAACAGGGCATGTTTTTGACTCAACGTAACCGCTGGCGTCTTGCTGCTTACGAAATGCGCGGCTGGCGTTACGTCGGCTTGTTCGCACTCGGCGCACTGTTAGGCGTTGCCCATGCCAACCTTCACGCAATCGGAGTTCTTTAAATGCTTATGTACACCCCACATTCGGCCCCGATAATGGCTGCGCAAATTGACGCGCTGACCGCCTACCGCGAAGCGCAGCTGGTGGCCCTGTGCGAAAAACTCCAACTGACGGAAATTCTCGAATATATCGAGCAGCCCCAGTTTGATACCAACAGCCTCTACTACAACGCGGCCTATGGCAAACGTGTTGCGTGGCGCGTTGCTGAAATTCTTTTCACCCTCGGCGATCTGGATGATTTCGACCATCTTCGCCCGCATCTACAAATGGGTGTGGTGGCCGGGCTGTTCCACCGTTTCTGCTACGCACCGCACTTGTCCAGTGCCACCAACATCGACCGTGCTATCGAGGGCATGTTGGGTGCGGAATGCATCACGGATTATTTTGGTGAGCATAGCGAGTCTGTCGGCTACATCGTCGATGCGATCAAAATCACTGAAGCCTGTGACAACCCAAAAATTCCTGTTCACCGCATCGAGTGTGCATTGAACGATGCCGTTATGCTGGACGGCTGCGAGCCGGATGCAATCAAAAACATCCTGTTTGATTTGGCGGAAGAGCACAACGTCGAAATCACTGACGCTATCCACATGCAAATCGGCTGGATTCGCCAAACGGTCATGTACACCGAGCCGGGCCGCATGCTGTGGGAAGCCACCGTAGAGCAGCGCATTCAGGCTATTGCGGCGTTGGGTCTGCAAGAAAATCCTCCACGCGTAATCGACCGTGAAGGCGAGGTTGATCTTGATGGCTAAATACACCGAACGCCAAAAAGAACTGGCAACTAGCGTGATGGCAAATGTAGTACCAATTGCTGTCACGATGTTTTTTCTAGTGCTGATAGGTATCTGTTTCTCGAAGGCAGGTGTGTACACGTCAAATATGACACAGCGCCGATTTTTGGTGTTAGCCCACTGCACAGTGGTCGTCATTCAGGTTTTTATAGTTGGCATCTTGTTCTGGTCGCGTAGGGTGGCACGCAATGGACAGGGAAAACTGTAAATACGTTGCGAGACTGTTGGACTGTTCGAACTACATTTACGCAATTGAAGAGAACCAAGTTTTACTATGCAAAAGCAGGCTGCGCGCCCGGCAATTCACGTACAGGGAAAGCCTGTTGCTAAGGCACACACTCCAAGTAACCATGATCCCCGCCGACTGGGAACGCCTATTCTGAAACCGGGACAAGTCTCGGAAATGGATCGGCTGTTTGGCATGTGGGACAAACTTTAGGAAACCGCCATGGACCAGACTACGACTCTTCCGCTCGAATTGGGGCCGGAACTGCATCGTAAGCTTGCATCGTACTGCGAAGAACACGGCCTGTCGTTGGATCAAGCCGTGTCGCAGATTGTGGGCGACAAACTGAAGAAAATGGAACAGGCGCCGGATGATCAGCGCGCCGTGGTTGATATCCGCACCCTGCCTTGGCAGACGATGATTCCGTACGCACGGAAGATTCCGCAAGGCATGTTGTTTAACGTGTACGATCTGGCGATTCGTATGCACAGCAAATTGAATTTGTCGTCGTTGAAACTACCGGGCGCTTGGCATTCTGCATTCGCCATGTGGGTTCGGCGGCATAGCGAATTCGAATTGGTGCGCGTGGCCGATGGCAATAGCTTCCGGCGTAATTCCGACAAGGAAGCACCAATGCCCGACGTACGCGTGCCGTTACCGCGTCCACTGGTGCCCAAGCGTTACACGCAGGCAGAGCTACAACACATTCTGCGTATGACCGCACTGCACAAACCGTTGAATGAGAAATTCACCTTCAACGATATTTACCGTAGCATCCCACAAGAAAAGCGACCGCATTATTTGGGCTACGGAATGATTTCGAAATTCAAACGATGGGCCGACGATAGTCGTTTGTTCAAGATTACGACCGACCCCGTACACAACAACAACATTTCGTTTATTCGCATCACTGATGCAGTGGGGGAAATTACATGAACCGTACACTACGCCCGGAGAAACAACCATGGGCCTTCTCGTTTATGCTTCGAAATCCGAAGCGCTGTTTGCCAATCAAGTGCGAGCCACTGATATCCACCGCTACGGCGATTTCTTTGTTGCAGCGGTTCCGCGCCGCCTATCCGGAGATTTCGAAATTGTAGCAAAGGTGGATGACACCAGCTTCACTATCGAAACCAACAAGGCGTTCATCAGCTATGATGATATGGCCGACCTTCTCGAAAACGCAACGCATCACTGAGGTACTGTAAATGAAATTCGTAGTCGTAAAAATTGAAGGCGTCGAAGTTCCGATGATGTTCGGTAACGAGGTCGATCTGGACCAAATCCAGATTCCGTACCCAATCGTGAGCGCGGGTGTTGCGGTTGTCCAGCAAATGTTTCTGACCTGCCAGAAATCCCAAGTGATCGGCGGCAAGGAATACGGAAGCCGTGGCCTGAAAGATGAAATGCTGCTGCGCATGTCTGACCACATCGGGATCGGTAATCCCGAGTTGGGCGGCGCACCAGAAACCGAGGAAAAATCTGAGGAATAAACGATGCTGACGCGCAAGCAGCAACAGCAGCGCAAGCAACAGAAACAACAGGAAGAAGCGGCTAAAGCTAAGTTGACAAAACAGCTTGGCCGCGCCCCTGATGGTTCGTTGCCCAAAGGCGCACGCAAACCAAAGGACGATGGATCGTCCCTTAAAATTGACTACCGCACGTCGGACGTGAAACACATCCCAAGTGCAGAAGGTCGCACGGTCGAAGAGGAAGGCGTTTTTCTGGTCGAAGGGGAGGACTGGGAAGCGCGAGACAAGGCAGCGGCAGAAGAAACTGAGCGCAAGAAAAAGCGCACCGCACCGCTTTGGAACAAAGGCGGGATTATGTATATTACTGACGGGGAAGATCCAACGACGTTGGGTCGCAAAGTCTAGGGTACAAGGAAAATCCTGATGGCCAGAACAAAATCCGAAATTGTCGAGTCGATGCGACGGAAACGGATTGCTATGTGGCGAAACCATGTGGCACTTACACGTTTGGTTGAGGGCGCTGCCCCTGACCGCGACATTAACCTGCTGGAATTTGTCGCAAAGCTCCGGAAGAAAATTCTGGTGCAAAAGCAAGAATGGTTGCCGAAAAAATTATTCCATGAGCAACCTGCCAATTTGTTTTGGGTAGAGGGTGATCCAAAAAGCATCCTCTACAACTACGTGCCCCGTGGGCAGCGCAACGTATATCAAGTGGCCTATGCTGGGGTGCTCTGCAACTTGACGCGCATGATGATGTATTTCACGGGTGCACGGGCCGAGAACATTTGGGCAATAGGGTGCTGCAAATTCATTTGCGAGAAGACCCATGTATTCGAAACGGATTTGGTTTGGACGCACGACCCGGTGTTGAAAGCTTGGCACCGGGATCGCATCGAGTTTTTCGCCACCAAATTCACGCAGGAACCGAAGGAAGAATTATGCAACAGCACAACACCGACCAACACGGACCAGATGCAGGAGCGGAATTGAACATGAATCAGGTTAACGAAGAACTGAACAAAAACGATTCGGGGCAGACGCCGCACCATAAAGTTGATCGGGACCGGCGTATGGATGAAATGGAGCAGGAGAATTTCAACCCTTCCGACATTGAAGACTCCGAATGGGGATATAACCGGGCGCGTTCTCCCGAAGAACTCGACGAACAGCTGGCGGCAATCCTGAAGCGCGACCGTGAAGGGGCGCAACTGTTCCAGAAAAAACAACGCAAAGCACGTTGGATTCTGCGCATCTGGTTGTTCGTGACTACCGTCGGTTTGTTCGCGTTGCTGGGGGCCGTTGGTTGGACGTATCGCGATCACGTGGTGCAGGACTGGGACCGCTACGCTTCGCCCACGTCGAAATGCATTTTCAAGGTCGGGGATCGTACGGTGCAGGGCGGGCGCGAGAAGTCTTACCGTTTCTACACCGTGCTCGGCTGGCAGTTCTTCGATACACGCAGCGTACAGGAAAAAACCTACATCGAATTGCCGAGTTCGGCGGCTTCGGTGCTGGCCCATATGGCGGATGGTTCATACCAAAAAGTTTCCACGACTGACGGCGAGAATGGGCGCTATCCGCTGCCCCAAGCTGAGAGTTATTCGTTCTTCATGGATGGCGGCAAAAACAGTGCTGTCATTTCCTACCGGGAGTTGTGCAAATGAGCCGCTACGCACCGATTCGCAATGGCGCCCTGACCCAATGCCTGAAGCGCCATAAATTCGCCAAGATCGACGATTTGAACGGCGACGAGCGCACCTTGTGGCAACACAAGGACGATCAAAATCTTACGGTCGGCGTTTACGGCGATTCCATCGCGATTGAAATTGCAGGCTTCGTCGATGTGACAAACGGTGAAGGCGATACCAAGAAAATCGCAGCTGATGCCATCGTAGAAATCGACCGGCAGATAGCGCTGCACAATAAACGTCTGGAACAATTCCACGCGCTGCAAGCCGAGGTTTTGGCGTGGTGCAAATCGGTCGGTGTGGACGGCAAATTCAAGCAGAACAAAATCGACCCCGAGAATTTCGAATTCCACATAAAGGCATTCCAATATGACGCGTTGTTCGTGCTGGCGTTCCGTGGTCAAGAACCGTTCGTTCTCGAAATCGACTACAACGAACATCAGGTCGATACGCTCGACAGTCTTACGCCGTATCTGCTGGGTTACAAATTCGAGGATTGGCCGGTTGATAGCGCGAAATTCGTGGTCAAAGGCAAGTCGATTTTCACGTGGGGCAACGTCGGTGATCTTCGTCCGTTCTTCTTCCGCTACGGCGGCCTGACCAGCATCAAAGAACACGAAGCGTCGGTGCGGCGTGTCACTGAAGACCCGGTGCTGGCGCAGCTGATGGTGGATCAGGCAAGTGATACCCAAACCTACTGGGAACTCAAATTCCGCTTCAAAGTCAATGCCACCAATTTCGATAACGTACGTCTCGGAAAAGATCGGTTCTTTGACCTTACCACTGAGCACAAGGATAACAACCAATGACCAGCGCAGTTATCAAAAATCGTGTCGTTGCAATTACCGAACATTTGCTCGGCCTCGGCTTTGTCCAGCACAACGACCAGTTCTACCACAACCGTATCAATGTCTGGCTGGATAGCCACGATGGTGAAACCGTGGTGTTCCCTGAATGGGAAGACGCTGGGGAAAAATCTTTCCCCAGTAACACCGATCTGCAATCTTGCTTCGATTTCATCAAAGTAAAAATTGACTACGTGAAAGAGCGGCACGGGCAATTCGTTGCCCTGTGTGAAGGCGTTCTGGCAGAAGTGAAGAAAATCGGCATTCTTGCGGATCTGTATCGGCGCCCGGTCCCTCCCGTGAAGTACAAACGCAATCGTATGGAACGGCAGCGGCGCGTATGGCGCAATGAGTGGAACTACCGCCTGCGCATCAAGGCCCTCGACAACTGGGAACCGATTTATTTTTCGTCCGAGGAAATGGGCGAAATCAACATGGAATTCTGTGACGTTGTTCACTACGAAATCGAATCCGTTGAACATGCCATGCGTATTCTCACGAATCAGGACCGCGACGATTGCGATGTTGAAATGTTGCGCGATGCAATTTTCGAGGGGCAGTTCATCTACACCGAGGATAACCCGAACGAATTCACGGCGTTCTTCTTCAAGTACGGCCTGATCAGCTGCAAAACTAACACCGTCGAGGCCTCGTTCGTGTCCGACGACTCGTGGGCTAACCAGTTGTTCGCCAGTAAGAAGAGGACCATGGAATACCACACAATCAAGCTGCGTCGTGCGCTCGACAAGTCGGACCGTGAACTAATTCAGGCACTCAAGGACCACACACCGAAATGACTTCTTACGTTTACAACAGCCGCACCGCCGATAAATTCGTGGTGCGTCTTCCAGACAATATGCGGGGTCAGATTCAAGAAATTGCTGGCCGCAGTCACCGGTCGATGAATAGTCAAATCGTTAGCTGGCTGGAAGCGTGTGTCGAACTGGAAAACAAAGGCATTACCGTTAGCAACGATTTGTCAACAGGTGGGAACGCAGAAAACCGGGTTCGGCAGTTGGAGGAAATGCTGGGCAAAATCCTGAAGTATGGTCAGTTCTTCAAAGGCTGCATAGAACTGGATCGTTATGCTACGGACGAAAAAGGCCAGCTGCTTTGCGGTGAAGAATTCGAACGTGAGCTACGCGAGTTGTTCAAGAATGCGGCTGCTGATCCTACCACGGCAGAAGTCACCGTGGCCGATACCCAACCCAAACGCAACTATGTTCCGCGTGCAGGTGATCCCGTAGTCGTAAAGGATTCCGGCATGATCGGGGTTGTCGAGAAAATTACTACAGGTTGTGGGCAGGTAGGCAATCCCTATTTCTTAGCCGAAGTGCGGCTGTACAACGGCGATTTTATAGCCTACAAATTCAACCAACTGATGGAGCCTGAATCGTGATTGATTTCCCGAACCAAACGCAGCTGATTTTTAAAGGCGAAGAGCGCCAAACCCTTTGGGATGTTCCGAACCCGGAATTCGACGGTGCTGATTTGCAAGTCACCCTCGACTGCATCGTAATGCCAGAAAGCCGCGTGCCTTTCCGCTACGAAGGCGGCAAAGATTGGTGGATGGATGAAAAGGGCACCGACGAACCGTGCATGACCTACGTGTTCAAATTGGGCGGTGAATACACACCGGAAAAACTCGAACAGCAAATGCGATTGATCGGTGCGTTTACCCACGAACTGTCGCACGACTGGTCGCAGTATCACACGTCGTGCCGTTATTTCGAAGGGAGTGTCAAGGGTTCGATTCGTACGTTCATTTACCGCATCCACCGCAACATCGAGGGCAAATGCCAAGGCCGCCCGGAAATGCTGTGCGGGGCGCCTATGGGCATGCACCATTGTGGGTGCTGTGGTGAAATGGTAATGGCCGGTTTACCGCATCCGTCGCAGGAACATTTCCGTGAATTCCACGAAATGTGCGAACAGGACTCCAAGGTGCAGCAGGATCGCGAGCGCGCCGAATGGTTCGAAAAAGTTTGGGCCAAAGTTGAAGCCGAATACGCGGCGTATGGCAAGCTAAAAGAGGGTTGGCATGACGACCTGCCGCCACCTATTCCGGAATCGCTGAAACTGGCGCAAGAGTTCTTGGAATACTTGCGTGAAAATCTGTCCGTGCATTCACGTGACCACGTGTTGCCGTCGCTGGACCACGAAGGTTACGTCGGCATCATCAGCCCGAATACCGATGGCGATAGTGTGTGGTGGTCGTGTTCGTTCTATCCGGATGAAACCGTTACCTATCGCCACGAAAAGGGCAAAGACGAACAGGGCGCAGTCGTCAAGGTTCCGCAAGGCCCCGAGCACAACGCCCAATTGCTGGCGCTGATTCACAAACTGTAAATAAGGAACAGTGGCCATGTCGTACGATTTGAAAGATGGGCACCTCAAATTCGAGCCGGTTGCTAAGCTGCTTTCGGCCTACGCATCGGGTGAACCGCTGCAAGTCGATCCCGAATTTGTGTACCTCGGTGTTCTGCTGGAAACCGATTGCTACGAACGCCTGCGCTTTGTGAATTTCAACAATGATGCAGACTTCGTGGAAATCGCAGTCACGACTAACGATCTGGTGCGGGAACCCATGGACCAAATATCTTGGTTCGAATGGGAAGCCATGCTGCTGGACGAACAGGGCTACGCTTTCATGCAAAAATATTGCACGGAAGAGGATTTGAAAGCCATGCAATTTACCAAAATCGTATCACAGGGGAAGAAGAATTGAGCAATAAAGTTTTGCTGGTTGCCGGTGTTGCTGCACTGGCAGTTCTCGCAGGCTGTGACGACAAACCGTACGCCGACGAAGAACAGGCGTACGTGGACGAACAGGCAGGGGCCATAACGCGAAAGCAAATGGGCGACGACGAACAGGATCGTATGGCAGCCCTGAAAGAATTGCAGGCCCAAGATCCAACGGTAAAAGACGTGTATTTCTCGGTCGATGAAAACGGCCAAAAGCAAATGCACGTTGTGCGTGAAGAGGCCAACGGTAAGAACAGCGATTCCGTATGGCCGATGGTCGCCAGCGCGGGTGCTGGTGCGTTGGGTGGCTACCTGCTGGCCAAGGCCATTACCGGTTCTGGCGGTGTACAGCAGTACGGACAGCAGCACCGCCCGCTTTCGACCCAGCAATACGATGAAGACGAACGCAAACGTCGTCGAGGGGCCGCTGGCGCAGGTTACAATTCGTGGATGATGAACCAGAATCGTTCTGCTGTTCGTTCGTCTCCGAATTTCCGTAGCAACATGAACACCCGCGTTTCGCAGTGGCGTTCTAGCCCAAGCAGTGCCCCGGCCACCGTTCGTGCTGCTGCAACTTCGCGTGCGTCGGCTGTGATGGGTGGTGGTGGCGGTCGTGCATCTGCACACGGCGGTTTCGGCGGTTAATCAAAAGGGAATTCATCAAATGCATTGCAACAAATATGCGATTAACTTCGACCTCGACCGCTTGATGGACGAAGAACTGCCGTGGACTCAAGCGTTTTACCGCGAAGAGCCTGCGCCGGGTCAGACCAAGGGCCATTTCTACGAAGACGTACGCGAATATTTCGCATACCCTCTGAAGCACCATGACGCGCTGCCTGTTTACGAACTCAACATGAGTTCCTGTGCCAAAGTCGAAGCTGATTTCGAAAACGCCTACTCGATGCTGGTCGAGGCAGTAGGCAAGCTATTCAACGAACCACAAGCGCGAATCATGGATTTCATGGGCTGCGAATTCCTGCGCAAATTCCCATGGTTCATCGACTACGCGAAATGGACCTACCGTGAGCACAACGCCAGTGCGCGACAGTCTATCTACGGTCGCTTTGACGCCGCGTTCAACCCTGTGTCCGAAACCGTTACAGGTATCTACGAATTCAACGGCGATACGCCTACCATGCTGTTCGAATCGGTAGCGGTTCAGAACATGGTGTGCGAGCAAATCACGGGCGACCACGAACTGCAATTGAACAGCCTGTGGCCGAACATGCAACGTCTGTTCCTGCAACTGGGCGCAATTCCCGGTACTGCTGCTGTGGTGTTCGACGGCGGCACGTTCGAAGACATGGCAACGTGCGAAGTAATCGCGCAAATCATGGGTGAAGACAACCTGTGCCTGTTCGTCGATGGTTCGGACATGGAGTACGACTACGACAACCCCACGCAGCCATGGGTTATCAACGGTCGTGATGATCACCTTTCGGTTATTTTCGCCCTGATTCCTTGGGAAGAAATGATCGAGAAATTCCCCGAAGGTTATCAGAACTGGGAACGCTGGGCACCTAACGTTACGTTCCTCGAACCTGCATGGCGCTGGTTCACCAGCAATAAAGGCATTTGGGCCTACATCAGCCAGTTGTTCGAAAACGACCGCGATTTCAAACAGCGTTATGCCGATGTGCCTACGCTGAAAACTGAACTGACGCCGGATTTCTTCAAGCAGGCAAACATGCAATACGTGAAGAAACCGAAGATCGGTCGCATGTCGAATAACATCGAGATTTTCGGTGCGGATGGCTCGCACAAATTCTCGACCGATGGTGCCTATGCAGGTGACGACTGCGTTTACCAGCAGTACCACGAACCGTTCCAAGTGAACGACCGTCACAATTTCATCATCGGCATGTTCATGACCCCGGACATGGCAACCAACTACAACACGATCAAGCAGGCCACGGCCTCGACGTTGTGCATTCGTGAATTTGATTCGCCTGTGCTGGGTATCAAGAACGAACGTTTCGTGGCTCACATCCTGATCGACGACGTGAACGATCCTGAAGAGGACTACGAACAATGATTTTGCTGGTTGTGATTCTGCTTGCTGCGTGGGCCATCTTCGGAATCTCTGGTGTGATTTCCGATTATAACCTGTCGCTGCAAAAGCCAGAACTGAAAGACGGTTTCCGTCGCTTCGGCCATCACATGCTGGTGCCTGTGATCTGGATCGGTGACAACTTGTCGGCCTTTGCCAAACGCGTACAAAGCCAACTGAAAAAATAAACGGAAATAGGTGCCTGCCGTTTGGTGGGCGCCTTCGAGGAAGGTACAATGAAATATATCGCTCTGATTTTCGCATTCTCTCTACTGGCGGGCTGCGAATGGGACGGCAGCAACCCTTCGCGTGGCTTAGACAAAGCAAAAGACACGCGTTTGCATTGGGACTCGAAATGGGAAGCCCAAGGCATCTGCGCCCGTAACAACATGCTGTTCGAAAGCAGCACATTTCTGCGCGGCGATAATGGCGGCTACCGCGCTATCTGTCGGCAAAAAGACGGGTCAGTCGTCAACCTTGAAAGGAATGCACATCCATGAGCAAAGCTTTCCGCGTTTTCCATCGCGTTCCGGGGCCTACTACCAAGCCCGACGAAATGTTCATCCCGCAATACTTCGAGGGCGGCGGTTGGCGTGCGTTCACGCATCAAGGCAAGCCCGTCACGTTTGGCACTGAGGTAGCGGCGCAACAACACCTAATCGGGTTCGTTCGTGACTCCATTGACAAGATCACGACGCGGGTTAACAGCCTGTATTCCGAACGCGAAAACCTCCAAGAAAATCTCAAACAGCTGATGAAAGAATCCATCGGCGTCAACGCAAGGAACATCGACCATGAGTGACGGATCTTTCAAGTACATCGTGTTTGGCGCCAAGAACAAAGATGGTGTCGAATTCGAAATTCCGGTCATGTTTCCGAAATACCTGACCCACGCCGACATGTGCGAAGCGTCGAAGATGGTCATGTTCCGTGATGATTACAGCGGCCTCACGCCGGGGCCAGCTATCAGCGCCGGTTTCTGCTGCATCGAAAAAGGCGGTATTGCCTGTTTCGGTGAATCCGAATCGCTGAAAAAGAAATCGCGTGGTGAACAGGACGCCGCTCTATTCGACCAGTACAACACCTACGGCCACGGGCGGGTGATGGGATAGTGCAAGCTACGGCAGACATGGAAGCGTGATCCTGCAAAACTGTAAATATCCCTTGGGCAGTAATTTAGTAAGAACGGTGTAAAAGCCGTTCCATTAATTGACAAGGGGCTGTATGGAAATGCAGGTTGAACTCCACGTCGGCGAACTGGCAACCGCCAAGTCGAAGCCGAAAAAAGCAAGCAAGAAAAAGGAAAAGGTTCGCGAGCAATCGGGCTGTATTCCTTACCGCGACAAAGATGGTGTGCGCCAAGTGCTGCTGGTCAAAAAGCTGCGCAAGGATTCATGGTGGGGCTTTACCAAAGGCGGCCAAGAAAAGAACCTGAATGCCCGTGAGAACGCGGCCAAGGAATGTTTCGAGGAAGCTGGCGTAACGGGCACCGTCACCAAAAAGATCGGTAAGTTTGAGTACAAAAAAGACGGCATGCAACAGAAGGTCGTCATGTACGCGATGGAGTTTCATTCGCAGCTGGACGACTGGCAGGAAAAGCACATGCGGAAACGCAAGTGGTTCAGCCTGCCGGAAGCCCGCGACAAACTGAGCCGCGAGCACCACAAGTTGCTGGAAGAAATCAAAAAACTTCCGAAGAAAGAGAAGGCAAAGAAAACGGTAGAGGTCGATAAGATCAAGCCGAAGAAAATCAAGAAAGCAGCATAAACCAAAATGGCGTCCTTCGGGGCGCCATTGCACTTTCTGGCAAAGGAAAACTATGGATATCCAGATTAATACCAAGGCACTGTGTGAACAGATTCAGGAAGTCTTGCTAGATAAACATCCTGTGCTTTTTATCCGGATCGAACCAAAAGACACCAACGCACACACCATCGAAGTTCTGGTTCCTGATACCGACGCAGAATTCGGCCTGATTATCCACCCCTACAAATCGGTAGAAGTCTGGCGCTGCAACGAAGATCCGGCGTCCATTGCGTTGCTGGACTGGACGTTGGAATACATGTTGACCCGTGGCTATCAACAGGTGGCAAAATGAATCTACAAGAATTCAAAGAGAAAGTTGAGGAACTGTTCGGCCATAAGTTCCACCTTGGAAATGATTCAGAGTACCGGCAGGTGCGCTCCTATTTGGGCCGTGTGCTGCTTGTCACGTGCCCCTACGGTCCAGCTGGTAGCATCAAGCATGTGGAATACGCGGTGCGTGGTAACTTGCTGGAACTGAGGCCACGCCATGTGGCTGCACGTTGGAAAGAACCATCCCAAGATTTTTCCGATGTTTTCGAACAGCTGGAATCCATGGCGAAGATACAGGCACGCCGCCATGGTTCCGATCTGGCAAATATCGAAAAGCACATTGCCGAACTCGAATTGATCCGCAAATGCGCGGTGCAATACATGCGTCACGAAGGTCCACGCCCTTCGGTTCGTGTTGTTCTGGCAAATTCAGATATTGCGCTGTTTGATATTTATGGGGATTACATCAACTACGAACCGTCCTCGAAAGCCTTGGCAGCCAATGGCTTTACTGATATGCGTCTTCGGGCACCGAACAAAGCGGCGACCGTTGCAGAAATGATGCTGCTACCGATCACTGACAAAAAGCGGTCAAGCACGCGGTATGTTCCTCGCCGTGCCGATATCTTTGTGAGCAATGCGCGTTACGTTTTGCCCACCAACGGTGAAAATCCCTACGTTGAATTTGTGAGCGATGAAGAATGAGTGCCCTTAATCCGATCAAGGCGACGGAGGCTCTTATGCGGAGCCTCATTCAAGAATTTCCTGATGTGATGTTTAGCCCGCGCACCAGCTGCGTACCCCACACCGAAAGGCCCGGTTGGAAAAGTGCCGATTTGGTTCTGTATTCGCACAATTTCACGGATCTGGAAGTTCGCATTCACGTACTGGAAAGCGGCCAGTATGAAATCACGGCGGACCCTGACACTTTGTCGCAGGCTTGCCGGTCGTATTCCATGGGTTTCCTAGACGGACTCAATGACGCGCAGGCCTTCCGCGAGAAACTGTAAACACTACAGGCACCAGTAACACCAACCCTCTGATAGACAAAGGATGCACCATGACCCAAGCAGCACAAAACCTGATTGACGCTTTCGCCATTACTGATCGTGTTCCCGCTTTCCAGTTGGCCGACTTCCTGTCGCGTATGGGTTCCCTGATCGGTTCGCGTGACGTGTTCGAGGAATCAGAAAACGCGGGTAGTTTCATCTATCGCAACCAAGCCACCTACGGCGCACTGACCCTCAACGTGCAGCCTCATGATCGTGTGGTCTATGTGAAATACCGGTCGGGTGCAGAAATGACCCGTTCGGATCGTTTCAGCCTCGATGATGGTGCACACTTCGAACAGTTCATGGCATCGTTCGAAAAACGCATCAATATTGCCAAAGTTTGGCATCGTGGGGCCGTGTTGATTGCCGAAGAACTGCTGGCCACCGTGCCCACCAGCGCGTTCCGTCACGAAGTGATTCGTCGTCCGTCGTACGAAAAGCCGTACCCATTCTGCGATTTCGTGCTGAAAGAATTCCCCGACGTTTGCATGCTGCGCGTTGCCCACGATGGTTTCTCGCTGTGGCAAGACGGCAAATTCCAGCGCGTTGAAAAATGGTCGGATATTGACACCCGCCCGATCACCGAAGAAGTTGAAGGTGAAGTGCAAGCAATGTGGCGCCTCGGCACCGGCATTCTGTTCACCAGCGGCACCTTCGAACGTACCGAAAACGGTATCAAATTCGTTCCCGTAAAACGCGGGTAAGGAACAAAAATGGAAAAGGCCTCGGATTACGATGTAATTGTCGAGGCCGCTTGCAAGCTGATGGGGGCTGTGGCCACACCGGACCCGGCACCCCACATGCAGGCGGTACGCAGCTGTGAAATCATTACCCCGGAAATGACGGTATCTGTCACCGAATATCCGGACTACACCAACACGTTCATCGACCATGCAACCAGTGCCATGCACCAGCCGGAAGGTGAGTGCGCATCGGATGCACTGCACCGTATTGACATGGAACTGCCAATCGCCCGGCGAGACTTTCCGGAATACGTGGATTCCTTGAATAAGGCTCAAGGAGTTTTTGCAGAAAAAACCAAAGCACAAAATCTGTGCTATGTGTCGAAAGCGGAACAACACCTTCCGGGTTATGACGTGTATTTGGCGGTCCCGAAAGACAGCAAGGTTAATCTGTTCCACCTCGGTGCCGAAACTACAGGTGAAGTGCATGTCAATCATGATGATATGCGTAGCTTCTACCACAAACGAAACCTCAAAAGCGGGCTGTACGTTTTCAAATGCAGGGAACTCGATAACGTTCTACATATCGACTGGCGATCAGATGACTGTGGCTACCAAATGCGCAACCTGAGCACCATCCTGCAAACGGAGAAAAACGTAAAAGTCAAATTGCGCCGCTTCCTAGTAAAGCCTGAATTGGTGGAATCGGATGACGAACTTCCGGACACACCGGAATATAATGAAATCATGATCACGTATGAGCACGTGTTCCTTGAGTTTTGGGTGAAGTAAATGGACCTGTACCAACATCCGGATTTCAAACGGCTGCAAGGTTTTGTGGCGGCTATCGTTGAGCGTGCCGCGTTGGCACCTGATCAAATGGGCCTTATCCCGTACTGCACGATGGCAGGCCCAACGGCGCGTCTGCACGGCACCGTTTTTGAGGCCGGGGTTTTTATGGAACTTCAGCACCCGGCACGCCGACGCCCAATCACACTGAGCCTGATGATCAGTGATGAAATGGAATTCAACGTAAGTTGGCACCTCGACGATCCAGATACGTTGGAAGAATTCACCAGTATGATTAACAACGGGCTGCGCATTGCCAACAACGTCGAAAATGTCGAGCGTGGCATCTGTGCCCCATTCAAGGTGCGTATCGCAGACTCACGTGGTTCCCACTTGATGCTGCGGGTGAAGCGTGCGTTAGAAAAAAGCGGAATTTACGAAGAACACGATCCACGCGATTGGTTCGGTAATGGCTCGACGGTTGTTGCGGATTTGCCCGTTGGTTGCATGCAGCTGACGGTTCACAGCGAAGAGCACGGCGACGGTTTGATTTTGTTCATGCACTCGCTGGCCGGTGGGTGGGCCACCATGTTCGTAAACGACTGGATGTACGCCCCGGAATTCGCGGCTGTGCGCGTTTCTATGCAGAAGCGTTTCGAAAAAGCTGTAAAGGACCACAAAGAAGAAATCGAGGGCATTTAATGAATGAACCAAAGTGGACTCTGACAGAATTGGCGCAGCATAAAAAGATTTCACTGATTGCACTACGCAGTCGGATCAAATCCGAGCGCTGCCAAAAAGAAAACCCGCTGCCTTCTTATGTCTTGCAAGGCGAGATATTCATCAAAGGGTCGAAAGCTTCTGAGCACAACCTTTGTAAGCGCAGGGGCACGCAGCATACGAAGCGTTACGACAGGTCGCAGCTGCTGGCATGGTTTGATCGAGAAGAACAGCACAAAACTTTCAAGCGGATCTAGTCATGGAAATGATATCCACCGACGAATTGGCGGCTATGAAAGGCGTGACCGCTAGCGGCGTACAGTGCCGTATTCTGGCAGCGCGTGCCAAGCGTGCACACAACGTGACGCCGCTGCCTGAAGAAATCGACGTTATAACCGACGCAAATCGGGGCATCGGCTTGTTTGCCAAGGGCGACCGCAAACCTTGGCCTAAATACTACGAAAAAGGCGCACTGTTGCAGTGGTTCGACTCTGAAAGTGCACGGCGCTCGTTCCATCGCCTGAAGCGTCGTAAAGTCTGATGGCGGGCCTGTTTGGGGAACGCGCACAGGTGCTAATCGGTCGTGTAAATGAGCCTCCTTTGGAAGGCTTTACCGATATCCGTGTGGATCGTAAAACCGTATTCGGAAACAAATTCCCGATCAGTCAAACCGGGTCACGGGTCAAAAGCTGTAAACTCTATGACGACTGGGCACAGCGGCGCATGGCGGCCCGCAAGCAATACTGGTATCGCATTACGCAGCTGCGAAAAATGCACCAGTCCGGAATTAACCTGCGATTACTGTGCCACTGCTGGCCCAAGCAATGCCACGCACAGACAATCCGCAATCTAATCTTGAGGGTACAATGAATCATCCCAACGAAGAACGTTATCAGGAAGTGCTGGAAAAGATCGTCAAGTTGGCCGACGAATCGTTCCCTGTGAAATGCGCCGGTCGCTTCACCCGTGGTTCTAACCAAGGTGAGGATGGCCAGCCTAAAGCCCACGTCGGCATCATGATCGTACGGGCTGAAGATCACGAAATCATGTGCATCGTTCGCCTGTGGCTCGACGATGGTAAATTCGAGGCCATTTCGCCCGCCCTGCCCGGCACAACAGACGCCGAGCAATGCAGCCAAATACAAACGGCGCTGCGGGCTGCGTATTTCCACGTATGCCGTGACGAAATCAAAGTTGTGGAACATGCACTGACGTTCGATGGCAGTCTGCCGGAGAAAGGCGAATGATCCTCAAGTGGTACGAAGCAAAAAAGGAAATGGGTTTCTATTGGGAATTCGAGCGCTTGGGTGGACCCGGCACCATCATTCAAGTTTTCGACGACGGCATGTGGGGTTTCATCGGTTCCGAAGAGGCGCACTTTTTTGACGAAGAGTCTCACGGCAGTAACTACTACGTGAAGGCCGTGCAGCCGGATATCGAACAAATGCTGTCGCAACTTTCGTACAGCGGCCTACGCAATTTCCATAACGCGAACGAGAAATCTAAATTTCCTGAAAAAGTCGAAGGCTATTGGCGCCAGCACGATGTGATTCCAACGTACACTGGCGAGAAGTGCAATATGAAAAACTTCATCGCCCGCGACGGTTCGGAATACCCGTGGCCGGTAGTGTGGGAAATTCCCGAATTCGACAAGCAACTGTTCATCGACCATCTGGCAGACACCGAAGACAATCTGGCAGAAGTCAAAAAGTATCGTGGCTTTAGCATTTGCCGATTGACCGGTGCAAATCGAGGCTGTAACGAATACGAGTACGGCGGCTGGCGCTGGCCCGGTGGCTTTATCGAGTACGTTCGCATGGGTGTTCCGCCATCGCGTGCATTCTACGCATTCATCATGCAGGTCGAAGAGGAAAACTGTAAATACCTTCCTACCTACAACCGTTGAGGTAAGGTATGAATCAGGATCGCTATGCGACCAACAAATGGAATGACCGGAACAGGAATCGCAATATGGCCTTAACCGAGGCGAAACAAGAACAGCTGCTGAACGGCTGCAATTCTTTGGAGCGTAAAGTTTTCGAGCACGTTCCTATACAGGAAGCGTGGGACGCGAAGGAAATCAACCGAGTGTTTCACGCATCCGGACAATCGTCAGACCATCACAGGCTACGGGCCGCCCTCGGTGGCCTGAAAGACAAAGGGTTAGTTCGAGAAATGCGACGTGACCACTTTCAACGTACTGCTGTAAAAATCCGTGAACTTCGTGAACCGCTGGAGCGTGAACGTCCCGCCGTTCCGAAACTCGGTGACAGTATCGACGTAAACGCGCTGCGTCGTGCTGTTGTCGTGCCCACCAAACAAACCCGCGTCGAAGAGCCGGTAGAAGTCGAAGTGGTGGCAGAAGAATCACTGTACGAAGAGCCTTCAGTGGAAGCCGCCGAAGAAGTGGAAACTGCTGTGAATACCCAAGTCGCGGAAGCCTGCGACGTAATTGAAAAAACCGCCAAAGAAATCGAAGCTTACGAAGGGGAAGTGAACATGGTTGTACAGTCTCAAGCAGTTGCCGAAACCGATCCGCTGATCCAACTGAAGGCACTGGCCGAAACTGCAATCAAAATCTCGCTGGCTTCGAAAAACAAACTCGAACAGCTGTCGTCGCTGGCCATGCAAATCGCGGAAGAAACCGACGACCAACTGCTGGCCCTCGGTGAGAAGATCGAACAAGTAACGGCGATGCTGGAAGAACAGCAACAAATCGACGCCAAACAGATGAAGAAATTCCGTCAGTGGAAGGCCCTGATGCACAGCCTGTCCGAGGACGATTAATGCTTGATCCGTTTGCGTTTCTCGAAGGCGTGACGGATGCTGAGCGGGCCGCATTTGAACTGGGCTTAGTGTATGCCGACCTGTGCATGGGAAGCAAAGGCCCTTGGATAATGCGGGACCGCCCGCATAAAACTCTGCATGACATGGCAGATTGTTTTCACCTTCGTTTCGTAATCAAACCATACACGGAGCTAGATAAAACTCCGTGGCCGATGATCGAAGTTATGGGCTATGTAAAAACGCCCGATTTGAGGCTGATCTAAATGGCAAAGGTCGATCTGATACACCCGGAAAAAGGCGTACCGGGTAAACGTTATTGGGTGTATCGGGCCGATCCTGATATGCTCGACCGCCCACAATGCGTGCAGTGCTACGAAAACGGAGCGTACGTCAAATATGTATGCCGCGACGGGGCAATGACTACGACGATGGTCCCGCGAGAAATGCAGGGCTGTCGGCTGGTTGAGATTGTGCCGCCCGATCCAGCGGACGTGCTGCGCTACATGAAACGCCAGCGGTTGATTAAACCGAAACCAGATGCGGCAGAAACCGCAAATATTTTAGGCATCTAAGGAAGTGTGTAAATGGCTTTGATCGTAAGTCGTGAACAGCTGTACCGGGTTCTGAGTGACGACGGACACATGGCGTTGTGGCCCGCACACACCGAGAAAGGGAAAACGCGGTACGCCCATGCATGTGTTGGCCAACCTTTCGCCCGGCTGCATGTTGGTGACAAGGAACCGGCTTTTCTGTCGAACGAAAGTGACGTTATTTTCACAGGTCCGCACCTGAAGAAGATCGACGCGCTTTCCATCACCAAATTCAATCCGACGTATGTTTACCCGAATGAAGAACTGATGACGTTCGGCAAACTCGACCGTTTCTACATGTCGTTGCTGAAGGCAATTCACCGCCCGGTAATCATTTCGCCGTTGAAGAAAGAACAGCAGTTCCGGGCACCTAGCGACGTTGACGGCACCGATCCACTCATTGACGAAATCTTTTACGATTACCTCAAAATCGACCAAGCTATTTACGTCGAGACGCTGTGTGGTGAACAAGGCTTCAACACCGATAAGTTGAAAGCCTACATGAAAGCGCACAACCACAACGCCGGTTCGCTGTGGACCATGCTGCGTAACAAGTGGGTCGAATAGCGGTCCAGAAACGACAAAGCCCCCGAATCCATTGCGGAAACGGGGGCTTTTTTATGCCTGAAATTTACCCATATGCCACGGCGTGCTCATGGCCCTCTACGTGCGCCTCGATGTAGACCCGTGGCAGCATGGCCGTAGGCTCGCACAGGGCCTCAAAGAAGGCCGCTACGCTGTCTGACGGGCGTTCCCATAGCCGGATGGTGCCCACGTCCACGAACACGCTGCTAGTGAGCAACGCGACGTTGGCGAAGTCTGCGATCCGGTGGCCATGGTTGCGCAAGTAACGACCCACGTCCGGGCAGGCCAGCGGCAGGTGCACGATGGCATCCAAGACCCCCAATTCTTCGAGTTCAAGTTTGCGCCATTTAAAATCAGCAGTACGGCACACCACAAGCGTTTTGCCATAAGCAGACCCTTGCGAAATGGTGGCCAGCAAAGCAAACGATTTGCCTGCGCGCTGAGGGCCGATGAACATTAGAGAACGTTGCGGAATTTTCAAGTCATGGTTCATATGGGTTTCCTCTTAGTCGGGAATTAATTTCAGTTCAAAACGATTTTGCGGTTGGCTTTAGCCACGTACGAAACGTGAATGTAAGAACCGCGCTGTTGCAGAATGTCGAACGTCTGCTGCTGAAGCCATTCGAAAATGGCAGTGCTTTCGTTCGAAATCAGCGATACTGCACAGCCCAAAACGTGCTGCTTGTCGTTGAGGTAGCGTGCCCAATTCGCCTCGTTGAAGGACAGGCCATTTTCGCGCAGCCAGTCGTAGTAACTGACCTTGCAATACTCACGCTCAAGTGCGGGGCTGCGATACCAACTGACGATCCGAAAATCGAACTTTTCACGCAAAGGTTCCAGAATGTTTTCTGCAACTTTTTCGGCGGCCAGCAAAGCTTCACGTGGCGGCGTGTTGTCGATCTTGGATTTTTGGGCCAGCAGGTCAAAGCCTACGTCAAGGTCCGAGTAGTGTTCACTAATCCGCATTCCATTCCCCTACAGCGCAAGGCCTACAATGGCCAAAGCCTGCCAAAAGATTTTCTCAATTTTCCACCAACGCTGATCGTTTTGGTGGTCCTCAAACTCCTGTGCGTAGCGAGCGTAGTTCTCGTTAGCACGGGCCTCCTGCTGTTTCGCAATGTCTACCATCAAATTATATTGTTCAATTGTCTGGTTGTGCGCTTGCGCCAGCAGGTTCAGGCCTTTGGTGTTTGCGGCTGCCTGTTTGGTGTAATCGGTAAGCTGGTCTAACTGGGAAACAGTAAAACCAGCATAATCGACGTTGTTAACTACCAGCGGCGTCGGGTCCGGCCTTTGTGGTAGGGACGCCTGCAACGTAATTTTTTCCAACTTGTTCAGCTGCATGTTCGACTGCGGCGGCTGTGGCATTTGGCTTGAGCACGCCGGGAGGAACAATGATAGAAGGAGAATTACCCATTTCATTTTGTGCTGCCTCGATTTTTTCCAGTGCAGTGCGCACAGCGAGAGGCATGGGCGGTTTGCCGATCATGGAATCAGCAGCAATACCGATTGCGAAATAGGTGGCTTTACCAACCCCCGGTTCCAGAATCACGGTCGTGATGAATGCGGCAACTGCCCCCGCAAAAACAAGCACCGTTCCCTTCACATCGTCAAGCCAGTAAGAACTGAGCTTGATCCCCTCACGTTTGCACTTCCAAATCCAGTTGACGATCACCCCGGCCAACGTGCAGATGAAGAACCCACCTGCGCTGTCGAGCGGAATTTCAATTGCGTTTTCGATGCTCTTAATCAGGAATTCCACGGTCTAATCTCCCGCACTTTTCCACGCGTTGATCGCGCTGTTCATATCTTTAGACACGGTTTTTTCGACCGGCTTCAGAATCTCTTCTACCTGTTTCTGTTGCTCAATGATCGGCGCGGTTTTCACCTGTTCTTCCAACCGATCACCTTTGTACGTGTTGGCTTCGGGTTCTGGTTTGGTGCGACGTGCAAACAACGCAGCCGCCAGCGCCAGCACGAACATCATGCCTGCGATAAACCACTTCCCGTATTTTTTGATTGTTTCCATCGTCACAGACCCTGCTTGTTGAATGGAGTTTCCGGCCCGCGCCCTTTACCTGCGTTCATGCCTTCGTCGTCGATGGTATCTTGACGATTCAGAATTTTCCGCTTGCTGAGGCGTTTCATGCGGCGCTTAACAGCGTCGTTTTTCACGGGCTTTGCATCAATCCATACAATCATAAAATCTCCCCCGATTTTAAAGAAAAGAAAGGGGGCACTAGGCCCCCTATCTAAGTCTGAAACAGATTACGCGCTAGGCGACAGCCACGAAACCTGTACCAGAATGGCAGCGGCCACGCCCAAGCTGATCACCAGTTGATTTTCGTTGGTGAACGAAATGTCATCAGGAGTGAACACTTTGTTGGTGGCTTTGTCCACGCACTGCACGATTGGCCAGCGGAAACCGATGTTGTGAGTAACGGTGTGGCTGGTCAGCGAATCAGCGCCGGAATCATACGCGAAGTACGATTTCGAAACCTGAAGTTGCAGGTTGTTGATTACCTGCGCAACAGGCGCGATATCGCTTTCGGTGATGAAATCAGCGGTAGCGGTGGCCAAGGCAGCCGGGGTAACGTAAGCGTTGGACAGATCACCAACTTTCACACCAGCGGCGCTAACCACGATGGATGCGTCAGCAGCTTTTACCGAAACAACGTCGCCGGTTTTTTCGATACCGTCACCAGCAGAAACACCGGAGATACCGCCGAATTCAGCCCAGCTGGAACCATCCCAGCGGATGAACACACCGGCTTGGCGATTCCACACCAGTGCACCCGGACCAGCGACAGAAACGTCGTAGGCCAGTTCGGTGATGGCGCCAGCAGCGTCTACGACAACGATATCACCAGCAGCGGCAGCAACGCCGGAACTGAAGGTGGTGCCGTCAACGTACACGTAGCGACCGGCAACGCCAGCGAACTCGGTTTCCAGTGCCAGAACGTCAGCTTGGAAATCCAGACCGGCGAGGGCATTTTCGATGGCGTTGGTTACGGATTGGGTCGAAGCCAAACCGGCAACAGCGGTCGAAATTTCCTGAGTTACGTCAGCGCTTTTCGCGTAGTCGGTCAGTGCAGCAACGACCAGCGCGTTTACCTCGTCGGCGTCTTGGAAATCGGCAACAGCGGTTTCGATGGCGGCGGTAACTTGGGCAGCAGTTTGCAGACCCGAAACAGCAGCAGAAATCGCAGCAGTTTGCGCGGTCGGGGTCACGTAAGTGCCCGACAGGTCGCCAACTTTTACACCGTTCGCATCGACCACGATAGAAGCGTCAGCCGCTTTTACCGAAATGGTATCACCGGCTTTTTCGAGGCCGTTACCAGCAGTGATGCCAGACAGGCCACCAAACTCGGCCCAGTCAGTACCGTTCCAGCGATACCATGCAGCGGCTTCGCGGTTCCAAGTCAGGGCGCCGGGACCGGCAGCCGAAACGTCGTAGGCGTTGGCGGTGATAACACCGGAAGCATCGACAACCACGATATCGCCAACGGCAGCGGAAACGCCGGTTGCGAAGGTGGAACCATCGACGTAAATGTAACGACCGGCAACGTTGGTGAAATCGCTTTCCAGACCGAGCACGTCAGCTTGGAAATCGAGGCCAGCCAGTGCGTTGTCGATTGCAGCCCGCATTTCGTTATCGGAAACGAGGTCAGCAACGGCGGTGCTGATTGCGGTGGTAACGTCAGCACTTTTCGCGTAAGCGGTCAGCGCATCGTTCAGTTCTTCTTCGGAAATACCGGCGCCGATTGCACCAGCGGCAGTACCGTTGAAGAACTTGATCACTTTGGCAACGTTATCGTACCAAACGCGACCTTCGATCAAACCAGCGCCCGTAGGGTCGGCGCCCAGTTTTTCCAGTTTCAGGTCGAGAATTTCACCAGCGACCCGGAGTTGACCATTGATGTTAGCCATGTTTTTTTATCGCCTCTATATTGCTTATGCTGGGAGATTGGGCGTTTCCACGTCGATGATATCGACGTATTCTGCGCACCGTTTCAAAAGGGTGGCCAGCGGTTCATCCCCTTCGATCACACCGGAGTAACTGAGGTTACAGGTGGAATGATTTTTTACGAGGGTCGGTAGGCGGCGGCAAGCAATGGTGTTGTAATAACGAATCCTTTCTTCAAACATGAACACGCCCGTTTTGTAGAAGTAATCAAGGGCGTAATTGTCCACGTACATAACCATGCGGTTGCTGTTGGAGCGGTTGGTACTGCACCGATCTTCAACGAAATCTGATCCTAACAGGCAGTCGATTTCATAGAGTTCGTACATGCAGTTTTGCAGCGTCGAACCAAGGGTGGCCATGATGATCGGGTAGGCCTCAAGGTGCGACTGACCTTCAACGCTGCGTATCGTGGTTTGGAAAGCCTTACGTGTGTGTGCGTTGACGGCCCACCAAATCTCCACAAACTTTTGCGTGAAAAGATCGGGGTTTTCCACAAAGACTTGGCGATGCCAATTCTGCAATCGTTGCTCGGCGTCCAGCGTTGCGTCGATTTCGGCGCGGGTCAGTGTGGGGCGATTCAAGAAAATGGACTCAACTTCGTGTGCCCATTTGCTGTAGGAGTTGAACAGCAGAAGCAGAGTTTCCTTTGCCACTTCGCTGAACTGGTTTTGCTCGTTTATAACCACGTTGAGCATGTACGACTTTGCAGCGTAAAAATGCTCAAGGGAATATGCGGCTACAGAACGAAATCGAATGTTGTTTTTGATGAAAGGTGCCATATGAGCCTCAAACGCCGCGTGGAGGATTACCACGCTGCATGCCTATTCCAAGCATTAAGCCTGTAACTTGACTTTGTTTATCGCTTACGTCAGAAACTGTGCGCAGAATACGTTCCGAATTACGTTCAAGTGATTCAAGCAAGTTCAGTAGCTCGGCACGTTCCCTCGGGTCTTCCTTACCTAAGTTGAGGCGAATGTCATTCATCTGCGTCATGATGGCATCGCACACAACCGCCAAGGACGTTAGGGACTGCGTATCCGGGTGTTTCACCAGATCGTGAATTTCGTCCAAAACATCCTGCATCTTCTTTATTGCATCAACACTCTGAAGGTAGCTGCTGTCGAAATTTTCCGCACGCTTCCGCAAAGACTTTACTTCTTCTTGCAGTGGCAGAACGTAAAACCAACCAACGGCCAGTAATATCAGGTTGAATCCAATCGCCAAGGAAACCGGGATCGGACTGGAGTAAAGAACGTCAATCGCTCCCATCGGCGCACCTATCTGTGGTTGGGGTGAATCTTACTGTCACAGCACCTTCGTAGTCGCTGATGGTTATTTTTGTTATTTTAGGCTGCTTAATCACTGTGCACGCTTCACCGGCTCCCGGCAAATCGTTACAGATTTTTGCGACACATTCGTACGTTTCACGAACCGTTAAGACTTCGGCGCGGTCCCAGTTGAACGATAGTACCGCCCAAACCAGAACCCCGGCGATAGCCAGAATGAAAAACTTGCTAATCGTGTTCCGCGTGAGATTTAACACGGTAGAATTTCCCTGCCGACTGCGAATATAGGTCCAACCTTTCCAGTTGCCGCAATCGGTCGAGGTTTGCACAGATGCTTTGGGATTTCCCGCCAGCTACCACTGTGCTCACGTCGATAGGATCTACCGTGGGTCCAACGGCCATAGCAGTTTTGAAGCCGGGATAACAGACGCCGACTTCAATGTGCCCGGTACGATGTTGCAACACGGTTTCTTCAATCATTTTATATGAGCGTTTGTCGCCCCATGAATCGGTCAGGGAGAACGCATTGATAACTAAAAACCCCGGTGGCTTCTTTCGAACTTCCACCAACGCTTTTCGCAAATCATAGTCAGTCCTTATCTCGAATTCTTCAGGCTTCAGCGGCTCAAAGATTGCTTTGCGGTCTTGCTCAAGGCGGCTTCTTCCTTGGAGCAGGTAGATTGGCATTCCGCTTAAAAACTGAGGCAACTCAAATTGAGTCAGCACCGGAATATAAGTGCTTTCCAAATTCTGCCGTTGCCCTATCACTGTAAGCTTGTCGAACTTGTGACTGGCTGCATATTCCGTGACGGCATTTTGAACCTCGGAAGGTCGTGCTTGCCGCTCAAGGAACACCACATTTTTTGCGTCCATTTTGTTGAGAAACACCGACCCGTAAAGGTCGGTGATTGCCCGGCTTTGGACGTACAATGGGTCAGCCAAACCACAAGCGCTATAACAATAAATTAATGACAATATTGCAATGCGCTTTAGCATTTTACCTAAATTCCTTTTTATCAAAATTGCCATATACGAACGCGATTAAGATCCCCTTCCACCAAACGGTCAAAACCCCAGCGGCTACGGAATACACGCGAAGACGAACGGGGCAGCAATTCGTTTCCAAGTTCCATGGCAGCTACGATATCTTCCGCATAGGCACGCGCATCCGCCAACTTGGCAGACGTATTATCTGCACGGGCAGACAGAGGTGCAGTGTACAGCAGGTTGCCAGTGGTTTCCCAAACCAAAGCATCTTTCAAATGCGCCATAAATTTAACGTCTTCAATTGTTTTCAACACAGTAGGTGCGCCAGCTGTTTCAGGAACGAATAGCAGAACTACTTGCCGGTTGCCGTTTGCGCAGGCAAATACATTAGAGCCGACGTAATAAATCTGCGTATTAGTCGTAAGCCCCGAAACGTAGTAGGAAAAAACCGTTGCCGGATAATCCCAGCTTACATACAGCAAGGTCGGGGTTGCAGCTGTAGACTGAGAAATCAACACAGCGTTATCGTTTTTACTGATGTAGTTGCTGGTATTAACTGCCTTGGCCCCGATGTTAGATGTTACGATCGTACCACCAGATACACCGCTCGCAGCTTTGGTCCAGTTTGCACTAGCCGCGTTATAAATATAGTTGAATCCTTTGTGTCGAATGGCCATACCCGTTCGGTACGAGTCAGCGGCCCCGATAGCGGTCCATGATACGCCGTTGTTTGCCGTTCGATAGCCGTAGCTTCCGGTTGCGGCCAATGCAGCATTTGGATAATCCATGAAATGCACATTGGCGTAGTTAACATCGGAAGGTGTGGTAATGGGCTGTTCTACCAAATTCCGGTCCAACAGCTTCAGTGGTTTCGACGGGATGGCATAGTAATCGTCCGTAAAGTTGAACGAAAAATTCGCGAACGAAGTGGCACGTGAATACGCTTCGTCATATATTAACTTCGGCTGTGCGGGCAATGGTGGGAAAATAGCAGACAGGCTTAGCTTAACCGGGCCACGGTAGGCAGGCATTGTAAGGCCCCCACTTGAAACGGCCCCAATCAAAACGCGCTTGATGGCCGTCAAGTCAGAATCGACCGGAAACGACGGTTGGTCGTAAGTCGTACTGGTGCCAATCGCGAGGTTTTGTTTAACGTTGTTTACGTATGCAAAAACACGAGTGCCTTGCTTTACCAACCGGTATTCCTTTACCACGTTGTTCAGTGCAGTTTTCGTAAATTTCGCATTGTATATGCTGGACAGCCCGCTAACACTGCCGCCGAATTGCAAACGCTGGCCAAAACCGGAATCCCCGTAACGTGCGGTGATGCCGAAGTTGCCAACGGCAGGCAGCATAGCAATCTCCGCAAAATACCCGTCGCTGGCCGCTAAGTTTTTAGAGGACCATTCCAGTGTCCAATCGGTGTCCGAGAGGTTAATTGCTTGCGCGAAAGTGAACTCAATCAAGTCTTGGTTGCCCGCAGGTAAAACAGCGGTGGCATCGCCGATTGACGGAAATTCTTCAAACGTAACACCGTTGGTTAACGATGCGGTGTACGGCAAATTATCGGCCAATGTGAACATTTCCAACGGGGGTGGCGGGGCGACGTAGGGCCGCAATTTAACCGGGGCCGTCAGTGGGAATTTCCGCATGTACGTCCATTCGTCTACACCGTCGTTCGCCACGACGTGTTGGCCAATAGTGCGGTGGCCTTTAAGTGCGGTAAGCGGACGTGATACGCCAGAAAGTGATACAGATCCGTCGCTATAGAAAAACGCGAATTTATCGGAACCTGTATGCGCAACGTGAAGCAGGGTTTTTGCCTGCGCCTGTTCGGTCAGAACAAACCCGGTATAGGTGCCGGTCAAGGTCCGTGTGCCGCTGTATACCACGAAAGAATTTAGGCCGCAGCAAACCTTATCAGCGTTCGACGTGGAGGCAGTCAGGAGCACCGTCATTTCGCGAATTACCTGCACCGCCGTAGGCTGGCATACAATAAGGTAATTCGAATCAGAAATTGCCATGGCGCCAGTTGTAACCAACGGATCGTCATCAGGCATATGCAGACGCACAGTTTTAGATGGCGTTTGCGCCGCCATGTTTTGCCCGTTTTCAGAAATCGCCAGACGCTTTACATCGGCCAGCGGATACGTCGCACGTAGCAAAAGCGTATTATCCGAATTTTTCCGATAGCGTTTTACTTCACCTGCCTGATAGGCAAGCAGGTGATTAGGACCGTGCGCCACCAAAGAGTTCGGCAGCACATTTGTCTTCAGTAAAGTCATATCAAACACTCACCGAAATAACACCGAGTTGTGGGGTGGCGTCGGCGGCAGTCATGAAGCAGCCGATCAGCCAGAAATGCTTGTCATCTACTTTATGCAAAACTTTGCTGTTGTTTGTCCGCTCTTTGTAAAAATACGGAGTGGCGATTGGATCATAAGGACCGATATATTGACCCGCACCCACCGGCAAGCGGAAAGACAGCTGTAGAGGCCGCACAGTATCCACCAAACCACCGATATTTGTGGCGTGTAGGTGCATCGCCAGATCGCTATCGAACGTCATAAGGGGGTGCGAAGTATCCTGCTTTCCGCCCACGATACAGACAACACCCTCGCTAGAAACCCAGCCAGTATCTAAAGGGTTTGAGAGATAAGTCGGTTGGCTTAGGTAATTGGAATTGTAAGAAACCCCAGCTGACGGCGACGATCCGCCTATTGCGTAATGGTTGCCGCGTTTGTTGGCGTCCGGTAAGGCTACCCCATTGGGCGTAAAGTTGGTCAATGTGGCTTTTGAAAGGCTTGTGTATGTCGGATTGGCACAAATCAAATAGCAGTCGTGGTACAGAGTATTAACAAGGGGAAGCGTCCAGATGCACCGATATTGGCTGCTGGGCGTTAGTGCTGTACCAAGGTCGCTAACGGTTACTATTTCAGTTTCGACGCCATTCAAGTCTTTGATGTTCTTCAGATCGGCAGCAATCAGATAGTTAGTGAAGTTTCCGATATACGCATGATTTTCGATTGAACTGGTAGGCGCACCTAAAATGCCATCCGCGACCGGGATTTTGATTGCATTGAGCGGTAGTCGGTTGGACGGTACACTGTTGCCACTATTCCGAAAAACGGCTTTGCGAATCGTAATGGAAGTTGTTGATGCGGAAGAAATATTTAGCGCATACAAAGGGCTATCGAATACACCCGGAGAGTTAGTCTGATCAGAAGTGCTGAATGTGGCACTCGACTTGACCGAATACTGACCCGACGAATTTCGCTCCATCACATAGCCAGTGTATCCAACAGGAGCACGTGCATTGTTACGGATTGCTGAAGTGTTGGTTGGTGCAGTAGTGGAGTATATAGAACCATAACCAACCTCGTACTGACCAGCGTAGGACCACGAATTGGGCACCATCACAAAAACAAGATTATTACCCATGCTTTTGATTTTAGGGCGCATGTGAAACCAAGGCTGAGCGTTTGGCAGTTGGCCCACGAAGTAAGGGGTGCCCACAACAGGCGCCCCATCAACCTGATTTATTTCCTGAATAACTGCTTTGTAATCGGCTGTGATTGTAACCATCACGATGCGCGTATCACTAACAGCATCCCATGCCATTTGCCCGCCATGATGGAGTATCCCACCGGGGTTGTCAATTGTCACGAAGGCCATAAATATTCCTATACTTGTTCTTGCTGGTAAGACAGATTGGTAATGTTGGTTTTCACCGGGTTCAAATTCGATTTGGCGTAGTCGAACACATAGGCCCCGATTTTGCCGGACTGAACCTGCGAAAGGGCTGCAAAACTAGGCACAATGTTAATGTAGCCAAAATTCATCGTAGCGTATGGAATATCACCATAAACTTCGACCTTGGCCCGATCATCAATCCAAATGTTATTCATGTCGCGATAATCGTGTTCGTAACCGAATACTAGGTCAGTGAACGATTGTGACGATGGAATTGGAATTTCGCACGGATACAGATTCCAGCTGTTGGCAGGCACCACAACTTCACTGTAGTAACGTTGGCCCCCCAGCGTGATATAGGATCGCACACCGAGGCCATCACCAGCTGCCTGCTGGCGTTTATGCTGCACTGTAACGAAAGAGGCAGCAGGGACTTTATTGTTCGAGCGAGTGGCTGTGAATTCATTGCGAACATAGCCTTTTGGTGATCCTAGATAACCGATGGTGTAACCATCTGCATCGTTGAATTTACCACTGGCCATCCGCGTGATCATCGCTAGATTTGAAGCTGATGTGTATTTCACCACATCGGATTCAGTCGATGTAATAGACGCGATAGGTTCGGTCTTCACGACGCGGCGCCCCATACGCTGCGAAAACCCCGGTGAATTGTCGATCAAGGCCAAACTATGCAGCCACATGACAAACGCATTGTTGGCGCCCATTCCATACGGACTGAAATAGAATTTATTGATCGGAATATTCATACGCGGAACAGAAGCAACCAATGTCGGCCCCGACCACATTTCCAGTGTGGTCGGTTTGAACACTAGGTCGATGTAGCATTTGACGATGGCTGGAGGGTAAAACGCCTGCAACGTGGTGGACTCACCATTCAGCGTAAAGAAACCATTGTCATCCACACCCAGCGCAGCCTCACCGTCATTGAGTGTGAGGAAATTTCCGCTGGCTACATAACCGCCGTGCAACGAAATACACATGCTGAAATTCAGTGTATCGCCCTTGTATCGAATATTTTGACGCATCAATCCTCGATACTGACCAACGTTAACGCCGGTATAGGTAGGGTGATGCATCAGGGCCAGTGCGCCTTGGCTCAATTCGTAATACACGGAAGGTCTTGACTGGTATTCCAGACTGGACGAAAAGCAGGCTGGGGATTCATACCCCAGCCCGTTCCAAAATGGAGTGTACATGCGTTGGTTTGCGACGGTATCTTGGACAAAGATACCATTGTAGCTAGCAGCGAGCATCGACCTGTTTATTTGCTGAAAGTCGTCAGCAAGAACAATAGCCATAAACCATCCCCCTTTATCAGGTCGGCTTTGGCAGAATGCGTTGGCCGAATTTTACGTTCTGTGCCTCGGTCGGCGACCACGGTAGCTTGGTCTTAGGGTTCACTTCGAAAATGTGTTTCATCGAAGTATAAGTAGAGGCCTTGAGTTTCATGCGGTAGCCAGTGGCTTGAACGCCGTCAACGTCAACCACGGCAGTTACAGACAGGGAATCCGGTTCGACCATACGGGCACTCGGTACAACAGTAATTGCACGCACTGCCGCGTCGTCCACCGTTTCAAAAGATGCGGTATTGGTGTAAAGATCGGTGGTGCCTGCTTTGTTGGAGGACACGTAAGAAGAATCACCGTCGGGCGCCGCCTGATTAACCCGGCTAAAGTTTGTAGTGCCCGAATCCGGAGTCATGCCTACAGCAGAATCAGCGGTCGGAAAACGAGTCATCGTCGTACATTTACCGATGCGTTCGTTGTTGTATTGACCAGCGCCATCGAGCAAGTGGTGGTCGTCAACATGCAGTACCGTATGGCTAGTGCCGCCACTTGTGTATTGCGCACGAATTTCCCAAAAATCTAGGGTGTAACCCGTTATGGCTTTCTCGTAGACTTTAACGTCGGTCATCCAAAGTTCGAATTTGTTGTTGGCGATATCAACAACCAACTCAACAAAATTCCAGATGTTAAGTTCGCACTGGTAGTTGGTGTTGACACCATCGACATAAATGTACCAATCGGAACCAATAGAAACGTTCACACCCGCTATGCGAGCAAATTGCAAGTTGCCGGTAGGAGCCAATGCGAAGCGTGCGGCGAATGCGTGCACTACACGAATTGTTGGCGTATAGGCCTCACCAGTCGAGAAAAACGATTCGGGCTTGATTGCTTTTTTCAACCAAACCAAATCGGTAGTGGATGAAGTCAGGCCCACGCCTAGCGATCCTGCGTTTTTCCCGAAGCTAGTGGTACAAACGCAGGCGCCTGTAGGCTGAACAAAACCACCCGAGGTTAGGGCCATAGATGCAACGGTAGTGGCAGTGTGCAGATTCGTCGTACCGTAATGATCGAAGCCGTCGTGTTGCAGAAGACTCATAAAAATTCTCCAAAAGAAAAAGGGGCCGAAGCCCCTTTTGAAGGGAAGCTAATTCCCTATTAAGTCAGCGAAATGCCGCCGCCTTCCTTGATGGTTACGATACGCATACCGGTGTTGTTGGGGCCGTTTGCAACCAACGAAACGTATTTGCGGTCGTTGGCTTCACCGTAAACGCGCAGCGGAACGTCAGTGTTTTCCGAAACTACGTCGGCAGACGTATAGCCCATCATATCCAGTTCGTACGTGTATGCGTAACGTGTGGTATTGAGACGCGACGGGAAGTTAACAACGTATTTATTACCCTCGGAAATCGAAACCTGCTCGATGCCGTTGATAATTGCGTTGTTGTAGTCTGTGTCAGTAATGGCACTCACAGGATCGGAAGGGCGCAACACATCAGATTCACGCACCACAAAGCGCATGATTTTGTTGTTCACGCCGTAGACGCAGAACACAGGAGCCTTGCCAGACACAATGGTTTTGCCATCTTCGCGATTGACTGGACGCTGTATGCACACCCAAGAAATCGCCACCGCCCCCGAATCCGAAACGTAGTCTTCCCAAACGCACAGCACGATACCGCGATTGGTGATCGACAGGCTGTAAGTCATCGGGAAAGAATCCGACAAATCGAGGGTGTTCAGCATTACGCGAGAGGCGCGGTTAATGAAACCTTCTTCGGGTTTAGTCACGTCCGGCTGGAACGTGGCCAAATTGGCGGGGTTTTTGGTGTAATAGCCACCAACGGCGCCGATAGGGCCTTGCAGACTTTTCGAAGAACCCGAACCTGCGGTGCCATAGGAAGCCGTGCCGTCAGTACGCAATGCTTGCTGTGAACCTACAGTGATGCCAGCGGTGTGCTTGTCGAACACCTCGATTTGCACGCGCCATGGTTGCTTGTTCTGCAATTCGGTAGCGTTCAGTGGATCAACCGTCGGACCAGCCTCAAGCGTGATCTTGTATTTGCTACGACCAGATTCGTCTACAGGAGGAACCCATGGGGTCGGAAAACGGGCTGTGAACCCGTTAGTGGTCAGGTCGTTAATCACGGCCAACATCAGTTCGCCGACGTGCGTGTAACCGCTACGGCGAACATAAAAACCAGAAACTGCCATTTAAAATTCTCCTTAGATACCAGCGCCAGCTTTCAGAGCCAGAATGCGCATGCCGTTGTTGGCAGGGAGGTTGGAATGCATACCGAGATAAGTGCGGTCAGTTTCTTCGTTATAAAGACGCTGTGGAACTTCGGTGGTGGAAGATACAACGGTCGCACTTGCGTAACCGATCATGTCCAGTTCGTACGTGTATGCGTAGCGCGAAGTGTTGAGGCGCGACGGGTAGTTGACGATGTACTGGTTATTTTCAGAAACACCAACCTGTTTTTTGCTATTGATAATAGCGGTGCAGTCTTTCGAATCGACGTCGGCCGATGCGATTGCAGAAGCGTCAACCACGTCGGATTCGCGAACTACGAAACGGTTGATCTGATTGCCCACGGAGTTCACGCAGAAGACAGGAGCCTTGCCCTCGGTGGCAACCAAACCGGTGTCACGTTTAACCGGGCGTTGCACCAAAACCCAGCTAAAATTGGTGCCACTCATGTCAGCAGCGGAACCTTCCCAAATCGACAGGAATACGCCGCGATCAGTAATCGCGAGGTAGTATGTCATTGGGTAGGTGGCGCTTACGTCTTTGGCTGGATCAGTTGGGTAAACTGGCGGGATTTCCGGCGAACTCGGTGGAGCGACGGTTTTCACATCGAGCCATACGCGAGCTTTTCGGTTAATGAAACCTTCCGTTTTGTTATTCCAGTGCGGCATGAACAGGCTTGCATTGGTGAAGTATAGCGGACTCGGTGCAGGAAAAACGTTTTTGTACGGAGTGTAATCGTCACCAACAATACCTTTTGCGCCAACCAGCCGAGTGCTGGAACCGTTACCGGTTTCCGGAACAGTAGCCGTGGTGTATGGGATGGTGCCGGTGTCTGGCAGGGCTGCTGCCGAACCAACGAAAATACCCATGGTGGCATTGTCGGAAACTTGGAACGCAATGCGCCAAGGTTGTTTAATCGCCACGTCGGTTTTGTTGAGCGGATCAACGGCGCCGGTAGCTTCCAAAGTCACGATGAATTTCTCGGCAGAAGTGCCGGAAGGTTTTACATAACCACCAGTACCGTCTACAGGGAAAATAGGTTTGAAGCCGTTTGCGATCATGTCGTCAATTACGGCCAGTGTTACTTTGCCCGCTGTGGCAAAGCCTTCTTTGAGAACTGCGATACCCATTTTTAATCCTCGACGGTCAGGTACATGATTTTGATTGTGATAGCAGCGGCAACAGGCTGCGAGTTCGTGATCTTTCCGTACACTTGAGGCTTTCCGGGCGTCTCAAGGTTCACAAAAATCGAATATTGCCGCGACTTAATAACGGTTCCGTCACGCAAGGTAGTGGAGCCGTCATCAACAAGGTGGCCAGCAACCGCGACAAACCTGTAGGGTGTTTGGTCGAGAATGGGACTGTGGTCTTCAGTCCCGAATACCTCGACCACACAAGGTCCGTCAACCTCAAGCCTTTGGATGATTGCGGACTTGCCGCAATCAATCACAAAATTTTCCGTGGCGTTGGGGTTAAGCAGCAAGGTTTTCAATTGAAAATTCTTGCGTATCCGGTTGCCGACTTCACTTAGCTTTTTGACAGGTGTTAATGCCATGTGAAATCCTCAACGTTTCTATTAAATTAACCACCTTGAATGAGGCCGGAAATTGGACCATTGTAGTAGATTTCGCAAACGAATGTTTTATCTACGTCAAGGTTGTAAACGTACCCATTGAACTTTTGCAGGATTTTCACGCCCGAATAATTCGCAGTGAAGTCCTTTGCATCAGCCGTCGTGTCGAAGCCCATGTACAACGAGGCTTTGCCGCGACCGGTGGCGATTTGTGCAGGGCGATATGGGGTGTTTTTGTAAACGCCCATTTGTGCCTTCACCCGCACCCAATTAATCTGCACTTGAACAACTTTTTCAACCCGTTTTACAATCCCCGTTTGGTAGGTGGAAACACCAACGGCACCTGCATAAATCGGCGTTGTTCGGAAGTTGTGGAATTCATGAGCACTGTGCACTTCTGCTGTTTTACCCACAAGCTCCGTATGACCAAACGATCTTTCTGCCGGGAACATTTGGGCAAGTGTCATTTTCGGTCGAACGATATACATCGAAACATCCCAAACACCAGTGTTACCCGAAAGGTAGCGTGTGTAGTCCGACGATCCGAGTACCGAATATGCAATAGTGTCAGTGAAACCCATCGTGAACGTGGAAGCGAAACCTGTGGTTATCATTGCTTCGTATTCTTGGGTATCACTGTAGGATTTACCTACAGGTACATAATCGAAATCTTGATCAACTGGAACTACGGTGCCTTGTGGCACTGCATTGTATTCCTGATCAACATCGCTGTAGCCGACAGCAGCTTCTAGGAAGGCAGCATTTTCCAACAACGCTGCGCCCGGAGACGCGACCTCCAACGAGGAATTCTGAGCGGTCAATCCGTAGGAGGCTTGCAGTTGCTCTACCGTCATTTCGTAGTAAGCGGCACCCACACCGATTCCGGAATCAAACGTGACTACGTTCTGCCCGAAATAGTTTTTGGTGGGAATGAAATCATCCTGAATAAACTGGCTGATTTGCGCGCTAGCCATAACAGCATCGAACGCCTTAGAAAGCGCGTGGTAAGACTGAGAAACAACTGGTCCTAGCGAATCTTTGGCCATCGCATGATAAGACTGCGAAACCTTTTGACCCATCGAATATTTGGCAGCATTCAATTTTACAATCAGTGTGCCCACTACCGGGCCTATTCGGCTGTAGCTACTACTCGCCAGCGCGTTCAAGTTGTGAACGGCAATTCGGGCTTTAGTGAAGATCGACAAAATAGTTGCGGTCGATGAATAGGATTTAACCAAAATCCATCGAGGACTCGTAGTCATAGAGTAAGCACGGGGCTTAGTTGGAACACGTACAGGGTGTTTAAATAGCCACATCCCAACCTGTTCACGGGTAACTTCTCCGTTGGTTAGGTAATACGTGTAAACGTTAATCGAGGGCTGCCACCAATTAGGGATGCCTCCGACAATACGAACCCTGTCATTGTTTGCGATTGGCGACGATAGTCCAACGTCCACATCGTTTACAAACATGGTCGTGCCTTTGGCTATTGGGCCTTCCAACTGAATATAGGCACCGGGTTGGACGCTGGTAGCGCGACCCGTCAGCGATGTGTACATTCGATCTTTTACTGGATCAGCAACTTCGCCAAAATTTAACCAGAATACAGACGGAATTTCAGAGACGAAAACCAGTTCCGCCAGCTGCGTCATTCGGTACGGAATACGTGGCGTACGCGCCAGAATCATTTCCGCACTTTGCGTAACTTGCGTATTGGTACTGCCTTGTTTTACCAACAGCTGTTCAGAGGTTTGCGTAATCCACGTTTCAGGATCGCCCGCCTCAACAATGAAACCAACGTTGGCGTAGGAAACTTGCAGCGAGTTATTTTGCTCACCTTCCTTAACCAGAATCAGTTCGGGTGTCTGCGTAACTTGAGTGTTAGCAGCACCATCTTTTTTCAGCATTAATTCCGGAGTTTGTGTGACGTAAGTGCTGGGCACTACGTCTTTCATCAGAATTTGTTCAACCAGCTGCGTTACTTTTAAAGAGGGTATGGACTCGGTTTCGTAAATGACAACTACGCCCGGATAACCATATGCCTGTGGTGTACCACCAGCATCACCTTGACCGGGAACTTGAATATTGATTGTGCGGTCTACAATGTCAGCTTCAGTCAACATGAAGAAGGCAGCAGCACCCGAACCACCTGAATATACAGTGCTGGTGTTAGTGCCAGTGTACTGCCCAGCGCGGCTGTACCCGTAGTTTGAGAAAATGCCCAAACCTGAACTGAAGTATTGATTAGCCACGCCGTTCGATTGCCAAATAGTTTCGCTATTTGACGAAAACTCACCGACTTTGCCCGGCCTAGACCAGATGTAACCGCCTGATAGTTCCCGTGGGCTGGAAACGCCGGAACCTGCGGTAAATGTTTTTTGGTTAGTGCTAACGATTGCAGGATCGCTGTAGATTTCCGGAAGTACCGCGTTAATTAGCTGTGCATTACCACCACCGCAACCCGACATAAGAACCAATACATTTTTGGTACTGGGTCGCAATTTGTGCACATAATTCTGTTTTGATGCAATCCCCCGCCCGACATAATCTGTTCGGTACACTCCGGGCAATGGGTTGGTCGCAACATTGTAGTTTGCCAACGAATAATCAGCAGGCTCGGAATACGCCATGAACCCTTGATATTCGTAGACGACGATTACGCCGTCACCACCATTACCGCCAGACGAACCACCCGAACCGCGTGTGCCACTATGTTCGGATGTTAAGGTCTGCCCAGCAGGTTGACCGATGCCACCTTTAGGAACCGTCAAACTCAAAGTGGCGGGTGCCATAACCACCCGGCTTTGGCGTCCAGAAGCGCCGCCGAAACTGCCGCCTTGTCCAACGCCCGTAATCAGAACGGCGCTCAAATAAACGTAAGCAGCGGCGTTCGAACCCGTTCTGGTGCAGGTTTGTTTTACGGTAACAGGCCCATTCTGTGTGACTGTATAAGCAACCGATTTACCGCCCAAATATGAGGAAGCATCAGAAGCTAGTAATTGGTCATTCACATAAACGTTTACGGTGCCGAATGATGTGGAGGAACCACCTTTACCATAGGAAACGGTAATTACCTGCCCGGCGTACGCATTAAACGTCATTTCCAAAAGGCACTCGGTGCCTACAGCAACAGCATCGCTGCGATACCCATCAGCAGAACCACGCGTGAAATTCTGTAATGTAACCGGTACTGCTGCGTCCGCTGTACGGAAGTTGTTTGTCGCCCCCATACCGCTGTTTGTAATCTGAGGCGTAAGCTTGTAGGCAACACCGGCTACGCCGCCTATATCGGCAAGGCCCCCGGCGGCCCCCGCGTCGTTACCAGCGGCAATACGACTCGATGAACGGGTAGCAAAATCCGCGTAGTTTATCCAATCAAATTCTGTTTTGCCCGAATACTGCAAAGATGCTTCGGCTGCCGTATAACTAACGGCACCGGGCGCAATAAGAACATTCCCAGCGGCAGTTGCAACTACTGCATCGCCACCTTGAAAGGCAGTAGCAGGGGCGACGGAACCGTCCAGATTCAGATTTACAAAGCCGCCTGCACCTGCACCCTGTGCAGCGATCAACATTAATTTCGTGGCGGATTCTGGAACGTGTGTAAATTGCCCTACCGTGGAATATTCGGTGCGCTTCCAACCAACGGGAGTGCTCAAAAATGGCGAAGTTGGTAAGACTGTAGGAAGTGTCGGGTTCGCACCTTCGTCACCAACCGTGTCGTACATGGAAATTTCCCAAATACGCACGCGGTCAATACCGGTCGTGCTGGTAAACCAAATGCCCCAAAACTTTGCAGCAATTTGGTTGTCGGGCAGCAGTATAACGTTTTGGGTATTTAGGTCGGCACCACTGGGACCATAAACCCAAGGATTTCCCCGTGAGTCGTTTGGTTCTGATGCAAACGTAATACCTTTTATTTCGGTGTAATTCGCTTTTACCGTACCACCTTCATGTGAGTACCCGATCCGTAAATCAGGCCCCCACGTTCCCAGCAAAAGGCGAATTTGCTTGGGCGTTACAGGTTGCGCAAATCCCAAAACAAATACTTCTTTGATCGCATCGCCACCGGTGGAATTGGATTCCCAGCGTGTGTTACTTTTGCCGTCGATTGCCAAATTAGGGGGCGAGCCGCTACCTGCCGTATAGTAGGTCGTAGCGTAAGCTGTGGCGCCAGTAAGTTTTGCCATATTTGCTCCAAAAAAGGGGCCTTTTTATCGGCCCCTTTCCCATTAGAATGTACCGGTGCCCACTGCGTCATTCAAGATGGCATTGCGCTCATTCGACAAGCGAACCATGACATGAACCTTGGCAGGATTAGCGGTTGCGGAACCGTTCACCGTTACCGAAAGTGCGGTAGTCGAATCACCAGAACTGATGCCGACCGTACCGAACGAAGTCACATAATCAGGATTTGCAGGTTGAGTAAATGCAATGTCGTCAAAGAATGCGTAAGCCTGCGAGTATGCAGCGAAACCGAAGCGGCAGAAGTCTTGGAAGACTGCCAAATCTGGATCGCTCGACAGGTTAACAGTGATAGGGGTTGCGTTCACGGTTGCGCTGTTGAAATCCGATGCGTAGGCGCTAATCGAATTACCGTCACGCACAACACGAACACGCGAAGTTTTATTGCTCCAAGCACCCGACACAGTGCCGATATCCACGGCGGCCAGATTCTTGACAACGGTATTGCCGCGAACATAAACCAGCATGAAGTTTTTCAGCGGTGCAAGACCACCGGCACCACCCTGATTTCGCAGGGCCATGATCGAATGGTTAACGCCATTGACACGTTTGAACGCCACAACCAAACCAACCGCATCATCGTCAGAATCAGTCGAACCAATGGTAGCTTCAATCGTGAATTTCTTGTAAGAAACTGGCGCCAGCGACATGACATACGTCGAGGTGTTGCGCTGCACTTCGATACGGTTATTGTCGAACAGCAAGAATGCCGCATCATTGGAACCCGGAACGATAACCGAAGTCGGGAAGTAATCCACGCCCGACGCACGATGCCACGTTTTGAATGTGTTCGCGTCGTTCGGTTCTGCAATCATGGTGCCGACTGCATCGTCAGAAACGGTTTCGTAATCTGCGATCACGTTTTCGTCCGATTCTTTATCAATCGAAACCGCGAACGTCAGTGACGACTTTTCCGGGGCGGTTGGGCGCGCCTGCAACGTCGGACTATTGATGGTCAGGGTTGGCGTAGGCGTCATTTCGAACAGTTTGATTGTCCAGTTGAAATCGAGCGATGCAAACGACTGCGCACCGTTGAATTTCAAGACGCACGATTCTGCCCCTTCAATCGTGTCTTGGGCACTCACCGTGTAGCTGCCCGGATTCGCCCGCAATTCAGAAGGGAATTTGTTGAACGAAATATACGGAACAACACGGCGTGGAGTTTCGCCGTTGAAATTCAGCGTCAATTCGATATCTTGCGTTGCAGAACTGGCGACGAAACGACCGGAAATTTCTAACGATTTATCGCCAACTTCCACCGAGTAGTAACGACCTACCCGCGAATCGGAATGCTGCCACGAACTATTGGTAAACATTGGAGCGGCGCCAGCGGGGCCGGGAATACCAATACCAGCGGGACCAGCGGGACCGGCAGGGCCTTGAACACCTTGGCCAGATGGACCGGTTACGCCTTGTGGGCCTGTTGGACCAGTGGCGCCGGTTTCACCTTTTTCACCCTGTGGGCCAGTTGCACCAGTTGGGCCAATCAAACCTTGTGGACCGGTGGGGCCAACTTGACCTGCGGAACCTTGACCACCCGAAGGCCCTTGTGGACCGGTAGCGCCAATTTCGCCTTTTTCACCGGGCAAACCTTGGGGGCCTTGTGGACCTGTAGGACCAACGGGGCCACGTGGACCGATACCACCATAACCACCAGCGGGGCCAGCGGGGCCAACATCACCTTTCGGGCCAATGCAACCAATTGCACCGTCGCGCCCGTCTTTACCATCACGCCCGTTTGCGCCTTTATCGCCTTGCGGACCGGTGGGGCCAGTTGCACCAACCCCGATATTCGAAGAAGTCGGCAACCCCGGAACCAGAATTACAGAACTGTCGGAGTTTACGATTTTAAGCGTGCCGGTTTCCCGATCATAATCTGCGGATTTGACGGTGCCGGTCGCGTTTTTCCGTTCTTCACTCGGTTCGAAAACTTCACCAGTATCACGCAGGATATTGCCGATGCTCGAACCTTGAGTGCTGATCATCCGCGTCGGAATACGCGTCAGCCTTGTATTTGATGCCATTCTTTTTACCCTATGCGTTGGCTGTATCCGGCCCTATAAAAGCGACCGGATTAACCGTGTTAACTGAGGCCCGTAAAGTCAAGATCCGCCCACTTGCCACGCCACCCGGTTGCTTCGCTGTCGTAGACAACTTGGCCCGCCGAGTTGAAGAGCGTGAACCAGAAATAGTTTGGCCTTTTCGACTTCTGGTTGTAGCAACGAATATGCATTTTCTGAGGCCCGGCTTTCAAACGGAACAACTGACCGGCAATACTGCGATTCTGACAACCGATGAAAACTTCGACCGCATCGTCTGCGTAACCTGTGACGTAATAATCACCATCAGCCGGAATATTGATATCCCGTTCTGCCGACCACCACGCGTATTCAGGACCGCCAAACGCAATCGAGGTAGAAATGTGGGTCATCCACCGGTTTTGGTACATGGTGCTATGCAGCGGCACCGGTAAACCGTCAAGGGAACCCACGGCACTAACCCAACCCTCCGGTGCACTCGCGTACATCGCTTGGCCATCAGGTTTGATAATGGCAAACGCCACATAACCCGGCGTACAGTGCGGTACGTTTTTATACGACACTGTAACTTTGTGAGCACCTGCCGCAACGAACACAGTTGATTCTGGAATGTTCCCAAGCAAGGCCGTAAATACCGATTGGCAATCTACGAAAATCTCGATTGTGTCATCACCAGTACCACGGAACCTGTAGTTACCAGAAACCGGGAAATTCAGCGTTTGTTCCAGCGTATAAAACTGGTTGCCGATTGCACATTGCGCAGGGTGCAGCGTTGAATGGATCGTAACCGCACCGTAACCGACGCCCGGATCACCGCCATATTGAGCACAACCACCGGTAGGCGTGATGTTGCACGTATCGGGGAATTGGTTGCAGGACGGCGGCGTACCTTCGTTCATCACACGACCACGCCAATTAGCCGGATGCGATGCGTAAACAACTCGGTTTTGTGAATCCAGAATTGCCATCGCAGCATAGGCAGGCCGTGGTGTTTTCGAAGCGCCCGTGTCATACGTGATGTAAAATTTCCGCATGCCGACGTTCATCGGGGTCCACGTACGAACTGCACCACTGGCCCCGCTGTTGCTGGCCAACAATTGGCAATCCATGTACAGATGCGCATTATCCATGCCGTGAAAATAAATCGTGTACAGACCAGATGCCGGAATGTAAATGTCGGCATCCATCACTTTTGTTGCGCCACCATTGGTCAAAAGATCGCTGGTGAAAAGTTGATATGCACCACGGTTCACGTACGGGCTGAGTCCGTTGGTATCGACCGCAAGCTGCGTGTTCTGATCACAGCTAAATGAGTTCTGATTTTTGATGGTGCCGATTGCCGTCATTTTTCCCGGCTCGGCATTCTGTAGATTCCCCAGCGTCAACTGGAAAGTAACATCAGGCCCCATTAGATCAGTGCCGCAAACTGGCACACAAATTCGCGTAGAATCGGTGCACGCAGGAATAATGCCGGAACCTTGCACGAAGTTGTAATCTGCGACATAGGTAACAGGCAGCGGCGGCGGTTCAACGGTAATGCCACCAACTTTCGAACGCCACAAATGGGTATTCGGATTGGTTGCAAATACGACGTTTCCGGCGCCGTCCAGAATTACCAGTTTCGCCCAACCCGGTGTGCAGTTCGGCACGTTCTGATACATGATCGAAAGCGTCTGCCAACCGGCACGCGCAGTGATTGGCGTAGTCTGCACGTATTCCCATGTCGTGCTTTTGGCCATCACTTGTTTGCAATCGAGATAAACGTACATGTTATCGTCGGCGGAACCGACCATTGTGTACGCACCGTCGTAAGGCAATTCGATTTCCGTTTCTACAACGTAATACTGACCACCAACCGCGCAGTTTGGTGCGTGGTGGCTGGAACGAATGCGGAAACACTGATAACCAATCCACGTGTCGTTCGAAGAACCTGCTTCGACGCCTGTACCGGTCGCCAAGATATTGCAGAACGGCGAATCGGTTACGGTTTCTGTAACGCTGCACGAACCATCCATGGAAACGATGGCAGTAAGCGGCGAAGTTTCCCACGTGAATGTAACGTCACGCGGCGTACGGTTGCCCAAAGTTACGTCGAAGCAAAGGTACGATGTTTCACCTTTACGACCACGCACAATTTCAGCATCCGGCACGTTCAAAATCGTGGGCGCGACTGGGCAACCCATGGTGAATGCCCAATCGGGACAGCACGGACCCACAATCTGCACGCGAATAACGGAACCAAGCGCAGGATTAAACCGGAAGAAGAAACGGTTATGGCCTTGCACAATATCCCGTGTACCGGCCAGCAACGTTTCGTTTGGGAAACTGCCTTGGTAGAAAACCATCTGCACCGGATCTGTCGCGAAATACTCAACGACAATATCACCGCCCGGCATCCCTGAATAATCGTACCAAACGTCAGAAGTATGCGCGCCTTGCCCCACAACCGAATGCGCAGGATCAAGCGTGGCATTAAGTGGCGAACACATAACGTCGGTCGCAACCGACATGCACCGTTTCATGTTGATTCGAGAACCAACTTGACCCGGACAGAAAATGGAATACGTCCAATTGTTGTATTGGCGTGGTCCGATATAACGGATGATCACGTAATTGTCACCGCCACGCACAGTGTGGTTGAACGTCAGGGTATTAGCCTGATGCGGTGCAATCTTCGAGTTTGCGGTCCAGATTTGTGTAACCCGTACCCCAGCGTAAATCACCTCCAAATAAACAGGTTCTGTTCCCGTTACCGTCATGTCGATATCGACTTTACCGCTATTCGGAATGTAGTGGACGTTTTCGTAAGTGGCCACGTCGTGCTGCAACAGATTGCCGTCGTCATTCACGAAGCACGGCAGGATCGGGCCAAACGTTCCGTAGCACGGGGCAGGACGGTCGAAATTGGTACGTTGCGAAATGTTGGGTTCGCCCAACTTCACGTACCAGCGAGCGCCGGGCTGTGCGTCCACACGAACAGTCAAGAAATTGTTGGCAGGAATTGGATCGCCACATTCCCCCTCGGTCAACTCTTCTGGTTCGGTGTTGAAAAATACGTTGAAATAATTGCCGCTTACGTTGGAATCGCCGAGCAGCGTGCAATCATTGTAAATGCGGACTCGAACACGTTGGTCGAGTTCAAGAATGCTCACTTCAATATGGCCGCTACGCGTACCCGCATGCACCAACATTTCAGTGATTTGCGCTTCATGCCCATAAAGCGTGGTAGGCAAAGAATATGCAGCGGTATCTTTTACAACAGGTGCCGTCGAAGTGAATCGACCTGCTGCCACGTTGTAATCAGGCGTATGGCCCGTATAGGTTTTGCAATTAAGACCATCACAATCGCAAACCAGATAACCAGTTGTGCCCCCAACTTTGAATTGAGAACTGTCGAAATTGCCGCTATATCCCGGCCAGCATTTCGCCAGTTGTTCCGGTGGGCAATAGGCCGCATCCCGGTCACAATCAACCTGAAGCCAATAATCATTCGAGCCGTGACGCACGCGCAGGTCATTGAGTGGATCAAGCTCTTTCCACGTCATATCTTCCTGCAAAACTTTCCATTCGCTACCGCAAATGTTAACCCATTGGCCGTTAGGCGACCGGATCGTTAAGTCGCTCATTTGTAGTTCCCGCGTAAATGATTCTGTATTTAAATTACCCTAAAACAAAGAAAGGGACCGTTTAAGTCCCTTAATTTGCATTGCATTTATGGCTTGACCCAAATTGCGCCCGCTTTTACCACGCTGCCTTCCATAGCGCTAGGATCTTCAGACTGGATATAGACCTGAACAAAGCCATCAGAACCACGTGGCCCCGGTTCACCTTTTGGACCGGCAGGGCCTTGAATACCTTGCGGACCGCGAGGGCCTTCGGGACCAGTATCACCGCGAGGGCCTGCCGGACCTTGGCAACCTGTTGCCCCTTGTTCACCATCGCGACCATTCGTACCATCGCGACCATTTTCACCTGCATAACCACGCGGGCCTGCCGGACCTTGAATGAGGGAATTCGCAGTATAAAAACCGTCGATTTCCACATATTCGCCGTCAGACATTTTCAGGCGCAGAACGCCGTTCGGATTCAGCGTACCGGAAACGAGGGTAGGAACCAACTTGTCGTCATCGGTTGCAACCTGCACCGAACTGCCCGTGTTTTTAAGACTGGCACCCGTTCTACCGCGAGCGCGCAGCATGGTTACGGGAACCCGTGTCATATCTCCCATAAATCACCTATTTGTTGGGCATAGGATCAGTATTCAATTTTGCATTGATTACCGGAACCGATAATAAACGACGCCGATTTAAAGTTGCCTTCCCCTAGAACGGCAATGGCACTCAACCGACAGAATTCGTTGACGTTGGCTGGATCTTTACCTTCTTCGTTTTCGATACCCGCCTGATGGATCATTGCAACAACTTGATCAATCGGTGAAACACCGTTCGCAGGCTGCAACGTTACCAAAAGATTCTGCCAGCCTAACCAGCCTTTTAGTTCGGGGCAGCGACCGAAGCCATTTGGAATCGTTTTATACGCTTGGATAATACGATTCTTTTGATCGAACGTTACACCCGGCGCACCCTGCATGTAATACGGAGAATCCGGACCACAAATCAGCTGCGAAGTTACGTCTTCGATTCGCGAAGGTTTACCCGATTCGCCACAGAAATTGTCGGCATCTGGATTTACCCAAAGCAGGCCGTCAACGCGATATTTCTCTTCGGGTTCCGTGGTGGAAACAATGATATTCATGTAGCCTTCCGGGCCTTTCGGACCGGGGCGGCCTTGGGGGCCTTGTTCACCGCGTGGACCTTGGGGGCCTTGTGGACCTTGGGGGCCGGTCGGACCTATAGGGCCTTGCAAACCTTGTGGACCTTGGGGGCCGGTTGGACCCGCTGGCCCCGGTTGCCCGGTGCGACCCGTTTCACCTTTCGGCCCCGTTTGCCCAATAACACCTTGTGGACCGGCGCAACCTGCTGGCCCCGGTGCACCGTCGCGCCCGTCTTTTCCGTTTTTACCGTCAATGCCGGGCAACCCCTGCGGCCCCGTAGGACCGGCAGGAATTTTCGACGGGACAGGAAAGCCGGGAATACGCAGCTGATTACCGTTGTAGAAAGTTACGGTAAGTACACCCTGCGTTTCATCGTAGAGTGCACTTTCGATTTCCGACACATCGGCATCAGTTGGGGCAGTTGCAGAAAGACGTTCGTTTTTTACCTCAAGAATACTCGAATCACGCTCGCCCTTTGCGCGAATCATAAACGTTGGGATTTTGGTCAAACCTGTCATGATTTTTCCCTACTGAATGTACTGAATGGAGTAGCGGTCGGTACGTGGGCTGTATTCGGCAAGTGTGGTAGTTTCCTGTCGAATGATTACCCAGTCGCGCACACCATTACCGTCGTCGTACTGCACGGTCAGATAAATCGGAAGTGCCGGATCGTATCCGGGCATACCCTCGTAATTACCGAGAATATCGTTGCGCCACAAAATACCTTCGAATTCCACCTCGAAATTGTTCCCGAGGTTGATGATTTTCACACCTTTGGAACCTGCACGTTTATCCCACATAACGTAAACGAAATCGTCCACGGTAATTGTGGGTTCAATGATGCCGGGTGTTGTGGCGGACATTGTGAACTTGTTAGTCATCACCTGATCGACAAACTGCTGAATGCCAGTCCAGTGCGTGTAATTGCGCCCGCTCGGACTTGGGTTAGCAACAACACCGTAGGATTTCTCTTCAGCCGTAATTTCCGAAGCAATCGGACCACCCGTGAATTGCTTGTTGGCAAACATCGCCACGCCCCAACGCGGGATGCCCATAGGGGCCTCGGTATTAACCACTTTGCATTGTCCGTTGTAGGTTTTGGTGCTGGAAGTTGTCGAACCGTCTGACCACGTGTAAACGGTCCAACTGGCAATAACGAACGGATCACCGTTAGGAAGGCCGCCGTTTGTTTGGCCCGCCGCACACTGGATCTTTTCGGTTTTCTCTTCTTCGCTCACGATGTAGATTGGAACCGCGCACTTCACGTAAAGCTTGAATGTGCCGGTGCCCGTCGTGACGATGCGCAGGCCATCCGACGTGCTCCAAATCTGCGTAAACGTTTCGGATGCAGTAACCGTTTTAACCGCTGTCGAACCCACGCGGAACACCGCGTTAACTTGGCCCGTGATTTCGATCTTAACTTCCACGTGCCCACGGATGCGCGGGGTAGCAAATGCAACGTCGATAATGTCACCGGCATTGAATTGCGTCAGCTGATCACCACATTGCAGCGTTTTTGCCGCTGGGCAACTGGCCTGAATCGTCAGGTATTCGTCAAGCACTTCGCAAATGACTTTCACCGTGCCCGAACCGGGATAGAAGAACGTAACATTACGACCGAAACCGACCAGCACATTATCTCGATAAACCGAAACGTCTTGGCTTGTGGTGATTGTCGTGTTGCCCGGCGTAGAACCATAACGCACAGTCAGTTCCGAATACGAATCGAAGCTGCGAATGATCCCGCAATCCACGGTGGCTTTTACCGGCTGCCGAATCGGGCAGGAAATACGCATTTGGAAATCGTTGCCGCGTGCCCGAATCAACAGGGGCACCGACCGGTCGTACGTCAGCTGGTAGCTTCCGGATTTGTCGATTGTGCGGGTTGTCCCGTGCACGATTTCGAGCACCGTTTCAGTGACCACCAAATCGAGAATGGCGGGGCCACTGATATTGTTCATATCAACCGTGATATTCGAATAACCGGGATAGTTATTCAGAACTGTTCCGCATTCCGCGTCTACATCGACCGGTATAGGATCAGGCGAAGTGTAAGGGCATTTCGCAAACACTGCGATTTCCCCGTAACCCAACGCGTTCACCGTAATCTTGCCCTTGTCAGGCTGGTAATCGTAGGAGAATTCCACGGTTCCCGAATGCCCACTCACAACATAAAACGGCACGTTGTTTTGTGAGAAAATCAGCTGCGCAGTTTCAACCAAGTTCACCCGGAAATCGACGGTGCCTATTTTCACAGGCAGTTCCAATTCAGTCAGCTGCGGCGCGTTGAACTTGTAATCCTCTTTCGAGTCACAAGCGAATTTGTAGGTCGGAACCTCAACCGTTTCTTCTTTGTACGGGCAGCTGAAAATGTAATCGACGGAACCGGTGCCCTGCGTCAACAGGTACACATCGCCTTTGTCTGGATCGTAATCGAAGGTGAACACTTCATCGCGGTCTGCTGTCATGGTGAACAGCAAAGTTTTACCCTGAAAAATCTGCACCAATGCGTTGCCGACCGTGGTCCAGATCACATCGACTTTACCCGCTTTATCACCGAGCAAAATCGTATTCCGTTTCACGTATCCGGCTTGGTGCCATTGGCGACCGCAACCGATTGACGTTTCCACTGGCGAAGGTACAGGAACAACGGCAGGCAAACACGGATCAACAGGGCACAGCAAATGAATGTGTACACGGCTGCCTCTCGACTGACCTTCGTGGGTCAGGATGATTTCGTCACTACCCTTTTCATCGTCGATTGGGCTGTAATCGAAAGAGAACGATCCGTTTTTTACCTTGAGCGGTGCAGCCGCAATGACTTCATCGTTCTGGTAAATGTAGATTTCATCCTCGATATTTTCTTTGTCAAACCAGACCGTTACCGGGCCTTGCTGATAGCCGAGAAAATACGAAATTTTGTGTTTGCCTCTGCCGCACAAGGTGATCCAATTGCCGCATACAGCGGAAATCTTACTCACTTCTAGATGCTGCGGGGCCACAACCGGAAACGAGTTGCAGTCTCTCATTGTTTCACCATTTAAGCTTGCGCCACTGCGCTAGATCCAACGTCAACCAAATCAATGGCTGAAGGGCAGAACGGCTCCAAACAATCTTCAGCAGCGGCCCAAATCAATTCGTTCTGTTTCGGGTAAAAATCGGTGCCGACATTTGGGTTCATTGCCTGTCCTTGTGGGCCGCACGGACCGCGTGACGTTGTAGGGCAACTGAAGCCGCACAGGCCACGTTTGCCTTCGAAACCCTGCACGCCTGTAGGCCCGATATCACCGCGTGGCCCAGTTGGTCCCAAAGGCCCTACGGGACCGGCTGCACCTACCTCACCTTCTTTGCCCGGATCACCTTGTGGACCGGCGCGCCCTTCAATACCCTGCACACCGGCACAGCCTGTTAGGCCGTCTTTTCCATCTTTTCCGTCTTCACCGATTTTCCCGTTTTTTCCGGGGTCGCCACGCGCACCCGATGGACCCACACCGAAGTCGATTTGTCGCAAAAAACTGGTGACTTCAAAATGGGTTCCGTTCTTCCGGTAAAACGTGAGAATACCCGTCGAGTCATCGAACACGACTTCGGCCACGCGCAGTGCTTCGCGGTCGGTTGGTGTATCGAAATAAACATCGTCGGAATTATCGCGGAATGCTTGCTCGCCATCGTAGCCGGGGGCCTCGATGTGACGATAACCGGGGGCCGTTACTTCTTTGCCCGTCATCGCCGTTTGAACACGCAGCGAGTTTTGTGGTTTGCGGTTGGTGATTACGTTAGTGCCAATCGGCACCGTCACCGATTTGTTGTCTAATACGGCAATCGTTAAATCGTTTGACATTTCAGATACCCGTCCACCTCTTCAGGCGTTCGCGCAGTTTGAATGCCGGAACGCCGTAGGGTGTATTTGCTGTTCCTGTCTGTCACCAGCCGAATCATATGTTCCTTGGAAATATGGCAGGGGCCACCTTCGCGCAGGATGTAATGCGGGCCAATGTAAGGCAATTCATCATCCCAAATTTTCTGACCCCGATAAACTATGTAATTCACCGGAGTCAGACGCGCGAGGGCCGCACGACGATAAGCAACGATATCGACTTCAGATTCGACGCGACCATCCACCACACGAATATTCAGCAGGCCTTGGTTCTCAATGAGATAGCAATAAACCTCTGCAACAATTTCGATTGCGTTTGGCTCCAAATCTTCGCCCTTACCGACACTTCCGTCTAAAGCGACCCAATATTTCATACCGGAATCTCAATGATGTTCAGGTTGATCGAAAGAAGCACACTGAATTGCGCAGTGTTCGCGTTATTCACCCGCATTTTTGCCACGATATCAATCGTGTCTGCGGTGTGGTTTTCCGGATCAATCTGGAACAGCTGGGTCATGGATGCGTTAGCGTACGCCATACCGCCGCTGGTGTTGTTGGAAATCACACCCGCCTGCCCAGTACCGCGAATCTGCCGACCGAAATCAGGTTCTTTCGATTGCGCACTGCGCGTACCGATTACGAACTCGATGTTTTCTGTGCCTTCTGCCGATTGGTAGCCGGGGCCAAGCTTGGCGCTGAAGTCCGCAACAACCTGATAAATCGACGCTTGGTTTTCAGTCAGGGTAATGGTCTGCACGATTACAGCATCAGCCGATTTGAACGCTTTATCCACGCTCCATTTGCGGAAATTCCGCATGGAAGGGAACGCATCTTCGTTCAGGCTGATCATCGCTGTGCCCGTCGAATTGTCGAGAATCAAACCATCACCAACCGCGATTTTCGGGGCGGGAATTGGAAGTTCAACAGGGTTCGCCCCGTGACGCAACAACACCAGATTTCGATTGGAAACGTAACCGTCGATAACGATCCCGTTCAGGCCCGTTGCTTCGGAACCCTGCGACTGGATATTTTCAAAAACGATTACCTCAACTTCAACGTCCGGTTCGAGGCTAGCGGTAAACACCAGCGCATCGTCAATCAGCGTGTAGTTGAATTCGTGGATGTGTGCACCGGATTGCGAGACAAATACCTGTTCAATCGACTGCGGTTTGGTCGGCAGTTTCAGGAAGTAGGTTTCACCCGAAGTGATGTAAGTCTTGGTCACGATGCGCGTCGAGTAACCGGTTTCTTGCACGTAGCTCAACAGGCGGAATTCGATTTCCAAACCTGCTTCAACCGGGCCGATCATGCGAAGCTTTTTCGTGGTCTGGTCGATGCTGTACGTGGTGATCGGTTGCAGGGTGGACGCAACAAAGCAAAACACGTGCGAATTCGAATCGACACTTTGCCCCAAGTCATATTCGACGGTAGCGCCATCGCCCACAAATTCTAGCGTGGTCCAAACAGCGCGGGTGCCGGTCGAAGGTGATTTGGTAAACACACGCAAATCAACAGGAACTTGCGACGGGATATTCTCGGCAAATTCCACTTCGGACGCCGACAGCTGGAAGGCCGAACGGTGCTGCGAGGTCAAACCGACCGCTGGGTAAATGTAGTTTGCGTTTTCTGCAACGAGTTCGCCCGTCGAGTATCGCGCAACATCGCCCGTACCCATGAAATTGAGGGCGTTTACGTCGAGTTTCGAAGGGCCGTTGTACAGCGTGGAAATGATGCGCGATGCAGCTTTAGGCGGTTGCCATACCAGTGTACCGTCAGCGCCCGGCGTCAACACCCAATCTTGCGGAATGTCATCGGTGCCCGGAATTGTGAGGTTGCCGCCCCCGCCACCCGAAGTGGTGGAAGTGGTGCACATTTTCCAGATTGCGATTGTGGAGCCTGCGAGATTTGGCAACGCTTGGCTATCAGGATCACGGAATTCTTGGGCGCCTGCGTTCCAGCGATAACGGCGGGTTTTACCTTCACCGGAACCGGCCACAACGTGAACGATTACCTGTTCATCAGCCGCCCATTGCAGCGAGCTACTGATTTTGAACGTGGTGGCGGTGGCAGATGCAGGCTTGCCGTTGAACACGCGCAAATGGTCGGCAAAACCCCACTGAAACGAACCGGCCCCGTAACGCATGGCGATTACAGGGCTGGAAGTACCATCAGGATTTCGTTTGCCATTCAAAACAGAAATAGCGTTGAAATCCGAATTCGCAGGAGGCGGCAACTGGTAAATAAACGCAGTGGCCGGAATTGATTCGTGCTCACCAACAGAGACGTTGATGGTTGTGAGGTCTGCACGCGAGGTGGCCAGCACAACAGAAAGGCGTGTCGGCTCATTCGGATTGAGAATATAAGGTTCGGCAAATACCGCACGACCGAACGCTACATTTCCTTCGAAGAAAACAACAACTTCTTTTACTTCGGTAGGCTTGGTAAGCCCGCGAGTGTCGATGGTCAGCACAAAACGGCAGACGCGTGCACTCAAAGTTTCCACGTGGTGAATCTGACCGCCGCAAATGTATTTGCCGACGATATCGGTGTGTTGGGTACTGGAAGCATACAACCCCGAATCGCCCATTTTGAACGAAACAGGTTTGATCAGAATGCCACCGGCGCTAGCGTTGTTGAGCGCCTGTTCCCCAGCGTCGAGTAATACCAACTTGTCAGTCATTTATTTATTCCATCGGCTGAGATACGCGGTCAACGTCGCAGTAGAAAACCTTCGTACGGTCGAACAGGAAACCAAAGCCCATTTTGCGACCGCATTTAGGGCACATCGACGGGTCAACGTTGGTCAATGCAGAGGCCGTGGCCATTTCCTGCCCTGCGGATTGGGCAGCGGATGCGGTTGCCAGTTCGGCGGCTTTTGCTTTGCGCTGAATAACGATATCCAGCGGGTTAACGAATTCGGTCATTTGGTCCCCCAGTTAATAAAGTGGGCACCCGATTAAAGATGCCCTTATACCGTTTAAATTATTGTTTTTTCAATCACGATTTGCCAATCGAACGTAATGTTCATATTGAAATCGCCACGATACCAGTCCGAGAACTGATCGCTGGTTTTCCAATAACGACCGGTGGCCAAGAATTGCGTGGTGTCTTCCGGCTGCACGACCAAGTTTTCTTTCGAATCTTCTGCCGTTGTAAATGCACCCTCGAACGTACGGTCGAATGTGACCGTGAACCCCTGCACCTTATTTGCCGGATTGTACAGGTCAAACAACAAATCGGCTTTCAGTTGAGCACTAACATCGCGGGTTTCAAACGACGGGTTGGTCCATTTGGTTTTAAACGAAACGCCCGTCTTCGAAATCCAATCGTCGTTAAACGTCCATTTGACCGATTCGTCACCGCCTTTATCCAGCGTAACGACCGGATCAACAGGCGCCAGCGGGAAGGTATCCAACGGTTTAGGAATATTCGAACGAATGGTGCCAGTAAACAGCGTTTGGCCCATGTAAACAAACGAAACAGGCAGCGTTTCACCCGTACGCTTTGCGGTAATGGTCAGCAGCCACGCATCTTCGACCCCTATTTCCGAAGCGTCACCGGAATAAACAACGGTGAACCCGTCATTATCTGCTGCACGAACCTCGAATGTGCCGGGATCAAAGTATTCATCGGGGCCAAACCAATCGCCATTTTCATCCTTGCCCTGAATAACGAACTGATATTCCTTCAATTCATCATCCAATGGGTTAGGCAATTGGATAGAACCACCGGTCAGGATTTCACCGTAAATCTGGTATTCACCATTGGCCTCGATATCCACCACGTCGCCCCCGACTTTAACCGGGTTGCTATCGGCGCCAATTACAGCCATGCGCATTGTGGGAATGTAGTTCGGGTCACGCACGCGAATATCAATACAGCGGAAGTCGGACAGCTGCCCCATGTCGGTTTTGATTGCATAGGTCACAGAATCGCGACCATACATACCGTAATAGGGGCAATAAATCAGCTGATCACCATCGGCATTAGGGCGGCAAAAACCAATGGCGCCCTGCGTAATGCAAATGGGTTTGGCGTGCGTTGCAACTTGCGGCCCTTCGCGACGATCCGTGCCGTAAGCGGTAAGCGTCGTGTCGTCGGAGTGCAGGAGATTATTGGCCGGAATTACCAGCCATTTTTCATTCATGTCCGGAAACTGGTCATCTTCCACGAATTCCAAACGCCCTTTCAACGGGGCGTCGAATTTGACCGTGGTTCCGTTCACCTGATACCCGTCCACAACCCGAATGCTATCGTTGTAAATCTCCAACGAACTTGGGTTATCCGGGGCGAATGGCAACACCACTTGGTTGATGTTTGAACCCTGTGTGTTGAATGTTTTTGCGAACCGCTGGCGACCGAACATACGAATGCGCAGTTCCATATATTTCGACAGCGGTTTCACGAACCGAAGGTTTGGAGTTTCTGCAATCATCCGAAAGTAACCCTGTAGGATTTCTGCCCCAAATCACGGCCGACAGTGCGGTACACGTACCAGCTAACATCGACCCCGTTTTGCGATTGTTTGTGCACGGCTGGAATTGGCGAACCATCAGGGCCTGCCCAATCGTCGGTTGGTCTTCCCGCCGCATCGTAAAACTTCACGGCGCCGAATACGATTGGCACCAGAACGTAGCTGTAACCGTCGAAATCATCACGGAATTGCTGATCGGAAATCATGATGGATTTCTCAAACAACGTGGAATAATCAACGGACGCCGATTGGCCCGTGCAGTAAACCGGGCTGCTGCCCAACACACGTACCGTTTTAGTTCCTTGCACAATCGTGTTTTCGTACGTGAAATCGGCAGAAATGGTAAACGTCTGATTCACCACCGCGTTCTGCACGAACACCGTGCCGTCATCCAGAATATGCAGGTTCAGGCCGTCAGTGATGATTTGCCAGTTAGGCGTCACCGGAATGCCTTGTCCTTCAGTGATCCCAGTTTCAGGCGTATAGGCTTCTGCCGAATAACGCTCTTTTACCCCGATTTGAATTGTGTCCGGGCCGGTAATGCCGAGGCCGATGTAGGCCGCGTCAACAGGCACCACGACAACGGACAACGAATCGGTAACGGTGTACCCGCCGCAACTCCAAGTGGCGGTAATCGTGAACGTCATATCGCGGTTTGCTTTGCACGTGACGAACCCGTTTTCATCGACAATTACGTCGTCGTTATCTACCGTCCAATCGGAGGAAACCAACAATTCGTTCTTGCACTGCTTGAACAGAATGGCTTGGCTAAACGAAGCAATTTGCGTCGAATAAATAACGGCGTTACCGATGATGCGGCTGGACAGCGGAACGTCAGGGCCTTTTGGTGCCACATAACGAACAGTTACCGCGTATTCTGCTGTTTCTTGGAAATACGTCGCACGAACCATGACCGGCATATCGAAATCAACAGGTCGGCCAGTAACCACGCCATAACCGCCAATGTCAGCAGCCACAAATTCAGCGTTCGAATCGAGCGTGTAGATTTCCCATTGCGGGTGGACCGTGGCAAAAGAACCGTCTTCATACATTGCGGTCGCCGTTAATACGATTCGATCCAGCGAATCAACTGTATCAGGGCCGGTGATCATTAGGCCGGTGATGCTATTCGTGGCACTGACGCAAACGACGGTTTTCGTCTGCTGGTAAACCCGTTGATTTTCCATGTAGGAAATTTCGAGGTTGATCAGAGATTCTTCGGGCTTGTCGATTAGCAATTCACCGTCGATCAATGTCGCCCAATCCGATACAGGGTTAAGGGTCCAAATAGGATCAATGGGTTTGATTCGACCGTCCGTGTATTGCGCGTATGCCTGATAAACGTTTACGTTGCCCTCACGTACGGAATCCGGACCCATGATCAGCAATTGTTGCAGCGTGATCGGCGGACGTTGGACCGTCACAGAAAGCATCTGCGTCATGCCCTGATACTGCGCACGAATTTCAACGGTTAGCTGATCCTTGACCATACCGGCGTTCAACGTGCCTTGTGGTGTGATTTCGAATTCAGTGGTGAACCATTCGGGCGTGACGTAGGTAGACGAACCATCGCTCATGATTGCCAGACACGAATAGCTGGCTTTTTCCATTTCATTAACGAGGGTAGGCCCAGTGATCGTAAGGCTAGCCAGTTGCAGGAATTCCGGATAAACCGTGGCTTCGTGCTGCGCTGTCATCACAACCGAGCGGAAACCGTATTGAGCCGTGATTTCTACTTGCGTTTCGCCGTTTACAAGCGTGGTGCTAGCCAGACCATTGTCGATAACGACAGCAGGACTGCTCGAATCCCAGTACGACAGAACATCAGCGCTCGAACCATCCGAGAAAAATGCAGTTGCATATAGCTGCGTTGCCGAACCTTCTTTCAACCGATTTTCACCGCTGATGGAAAGGCCAGTAAGGTACACATTCGGATCAACGAAACGCAGCTTCACTTTTTTGGATGCAGCGTAAGAAATTCCGTTGATATTCAGTTTGCAGCTGAGCATTACTTCCTGATCTTCCAGAAGGTTACGCCCGTGCAACGTGTTGCCCACGAAATAGGCGTAGGGGCTAACGACCTTCAGGTCTACCGGGACAACATCACTGCCCGTCGAATGGAAAACCGTTACCGAATAATCGCCAGATTGTGTGGAAAGGATTTCATCCGGCCCGTTGATCTGCACCAACCGGATATCCTGCATACCGAGGCGAACAGTAACGTTCTTGGTGATAGTTTTGCCACGAATAACGGCGGTCAACGTCACCAATTGATCTTGTGTGAAACCAGCAAACGTAACGTGGCCCTGCCGGATGGAGACATTGCCCGTATGCGTCGAGGTCCATTCGTTGCTTTCGAATTCCTGCCCTTTGGCCACAATGCGGTAGGTCGCGGAATCGCCGCTGTTGACTTGATCAGGTCCGTCGATGGTGAACGTCGCGTTTTCCAGTGAGTAATCTGCATCACAAACGAGACGGCGCACAGGCTGTTTGTACACCACACCTTGAAGGCCGAAATCTTCTTTGTTTTCGATTTCAATACTGAAGAAGAACTGGTCGATCACCAGATTAATAGGCGCCAACGAGAAAAACGCCGAGAGGAAGCGATCCTTCAGCGTTGTTCCGGTGGGCAACACGATATTTTGGTCAGCAGGAACTTTCTGCATTTCGAGGTTAATGTGCGTGACTTTGTACCACGTACCCCCGTCAATGCGCAGCGCGCCCAACGGTTCCTCGTAAAACGAAATGTAGTCCTCGGTGTAAAGTTCATAGGACACCACGCGGCGCCCCAAGATGTAGGAAATCAGGCGGATTGCAGAATCACGGCCCGTCACTTGGTGAATGAGCGGAATCATGTAAATGGAATTGTACAAACGTTCCGGATTCACAATCATATCAGGCGGCAGCGTGATACCGAGGTCCATCAGCGCCTGTTTCATGAACACCAACGGGCTATCCGTTTTCAGGTCGCGAATTTCGATCACTTCGGACAGCGGTTGTCGAACTTGTTCGGTCAAGAATTCCTGCACCGCTTCGAGGAATGCACCCCAAAGCGGCTCTGTGCGGATGAATTCAACGTCAAGTTCGCTGAAGTCGATTTTATTCATCATTACGTTCCGAAATGGAAGGGATAATCAGCGGCTTTTCTGCCAGCACGCAGTACGAAGTTGGATCGTCCAGAATGATCGAACGTTCGGTAGGGCTGAGCACTTCGATATAGTCAACGCCTTCGATGCGGCAGGCTTTTTCGATATCGGATTTGGAGACGCGACGTTTGAGAATGCCTTGGCGCTTTTTGAACAGGCGGTAAATCCGCTCTTCAATCGTTTGTGTCAGCTGGTCAATTTGTGGAGCCGCCCACGAAAAGAATGCAATTTGCACCTGCACTTTTACCATAACTTGCGTTGCGTTCCATGCCTGCACTTCAAGGTTGCCGTGCAGCATCGGTTGCAGCCATTTGATGAACTGCTGCCAAGACGCGGATTTCGGATTCGGGTTGGCACCGCCCCACGTATCGGTATTCAGCGGCAGAACACAAATGCGGATAGTGTTCATCCACGTTTTGTCTTCTGGTGCAATGTCACGCTGGCCCAAAACCATGCAGTCAGCAACACCCGGATATTTCCGTACGGCTGCTGCAATTTCTTCGTGGCTGATCAGCTTTTCACGTGCACGATAAAGCACAGGAGCGTAGGTGCGGTAATACGCGGCATCCTTTGGGTCGGCCCCGCCCTCCGTGGTTTCCAACGTTTCGCCCTGAATCATCGGTTGCGCGATGTAGGAGCAACGCACACCCGGCAAGATCGCATTGTGCTTCGTGCCTTCGTTGACGACGTAACGAACGGTCAGCAGCGATTTACGCGGGAGTCGTGCACCGAACTCACCGGTCCCGAACACAAGCGATACGTCACCGCTGGCGGTTGTGCTATGGAAATAAATGTAATCATCAGCCGTATATTCATACATGCCACGATCAGTCTGTTCCCAAATGCGGGTATTGCCCGTGTTTTTGTCGGTCGTGTAGACGTACAGTTCCGAACTCACATTGAAACCCGGCTCATTCAGCAGGAATTCATACAGCGACAAATCAGTGATCGTATCGAGGTCGAATTCTTTGGTGCGGATTACGCCCTGCGTCAGGATGGTTTCCGTGGTCTGGCCCGCTACTGCGAAATACTGCGCAGGATTGTAAAACGGCACTTTGTCCACGATGTGCTGCGAGAAAGGCGCGACAAACATCGTGTTTTGGTAGCCGTTGCGCATCCGCACCGTCGTACTGGCACCGGCCCGGCGTTCCATGAAAACACCGTGACCACGCGTAAGGGCGAAGATCGAGGTATCGCGGTTTGCAGTTTGGAAAAATGCGTTTCGCGCAGCTGTCAGAATTGCATGCTGATGGCCTACGGCGGCACCGGCCCAAATACGTTGCAGGAACGCACCAACGTTGGTGGGCAGCATGTCATCCCACACGCCAGTTTCTTTCAGCTTATCCGCGAAAGAAAGTGCTGCTTCGTCAATGTCTACGATAGACGTGGGGAATTTGTCACGCTCACTCATAATGTCCGCCCGAGGTTGAAGTTAAATACGATTGCTTTTGCGTTAAGGTCCGGCGCGTCATAACGGATCGTCACGTAAAATAGGTTGTCGTCCGGCATAGGCACAACGACACAACCCGTTACGATAACGCGAGTTTCCATATTGCGCGGTAAAACGTTGATGATTTCCTCTTTGATGCGATCTGCCGTGTAATCATCGCACGGGTCGAAAAGGAATTCAGGAACCAAACACCCGATGGTTGGGTTGAACCACGCACTGCGAATGGGAGTCGCCAGAATCATGAGGATGTTTTGGTTGACGGATTGTTCGTCGAACACCAACGCACTTTGCGTTTGTGCCGCGTACAAACTCACATCGGAATATTTGTAGGATTTGTCTGCCATAAATCACCCGGAGAAAACGTTAGGGCTGCCGTTCTGCGCGAAATCGCCGCAATCAATGGCCCCGCCCAACGTGTGGACCAACATTCCGTTGGTGAATGTGCGAATGGCACCGGTCAATGCCTTGCCTTGGTGACAGCCTTTGCTAGGACAGCAATGCGTCATGTAGGAATCGCCTACGCGCACTTCGGCCAGACCGTTGCAAAAAACATTGATCGAAGCGACAACAGGCAACGTTGGCGGCCAGCAGCCGTGGCCACTGGAAAGGTCGGTGTTGAGGCGTACGTTAGGCATGCCCATCTGGTGTTCCCCCGCGCAGCTAATACTGTAAATAGGATATATCAGTAAATTACGCACATCAGTCCATTAAAGGGGCTTTAATTGCCGAAAATTCCACGCAGTGATTTAGACGACTGCTTCAATCCGAAGCCGTGGCATTCTTACACCATAGGAGATTCGCAAATGAATGAAGACGTAGACTACAACGGACGCGGTGACTATTTCCGTACGCAAGGCGAAGCACCCAGCGCTGGGCCGGAAGAGGTTTCGTATCGCGATAACCAATTCGATCACCAGTACAACAATTGGCTGAAGCGTATTCTGGAAGAAGGCGAACGGCGGGACGACCGCACGAAAACCGGCACCATTTCGCTGTTCGGTGACGTGAATATGAAATTCGATCTGCGTATCAACTTCTGCGCGATCACCGGCAAACGCCTCGCATTCAAAACGATGAAAGTCGAAACCATCGACTGGATGTTGAAAGGTAAATACGACCTGAAAACCCTGAAAGAAAAGGGGGTGCGGATTTGGGACCAGAACGTAAAACCGGGAACCGAAGTTTACGAAGGCGCACCGCTGTCTACGGAAGAACGAATGAACTTCCTGACGGATAAACAGCGCATCGAATTCACTGTGTTCCGTGACGAACTATTCGACAATCAAAACGTCGATGATTCGGAATTCCACATCGCGTGTGAAATGAAGCTGAATAACTGGGGCGTTCCGGATCGTGCGTTGAGCGATGGTGATTTGGGGCCTATTTACGGCAAGCAATGGCGAGCGTGGGAAGACATTCGCATTATACCGGCTTATAACCTGTACGATCCGGGCCGGGTGCGTGTGTTGCAGGAACGCGGCTATATGCACACCAATTTCAGCAGTCAAACCGAAGTGGTTATTCGTCGCGAAGTTGACCAGATTGCATTGGTCGAAGAGGCCATCAAAAACGAAATCCGTTTCCACAACGGCGAGATTCCAAAACACAGTGGTGGCCGCCGTATCATTCTGACCGGCTGGAACGTTGCACAACTCGACGAAATGTCGCTGCCGCCCTGCCACACGCTGGCCCAGTGGTACGTCAGCAGCACCAAAGATGAAAACGGTAAATACTACCTCGACTGCAAACTGTTCATGCGTTCGAATGACATTTTCCTCGGAATGCCATTCAACGTTGCGCAGTATGCAATGCTTACCCACATGCTGGCGCACGCGCATGGCCTGACCGCTCGTTTCTTCCACGTGACCGAAGGTGACGCGCACATTTACGCGAATCATGTGGATCAGGTGAAAGAACAACTGTCGCGTCCGATCATTCACAAAGCACCGAAACTGGAAATTACGTGCGGTCCCGTCAATTCGATTCTGGATATCCGGGTCGAAGACGTTCACCTGCGCGGCTACGAATCCTACGAATCCATCAAAGCACCTATTGCGGGCAACTAATGAACTACCCTGATCCATTCAGGTTCTGCAATTTGAAAGGGCGTCGTGAGGAATGGCGCCCTTCGCTTGATTTGAATCATGCTGAATTGTGGGAACGTGTAGGAGGCGCCTGTGCCGTCTACATCCCGGCGTCGTATTGGCGCAGGCTGATCAAAAAAGGCAATCTGATCAGCCTAGCAAGTGACATGGTGATGATGGCCAGTGGCGAATGGCCCGTAGGAATTAACAACGGAATTCACATTTACTCCGACGCATTCAACGGCAAACCCAGCCGTTTCGACCAACCGATAATTATTGTGCACAAAGCACCGAGTATTGCTCATGTCTCAAGTTAAAATTGCTCCAGAAATTCCAATGGCCGACGTATCGCTGGGCATGACCTTGCTGTGTAGCCCATCCGATGGTAAACGCGAAGTGCTGGACGAAATTCGTGCCCAGCTTTTCAAGGAAACTCACGATACGGTTTTCGCCCGTGCTTTCCTGATCGCAGAACTCAATAACCGCAAGCTCTTCGGTCGCGATTCGACCTACAACGAATTCCTGAAAGAGTACGACGGTCGCGATGCGTTGTTCCTGAGCCTGCCGGGCGATACCCCAGTTTGTGCCGCTATTTGCGGCGGTAACGTATTGGCCCCAAGTGCCGAAATGTCACCCGAAAACAAACCAGACCAAAAGCTGTTCATTCTGACCGCAATGGGCATTGCCCGCGCCGAGTCGGACGGGGAGTCTGTGCACTAATGGCCCCGCACGAATTCAAAATGCCGCTGGGCGTGCGCATCATCAGCGCATTTCCCGGCGTAGGCAAAAGCAAACTGACCGAAGGCAATTACGCGTTTGTCGATCTGGATCGCCCCGATCTGAAAAATGATCTGCTGGAATACAAGCGCATGATCGACATGGCGCTGGCTATTCCCGGCGTTACGGTGCTGCTGCCTTCGTGGGATAACCTGCGCCAGATGCTACGCAACGAAGGCATGCCCTATGTGTTGTTTTATCCATCGCGAGATTTGAAGGTGGATTACAACAAACGTTACGTGAATCGGGGTTCGCCTAAAGCGCTGGTAGATACGCTTTGGTGGAAGTGGGACGAATTCCAAGACAGCTGCGAAAATGACCCGACACCACACCATGTCGAAATGAAGCAGTCGCAGGCTTTCCTGTCCGACTATTTCCTGTGAGAGAAAAACTGTGAATAAGAGCGTAGCCGATATCTTCAACTACTGGGACTTGCCGCGTGACGGACGCACGCAGTTCCTTTACGACGACGAATATTCGAAAGCAGCGTTTCTGGATATGGCAAAGGATGCAGTCTATATCCTGATTCCGGGCTGCTATTCGGAAATCATCACCAAGTGGGCGGTCGAGGAACCGGCGTTCCAACTGGCACCCATGACCGAAGAAAACATGAAAGGCGGGTTCATCGGTACGTGCAATTCGGTGGAAATGTTCACAGATGCATTCGCGCCAAAACATCTACGCTATCCGGTTGGCGTGCCTTGTGTATTTGGGCAATGGGGCGGTAAGTTTTCGGTACAACTGGAAACCGAGCGTTCACCGTATTACGCGGCAAAGCTCAACGCCGAAGGGTTTGCCATCATCCGCACCACGGGTTTCGACCCGGATCGTGTAGCCGAATACTACCCTGATCGCAAACCAGTTCGCATTCTGATTCCGCGTCGTTTTTACTCGGAATTTCTGGCTAACGTCAGTGCCGATGATTGGAGTCCGAAACGCGGACTGACCATCGAAGAGCAGTTCAATGGTTTGACCGGATGGTTCCGGGGTATTCCGGTGTTGACCGACGACTATCTCAATGATCGTATGGCCAACCCGAACGATTTGGTAGAATTCCACTTCCGTTCTTTGTACACCAAAGAGGACTGAACAATGGGCCACAACTTCGACAAAATGCGTAAAGATTTTCTCATGCATTACATCTTTTGTCCGGATGTAGTCGAGTTGTCAGCTGCCTACGAAGACGTGCTGCTGTCCCTCAATGTGTGGCCGAAAGGCAGCATGGAACAGCAGCGCCGAGGTCTGTTAAAACGTGAGCAATTCCGGCTAGGCAACACCACGATAAAAACCGGGTTTGCCCAAACCACAATTATTTCCCGTGGCGGCGACCGTCACACAATGGAGCAGTAGAAAAATGCCACAACAATACGCAATGCCGTGCCACATTTCCGACCGTCTCTATGAGCACACCAACGGTTGGACCAACTGCTACAAACTTCCAAGCGAAGAACAGTTGGAATCCGATAACGGCATTCTGGCAATTCTGATCGACAGTGGTTCGCCGCTCTACAAAGAAATGCGCAACCACGTTTATTTCGATGTGGAGTCCCGCGAGCCGGGTCACGTCGGTTACTACAAAACGATTCCGGTGTTCATCCCGAACCTTCCGTTCAAGTCCGGGGCGCCTATGCGTCTGATCACCAACATCAACCGCCAAGCCTACGATATCTTGAGGAAGTTTGTGTGAAAATTTATTTGGTTTGTGACACAACGAAACGTGCCCTTTCCATCGGCCATACTGATTGGCTGAAAGAAGGCCAGTCCGCTAACTGGCAGGCATCTGCAAACCAGACTGCCGAAATGCATTCGATCATTGAACAGTGTGCACCGCGCATGCCTGCGTCGAAAACCGCTTACACCGAAGAAATCAAAACTTTCTGCGGTGATAACGTGATGCGTTTCTTCACCGAAGATCAGCTGCCATCGGATTACAAGCGTATCAGCAGCTACTGGGAAACTGCGTACGTCGCGGTCCCTAAGTCGAAACGTCGTAAGGTCGGGAGTGTTATTTAATGGACGATTTGGAACTGGATTTCGACCGTGGGCAAGAACGCGAATCAGCGTTCCGCAACCCCAAGCAAGAAACCATCGACGCCACCAAGAATTTCCTGCGTACGTTCTGCGAATCCAAGCACTACGTCACCGAAGTTTTTGGTGGCGAAGCGGATCTGAATAAATTCCGCAAGTTGATTTCCAAAACGTTCAAAGAACCCAAGGCCACGCCAGCCGGTGTGCAGCGTGGTATGGTGCACGTTCGGGTCAAACGTCTGGCCACTCAACATGCGGGCGATATCTTCGTTGGGCAGTTCAATTCGTTGGAGTTGTTGAAATGAAACTGGGGATTATTTTCGCGTGTGATGAAGACGGTGGGATTGGTAAAGACGGTAAAATGCCGTGGCACCTTCCGGGGGATTTGCAGCAGTTCAAAGACGCCACAATGGGTTGCCCTATCATCATGGGTCGCAAGACGTGGGAATCGTTCGGTGGGCGTATGCTGCCGGGCCGTCCGCACATCGTGGTTTCTTCGCGGCCCGGCGAAAGTTTCGTGGTGCCTACCAGTGACGCAGATTTTTATGTGGCCGAAACCTTTGAAGAAGCAAAAGCCACGGCAGAAGCGATCATCGAGGAACGTTCGCTCGATGGCTGGGCGTGGGTTATTGGTGGCGCCCGTTTGATTCTGGATGCGCAGTTGGCGGCGTCGAAAATCCGCGTGACTCACATTCGCGGCGTGTACGAATGCGATGTAAAAGTGCACCCGAATTTCTTCATGCACATGATGGTCAACCGGCTGGAATTCAAAGAGGTCATGGACACTGAAGAATTCCGCGTCACGGAGTATTTGATGTGAAAAAGATCGACACGACGAAATGTATTTTCGCACTCGACGGTCGCAGCGTAGACAACATCGTCGAAGAGTTTCTGGTGACGCATGGGCGTTTCCCCAGCCTGAAAATGTACCTGTGTGATCGCCTCGACGACGCAACCGGTATTTCGCTGCTGGTTAAAGCCAAAAGCGAGGCTGCGGCAGACCACATTTTCTTCCTGTCGAAAGATGAAATGCTGGCGTTTTCTGCAACCAGTGCTCATTACGAATTCCGTACCAACGATGTGTTTTTCTATTTGGGCGAAACTGACCAGCAGTCGATTGTGTACAGCTGCTGCGGCTCACTCGAAATCGGAGATTGATTTAATGCGCGTACTACCAACGCATCAGGTTTTGGACAAAGATGGCAACCTCACACTAACGTTTCTTGCGTTGTTGGAACGTCAGACTGTGACGTTTCGTGCAGAACCAGAAATTTCGCAGCGTATGCGTTTGCTCGGTCCCGAAGTGGATTGGTCGCGGCATATCTTTCTCGGCAACGAATTCGGGATTCCGAAACATGACGATGTAACACTGCACATGTTTATCCATGCAAAGGAAAACATGCGCGGCGTTGAATGCTACGTGCAGCTGGTTTGTGAAGGCACCGTGCGTATTAGCTAGACCCAAAGCCCCGTTAGCCCTATGGCGCGGGGCTTTTGCGTTTCTGTAACTTCCGAAATTGCGTGACTGGTTGACATTCGGTTTGGGCCTTGTTACCTTTGGCCCCCTATTCACATACACCAGCCACTCACTTAGGAACCTCCGAATGGACCTGATCAAGGAACACGCATTCACCCCCGGCACCGCTACAGGCGGCGTAACCGTCATCAAGCAGATGCCGGGCGTTGGTGGCTGGATGGTCACGTTTGGCCACAAGCACGGTTCAACCCCCGATAGCCTTTCGTTGGACGTGTACCACGATATCGTGGGCAACGGTTACACAAGCTGGCCCTGTGCCAAAACGCTCAACCGTGAAACCCTGCTTTCGATCACGGTTGCGTTTGATCACTGGCTGGAAAACGTACCCGCTGAACACGTCAGCGCCGAACTGTTCCGCAACTTCGTTAAGTGCCGCGACATGTACCGCGACCAATTGAGGGCCATGTAATGGTTATGCACGCACCCCACATCAAGTTTCAGGTAGACGGCAGCGGCCTTGTTCGCAATTCGATGGCGACGTGGGACGATCAGTTTTTGGCGGTCGAAGTGGAGCACCTGCGCGTTGCCAGCGACGGCCATTTGCGTCTGACTGTTTACTTCGACGAAGCACTGGCCCGTGGCGAAATCCCAACCACGACAATGCACCCCGAAGTGCTGGCGCTGGTCGTCAAAACCCTCGACGACTGGTTCGAACACTGCCCGCACACTAGCGTGCCTAACAATCTGGTTAAGCACTACATCAAAGCCCGCGCCGCATTCCAAGGCGCATGGATGGAGCACCAGTAATGAACAACGCCAATTTCCCGCAAAACGGCCTATCGGTTGAATCAGCCGTCGTTATCAAGGCCGTTTACTGTGCCGAGTCTCATTCGGTGAAAGTGACCCTTAACGGCTCACCATTCGGCGTTGCCTCGACTCTCAGTCGCAGGCGTTACGCAGCAGAGGCTTTGGACGTGCTAGGCGAACTGGAATGCACGCTCATGCACCAGTACAACGCCGACCCCGAAGAAGTCGAACGCCTTATCAGCAAGGCCCGCAATAACGTTAACGCCGACTGACAAGTTAGGCCCTTCGGGGCCTAAACCCCACTCCCTTTATCAAGGCCCTTACCATGAAAAAAGTCCTGTCGTTCCCATCCCCAACTAACCAACCGGTCGAACAGGCTGTAACGCGGGCGCTTTCCAACACCTGCGTTTTTGCGCCGGGCAAAGCATACATCGTCGAATGCTACGAAGAGCAGCGCTTTGTACTCGAATACACATTGGACATGGAACGCGAAGGGCCGAAAATGGACCTCGATCTGCACACGTTCATCGGTGAGATTGACGAAACCGGCACAGGTCAAACTAACGGCTATCGCTGGCCCACTGCCGCACAAACTACAAAAGAACAAGCAGACGCCATCATCAAACTGTTGTCGCGCATCATCAATGAATGGCCATACGAAGACATTCCTGTAAAGCTGGTGCGGGCTTTAACCCGGTATGAAATCCAAATGAAGGTAGGGCAAATCGACCGTGTAATGGGCGTCCTGAAGACTGAAATCTAACTGAATACAAAGAAGCCCCGTTTCCTTTTGGATTCGGGGCTTTTTTCGTTTCCGCCTGTTGGGCCATCCACTAACGCGCTGGTAGTCGGCTGCCCAGCCCCAGCGTATCGAGGGCCTGCACAGTACGCCCTAGCAGGCTGCACGGAGCGCGATCACACTGCCACCCTAGTCACCCTACAGGCCCACCAGAGAACGCACTACAGAGGCCTCACAGGGCGTTCCTATCGGCCATGCGCGGCTAAGTCGGGCGCCAAAGAAAAAGCCCCCGAATCCAGAGTGGAAACGAGGGCCTTTGTGTTACGCCTTGCCTGCTGCTTTCTTGGCTTTGCCTTGCAGTTTGATCGTACGCTCACGCGCTTTTTCCATTTCCTTTTTCGATTTGTCCATCAATTGAGTCAGATGGCGAACCGCTTCCTTATCGTCCCGCCCTTCCGCTTTCTTGAGCGCCATCTTGATCTTCACAAGTTTTTCCGTGTTCTGCTGCGCAAGTTTGGCCAGCAGCGATTTCGCTTTGGCTTTCCCTTCGCGGGTCATTACGCGGTTGTGCTTGGAATCTTTCACCTCTACCAATTTGTTACCGGCAGTACGGTGCGTGATGCGCCCAAGTTTACCCCAGCGACCGTAACCCATGGATTGCAAACCGAGCTTGCGTGCACGGGCCGCAACAGGGCTGATCTTGCCTTTCTTACCGCTGGTTTTGGTAGCTTTTTTGATACCTTTAGGTTTCTTGACGGCCATATGCGGCGTTCTCCAATTCATCGGTGATGATGCGGAACAGCTTGAGGCTATCGGGCCGGTCCACGATGTAAAGTTTGCGCCGCAAAATTTCAGTGTGACGCTTTTGAATCACGTAGACTTCGATTTTCTGTTTGAAATCCACGTGAATGAAAAACTCGTTTTCATATTTGTACAGCTGGTAAGTGGCACGGTTGAACATGGTCCCGTTGAAGAAGAAAGCGCGTAGTTCGTACGGCACTTCCACCCGCATATAGTTGACGGTCCAGTCCGGCATGAAATCCTGAAGCATCTGCGCCAAATTGCTCATGGTGCTCAATTGCAGCGCATCGGGTTCTTGAAACTTCAGTTCAATTTCCACGATATTCAGTTCTCTTATCAGCAATTCGCTGATCGGACACGCGAATAGATTGACGCTTCTCCATGATTTGCTGGGTCAGCGCTTGGCGGCGAGCGGTCCACGTTTTCACCTTTGCGGGATCTTTCGGGCGCTTGCTGTTCAACTCGGCCAACCGCTTCTGCAATTTGCCTAGAGACTTGTTCTTTTTCTGTTTGAAATCTTGTGCCTTTTTCACATCACGGTGCAGAGCGTTGTCTGCCTTATGGCCCGCATGCTGCTGTTTTGAAGGTGGCGTAGATGCAACGGTCTGATAGTTGTTGGCCTCACGTGCACGGCGCGAACGTTCCAGACCTTTGCGCAGTTCGTTGCGGAACCAGTCTTCGGCAATTCCTTTTACACGCGGCTTAATCGCGGTATCCGGAACAGGATCAGTTTCTTCACGACCTTCGTGCAGTTGGTCAATGCGTTCAAAGAAATCACCAAAAGGATTGCCAAAAATCTCTTTGAAGTTCCGAGGCTTTACGGGCTTATCTTCACAAGCGAAGCCGTCAATTGTGATTTCGGTCATCGCTGGCGCCCCCGTTCCCGACGTGAAAGCCAATTGGATTTCGACACGTGCATTTTGTCGATGTAGTCGTGCGGGAATGCCATGGCACCCTGCGCACTGGAACGGGTTTTATCACGAAGCAACGTCTTTTTCTTTTGACGTGGCATCTTTTTGATCATTTTGTCGTCGTCTTCCCATTTCGTCAGGCGTTTGCCCGAGTGCTGTGGGTTCTCGACGCCATCGGCCTGTTTGGCGCGGCCTTTAATTGTTAGTTTTGGCATGGTGTCCTCACGGGCAGCGAACCGTATCCTGAATGTCCATTTGCCGCTTCTCCGCGCCTTCCAAAGGCGTGTCGATCAGTCCGCTCTTCAGCCGAACTTTACGGCGTTTCTTTTTACCGGTGGCTTTGAGCGGTCGCCCATTTTTCACTTGGTCAAAACGTACATCAGGGATAGCGTCCCAGCGTTCGTCGGACCCAGCTTTGCCAGCCAAAGAAATCAGGAGTTCCATTATTTGCCACTTCCGAAGTCAATGAAGTTCGGAGCGCGACGTGCAACCGACGACGCAATTGCGTAATCGGTGCCCCGCACTTTCATTACGCGAGATTCAAGGTTGAATGGTTCTACATCGTCCTCAAAAATCACGAATGCTTTTGCAGGGTTCGGAATATGCAGGAACTGGCCCATGGTCGGTATCGCATACACGAAGGTAACGCGCTGGTGATTGCGGTCCTCGACCTGTACAACAACCGGCACATGATCTTTATCCATGTCGCGAACCTGTTTGATATCGGATTTCTTGCGATCTTCGAAATCAAAAACCTGTGGAAAAACGTTGGCAAACAAAGAGCTATACGACCGCTTGAGGATGGTGCGCACACCCTCCGCAATACGTGCGCTATTGTCCGTGGCAGCCAATGCAAGCATCAGTTCCATTATAATTCCTCTACGACGCGTCCGTCCTATAATTGAGGCCGGATTTTTAGGCCCGGCGTATACAATCAAATTACCGTTTTAGTAACCGGCATCGTCTTTGTAACCTTCGTGTGCATCGGAAAAATCCTGATACTTTTCTTTCAGGTATTCCTGCTTCTCTTCGATATCGGACATGTGTTCTTGGATATCTTCCTCTGAAATGTTTGGCGTCACATAACCAAAGCTGAAATCATCCGGATCGTGTTCGTCAGGATCGCCGAGGAACGTCACAATTTGCCGCATGGCCTGAAGACACTTGGCACCCTGATCAACCAGTTTAATGTTGAGGCTTTCGACTTTTTCGCGTGCAGCTTCGCGAGCGTCTACATACGCCTCTTCGTAATCCGGATGGTCAGCATCCATCGCAGGTTCGACCATGTTTTCGTTAATCCATTCGTCTTCTTCTAGGGTCGGCGGTGGATCAAGGTTGTCGGCCATATACTCCAATGAAGTAAGGATGGTTTCAACCGACGCCAGTTTCGCCAATTCCTTCAAGATCAAGCGGTGGTTCTGAATCAAAACTTCTTGCGGCAGTGTGTACAAAGATTCAGGTGCCGACGACATGAGCAACGGCATATCGTTTGTCACGTCCACCGATTCTTCGCCGATGCGAATCTTGCTCAAACAACTGGCAAGATTATTAAATGCGCCATTGCGGTTGTTACGGCTGGTGCGCTGCGTGTAAATTTCCGCGAGCTTGGCGTTCGATACCTCTTCGATTTCGAACTTATTCGCCAAGCTTTTCGGGTGCGGCAACAGCTTGCAAGCGGCCTGCGCAACTTGCAGCACGAATTCGATATCCTGATTACCGGGTTCCAGTTTTGGACCATCGTAAGCCAACAACGTCGGCATAACCTGATTCAGGAACACATGCACTTCGGATTTGAAAAGCGTGGTTTCCGAATACAGGTGCATGAAACTCTTCATCGAGAATTTCACGAATTCCTTGAGGTGGTCGAGGGTCCAGCCACCACGCAGTTCTTGGCTGAATGCTTCAACCAAATCATCATCTTCCTCAAGCCACTTTCGGACCGCATCGAATGTGTGTTTGAATTGTTGGGCCTGATAAGGCTGGGTCACGACAATTTTCAAGATTTCCATCTTGATATCCGACATGAAACGCTGGGCCTTTCCGTCATTGATCGAATCAAATGCTTTGAATGCTCGGCGCCCTGCCAGCATGTAGACAGCTTTTGCCGGTTGAATTGCGTACCAGTCATCGGCGCTGGTGTAGACCGCGTTATCCAGCAAATAACACAGAAGCAATTCAGGATGTTCGGTTTTTTCCAGCAACTCTACCAAGTGCGGCCCGCGTTCCTTTTTACCATCCTTGTCGATATGGTCGAGGATTTCGTAGGCTGCTTCCTGATAAACGTTCTTGCCCATCAAAGGCATGTAACGGGCGGCGCTGGCAATGGTGTGTAGCGTATCGCGCAGCTTTGGCATTTCGTCCAAAACTTCTTTGGACGGAACCGGGATTTTACCCGACAGAATTTCGTTAACGGCCCATGCCCCATCGAACACATGATCGTCTTCTGAAGGTTCTGCGATGAACGCCAGCTGCTTGAATGCGCTTACGTTTCCGGAGCGTGCAAATTTAATTGCGTTATCCGAACGCAGGTATTCGTGGTTAATGCCGTCGAGTCGATGCAGCGCCCCCGATTTGCGCGCCACGTAACCGAGGCTAGCGCTCATGTCGCGGGTCAGTGCAGACGTTTGCATTTCGCTTTTGACAAATTCGCTGTCTTTGACCATTTCTACAATGGCTTTCAGTTGCCCTTTCTTGAGTCCGTGCGCTTGTTCCAGATAGGACACGATGCCAATGGAGGCGCCGCGCCCCTCTTCGGAAATGCTACCCGGAGCATCCTTTTCTAGGGCTTCACCTTTGTGGACTTTCTCCATCAGCTGTCGTACGAATTCTTCGGCCTGCGTCAGGTCGTCCAATGCGTCTTCGAATGTGATTTCGTTTGGATCGGATGGTGTGTGGTGTGCATGGCGGTCGCCCGAATCATCGTACAGTTTCGGATTCAAAGTGTACGCGCCAGCCTTCGCCTTTTCGTTCAGGCGGGCAATGAATTGCTTCAGCGTGCGATCAAAACCGGGAACAGGGTTGCCGTAAATGCGGGATTCGCGGCGATACAAAACGTCCTCTTCGCCGTCGTCACTCAGGAACGGTTTCACCAAGCAACGACACAGCGGTTTTTGAATGTTCAGGTCATTGGAACGGATGGCATAAACCACAAACGTTCCTTCGGCTACGTCTTCCGCCACGTGGCGGTTGTATTGGCCGGGATTCCCACGGTTTACAACACCGTCATCGAGGCGCATGCAGCTTTGGCGATCCCAATCACGGCCCGTGCTCATGCCGATGATATCGTACGGGTGACAGCTGATAACCATCTGCACCAAATCAGCAGAGCTATTCTGCAATTGTGGATCGTTGTCGAATGCCTGTTTCGCCAACGCATCTTTGGCGATCACCTTGCCGATGTTGTAAACGTTTTTCTGTTCCTTATCGTCGATCTTGACGCACTTTTTAGCCAGATAATCCGTGGCCATGTAGCCCGCTTTTTTCAAAGCATGACGCACAGCTGGCGGAATGGTGAAGCTGTGTTTCTGCGGCTTACCGATTGGAACATACAGGCGATAACCTTTCTTGCCCGGCCCATGAGGCATCATGGATTGCAAGGCCTTCACAGCCGGGGAATTGCGGTTCCAATTACGGCGGTATTTCAATGCCGTGCGCATCGACACGGCGGCAACTGCCAATTCAAGTTTCATGTTTTGTTCTCAGTGAAAGCCGTCGTTTTCGGGCGCCGGTTGGAATTCCAGATCGTCAAGGTCGCCCAGTTCATCCATGAGGGCGTCTAAATCTTTTTCATGCTGTTCGGCAGATTCGAGATAGTGCTTTGCCCAGTTCTCCAGCAGCGAAGGGTATGGACCCGGATTCTGCTTAGCAATCTTGACCATGAGACTTTTCGTCCACGGGAAATCTCGCAAATACATGGAAGGGCCGAGGCCATTAGTCTGCGCATCTTGGCGAAGACGCAAACCAAGAACCGTGTTGAAATCCTGTGTGTTGACTTTCATCATGTTTTCGAAAACATGTTTATCGGTCAGTATCATGCGGTTGGCATCAACGACAATCGACATGTCGGCAGCTGGCCATGATTTGTCCACCGCGCAAAGCAGGGCGCGCCCATCCTCGGCACAGTAACGGTTGAACAAGACGGTATAACCCGCGTCTTGCAGGAAGTTGTAGATGCTTTCGTCGTAATAGAAATCGACTGGCATTTTCTTCGCAAGTTTCAACGAATTTTGCTGCACGTTGTGGTTATGGATGGTCTTCGACTGGTTCAGCATCTTGCACAGCATACCGACCTGTTGACGCAACTGCACGGACCCTACGAATTTCGACTTCGCGAGTTCTGGTGTGAACTTGTACATGCCAGACAGGAACCCACGCCAAACAAGGCCCACATCACGTGCAGGAATTTCGTCGTTGATTACCGACAGCCAACGAGAATCAAACGGTGCTGCTTTGTTAATGCAGAACTGATAGTTGTCACCTTCGGTATCGTCATGCAGCGACCAATCGTACATTTCGCGTACGACACTTTGCAGCTTATTCGATTTCTTGACCAGTTCATCGCGCCACGCGAGAGGCGCCAGAACTTCGACCAGATCCAACAAAACGCCATCTTCCAAATGCTTGTCGATATAGGAACCAAATTGCCGTGCCGTAATCTGCTTGCGGTTCTCGCCATAAAGTGTGCTGATTTGGTAAGCGGCTTCGCCTTCGTCACCGTTGTAAATGTTGAGTGCATTTTCCATGAACACGCCGAGCCAGCGCTTGTCCTCCATCAGGAATTGACGCAGGCGAGGTTCATTGAGTTTCAGACTACGCAGCAAGTTGACTTTATCTTCGATTTCGTCGAATTTACCGACAATGTGATCGGTGCCCTGCCCATCGTTATACAGGCCGTCGATCAAGTGGTACATGCCGGAAACGGCCCCTGCGTTCACCTTGCGCAGCCAGCGAGAAAGTGTTTCCTCGAAACCGGGAATCGGCGTGCCGTAGACTTTGGAACCAATGCGGAAAAGAATGTGCCCGTTTGGACCCACGAAAGGTTTGATCAGCAGGCGCGCATGAGGCTTGTTGATATTGGTATCTTTCGGCGAGATTGCGTAAGCAACCAACGTGCCTTCGGCGATATCGTTTTTGACGATGTGCTGGTTAATACCGCCCCGCGATTTGCCCGGCTGATCCAGACGCATACAGCTGGTTTGGTCCCAACGGCGCCCAGTGCTCATGGCCAGAACGTCGTACGGGTGGCACGAAACCACGCACGTGAAATCATCTTTGTGTGCGGCGCGTTGCGGGTCGTTCATGAACTCTTTCAGAAGTTCGGCATCTTTCAGCAATTTGCCGATACGCATTTGGCGCTTACCTGTCGAGTCAACGGCGATACCTAGCACGTAATCGTCAACCGTATAACCCTTGCTGGTCAGGGCCATGGTGATCTTTTCCGGAACCGTGATTTTGGTCTTAACCGGCTTGATCGGCATGTACAGGCGATAAGCGTTTTTCTTCCGCTTTTTGTTCTTTGGCAGGAAGCGCTGGATTACCTGCACACCCAGCCCGTTTTTGTTCCAGTTTTTCATCAAGGGCCGGGCCACACTCAAGGGCACAGCAGCCAGCGCCAATTGCATTTCCATTATTTCAATAGCTCCAAAAAGAGTTTGATCAGCGGACCATTACCTTTGCCCATCCACTCTACGGTGAATTGCTCCGCCAACCATTCGGTTTCGTTTTTCGCTGCATATTCGCTCGGATTTCCAAGCTTTTTGCGCAGGTCACGAAGGGTCGATTTGTAGTGGCCCCACGCATCGTCGTCGTGTCCGCATTCGTGAGCGATTGTCGCGTGTATGCAATGTCCGTATTCGTGGACGATCAACGCGTCAAAGGCTTCGTGTGGGCCGTCGTGCACCACAAACCCCGGAGGATTAGCCTTGCCACATTCGCGCTGTGCATCGGCCACCGTGCCACGTGTAAACGCGGTTGTCAGACGAATCTTTCTGGTTTCCCGGTCGAATTCGGAGGTCAGCCGGTCGGTGTATTCCACACCTTTCAAAAACTTCGCAGCTTTCGGAAAAATTAAACCCAAAGATGCCAGCTTCTTCTTAACGTGCTTGGCAACTTCCGGCGATACGTCAGTTGAGGCCATCGCCAGCATCATTTCCATCAGCTGAAATCCTTCGCAGGCTTGTAGACCATGAGCAAACTGCCCCATTCGTCTTTGAACAATTTCTTGGTTTCTTCCAACGAGGCCTTGAGATTCAACGCCGGGCGGAAACCGTTTTTGTAGAACACATGCAGCGAAGCGACACTGGATACCTGCGCCCCGATATCGCTTTTGTATTTCCGCACAATTCCCTTCAATAGGAAATCGCCGTGGCCTTGGCCTCGATGTTGTTCGTCGATCACGTAATCGGTAACGCTGTGTTTGCACGGCGAGAATTCCCCGCCAGTGCGCACGCAAATGTAACCAAACTCGGAACGGAATTCCGTACCAAAATGCTCGCCCCGATCCGTGATTTTAATCGAGGCGGCCAGCGCCAATTGCATTTCCATTTCTTTTACTCCAAACCGTGCAGTTCGCGCTCTTCGCTAGTCATCCAACGCTTGCGCACATAATCCAAGAATCCTTTAGTGTCAACACGCAATTTACGTTTAACACGTTTGAGTTTCTCAAGGAATTGCAAATCAGAACCCTCTCGGGCCGCATCTAACAGCCGGTTGAAGTCGCGCACAGCTTGGCTACCAACGTCCCACGTGTTTATCAGGTGTTTAATTTGGCGAGCAACACGGTCCCGATTTTTCTGCTCTTCCTTTGTGCGGGCGCCTTTCAGGTACTGTGTGTAGTGTGCTTCGCTGCCCTTGAAGACGATTTGTGACGCCACGTACCAAGCTTCCAACTCACCCGTACTGTAGGGCTGGAAAACCTTCTGCCCGAACTTACGTTTCTTTTTGTCCGAGACTTCCAGCTTGATTTTCTTGCGTTTATCGAGGTTCATAAACGCATTTATATCGGCGTACTGGAACAGTTCTATACCGTTCCTTTTTGCAAGCAATGCCAGCGTAAGTGAATCGTTGGATTTGAATTTACCACTCTCTTTCATAAAGTGGATTTCTTTCACGTACCGGATGCACGGGATGTACATTTTGTTTGAGAACAGTCGATCTTCTTTTTCGTCATTGTCCACATACTTTTGATCGGCCCAGTAATCAACGGCTTTGATCTTATAGTTCGCGTTCATCTTCTGCCCGTCGAGCACAAAGATAACGTGAGTACCACCAGCCTCATTCCTGAAGTAATCGGAATGCTTGGAGCGGGCAAGGCTCAGAAAATATTGAGCATCGCCGAATCCTGATTCAACGCCTTCGTTGGTGGCTGCCAACTTGAACTTATCGTTCTTCAGCGCAGTAATTGCGTGCTCCATCAGGATCAAGTGATAGAGCACACTGGAACCGGCCAGCGCCAGCATCATTTCCATTTAACGTTTCCTTGCGGCGCGGGCCGTAGCCATGGCGGCGCGTTTGAATTGCGCCAGTTTACGTTGAGCCATCTGCAATTGACGACCAATGACCGCCAATTGGGAATCGCTCAAATGTTCTTGGTTATACTGCTTCTTCAGCCGTTCAATTTCTGCACGGAGTTGTGCAACGTGCGAACGGTAGGCATCGGCGCCTGAAACTTCCGGAGCGCTAGCACGGGCACCGGCAAAGATCGAACCGGGGTGTTGCTTCAGGTATTTCTTTTTGGCTTTGTTGGCTTTTGAATGAAACCAGTGTTTGGCCATTACTTTCTCCAGTGGCGCACTGGCCCCTGCGGACCTTGCGGACCTTGCGGGCCTACAGGCCCTTTCACCATTTTATTTGGATGCCGCATAACTTCGCGGGACGCTGCTGTCACGTCACGCCAAAAATCGGAATGGAAATGCATAGAAGATTTCTGTTCACGATCAATGGCGCGAATCCCATAAACGACCAGTGCCAGAAGCGGCAACTGCATCAGCAGGGCAAACCACTCGGCATTACCCACGGCCCAGTTCCTTACGAAGAACGGGAAGATCCGACCAGATTTCTTGGTAGCGTTTTGCGAAACTACGCACCACGGAAGGCACCGGTTCTGGACGTGCGCTGGCGACCGCTACTTCGGTGCCCGACAAGTTGTTTTCCGCCTGCAAATCTGCTTTGGTGCAGACAAAGAAGTGGTCAACCTGTGCAACAGGAATCTTTTCGTAATATTCACGATCCGCGTCCGGGTTGGCCACGTCGAGCGCCAAATCGTAGGTCACGGTTTCAGGCTTCACGTTGACAGCCAGCACCTTTGCACGGATCGCACATTCATGCAGGGCACCGAGATTAAGGCGACGGATCGCGGGGTGGAACCAGACTTCGGTGCCGCACGCGTAGACCGGATATTGAGTAACAGAGGCGATTGCGATTTCAGTTTTCATTAGGCGGCACACACCATATTGTTTGCGATTTCGGGATGCTTTTCAGCGAATTCTTTCCAGCTTTGCAGCCACTTTTCCGTGCGTTGGCGGTTAGCTTCGTAGCGGGCTTCACGTTCTTCCGCCGTTTCGTTCTCGTAGATTTTTTGCAGGTCAGACAGACGAATAGGTTTGATCACTGATGCTTTCCTTTCTGTTTGCGTCGTTCTTGGCGCATATTGTGTTGGACGTACCACGGCATTTTTTGCTTCGCTTCCAAGTTACCAGCTGGCCCATCGGGACCACGGTCGCCGCCGCGCCCACCATTCCAATCGTCACCCGGCAAACCGGGGCGTGCGTAAAAGCCAGTATTTTGTTGCGGAAATTCGTCTGCCATGCCCATCATGTTTTCCCTATCAGTATTTCGCTTGGAGTACCAGATCCCAATGGGTTGCGGCGTTGGTGTTGGTATTGGCCAACGAGATTGCAAAGGTATAGAAACCTGCGACTGGAATATCGAATTCGGCAGACTGCAAACGACCAAATGCTTTTGAGCCAATACCGCCGGAAATGGTCACACTTGCAGTGTCAGTGGATTCGGCGGCATAAATCATTTGCGTTCCGTTGCCACCTGTAGTCGCGCTAGGTTTGTTGACCTTGCGCAGCCCGATTGTGAAATCAGCATTAACCGTGCCGTTGTTGTTCTGCGAATATGTGGCAGAAATTCGCAGTTTAGCCCCGACAGGAAAGTCAGCAGGGTCCAGATAAATCAGGTTTAGCGGAACGGTGGTCAGTGCCGAAGACATATCCGCAACGGTGAGATTGGGGATAGCCCAGTATTTACCAAGGCCCTGTGCACCAACGATGGTGGATATGCGGAGAATGGGACGAAACACCGCAGTTGATCCGCCACCATTGATCAGAGATTTAACCTGATCCAGCGTGGCGATATTCTTCCAAGCGGCGCCGGTGTTGTGGTACAGACCGTCGGGGAAGTTTGTCTGATCCGCGTGGCCGTGCAACGAAAACAATTCGCCGATATTCCCGTTGCCGGGGAACGTAGAACCATCAGGCAACGTAAGGTTTACGATCTTGCCGCCTTCGACAATTACTAGGTCGCCATTTACTTTCATACATTTCTACTCTTTTTGATGTGTGTTGGGCTTCCTCTCCCGTTCGGCGCCTTGAGGGTAGACTGTCTTTTATTATTCGTCGATGTTGTCGGAGGTGCCAAACTGGCCGTTATTGCCAATGGCGCTTTTGATTTGTTTCGGGCTGAAGACAATCCACTGATCGCCTACACCGCCAACATCAAAATGGTTTTTCAAATGCACGCCGTCACAGCCATGGCGCAGGGCTTCATTGATTACTACGTCGCGGCCTTCTTTGCTGCCCTCGAAATCGTGCGTGTAGAGCTTCTGAATCGACAGGTAGCAGGGCATCACGTGGCCCACTACAGGCGCAGGCCAGTTTTCATCGTAGCCGGAATAAGCAGACGCCATTTTCGGATCAGTGGCGAAGAAAATGCCAGACTCATTGTGGGATCTGTTCAGACCAGTCATGAACGCACGGAAATTCGTGTTGGGCGACCCGTGGTAAACGCGCAGTGGATTACCAGAATGGTCTACGCACTTGGAAGCACGAAACCACTTTTTGAATTCTGGCGTCAGCTGCTGCTTGGCCGTGGCCAGCGAAAGGATCATTTCCATTATTCGGTACTCTTAGTCGCCAGATCAATGGCTTTCTGGATTTTGGAATTCGGGCGCGTGTTGGTCTTTTCGTAAACCGGAATGAATACCGACGGGTCGATATAGTTGGCAATAGCCGTGGTGGCTGTTACCTTCTCGCCTGCCAAATGCCCCAGTTCCTTACCGATCTTCAAGCATTGATCTTCAATCCATTTATTGACCACTACGTCTTTGGCACGTGCGCCATGCGGGCACTTGTCCATCAGCGCTTTGGCCATCGCAGTACCTCGAAGTTTTCGAAACTTGTGAACCGTGAAGCCTTCGGGGAACCCAAGTTCGCGAATGTAGCCATTCACCTGCGAGTTCGACAGAGGTTTACCACGGAAAGTGAACACGTATTCCGCTGGCTTTTTCTCATGGATGAATTCGGAGATTGCGCCGTACAGCATTTCGGTACGCTGTTCGTCGAACTTGATCACGTGCTTTTGTGCCCCGGCCTTTTTGCCGAGGTACTTGATAATCACCCGCTGATCATTGAAATTCAGGTGTTTGCGCAGCAGCGTAGAAATGCCGTACGTGGTTTCACCGGCAGTCAACGCACGCGTGGAACCGATACGTGCCGAGGTCTGATAAATCACTTCCAAAACGGCAGCAGCCGTACCGCGCAGGGTGCCCGGACCTTTCGCCAAATCAGGCAACCATTTTTTGATGTACTTCGCCATATCCGGCAGCATGTTTTGCACGATGCCGAAAGACTCCACGCGGCCTTCGGTGCGGGCTGCGATGGTATAGACGTTGGTCGTCGATTGGGCAAAGGGCGCTTTGTACTGGCAGTAATAAATCGTAGAACCCGGCGTATAGTTCTTGTTCATCGAACCGGCACCAACCGGCTTATTCATCAGCTGTAGGCCGTCGCTGGTGTAGTAATTCCCTTTGTCGTCCATTTGACCGGTGAACCAATCCGGAATATCGTGCTGCACACTTCCCATCTGTTCGCGAATATCGTCCACGTCCAATGTGTGCTGCCCACTGGCACGAACGATGTTGGCCACGGCCTTATCGGCAATGGCTTTGCGCTGGCGGCGCATGTCCAAATATTCTTGGTGCTCGGCGAGGTTGGCCCCCAGTTCCTTTGCCTTTTCTCGCCACTTGGTCAACACGGTTTCAGGCATGACATTGCCCTTCACTTTGCCGTATTTCTTCACGTGGTCTTCAAGGCGTTGGTACAGTGCGGATTGAGAGGCCGAAACCGTGTGTTCGTCTTCATGCATAAACATTTTGGAAATGTGGGAGTCCTTGAAATACCCCACGTTCTGCATCAGCCGCTTGGTCGCAGCTTCAGACCCATTACGGGCCAGACGGATATCGGTCAGAAAAGCCAGCTGCTGCTTCGACAGATTCTTATCTTTATCGAACGCCTTTTTCTTTTTCTTCAGGGCGTCGAAACAGCCGTTCAGAATGTGATGGTATTTATCGGCGCTCACGTCTTCGCCGTCTGCCAGCATGGTCAGCGTTTTGGTAAACGTGCGCTTGATTCCATATTGCTCAAGGAACGGCTGCGCCTGTACATTCCATTTCTTCAGCTTCGGCGTGAACGTTGTGCCGTAGTCGAATTCGCTCGCCTTGTAGATCGCAAGCAGCAATTTCAGAAAGGCGTCAGCGGAACCGGGCGGGGCTGGCGCAGCAGCGGCGATTGACATTTCCATCATTGGCCCTTGATGTAATCCATACGGTTAAATTTGTTGGCGTAGCGGCGGCTTGGAATGTCGTCGGTAGGCACACGAATGCCCACGTAATAGACCGTAGAATCCAATTTGCTTTTTTCGGACTCAACCACACGTCCCTTGGAATCGACGCACATCAGCAACAACTCCAAAGCGTCTTTGTCGTTGTGACGGTAAACACGGTAGCCGTAGTAAAGTTGGTATTTGTGGCGGTCGGCGTATTTGATAATGCCGTCGTCGTTACGGGGCAAATCATTTACAAAGTTGCCGCGCTTGATCACAGGCAAATGCAGCAGGCGCTGGCCGAGGTCGCGAATGTCCGGATAGTTCCGTGCAAGACGCACCATCAGCCCACCCGGCAAAAACTTCTGCTGATCAGCAGCCAGAGCGAGCATCATTTCCATTTTATTTTCCTGTAAGACGTTCGAAGTCTTCGATCATTTCGGCTTGCACGTCGGCAGGGCGTGCCCATAGTTCGACCTGTCCTTTTTGGGACACGCTGCCTTTGGAGACTGCAAACAGCATAAAGACCGGGCCACGTGCCGTTTGGAAAAGGGCTTTGAAATTGATTGGCCCTGCCCCCGATTTTTTCCACATGGTAATCGGGGTTTTCTTGCCTTGGAAGCTTATGGTAGCCCCATATTCTTTGTTGAGGATGAATTTGCCATCCACCACGGAATCCTGCCAAGCAGATTTAACGGAATCCGCCAAACTGCTGCTAGAAATCGCAAGCATCATTTCCATTATTTACACCATTCATCCACCAGCGCCAGAATTTGACGCCGGACTTCTTCAAGGGGTTGCTGGGCGTCGATCACCACCCACGATTCGTCGATCATGTCGTGGTAGGCTTCGCGCACTTCAGCGAAATAGGACAGGGGTTTCTTCTCGAATTCATCGAGTTCAATCCCTTTCTGCACACGCGATTCGTGCATACGCCGGAAACTAACTTCAGGCGGCAGGTCAAGCAAGATCGTCAAATCCGGCTTGATCAAATGGCCGTAATCATCAGCCATTTGGTGAATTTGTTCGGTAGCCTCACAGGTACGCGTTTGGTACGCAAGGGCCGACCAGTAATAGCGCTCGCTGAAAACGTGTGTGCCGCTTTCCAGCGCCGGACGAATCACGGCTTCGGTGTGCTGAATGCGTGCGGCATACGACAGAAAAGGCTGGCACAGAGCAGGCACTTTCCCTTCATGGTCAAGCATCAGACGGCGCAGCGTTTCAGCAAATGGAGTGCCGCCCGGCTCACGCGTGAAAATCATGTCAATGTCATTATTTTCCGCATGCATACCAACGTAGATCGAAGCTGTTCCTTTGCCAGCGGCTTCGATAGACTCCAAGCAAATGAATTTCCCGCGTTTGGTTTTGATCACGTCAAGAATACCCGCTGTGTACGTTTGATTGTGTGTCGTGCATCACCAGCCAACCACGCCAGTTTGCGATACATGCGATGTTTGGCAAAGATGGAAACTTGCCGATACTTCGCTTTTTGGCTACAGGAAATGCGACCGGTCGTCTCGCTCAAAACCAGAATGCCAACACCTGCCGCTTTCAGTTCTTCGCGGATTTCCGGATAGCAGCGAGATTTGGTTATGGATGGCGCAAAAAGGAAATAAAGCCGATTGGTATGTGGCAGATAATCGCGCCATTTCTTATCAGCACGGTAGTCTGCTAGGCAACTCTTAATCTCAATTCCGTAAAAATTTCCGGGATAGTCAATCACCAATGCATCAAGCCTGCTACGACCCCAAGGCACGACCCCGACTTCTTTGTGCACAGAACAGGTTTTCTTCGCGTAGTAATAAGTGAGCGCCATGTACAGTGCAGCTGTGATATCGGTGCGTGACATTTTCACGGAGCCTTCAGCGGCTTCCGTTCGTTTGTCATGTGCTTTCTTGGCGCGTGCTTGCTTAGTGCGCGTGCCCTTTCGTGTGTACGCCATCCATTCCCCGCTTAGGCAATAAGCCTCATAATTTTTGCGTATTCCGCCAACAGACCTTTGTGGTCATATTTTTTAATCAAGGCGAACATTGCGTCGGTGTACTGCTGGTGCGTCGTGCGGTCCGCATAGGACAGACGCATATCGTTCAAAACGTTTACCACGTCGGCGTCATCAATCGAATTACGGGCCATGCGACCAATAAGCGATTTGAACTTCGCATCGGTTTGTGTGGCCAGCATTTTCGACGGAAACTTCATCCACTTAGCACGCAACACCATACGGTCATCGGTGTAGCTACGCATCGAGCGGTAGAACTGATCGACCGGCAACGAATAGAGGTCGGGAATCTCTTTGTAATCCGGCAATTCAACGTCAATCGACGGACGCAGGTAACAGGTGTATAGCTCTTCTGCACCTTGGAGATTCACGGCGCCTTTGAATTTCTTCTTCAGCGTGGAATTTGTGAATGCTTTGGAACTGGTCAGGTGTGAACCGCCCATGGTGACGGCGCGGTCTTTGGTCCGGATCAGTTTGATTTGGTATTCCGAATGCGGATACATTTCTTTTAGCGCTACGGCCAGTCGATCCGCGTCGGATTCTTCCAGAGGCTTTTCGGTGTACCACGCGTTCCACGAACTGACGGTGCCGCGCTCAACTTCAAACGCGACAACCGCATAAAACTCTTCGGTAGATTTGCGTTGGAACTCTTCGTGCGTCGCAGCCTTGATGATGTGGAAACCGTAGGCGTTCAACCGACGCATTTCCTCTTCGAAGAGCGGCCCGTGATCGTCGTGCAATAGCTCGGCGGCTTTGTTCGGGTCGATCTTGTGAAGCTTCATTGCACGCTTCATGTGCATCAAGTGAATCTGTTCGTGCAGGATGGTATTCGAGAATAGCACCCGGTCGATCATTGCCGATTCGTGCACGTGCATGAAATAAACGGGTTTTTTGCCCGCGAATTTCATCTGCGCCAGACCCCAAATCTTGGGGTTACGACTCTTCACGAATTTTACGACTGGACACTCGCCGTTGAAATAGGTGTTGTTGTAATAGTCGTAAAGCAGCGGCACCATTTCGAACTTGGGTTTGAACAGCATGTAAGGTGGGTTCTCCGGGTCCACCTCAACTGACAAAAGTTCTTCGCTCATTTGATGCAGCGCGTTACCTTCTTTGATCGTCAGTTTGAAGATGATTTCCGGGTTGTCCTCATGCTGCACAACGTAGCGTTCGCCGTGGCGGTACATGGTGAAACGGTCGCCCTGCACCATCAGCAAATCGTATTCGTCGTTGGCCGATCCGTACGTGATTTCACGCTCGGCCATATAGCGATAGTTGGCCATTTATAATTCCGTGTTTTTGACGATGTAAGTGATGCGAACAGAATTCCGCAAAAAGCTGTTCAACACCTCTTCCTCTGTTAATCCTTTGGGTAGCCCGTAGGCCGCTGGATCGGTGATGTACAGGTACGCATTGATCGACAGCGGATAGCCAATCGTAATATCCCGAAAATCCACGTACTTGCGCAGCTGCGGAAGAATCGCCAGATCCGGGTGCTCGAATTCGTAGTCGTGAGCCAGCAAAAGGAATTGCGGCATTTCAAAACCGTATTTGGTACGGGCCACTGCGATACGAATATCCTGTTCCAAGCGCCGGGCCAAACTCGATAGGCCGGTCACGCAGGAACTTTCCCCCACTTCGTTGATTTCGGGGGTTGGGGTATCAGGTCGTTTGCCGGAATTTGGCACGTCAGAAGACACGACCGAAAAAATAGGCGATGGACCGTACTCACAGCCCATGGGTTTGCGTCTCGATTGGAGTCAGTGCAGGCTGTTCGCCGTCGCCCATTTCGACCTTGGTCGCCACTTGTTCAAGGGCTTTCAGTCGATCATCAAGTTCCGCAACGCATTCCACCATGAGGCCCATAAGCGAACCGTAGAAAACAGCAAGTTTGCCATCGTTCGTTTTGGTCGTCGCTTCGGGCATCGTCTGGAAAACTTCCTGCGCAATCAACCCTGTGTAAAGGCGACGCTGGCCGTTTTTGAGGAACGTGTATCCGTGCATGCGGCGTGCTTTCTTCACGGCGCCGGTAATACGTGTGATGTTGTCCTTCAGCGTACGATCAGACGACAGTGCCACTTCAGTTTTGCAAACCATCTGACCGATTTCGGTGTTGATTTCAACGGTGTTTTCCACACCATTGTTGAACGTCAACATTCCACGGGGTTCGGGATCGTCCGGATCTTGTGCGGTTACGCGGGTCAATTGAACGTTTCCGTCCAGAATTTCCGCACGCAATACATCATTGAAGTTGATAGAGCCGAATTCGTTCAGCTTCATTTCACCTTCGAGTGGACCGCCCGCAATTGGGATGTAGTCACCTTTGCCACCCAACGAAGCCTCGACCCAACCGGCGTTCGTGATCGGTTTACCGAACCCGAGTTCCCAGTTAGTGATTCCCGTGGTTTCGATAACGCGAACCATCATGCCTTGCTTACGGGCTTGAATGGGGATCGCGTCACGTTCTTCGATGCTGCTTACGATACGGAAACCGCCGCGAAGGTCAGTATCCACCAACAGGTAAAAGTCACCGGTTTTTACAAACCGTTGCGAAATGTTATTAGCCACCACCGCCTCCTACGAATAAAACGCGAACCGTACCTGATTGGGGTTCCAAGAAATCAATGGTGATAAAACCGTTAACTTCCTTTACGTCATTCGGTGTAAAAATTTGTTTGGCCGCGTCGAAACACTGGACGATGTAGTCTTCAGATTGCACGGGAATTTTTACCGAGGTCGCATCGGTCAAAGTGGCCTTTACGATCTTGGCATGCCCATGAACATCGACTAATCGAGCGCCGTGATTAGGTTCGGACGGCGCTGTTTCAATTGTAATGCCTTTCCCAAGCACACGCGGTTCGTATAGTTTAGTGTCCATAAACATACCATTAAATTAGCGGGAAAACTCAAAAACCCACGATTAAGTGGGTTATTTCAAGTAGGTCGATGGTTGATCAGAAAGGTGGCGGCCAATCGGGCGTGCCATCTTGTTTTTTACAGGCTGGGGAATTCGTTCTTTGATCCAGCGCACACCGTGGGGGTCGCCGCGACGATTACCGGCCAGAAGTTCACCAGACAAAAACGTACGGGTGTATTCAGGACTCATTTTGCACCATCCGTTCTGCGTATTCAGTCATTGCCCGGATCACAGGATCGCCCAAAGGGATCAGAGTTTTCGACAGACAAATAAGCGAAGATTCATCAAGGGTTACGGCGGCTGCGGTCCCGGCATTGTCGTAAACAAACGTCGCATCACCGAGATATTCGGTATCGGGCGGTAGCACCGTGCCTTCGGAAAGGCTGGCATTTCCTACGGCGCAAACAATCTTGAAGTAATACAGCGGTTTATTCAGGATTCGTTTCGAGGCGTCCAGCGCATTAAACCACTGACGCACACGTACAGCTGCGAACTGTTCGAACGTCATAGGCGAGTATTGCACCAAATCGCCTACGCTCATTATTTGCGCGACGGTGTGAGCTTTACCGCTGAATAGCGGGCGCTGTTCCCAACTACCATTCGAAATGCTGGCGCGAAGCTGGTATTCGGTTTTATCCGCCTGCACGTAAACCACCATACCGAGGCGGCGTGCAGTTAGTGGAATCGCATCACGGGCGGCAATGGTGGCAACCGAACGATAACCACCTGCCAAATCGTTATCGTCCAGCAGATAGCTATCGCCTGTGCGCAGCAGCCGCGATGTAATGGGCGTAGGCATTTGTCACCTCAGTTTGTGTCGGATCGCGACGACATGATTTTGTGGTTTCCGCCGACTTTTTCATCGCGGTTACGTGCGACAATCAGTTCGTCGTTACCACCCACTTTCACCTTGCGATTACCGCCGATTTCCAACGTGTAATTGCCGGTGATTTTCTCGAATTTATTGCCTGCACCCTTGGATACACCACCCGCCGATTTGGCTTCGATTTGCTGCACCTTGGTGTTGGACGCGTTCGAAACATAGCCCGGAACATCGCCTTTCGATCCGGTAACAATCTCGGTACACGAACCGACAATTGTTTTGCTGTAGTCGCCCAAGAAAACGAAATGAGCATCACCGGGATTCGCGACAAACACTTCGTTCGTCTGCTTATCAATCACAATGGTGCAGCCGTTTTCCAGTTCCATGACAGCACGAAACGGGTAGTTGGTTTCTGCCAGTTTGGTCAGGGTTTTCTTGTCGCCCGGATATGGAGCCAATTCGGGTTTGTGCGGATCGCCTTTCGGGAATCGAACGCCAACCTTTGCGCCAATGGGCGGAATATTCAGGAACGCGGCACCTGTTGCGCCAGCGTCTGCCGCATAATCCTGATTCATTGGCATAGCCCACGGCAAATGGGTATCGGGGATTGCATCGGGGAAAATACCAGCCACGCGTACGCGCACACGCTGGGCTTTCCGGGGATCATTGTTTTCCACAACAACGCCAGCATAAATAAGCTTTGTATCAAGCCCTTGACGTTGCATTACTTTCGAGGAATTAATCGGCGACCCGGCCATTAGGGCTGATTACCGGTCAGTGTGCACCAAAGCATCTTGGCACGCAGCGGAAGTGGGCAACACATCATGTTGTAATACCAATGCATCGCAGTTTCAGGATGGCTTGGATCATGCTGCCGATACGTGAGGTCAGAAACCGCACCGCTCACGTAATCTGCGTATTGAATTCGTTGCGGATTATTCAAACGATTTTCAAGCAAATCAATCAGGTCGTGATTGATCACAGGTTCGCTGGTCCCTGCCACATTGTTGATAGCGTCCAGCTGTTCTTCAGGAGAATACGAATCCCACATTTTTAGGCTCCAGAAACGAAAAAACCGCGCCGTGCAATTGCTCACAGGGCGCGGTTGGTTTGTACCACCTTTGCCTGAACAAAGGAAGGAATTGCGCTGGCGTCTCGGCGGTCATTCTTTTTGATCCGGCGGCTATAAAACATTGGATTGTTGAATCCGTTTTATTGCCTGTCCCTGATCCTTTAGTGTTGGCAGCTGCCGACGCCGTGCAATCCCTACGATACTTATTTACAGTTTTTCAACTGCTATCACTAAATTACAACCGAGTTTTCGTGCGGCGGCTCATGGCATCCCGTTCACGCAGCATCTTTTCGATTTTGCGGTTTTGGCGTTCGTGCGCTTTGGCTTGATTGGTCAGAATGCGCTTTTTGCCATCGTGCGTATAACCATAAGCTTCAGACATTTCGCCGAAATCACGATTGGCCAAACCAACGATTTTGCCGTTGTTACGGGCCAGTACGTCGGAATAGGTATTGTCGAGGTTTTGGTTGTACAGCGATTGAGCCTGTGCAACGAATGCGTGGAAACGATCCGGGTTTTGGCGTGCCATTTGCGCCAGCTTGTTGTCGTAGGCAGACGCGGTGCCCATGAAACCGTTGGAGGCAAAGCCACCCATGCCGCCACCGCCACCACCCATATCACCACCCATACCATCATCAATACCGTATTTCTTTTTCAATTCCTTGATTTTCTTTTGGTATTGGTAAAGCTGTTCTTGTGCCTGCAAATCGGAATCTTGGCCAGCCAGCAAACGGTCGAGGTTCAGACCACCAGCAGCCGCCATCACACGCAGCGGAACCGGTACGCCTTTATCGGACATTGCTTGTAGCATATCCATGTATTGCTGATCACCTTCCGGCTGCAAAGTCTTTTCCCAGTGCACGGATGGAATCAACAATTTGGTGCCGTCGTTCAGGCGCTCAAACGAACCTAGCGGATCGAGTTTGTCGAGGCTGTTACCACGGGTAGAAAGCTTGTTATCACGATTGAGAACGTAACCCTTCAACGCACTGATCATTGGGAAAATGCGGCTGTACAGAGTTTTGCGTGTCAGCCAATCGCGTTCGGTGCGAATTGCGTCGATGAAGAAGCTGGTGGATGTGTCACCGTTCGCGTAGGTCGCATCACCAGAAAGGAACGCATCAGAAATACCCAACGCTTTCATTTTGATGGAATCAATCGCGTCTTTGTTATCAAAGATGGTCCAGCCACCTTGGGGGTCACGAATCTCTTCGGTGGAAATGCCGCCACGGGTCGCCACAACTGCCCCAACCGGGTCAGCGTCGGCGTTCATGAACATATCCATCACGGCCTGCATATCGGCCAGCGTCGGTTCCCACTCACCAGCGCCGTCGAGCGTTACATGCAGAATACCTTTTTGACGCATGGCAGAACGAACAAGCGTGCCACGGAACAGGTTTTTCTCCAGCAAATACCACGGCATGATGCGACGGAAATAGCTGGTCCCGGTGCTGCTGGAACCCGAACGGCGCGGGACATAAACAGTCGATTTCTGATCGAGTTCAAGTGCTTCGTTCGACAGCTGTTTCATCACGTCGGCACCCAAGAATTCACGCAGCGCTTTTACACGGGGCGAATCCGATTGCATGGTGCTTCGGATGTATTCAGGGAACGCAACGGTGATCAGCGGATCGGTGCCGTGGAAAGGCAGTTGGTCTAGCTTGGTGTTTTCGTAGGCGTGAGGCATCACGCGACTGAACACCTGCGTTTTCTCGTTGTACAAAAGCGATGCGATGAAACCGCCTTTCACGTTGTAGTCGATTGCCACGTCGGGCATCAGATTACGGATATCTAGGCGGTCGATGTTTTCCATGAAATCATCCATCACTTTCCGATCCATGATGCCGGAAATGGTGAAGTCGGAGAACATCAGCTGCGATTTGATATCGACGATGGAACCGCCGATAGAATCGTTGTAATACATGTCGGTGTAAATCCGCATGACCAGCTTTTTCTGCTCAAGGTCTTCGGAAAACACAATGTCTTTCAGCAACGGGTCAATGTCGATTTCAATCGGCATCTGCGACAGTTGCGCGTTACCACCGCTCGCTGCGGTAGCCAGATATTCGTCGATCTTTTGCTGATCGGTTTTCTTTTGGGGAGGGTAATGCTGTTTGCCGAGGCCCATGGTCTTCGGGCCGCTGGGTTGTGGGGCCGAAGAGAGTTGCGTACTACGGTTTGTTTTACGGAGTTTCATTATTCGGTCCACAGTGGTTTGTTGGAAGCGTAAATCACGACGACGTTCCCTTCTTTGTTGTCGTGCCACATTTCGTCACGCACAGAACAACCGTTCGCAATGCGTTTCAGGTGTGTTACTCGATCAGGGCACGCGGCATCCTGATTATTCGAGCCGTTGGATTGGCGCAGGTCGATATTCACATCGCCACGGTAGAAATAGAGTTCCTTGCGGTAGTCTTTGTAAAAGGTTCGCCACATTTCACGCCCGGCTGCTGTACCGGAAAGGTCTGTGCGCAACGCGTCGAAATGAGTAAGGAAGTAGTGGCGCATCATTGCACGGGCAAGGCCCGGCAGGTGGGGTGCCTGCCGAACCTCAACCTGTACCGCACGATTACCGAAGTATTCGTTTTCAGCCACTTTGTAATAGCAGGAATACACAATATCGTGACCCTTGGTCAGAACCAGAAGACGACACTGGGCGAGACTGTTACCAATCAACCGATCCGACCCCAAATAAATCTTGTAGGGAATCGCTCGGTACATGGCAAAGAACCCGGCCTCGACTAATTCACCATCAGCGATAAGCTGGCGATAACGGTCTGCATCGTCTTCGATGGATTCATAAAGAGGATCAGCGAGTATCGGCATTATTCATTCCTACATGAAATCAGTAGCGGGACGTTTACCCATCGCAATTACATGGGCACGCAATGTTTTGTAAGTGGTTTTGCCACGGGCCGTCAGCGGGTATTCGTCACCGAGTGCCACAACGGACTTTAAAGCGGATTTGAATGCACGCTGATCAGCGCGAATCAAAGTGCTGTGTTGCAGAGACGCCAGAAGCTTGAATAAATCGGCCTCGGAATCGACGCGTTGGCGACGGAGGATTTCGAACGCAGAACCCGGTTTATTGGACTCGGCAGAATTCTGCACGGAATCCATCCAAGTGTGGAATGCACCTTTCGGAATATTGAGCGTGCGTTTAGCGTGGCCCGGTTTTTCAGGTGCCTTTTTAGGTTCTGGTTTAGGCGCGGCAGTTGGTGCATCAGCCGGGACCAAAATAGTACCCTTCAACGTCAAGTGAGCTTTGCCCTTCCCGTCGTCCACTTCAGCTTTACCAGTTGTGGCCAGTTCGCCCAAAATACGACCTAGTTCGGGATGCTTGGCCCCCAACCACTCGAAACCTACACCAGACCACGTTTTAACCGTGGATTTACCGGGATATGCATCGTGGGTAATGGAGATTTCTGCACGGCCATTCACTTTCATCCCGTCGGGGATTTCGAAAGTGGTTGCTTTTGACTTCTTAGCTGGTTTGGTTGGCGTTTTCGGAGCCGGTGTCGCCTCAAGTTCTGCGAGGGTCTTACCTTCTTTTGGCTTCGGTGCCACAGGCTCTTTACGTGGCCCGGTAGGAGCAACATCGAAGGGAGGCAGGTCGAAATTGCGACCGATCTGATATTGCGGTTTGACGTATTTGATCAGGTAGTTGAAGTAGCGACCACGCGATTCAGCGGCAACCATGTCGGTGTATTCTTTCTTCGACACGTTTTCGTATGCCCAGCTGGCGCCGTTGTGGAAGGCTACATAAAGGATTTTGCGCTTCGAATCGTAGATTGCGAAATGCAGGTTCGAACTGTTCATGTCCTCGATGCGCAGCCAACCTTTGGGCAATTCAACGCCGCCGGTTTTGTCGAGGTCGCCCACACCCGCCTTCACAGGAATTTTCCGGATCTTACCGGACCACCCTTTCGAGTGCTGCATCAGGCGCGTCAGTTCCTGTTCGTTCAGTTTGAAAACGATATCAGGGCTATGCTTGTGGATAACGAAAATACCGTGGGCGCGTTTCTTCACGCCGTACACGTTACCTTCGTGAATTTCCAGTTCGTAATCTTCGTTGTGGCGTGGTTCCGTGTAGTTCAGGACGGGTTGCCCTTCAGCATACTGAAACCATTTGTACTGCGTTGGATCAATTTTCGACATTGTGGTGCCCTCGATCATGTCTGCGAGTTTAGGCCCATTTTTGTCAACAGCTTTGAGGGTAGGCACCCGTCATAGCAGGCGCCTTTATTTTTTTTAACGGGAACGACCGCCCGCCATGATCATGAGCGGTGCACCGTTGTGAGTTGTAACACCACCACCGCCAGTGCCAACCGCTGTACCACCACCGCCCCCGAGTTTCGAGGCACCCAGCGCATTAGGCTTGGCCAGTGTTGGGTTCATCGGTTCATGCATCAGCATTCCCACATATTCCTCTTCCATCAATCCCCAAAGCAGAAGAGCCATTGCGCGCCAGTTGTCGTCGGTGTAACCGTCACCTTTGCCAACCCCTTTTTCAAGGTCTTTAATGGTGAACATTTGCTTGAACAAATGCGCAATCGGACGATCTTTGTAAAATTCGCGATAGTTGGAATCCAGTACATCCAGCAGAGTGCTAACCTTCAACTCGGATTTAGGCAAAATAATCTGCCCTTGTTCCATCCGCGTTCTGACCCCAACCATATCGACGTATTTCAAGCTGTGTTGCTTGGCAATAAAGCTTGGCATGCCGTCGTCGGCTTCCGGATCACCCATATCTAGGGCCGCGTCATCCAGCAGTTTCAGCGAGTTCCAGCGGTCGGCCAGCAGAACTTTCACATTCCGCTTTTGCATGATCGGCAAAATCACTTCCGAATAAACCATCGAATGGTTAATGCGGAATCCGGGCAGCGGAATAATCTCACCGATCAGGTCTACGACTAAATTAAAATTCTCGTCGAGGTGGCCACAGGCAATAGAGAAACTGTTGTCCTTTTCCCCGGCGTCGATTGCCAGAATGGAGGCCTTGCCGCTCTTTTTGCACTTCTCGATTTCAGCCCACATTTGCGACTGGCCGAGGCGCTTGCTGTTCTTGAATTTCGTAACGAGTTTAACCACGTTCTTCACCTCGCCTTCACAGTCCATGATGAACTTGTGGTTGGAAAGGAACGGGTTGGCAATCATCGGCGGGTTGGCCCCGAAGTTTTTCTCGGCAGAAACCGGATCTTTCCGATAGGCCTCAACAATGATTTTCGAATTGCGTTTGAAGTTCGGGTTTACCATCCAAGTCGGACGATGAATGCCGTAGATCGAACCGCCTTCCTTAGCGCGGTTCAGCAGTTCGTGAATCATGTCGTTTTTCGAAGTCGGAGAAGAAACGTTCATGGCGTAAGCGCTCAGAACGTCGTCAAATCCGCGATTCAGCAGTGCATCAGCGGCCCCGCGTACAGTGAACAAACTGTTGACCAATGCATCATAAACTTCGTATGCACTGATCTTCACTTTGTTGGAATCTTTGTCCGCATCAAAGTACGCGATTTCGTCGATGGAAATAAATACGCGGGTACGACCACGCATGACCCGCTTGTCAGGCCCCATCGGGTGATACTGCAAACCACGAACACGGAAGTCAACGAAGGTATCCGTCAACTTGAACAGCTTTTCGCCGTAAACGTTTTCGTAGTGCTTGAGCATCCCGAAATACTGCTTGAACCACTGACCTTCCACCAGAGCGCCGTAGAAGGGGGTCCACAGCGTATCCTTGGCTTGGGTATAGGTCAGGGCCGCAAACGTCCCTTGGAGCATCGTGGTACGCGACAGGCCGTAGAACTGGGCGGGCTTCTGAAGCTTCAGCAGGCGGTGCAGATGATAGGGGGCTAGGTAGGTGCCAACGGTGTGTGATTTGCCGCTGTTGTGCGAGAGGATGCCGCCCGTGATGAACTGGTGCGTCTTGGGCAGTGTGAAATCGTAGGTCGTCTGCACACCGGCTTCGGTGACGGCGACAATACGATCAGTGATGGTGCCACGGCTCCAGTTGTCTTGCTGCAAATTCTGGAATGTGGCGGAATCGAGTTGAATGCACGGGCCGTCAATCGTGTGCGGATACCCGGCATTCAGTAGGAGGGCGCTTACATCGAAAAGCGCAGATGTGCCGACAAGTACCCGGCGCGCTTCACGGAACAAACCTTGCAAAAATGCTACTTGATCTTGCTCGCGTGCGGTACGAACCGTCAGCGGCAAAACGGTGTTAAAGAAATTCTCACCGGCCTTACGGGCGTTGGGCAGCACGCCTTGACCGAAGACGCGCTGGCCGTAGTGAATTTCCAGTTCTGTATCAGGCTCCAATTCTCCGATGGTAACGAAACCATCTTTGACCATGATCGGGTGATCAGTTGTGCCAGTAACAGAGAAACCACGTGCAGTATCCACCCGGAAAACCATTTCAGGTTCCGCGACGAAGTAATGCGACGTGGTTTCGAATTCTTGCCCGTTGTGGATCGCCGTTTCAAACTCGGTGAAACCCACAGGTGCATTTGGATAAATTTCATCAATGTGCAGCAAACCAGCAGCCGATAGAACCGGCGTACTACCGATAACACAACGCTGCCCGGCGTTGATTGCCAGTTCGTTGTAGTACGGCATCAAACCTTTTGCCACGGCTTGTGAACGACCGAGGCCACAGCTAGGACAAACGCCGTGTTCCAGCACGCAGACTTTACGCTCGAATTTCGAATACGTGTCGTCTACCTTGTGCGTGTCCAACATCCATTCCATGTCAGTGCATTTCGGGCAGTAGTCGTTGAATGCAACGATGCCCCACAGCAGCTGCTCAAGGAACGGTCGTTCGTCACCGATGGTGCCGAAACGATCTTGCGTAACCCACTCATAGAAGTTCGCGGCAGTGGGTAAATCACTGTCGTCGATTTTCATGTCCTTGGGGATTACGACTTTGGACGCCATCAATTCGCGAATTGTTTTCGCGATGTTGATTTCTGAATCCACATCCATCGAAGTCAGCATGGATGCAGCAGATTTGCCCATGTGCTCAATGTCGTTGTGCACCGGAGTCCGCCCGGTTTCCTTCAGATTCAGAAGGTAATCGAACGGATTTTCCTGCGAGACTACGACACGTTTGTCAGGGACTAAAATGCCCCCCTTCGAACGTTTCATTTTCATTGTTTGCGTGTACCTCGAACACCCCATAACGTAGGTATTGGGTCGTTCTGCTGTTGCATGCGGTTAACGTAGTCAGGTTCTTCTTTGGCGCGTACACGGGCGTATAGCTCCTTTTGATTGCTGATGCCTCGCCGCATCGCTTCGCCCACGTCGTGTTTGTCGAGGGCATGTGCGGTTTTTTCGGCAAGGAAAGCAGAGACTTTTTCGATGTAGGATTCTTGCTGAATCGCCGTAAGGTTCGATGTGGCTTTTACCATGGCTGCCAGTGCATCGAGGCGTGCAAGTGGAACGAAGGCGCTAAGCAGCGCCTTGTCCATGTCTAATTCGATATCGAGGCCGCTAAGCAAAGCAGCCTCAACATACTCGGCGGCCTCATGCAAAGCGTTGAGGGAGGCCGCGCTTTTGTAGAAAAGTTTTTTGTAACCTTCAAGGTCGCGACCCATGCTGTCGTTGAACTGCAACAACTCGGAATCTGGAACCTCGAACTCGTTCATTGCGAGCGGGGTTTCCGGATCATCGTAGTAGTTGATATTTTCGTGACGTGTGAGGGGAATATCGCGGGGAATGTCCATGGCCAACGCTTCAGCGTAGCGCCACGGCGGTATTGCGGGGTCACAACGGAATGTGCCGTTTGGGACCGCTCGATGTTCGACGGCGAAGACGTTTTTCGTAGGGAATCCGTCGCTATGCCCTACACGGGTGTTGCCTGCAACAATGTCGATGTGTTCACTGCGCGTTAATTCTTCAAGAGAGCGCGGCAGGCCCATCATCATACCGGAGAAGCTTGGTTCCGGATTTAGATTTTTTCTTTTTCTTTGGGTTGAGTTCTTCTTCGAGGTCGGTCCCTTTTGACTTGAGCTTTTTGGTTTTGCCGTCTTTGAGCTTTCCGGTTTTTTCTTCACCTTTGAGCTTTTTCTTTTTCGGCTTTCCGTTGGTGTCTCCATCGTCATCTTCAAACTCAAGATTGCCCCCACCCGTTGCCTGTTGCTGGCCGGGGTTGTAAATGGACATGATATCGAAGCGCTCTTCCATGTTGAACATGAAATTCGTTTCGCCGTCGCGGTCCTTGGAAACCAGCATAGGAATTTCGCGAATCTCGCGCTGTTCCGGTCGGCTGTAGTTCCACTGGATAACGCAGTCGGCGTGCTCCTTCATACCCTTGGAATAACGCATGGCTTCTTTTTCGTCGTCCAGCTGGGCAAGCAGGATAACAAGGGCGCCGGTTTCTTGGGTGTAGTTCTTTGCGATACGTGCGGCATCCATCAGAGATTTCCACTGGTCTTTGCCCGAGTCTTCGTTCAAAAGGCCGATGTAGTCGATGATGATTACTTTGTAGCCGAAAGGCTTGGCGAGTTGCAGCGTCTCTTCCATCGACAGACCGCCTTTAGGGCAGTGAATCGTATGGTGAATGCCGTGTTTCTCACCGTGATCAGCCAGCATTTTCTCAACGGCGCGGACTTTCTTTTTGTCCTCAGCCGTAAGCTTGGCATGCTTGAACCGTTTGAGTGGGATACCCGTTTTGTGCGAATACAATCGCTGGGTTTCCTGAATCTCCTGCATTTCGAGCGAGACGCGGAAGACACTCAGATTTTGTTCGAGGAACATTTGAAGGCCGATGTTCATCGAGACGATGGACTTACCCCCGGAAGTGGTGGCCGCCAAGAACACAACGCCGGTATCAGGGAACCCGCCGTTGGTCTTGTCGTATTCAGCCAGCCCGGTCGGAATACGCGGCAATGTTTCGTTGCGACAAATCCGGTCGGTTACATCCTTCGAGTTCGCATCCTTACCGAAGCGTAGGAAGCTTACGTCTTGATGCTTCGCAGCAGTGGCTTTCGTGATTTCCTGCGTGACTTGTGTGAGCAAATTTTCCGCATCACACGAAGTCTGTTCGAGCGCAGTGTAGATGCGTTCCGCCACGGTACGCATCACACGAATTTTGCGAAACTCTTCAAGCGTTTCCAGCGTTTCTTTCAACTGCGATTTCTTGAGGCACGGTTTCTCGTTTGTTTCTGCCAAGATTTCGCGAATGTCTTCGTCGAGGGAAGGGTCTTCAAGCAGACTCTTCCAACTGACGATCTTGAAACGCTTACGCGCCAGCGATGTGATTCGCTCGAAAGCTTGTCGCATCACCGGCGTGTGGAAATGGTCCTTGTTGAGTTTGCCGAGCCACAGTGTGCGCTGTTCTTCTTTTAGCTTTTTGGTCGTTACGGTTAGCAACGCCCGGAGTTCAGCGGTTGGACTGTGAATCTGCATAGTTTACCTACTACGACGCCAGCGGAATGGCCCCAAGTTGCGTTAAGTATTTTCTCCAAGCCGGGGCACGGCGCCGACGACGGTTGACGTGCACAATGTCATCTTCGTTCCACGTGGCCGGGTAAATACCGATCATATCCATGAAAACGAGAGACGCCAACGCGCTGTCAAATTCGACGCGTGTCACGTTGTAGCACGTGCGCTTCAGTTCGTTGAAGAGGCGCACGTTAGTTTGGTTCGCCTGCGTCCGGATCAGGGCGTAAAGTTCCTTAACGATCTGGCGCTTGTAGGTAAGGGGCGCATCGACTTTCCACAGTGCGAAAGCCGGGGCTTCCCACGTGATCAAATTTTCCTTTGCTGCATCCATTAAGCAAACTCCTTATGGGCGGTCAGCACGCTACCGATGTAGCGAACAAAACGCATGAATGCCTCCTGATACACGCCGAGATATTCCGACAGCGTTTTGAGGAAAGCTTGATGCGATACCCGACGCTGGTAGTCTTGGTGATCCACACCGCGACCCAGCTTGTTTTTCTGTTTGAGGTAGCGAGTGAAACCCTCGTCCAGTTGGCCACTCAGAATTTTCAAAATCTTCAGCTTGCGGCCTTTGAAGCGCTCCATGAGACGGCCCAGCATGATTGCAGAATCGACGCATGGTGCGTGGTCTTCGTGCTGGCTCATGAGCGTTTCGTATTCCGACATGCCTTCTTCGTTGACGTGCGTCTGGTTTTCAGAGCGGCACACCAATTCGTATTTCTTGCCGCCGTAGCCGTCGTCGCCCGTCTCGATCATGCGACCGCGTTTGTCGGTCGTGTGTTTCTCGATCAGGTTTTTAGCTTCGTTGGTGGCGGCACGACGCAGGTAATTGACGATGTAGGCTTCTGGTTGCTTGGTCGGCATCAGCGAGTGGTAGGCGCGGATTACCTTGCACGTCAATTCGCTGGTGAAATCTTTAACGGTATCGTTCTCGGCCTTGACCACGAACGAGAGTTTTTTGCGGGCACGGCTGCGAATGTGGCGCATGGCCTTTTCGAGATAGCCGTCTAGGGCCTTCTTGTCCCGGCGCATAGCAGCGTGCGACACATCCTGTGCGGTGATACCACGGCCCACGGCGTACGCCTTGATTTGGGCCTTGAAATTGCGCCGTGCGAAGTGCTGGCGCAGTAGACCAACATCCGAAGCCGACAGGTAGGCTTGGAGTTTGTTGTAAGCATCTGCGTTATTTGGGACAAGCGAAAGGAACAAAGCCGCGTATTTCACATTTACCGCGAAATAGCTCTTCTCCATGAGGCCGAGTCGCAAGTCTTTACCGCTCTTACCTGTAACCGACAGGTCGATGGTTTTGACGTTGCGCTGGAAATCGAAAGCAGAGTTCGCACCAGTCAAACACAAAATACTTTCCTCTACAAAACGCTTTCCGTCATTGGAAAGTGGATCGAGTCCGAGCTTGGAAATGTGTTTACCCAGCATTATTCTGCACCCCCACGTACGTTACGAACATTGACCTTGGAACCGCGTTTCTTCTTCGAGCCGCTTTCTTCTTCGTCATCACCGCCACGATCACGTTTAACATCACGCTCCACAAAGTTAGAAGCGTTTTTGTCAACATCGTAACCGGCTGCTGCATCCTCGACCAGCGCAATAAGATCGGGCAGACCTTTCTTGCGGGCTTTGCGGACATTATTCGAAGAGAACACGTCATCAATTGTAGAAACGCCGATGCCTTCATCTGCCGCTTTATCGGCAAGGCCCGCGATACCCAAATTGAATTCTTCCTCATGGCGCCAGCGCCGAGAAATAAGGGTAGTCGCGTCAGGGTCTACCAGAGCGTTTTTGGCCAGCATGTTTTCGTACATGCCTTGGAATTCTTCCTCGGTGTGGATAACCGGGCGGCAATGCGCCCCGTAAGTCAGCACGCACCGACCATCTGCGCTCATGAGTTTGTAATGCTGTGAAGTCGCGTACATGACGTACGCTTGCATGAAGTTGGAAATGTAATTGCGTTTTGCTTGACCGCGATAGCGCACGTAGACTTTCTGCATGAAGGTCATGCCGTGGTTGCGGGTCACTGGCTCGTTGTGCATCAGGACGCTAAGGGCACGCAGGGCCTTTGGGTCGATGCTGGAAAGCAGGTCAGCGAGTTCGCTGATCTTGTCGGCGCCCATTTCCCCAACTGGGCGCGTGTTCGGCGAGAACTTCGGGCAGATACTCGATGCTTCGGTTTTAGGTTCGCGGTTCTTCGCGACTTCCTTTGCAGAAACGTTCGCCTTTTCGTCAGGCGTTTTCTTGGTCAGATTACCCTTCGGTACTTTGCCGCATGGGATGTTATTTCCTTCGACCAGTACGTCTTCATACAAACCGCTGCAATCACCACAGGTGGGGCTTACTTCGCGCAGACCCTTTGTTACCCGTGCCTTGATCCCTGATTGAACGCTCATTTTCCAAATAGCCCCTATCTCTCAAAAATTCACTAATCGCAAGCACCATCGCTTTCTCTAGCGACGATACATTACTGTCCGATTTGTACAGTTGCAGTGCTGTGTGCAATGCCGGGGGCGCTTTAAACTGCATGACGTACTGTTTACCCACAACAGCTTCGTCAGACAAAATCGCCTCTACCAATATCTTCAGATATGGGCCAGCATTGTGCTCCATGGTTGGGTTCGCCCAATAGCGTTTTTGCTTTTTGGGGTCCAAACCTGCTCTAGTTTTCTTGACCTTTGCTACGACCGCGACGGCGTGTGCGTGCAGCAGGTTATGGCATTGTGCACAAAGAGGAATTTGCAGGCTGTCTTTACCGCCCATTGATTGCGGAATGGTATGGTGCCAGTGTAGCAATTGGAACCACTTCTCGCAAATCGTGCATTCTCCCTCTTTGTAAAACTCGGCCATTAATCCTTGCTTTCAGTCATTTTGTGACGGGGAATATCCCACTGCACTTTGGTATTGTTCAAAGTGTTCGTGAGGTTCCGACGCACACGCTCTTCGATCAACCACACAAGGGCAATGCGTGGATTGTTCGGGTTACGGACGATGGTATCGGATGCAACGGCAAACGAGGTGCCGGTATGGCGTGCGGTTTCGTTGATTTGACCAACGATATCGCTAATGGCTACCTCTAGCTCGTTGTTATTATTTACAGTTTTCATTTTCTGGCCGTCGCGGGTCAAACGCAACGAACCTTTTACCCCGATACGATCAAGGTCGATACACAGCAGCATCTGGTCTTCGAGGACCAAGAAATGATCGCCAATTCGTTTAACGGACAGCCCTGCGTTTTCCAGACGCGAAGGGTTTTTGTAGGCGCCGATATCTTGGAAAATCGGAACAACAGGATAGTAAACCATCGAGAAAGGATGGCGCAATTGACGCGGCAGGCGGCGAACCAGTTCCTTGTAGGATTCGGAGAGTTCCGCCAAGTCGTCGTCATGTTTCTGGACAAGTTCACGTTTCAACGCCGAAAGCTTGGCCTTGCTCTTCGGGTCGTTGAGGTCGGCAGCCAGAATTTCCGGATAGGTGATTTGGTTCCACTTGCTTTCCGGATCTTTCTTGGGCTTGCCGCCCTCGGTGAATTCGCCAGTATACGGACGGATCGACCGCAATTGAGATAGGGTGAAATTGCGGTCGAGGAATTCGGCCACGTCGGTCAGCGCATCTTCCAGAGGGCGCTTAACGCCTGCGACAAGCAACGTGCCGGGATCGAAGGCCTTAACCAGACGTTCGATTTCTTCGGCTTTGTCTTCGTCGGAAGCGTAGCTGTTGCGCACCTGTTCTTTTTGGTTGGCAGACAGACCGCCATCCAATTGCTGCACCAGCGCAGCGTGAAGGGTGCCGACGTGATCGTGCGAGATTTTCCGAATCGGGGTGAGATTGGAAAATACATCGTTACGGAGGCCGTCCGCTGTTTCTTTGACCAGTTTCCGGATCTTCAGAAGTGTGGACTTGGTGCCGGGTGGCAGGCTGCCTTGGTTGACCAAGACAGTGCATTCACTGGAAATGGTTTCCAGCGAGGCGATGATTGCGCGTTTGCTTTTCAGCGTGAGTTTTGCCATGCCTTCTTCGAATGCAGTAAGCGCATTCAAGACGGCATCGAATTTAGCGTGGTTAGACACTATTCAATCCCCGATTAAACGTAGTAAGGGCCTTTTTTGGCCCGGTAATATGAAATTACCATTGGCTCCACAGCCTTGTCAGCTGCCATCTGTGCTCACATTTATGGTTAGCGAGTCATCAGAAGCGTTGTGGCGTTTGCCTCTTTGCAGTTGGGTATCCGAGCGCGAACCTGAAACCCACAAGCAAGATAACAGGCAAAGGCTGCGAAATTCTCTTCGACTACGAATAGGTTAATCGGGGTTAGCACATTGTGACGTTCTACCACCAGCCCACGAAGGCGGGCCAGTAATCGAGTCGCCACCTTTTTACGGCGGTGTACTTCCTGCACATGCACGTTATGAATGAACGTGCCTTGTTCGTTAGAGGTCGCCAAAATATAGCCGACGACTTCTGGTTGGCCGTTTGCATCTTTGCAGCTGGCCATGACGACCACGCTATCTTTGCGTGGAATGTGATCTGCAATGTAACCAATTGAAGCTGCGCATCCGTTAGACATAGCGGGCAGGCAAGTGAAATCCCCAGCCTCGAATGTCTGATAGTCGATATCCATATACCGATCCTTTTCAAATACTACGGGTCTATTGCGGTCGCATTGGGTGCGTCGTGAAACTTCCCAAATTGTGTAAGTGCCGTGTTACAGGCGTCAACCTGCAACCCACTAATACTACCACAATCAACGACTTACGCAAGGTTACGCTATATGGGAAGTTTCCCCCACAGGCCCCAGCCAGCAGGGCCGGGCGGTGTGCCGTGGGCCTAGCACACTGTGACAGAGTGTGTCAACGCTGGGTTCCATCGGAGTTCGTGACAGCCGACGAACGGGCTTGCCATCTAGAATTTTGTGTGAGTTGGATTTTATCGAGTGTCTCAGTCAGTCACCGTTCTGTTTCGGTTTGGGTAACGGAGGTGCAATGCAATTTGTCTGGCGCGCCTGTTGTTCCACCATGATTGCGTTAGCCCGGTAGAAATCGGTTTTGAATTTCTGCACCTCAGACGATGGCAACCATTTCTGTTTCTTGTAATCGTAGCCGATGGCTTCGTAAAAATCGAAAACCCCGTTGACTGTGATCAGCGGAATTGCATGAAGGCCCAAAGGCAGAAAATCGGGACCGAGGTCGCGCCATTCACCATTGGGATTTTGTTTCTCTACAGCCTCTCGCGTAAACTTGTAACGGAAGGCAATGTCCTCTTCGTCAGCGATGGAATAATAGATCGCTGGATTCTTCTCGGTTTCCTTTGTCGCATGGTCTTGGGGAAATGCTCGCGTGAGTTCACGCTTACGGAAATAGTGCATGCTGATGCCCTGCCGATAGAAACCCGGCTCGTTAAATTTGGGCATCACGATTTTGAATGCACGGAATTCGTGTGCACCGCAACGTTCGATTGCGTAACGTATGTAAGGCATGAAAATCTCCACGATCTAGTCGGATTGAGTTTTGCAGCACGAAAAAGGAAAAGGGGCCGTGAGGCCCCGATTCCGGTTTACGTCAGAGTGGTGCTATGCAATCACTCTTCGTCATCCCCATCACCAGCGGCGGCAGCTTTCGCAGCTTTCTTGGTGTGGGTATTTTTGATCTGATCCAGATACAGGTCGTAACCTTTACCGTTGGCGATTTGACGACGGCACCACTCGTAGATACGAATTGGCTTGATCTTCATTTTCTCGCAACCGGACTTGATCAGGTTCTTGTCACCATCGACCATCTTCTTCAGGTCCATCCACGACAGGGTGTGCCCTGCGAACGGAGTACCTTCACCGAATTTGATCTTGTTGCGCTGGCCGGAAATCTGGCCGGTTTCTTTCAGATACATCCAGCAATCCCACACGCGGTCAAAGCCGAGGCCTTCACCGTTTTCGTTCGCGACATAAAGACGCAAAGTCATGTTGGATTTCTGCGGGCCGCCCAGTTTGTTTTTGAACGCGTGACATTTGATGTAGCGGTAGGTGTCAACACCCTGTCCGCTAATCGACGGTTCCTCTTCCATCATCCCTTTGCCGTGGGGAATGGAGATTGGCGACATGCGGAAACGGCAGTCGGCAAAGAAGCGCAGTGCAGTACCGCACGGCTCTTTCTTGTCGGGGCCGTACATGGCCATTGGAACTTCACGCAGCTGGTTGATACCGAGCACCAACACACGCTTTTCTTTCATCTTGCCTTTTACACGTTTGATCCCGTCAGAGAACATACGTGCTTGCGATGCCAGACCATCCGAGCCGTCTTCTTTTTCGTCGGCGCGGCGGGAAAGCATTGCAGGGTAAGAGTCAACAAGGAACACAGCTTGCGGCAAACCGTGAGGCGCCGGAACTTTGAACTTGTTGTATTTCTTGAGATACTTGGCGTCGTACAGGCCCTTGGTCAGCTTTTGGTTGACCTTGGTATTTTCATACAGGTAGTAGAACTCGCCGTCGATCTTGTGAACCGATGGTAGCGACTTCAAAATCTTCGCCAAAGCGTCGAAGAAATCCTCACCTACAGAAGGGGCGTAGTAGCGGATGCGAGGGCGAACAATGTAGTTGCCTTCTTTGTCCTGTACACCGAAAACCTCTTCAGCCTGCGATGCCTTGCCATTGCCATTGTATTTCCACATGGCGTTGGCGTATTCGGCGCTGAACGAACCTTCGTAGTCGAAGAAAAACGCTTTGCCTCGGAAATCGGCTTGGCGAATGATCGAACCCATAACGGTTGTTGCGAGCGTGGTTTTACACGATTGCTCTTCGCCGTAGAAGGTGTACCAACCACCAGCCAACAGGCCGCCAGCCATTTGCAGGTTGACGCACAGACTGCCGGTATCGAGGCGGTCTTCTTTTTCACTGACAGCCATGGAGGTCAAGCCGACCTTCTTTTCCATGTTGTCGATTTCGTCTTCAAATGAAGCGTAAGGGTCGAAGACTTTTTTCGCGGGTTCGGCAACAGCCTTGGAAACCGCTTTTGCAACTTTGCTCTTAGAGCCTTTGGTTTCGGGCACCTTGCTGGTGCTACCTTTTTTAACCTTCAGGTCGAGCTTGTCAGTTTTGGATACTGCCTTGGGCATTAATTCTCCGGTAGTGGATCAAGAAATGGGGCCTAGTGCGTTAGGCCCCGCCAGCACGGATCAATCAGTCATCCCACGACGACTTCTTTTTCTTCTTGGTGCTGGTTTTTTCTTTCTTCTTGGCGCCGCCCTTCACTTCTTTTTCGGAAGATTTCTTTTTCTTCTTCGGCTTTTCGTCTTCGTCGTCATCGTCAGACTTGGACTTCTTCTTCACCTTGGAAGGCTTGTCTTCTTTGTCCGAAGATTTCTTTTTCTTCTTCGGCTTTTCGTCTTCATCGTCGTCAGAAGACTTCTTCTTTTTCTTCTTCGGCTTTTCGTCTTCATCTTCGTCATCGTCGATGGACTTGGCCTTTTTCTTTTTCTTCTTCGGCTTTTCGTCTTCGTCGTCATCGTCGTCGAGCGAAGTGGATTTGGCCTTTTTCTTCTTCGGCTTTTCGTCTTCGTCGTCATCGTCGTCGTCATCGAGGTCTTCACCACCGATGATTTCCATACGCTTAACGTCTTCTTTCGCTTGTGCCGGGGTCATACGACCGGAAGCGTCCAGCAGTTCTTCGGTCAGGTTCCAGACCAGATAGCCTTGCTCTTCGTCGGTCAGCTTGGTTGGGCCATCGGCTTTGTCGATGGTGTATTTGTCGGTGCCCGCTGCATCCGGTTTGAATTTCAGTTTCACATCGAAACCGTATTTCGCATCGGATACGTCATACTGCGCGGTCTTGCCGGTTTTCTTGTCCTTGACTTTGTTCTCTTCCGACAGTTCTTGCAGACGGTTGATCGAAGTCATGGTCAGACGTGCAACACGAACCGGGGTCCACGTCTCGGAATTGATATCCTTGAAACCGGTTTTCTTTTCTTCTTTGGTTGGCTTCGACGCCTTACGGGGCGGGCCTTCTTCCTGCATGTCGCGGTCGATCACGTTGAACAGCCAGAAGTCGCTGGCACGCACCGGCTTTTCTTTCTGGCCTTTGAATTTATCGGCCAGCGCCATGTACGGGCACTTGACGCCTTTCTTCGGGGTGTCCGGATCGTTCGGGTCGAAGTCGATGGCGTAACGCGGAATGTTCACTTCGCGTTTTTCTTTACCTTTCGCACCGGCCCACAGCTTGATCCACACTTGGCGGACTTGGAGCGGCATGATCGGCAGGATACGGAACGGGAAGTATTTGTTTTTCGGCCACTGGATCATATCGACCAGTTCGTCCAGCTTGGCGGAATCGTTGCCACGGCTGTTAGTCTTGATGCTGCCCATGCCTTTGAAAACGGCGGTTGCCATGTGTGTTCCTCTCGATGAATTCGTACGACTAGAAGACTCAATCTCCTAGTCATCATTTACAGTTTTTGCCGGTGAGTCTGCCGAGGGTAGGAAGTGTCACCAGTCCAGTTTTTCTGCCCGCTCTAGCACCTGCTTCAGCGCTTTGTCGTAGGCTTCTGCTGCGATCTTTTTTGCAAGTTCGTCGGTCGTCAAAAAGAAGACGACGTTGCCTTTTCCATCACGCGGGTTTTTGAAGTCCACCACTGCCACGCAATCTTTTCTTTCGGCCATGATCACACCTGAAGATTTACAGTTTTTCTTCCGCCATTTGTTTACGCATGATTGCCTGTTCTTGTGGCGTGAAAAACTCGCCAATGTCGAGGCTCAACCGAGCGATGCCGAGCGGGTCCACTTTTTTCGCCAGACGCTGTACAAGCGTGCGGCTTTGTTCGATTTCAATATCTTTTTCCAGAGCGTTACCCGGCGTCAGTACCGAGTGCAGCGCCATGCCGCCCGACTCTTCGTCGTCATCACCATAAAGCGTGTCGAGGCTCACACTGAAGTTGACGTGGTGGCTGGTCCCTTCGAACAGCTTTTTCTTCTGCGCTTGGGGCACGGTGTAGGCCACGCCGTATTCGTGTTCCTTGGAGGCTTTCATCGCGTTCTTCGTCCAGAATTGGACGTAAGAAGTGAGCGCACCTTTACGGCTGTCGTACTTATCTAGGGCAGTAATCACCGCCTTGATAATTGACTGCACAAGGTCTTTGTAACTCGACCGGCCCTGCACCTGCACCACGTGGCCCTTCGCCCATTTGTTGGCGCTCTTCACATAGTGACCGACAACCGTGTTTCGGTACGAATAAAAACGTTTGAGATATGCGTTACAGATTTGCAGCGCGTTGTAGAGTGCCGACCGCTCGCACATCCCGACCTGCACCGCGTATTTGTCCAGTGCCACCTGTTTTTCCTTGGTAGGATCAATCAGGAATTCTTTGTACTGCTTCACGTAGCGCATGTTCTGCTCAGTGAAGGTCGTTAGGAATTTGTGGACAAAGAAGCGTTCTACACGGGCTGCACGGATGAAATCGAATTTCTGCTTACGGTCGGGCACGCTCAGGTATGCGGCCAGCTTTTCGACGGCCTCGCCACGATCCAGCGAACTAAGTTTCCGTTTCCGGTTGGTAGCAACCAGCAGCAGCAAATATTCGACCTGCGCATCGAAAACGTTGGTGTACAAAACCAGCGGCTCTAGCGCCTTGTACAGGAGCATGTCCATAATCTGCTGAATTTGTTCACCGGTCATGTTTTTATCAGCAGACATTTATGCCTCCTATCAAGCGTTACTGTTTACGAATTCCAGCAGTTCATGCAACGTCGGGGCCGCCACTGCGTGCGAACCAATCGGCGTACTCGGATACCAATGAAGCGTCCAGATTTCGTTGGCTTCGAGTGCACGCTGTTTTGCGTCGTCGGATATCCAGTCGAACCAGTCGTTTTCCTCGATGTATTCGGCGAGCGGCTGGTGATAATCCTTGTGTGCGTTGTGTTGCAACGTCAGGCTGCACTCATGCTTAGGAAACTGAATCATTTTCTCAGTCTTCTCCGGCCTCGGTTGGAATCCAGTCAGTGGCCAGCAGATCAGCAATCGACGGAATCCAGCCCGGCTGGTGCTGGCCTTGTGCGTTGAACAGGACGAAGCACGGCAGATAATCACCGTCAATTGCTTCGAAATAAACGTATTGGCCTGCACCGTTCCAGCCGAGGCGTGTCATGCTGTGTCCGATCTTCAATTCGGCCAGCGCTTTGCTGAAATCTACCGGCTTCGGATTTTCCACCAGTGCAGCAGAACAGAAAGCCATGAACATTCCGTCAGCACGGGCCAACACGCTCACCGGGCGAACAAACAAACCCTTTACGCGATCTTTTTTGCGTGCCAACCGCTTGACCTTGCGAACTACAGCAGCAATCGCTTTCTTTTCGGTATCAGCGGATTCGATGTATTCTTGTTCGAACAACGGGCGACCTTCCCAGCGTGGAACTTGACCGGGTAGCACAACCTCGATGCGAATGTCGTTTGGAAAAAGCGCCAACGTTTCAGCTGGGGTCAAACCCCGACTTGCTCCGATATCCATTGTAATTCCTCAACCTGTGATTTGGTGCAGCCATGGCTTGGCAAGATCCCATAATTTCGGGACACCCCAAAACAGCAAACCGCCGACGATGATGCCCCCGACAACGCAGAGGCCGAAAAAGAAAGTCATGGCTTTGGCAATGCCGTCACCGATACCCATGTCAGTCATCCCATGAAATAATTGGTTTGTCAGTCGCGATAAGTGTTCGGGATCGCGTCTTGAGTTCATCCATTTTTTGCAGCTTTTGTTCGGTGGTATAGGTATTCCAATCTCGAACTTCAGCGATAGTGCGGTTGCACCCCTTGCACAGGTCATCCCCTACGTTATGGGAACAGCGACCGATGCAAGGTGTGGTGCGTGGCCGGGTAACGCTCACGGCGCTAAGGCAAACTCGCCCATGTCATCAAAGGAAAATTCGAATTTGCGCAAGCCCTTAACCTGCTCGAAAACAGGATCGACCTCATTGCAATCTTCGAATGTCTGCCACATGCGCTTCATGCTCACTTTTTCAAAGCGTATATGCCGGTGAGGTTCGTTGTGGATATCGGTGAGTTCGAAAATCATCGTCATGGACGTGTGTCTTTGCATGGCACGCATGAAATTCAGATATTTCTGGTCGCCTTGGACGTCCAAGAAATCTAGGAAAAGCCGATTGCCGTTTACGCCCACCTCGAAGTGCATGCGCTGAAGACACAGACGCAGGATTTTTGGAACGTCCTGCGAAACGACAGACCCAACTTGAGAGTCGTCAAACGTGACTGAAATCAGCCCGTACAAATCCGTTTGTACCCCGCCCGGCAACAGCGACAAAGCTTCGGACAGCCGAATACCGCCGCTCATTATTCGACAGCCTTTTCTTGCTGCACGGCGTTGAACACACGGGTGGCCACTGCGCCTTCAGTACGACCGGCGTAATTGTCCTTCAGGAACTTGTGGAACAGACCGATTTTCTCGAAGCTGTTTTCGGCCAGAATTGCGCGGTAGTCTTCTTCGGTCAGAAGGTCCGGGTTGTCAACCTGTTCTTTTTCGGCTTTGGCTGGGATGTATTTTTGCAGCAGGCGGCTTTGGTTTTCGAGACGCTGGATTTCGGAGGCGTGTTCTTTTTCACCGCCCTGCGATTTTTGCAGCAGGCCGATGGTTTCGGTGTTGCCCGCGAGAATGCCCTTGATGATCAGCACCAGCGCATCGTCACCGACTTTCGGCTTTTTCGACTTGGTGCCCAGTTCGTAGTCACCGAGGATGCGGGTCAGAATCGGGTAGGTTTCTTTCGGGCTTTGCAGACGCGCAGTGTCGCGGTCAGTGGTCAGCTGTTGCAGAATGGTAGTGCTCATTTTTATTTCTCCTTTTCAGAGTTTCACATAGCCGACAACGGCCTGCGGTTTGCTACCCTGCTTGATGCAGACGAAAACATTCTGCGACAGGTCAGGGTGCGTATAAATTTCGAGGCCCAACAACATGCCGACGTAACCAACTTCGCGACCCGATTTGCTTTGGTGGATATCTGCCCACGGGGCCAACAGACTTTCGCCATGTTCCTCGAAATATTCTTCGCTGTTGGTGTAGCGGATGTAGTCGGCAACGTCGGTGCCTACAACGTACAGATCACCTTGCGATTTGTTGCGCAGTTCGTTCGCCAGTTCAATGGACAGCGGTTGCGTGTCGAGGGTTGGCCACGACCGAAAGCCTTGCGGGCCGAAAACTTCGCGAATGATGCGCGGAATTTCTGCGGCCAGTCTACCAACGGTTGGCGCCGGTGCGATCGTCGGGTTTGCAGCCGCGTAAGCAGCAGCTTTATCGAACAGGCTTTCGGTCATGGCTTCGTCGGGCATGTCCGGGCTAAGCTCACGGATGCGGGCCATTTGTTCGTCGGTCAGTGGACCGTCGTCTGGTTCATAGCTCATTTTTGGTTTCCTGTTACAGGTTGTCTTCAATGACCAGTTTTGCCAGCGCGATCAAGTGTTTGCACAGACCGACCGCCATACCGGGATTCATCCATACAGGCGGTTCGCCGTTCGAATAAATCAGGTAAGCGGCGCCACAGCGGGCGTTCGCATATTCCCACGTGTACACATAATTTTCGCATGTACATTGGGCGAGCACACGCTTATGTTTATACAGCGGTTTGTTTTCGCCGTTCTTATCAAGGCCCACGATGTAGGTTTCGTGGTAACGGCGAAGTTTATCGGGGCGGAAAGGATCGTTGGTCCACATCACACCTTTAACGGCTGGTCGGCCCGCTTTGGTGAACATGCGTTTGTAGCGATGCGCCTCAACATCCACGGCATTGTTGATGAAAAGTCGCGGAGTATTTCGGATCAATTCTTTCAGCGACTTGCCCTGTCGCGTGAAGAATGTTTCAGGCATGGGACGTGCGCCCAAATTTTCGAACTTGCGCAGCTTGTACGGGACGCCCCGGACCTTGACGATACCAGCAGACCGTACAGGGGCAGCGGTTGACTTCCGCTTACGTTCCTTGATCTTTTCTGATTCGCGTTTCGCTTGGGTTTTCTTCGGCTTGGTGATGATGCGGCTTTTCTTAACTGACTGCACCTTCACTTTTTTCGTCTTGACGGCCATTTAGATGCCCTCTAGGCGTTTCTTAACAACCTCGAATTGGTAAGGGTGGCCCGCTAGCACCAGCAAGCTATTTTTCTTTTTTCGTTTGAGGATTTTATCTAGTTTCATTCCGCTGATATCCAACACACGACTACCCTTCTCGGGAATCTTGTCGCGATGTTCGTTGTAGACCAGAAGATTTACCTTGGCGTCGGCAAAGGCGTAGGATAATTCCGAAAATTTCGGAGGCTCAAACCTTTCGTGAACACAGCCGCGAACCTCGACGGTCATGCCGAGTTTGTGCGCCTGATAAATCACAGTGTGGGAAACTGCGGGGTCGATCACGAATGAAATATAGCCGCCCGGTTTAAGAATGCGTTTCAGGTGGCGCATTTCTTCCATCTGCTTGTTCCGCCATGCGTCAGGGCGTAGCCAGTTGAACGCGTTCAACACGTTGTGTTCAGGGTACGCGTAAACGTAGGAGAAACATTCGTCCTTGATCTTACGCAGGCTGTGCAGCAAGGTGCCTTGCCACACGGTGCCGTGCTCGTTGCTGAACCGGCGCTCTTTCACATTTTGATTGTGGGATGTAACGATAAATCCGTTGTGCTCTTCGCACCGCGTGATAAAGGGAACATCCCCTGCCAGCACGCACCCACAATTAAAATGGCTAATCATCGTGTCGTAGCGACTCATGAAGTTTGCCGCCTCTTTCCCACTGCTGAACACGACGAATGAACTCGCCGTAGTGCACGTGAATTTCCAAAGGGATTTCGTTAGTAAATCGGACCGGTTCGCTGTTGCGGGTCATGTCGAATGCCATGCGCGAGTTTTCTGCATCTAGCGTTGCGACAAAGGTCCAGATTTCAAGATCGACCGGCACCACTTGGTAGAGGACCACCGAGTCTTTGAGTTCCGTCAGCTGCTGGCAAAGGCGTGCTGCTTTGCGGGATACAGCCGAGAAACGCGGGGCTTTTTTCCGCATCAGCTAAAGCCTCTTTATAGGATTCCAGCAGACCCGCGTGGTCGCCTTTTAGGCGCAACATCGCATGCTGGTGGAACGTTTTTAACGTGTGACTGAAAAGCAGCGGCCAGTGGGCGGTGCCGGAGAATATTTGTAGAAATTCGTCGCGGGTGTTAGTCTGGCTGAAATCAGGCAGAGTGATCCCACGGGACAGAATTTCGGAATGGGTATCGAAGCTCATGGCGTTGAAGGCTTTCTGTTCGACGAAAGCTTTCCAACAAAGTGCGAGGTTGTTTTCGTCACGCTGCACGGCGTGGAAAACATAAGGGACTGCGGTTTTGTCAAATTCAACCAACGACAGAATATGTTCGATCAGGTCGAGTTCGATTTGTGCCGCGATGTAGGCGGGACGGGTGATCAGGGTGCGTGCCCCGTCTTCCATCATGGTTGCCTTGGCGCGCAGTATGTTGGCCGGGGTTTCGTCTTTGGCGTTGATCGACTCAAGGGCGACAGTTTGCCGGTGGCCACTGCGATAGGATTCTGCGTGGGCGCTAGCCATCGCATGCTTACGGTCTTCGCGAAGTTCGTAAAGTACGCGTGCGAATTCCGTTTGTGTAAAGCATGAGGCGCCCAACCGGTAAATGATTTGGTCAGCTGAATGCAGCCAGTGCATACAAGAAAAGGGGCGTAAGCCCCTTCCCGTGTTAGCCTAGATGGCCGTTGACTTATTCGTCGTCGCCTTCGAAATCGTCGTAGTCATCGTTCTTCTTTTTCTTTTTGGCAGGCTTCTCGGCCTTGGCTTTCTTGCCTTTCTTGGCAGGCTTTTCTTCAGCGCCTTTCTTCACTTTCTTGGATTTTTTCGAAGGCTTGTCGTCTTCGTCTTCATCCTTGGAAGCTTTCTTGGCTTTCTTGGCCTTCACAGGCTTTTCTTCTTCAGCCTTGGCTTTTTTCTTGCCCTTGGCTGGTTTCTCTTCTTCAGCTTTGGCTTTCTTGCCTTTGGCAGGCTTTTCTTCGGCCTTGGCTTTCTTGCCGCCTTTCTCGGCTTTGGCAGGCTTGGCAGCAGCTTTGCCTTTGCCTTTGGCTGGGGCTTCGTCGCCGCTCAGCTTGCCTTCCAGCACGTCGATTTGTGCGGTCACGTCGGCCAGCTGGGCGTCAACAGCTTCGGTCAGCTTGGCTTGGGTTTTTTGGGTTTGTTCCAGAGCGCGCTGTTGTTTGCGCAGACGGGAAACTTCGGCTTTGCCGTTGATGGTAACGTCGTTCTTGGCCATGGTATTTCAGTTCCTAGATGGTTTGCCTATTAGGCGATTTAGATCACCGGAACGTTCCGGTGATCAGAATTTTTTCAAAAGCCCGATTTTGGGCGAAAAGAAACCCGGCGGTCAGACCGGGTTGCTTTTAAGTGTGCGGTTCGAAGCAGAGCTATCGAGAGGCGCGAAGATCAGACCGACTTATTCGTCGTCATCTTCTTCCTCTTCTTCTTCTTCCTCTTCTTCCTCTTCTTCCTCTTCTTCCTCTTCTTCCTCTTCTTCCTCTTCTTCCTCTTCTTCCTCTTCTTCTTCCTCTTCTTCTTCCTCTTCTTCCTCTTCTTCCTCTTCTTCCTCTTCTTCCTCTTCTTCCTCTTCTTCCTCTTCTTCCTCTTCTTCCTCTTCCTCTTCCTCTTCCTCTTCCTCTTCCTCTTCCTCTTCCTCTTCCTCTTCTTCCTCGGCCTCTTGCAGTTCGCCGATGGCGCCGATCACGTCTTCAACGGATTCGAAGCCTTTGTCTTGGAAGGAAACGAGAATTTGCAGCAGCACTTCGAGGTTGATCAGGTTCAGATCATCAGCGGTCAGCTGCGGAGCGGCCTTTTTCTTCGAGGCTTTTTTCGGGGCAGCTTTTGCTTTGGACTTTGCCATGTGTTTCTTACTCCAGATAGGTATGAGGTGTCGCTAAGGAAGGTTTACAGTATTTCGACTGCTCGCCCTGTGTGTAGGGTTTACAGTTTTGTGCGGGGTGAGCGTGGGCGGCTCAGTCAAGATCGCCCACGAACTCGGTGTCGGTTGTTACTTCTTTTTCTTTTTCTTGCCGGAGTCGATTGCTACGACTTTTCCCGACTTCTTTTTCTCGCCGCCTTCGGAGGCTTTCACGCCACGACCGGAAGTTTGCGAGCCTTCAGCGTCGAGGGCCTTGATTTCGTACTGAATGCCAGCGTTCGGGGAGAACACCGAAGTGCCGCCGTCGCCCTTGATGATGATATCAGGGCCGTTGAACTTCAGGGTGCCGGTGGCGGTAACAGCGGCTTTGCGTTGCAGAACGGTGATGGAACCGCCTTTTTCGTCGCCCAGCATTTCGACGATATCGGTATTGCGATAGGTCGAAACAACCATTTTCTTCGAAGCGCTGGTGGCCTTGTGGCGCCAGATGGTGAACAGTTCGGAACGTTCGATCAGGTAGCCGGGAACTTCAACAGGCTGTTGAGCGTAGCCGGTAACGGTGAACTGGCCGGTCTTCATCGAGAACGGAGTTTTCGCAGTGGTGCCACTCAGTTTGCGAATGGCTTTGTCCAGCTTGGAAACTTTGGTACGGGCGACGGTCTTTTTGCTGCTTTTTTCTGGCTTGGCCATGGTCTTCTACCTATTTCTTGGTTTGCTTCGGCTTGAGCTTCCCGCTTTTTGCTGGCGCAGCCTCGGCGTTTGGATTGGTGAGGCCCACAGTCACCATGACGTTTGCGTCGTGAATGTGGTCATCTTGATTGACGGGGTTTGCCGCCGCACCGTCTTCAACGCAGAGCGCAGAGAACAGAGACAGCAGGTTAGGCCGTACGTTGAAATTACTAACGTCAAATGCAACAGCAATCGAGGTTTTGATTTTCGATGCAGTCGCGTAATTGCGAAGCGGTTGCCGGTAGCCCAAATCAAACAGGCGAATTGCTTCGGCGGCATCCGATGCAACCTCGGTCAAACTGGCAGCGTGGATGTTTACCCGCACAACCAGCTGAATAGTATTTACAGTTTCCGATTCCTTGGTGCGGTATTCGGAAACGCTGGCAGCGAAGTAATCGCCGCGAGCAATGGAGAATTCCAGCCCCATTTGTTCGTAATCTGGACCGCCGAAGCTTTCCTGCAACTGTTTGTTGATTGCAGCAATCAGTTTATCGGTCCGGGCCTTGATCGCGGCGTCATCAGCTACGATCAGGAAGTTTTCCAGCTTCAGGTTTTGCAGGTATTCGTAGACGGCAGTCAGCGGTTCGACTGCGGCGCCGTTCTTGGTGCGGTTCAGTGGACGGTAAAGCGAAACCGGTTCGCCCCCGGCTTCTGCCGTTCCGTCGTCACGGTAAACCATTGGCGTAAGCGTCTTATGCTCACATACCACATCATTTACAGTATTGAGCACGGCGCCCAGTACCACTTCGATGCGAGGAACGACGCGAACGAAGAATTCGCCATCATCCACTGGAATGTTCGATTTACCGCGAGTAATATTCTCGGGTTCCTGTGCAACGCCAACCGAACGTTCGGTGGATTGCAATTTTTGTTTGTGCGTCTCTTCGTATGAAATGCTATTGCTCACAGGTCAATCCTCGTAACGTCAACGAACCGGACAGTGGCGTCAACGCCCGGTTGAATAATCAATGCGGATACCTTCGCATCCAGCGCCTTCTCGAATATATTTACAGTTTTCTGCACGTCGGTGTCTTCTGCGATGCGACCAACGAATTCGAGCGCCGGATGTGTAAGGCTACGGAACCCCAGCGAAGACAAATGCAACTGCTGTTGGCGACCCATTCGAACCGTTTTGAGTCCGTCGCGATTCCAACGATAAATTTCGGAAGCGACGAATTTCAAACGGGATTCAGGGCGCGATTGCAGGTATGCATTGTATTCGGCTTCAGGATCAGCAGTTTTAACGCGTTCAGTCAGTTGCTCTAAACGGCGCTTGGCTTTAATGATTTCCTGCAACGATTCGACGGGGTTGTCTTTACCGCGTTCGGCGTTGCGCTGCTGTGTCCTTATCAGATTATTTACAGTTCTTTGTGCCTCGGCCTGCGCAGCCACGTCGTCTTCGATTCGGAAATGGCTTTGCGTCAAAGGCGGTGTATCGTCGGTAATGAATTGGCGGAATACCTGCCCAATTTTATCACCGTTGCGTTTGGATTCGGGAATGAACACGGTCCCGGCCACAACGTACATGGCGTTATGTCCGAATGGCGTAAATTCCTGCATGGTCATCTTGCCGCGAATTTCACCGAAGTAACGCGGCGCCCCCAGCTGGACCAGCTTATCCAACGCAAGGAAATAGTTTTCTTTGTGATGGTAGAAGCCAGCGTACAGGTGCGGCGTTACACCGGGTGCCGTACGGTAGATCAGGTAAACGCGCACGCCACGCAAACGAGGCATGACCGAACAACCCGGCTTCAGTGTGCCGGTGCGCTTGTGGTCGTGGATCTTGCGCACAACGTCGAGGCACGGATAGATAAGCGCGTCCGGGTACGATTCGTCGGGGGCTTCCTCGGCACACTTGAGCGCGTAGGCGCATTCACGGTCGTATTCCGATGCAGGCTGTAGGGTGGCATAGGCCGACCACACAACGGCCCGTTCTGGCTCGAATGGGAGGCCATAGCCTACGTTGAACAACATGGCGACCGTCACCATGTCTTCGATCACCCCGTCAGCTGCGTTCTTCACGATGCGGATCAGGTCAGCCCTTTTCATATTCGTGCCCACCGTAACAGGCTGCTTAACGATCCGGCCCATGTACTCATACGAATACGTTTTGAAATCGTGCGTCGGCTCACAGGATTTCAAAACGCCGCGTTCGTACAGATGATGAATTACCGAAGTCAGTCGTTGCATTATTCTGGCTCGCAAATGTCAGTGATTTCGTGCAGGTGGCGTTCATCCACACCATCTTCAAGTACATCACGGTACTGGGGGATTTTGTCAGCGTGCACGATAATCAGTGTGTCGCCCGTGGTGCCAAAAACCTTGAATGGCTTTTGCAAAAACATCAGGGCAAAATAATTATTGAGGGCGACGGCTGCGTCATAGGCAGTGCCGTCTAGCGGATGGTTGGTGATTGCGATTTCATCGTGTTCTGCAATATTCAGAACGTACGCTGCAAATTGTCCGGTTTCCATCTTATCCCTCGGGCCTTCAGGCAAACAACATCAGCACGTCGTCGTGCGACGAAATCATTTTCTGGTTGTTGTAACGGACTTCGAACATGCCGTTTTTTTCGACGGCCATGTAAACGGTGCCATTGCGTTCGAAGATTACCGAATTGCCGACGCGGGTAGAATCGGCCAATGCAGCAGCGAGGGTATTAGTGGCGGGGCGGGAGGGCTTGAGAGATTCGCGGAAAAATTCAAGGAATGCCGCGAGGTCTGCGAAACGCTGCTTTACGCCAGCAATTTCGATGGTGACGACCGAGCTTTCGCGACTCACGGTGACAACGCCGTTATAGCTAGCGGTGTTCAACACGATGTGCGGGCCGATCAGGGAGGTGCGAACTACGGTCGCTTCGAAGGGTTCAGAACCGTTACCCGGTTCATTTGCCATCAGGGCGATGGCGATGTTCGAGACTTTATCAGCGCGGGTCAGGTTTGCCATGTGTAGCTCCAGAAATGAAAAAAGGAAGGGCCGGCACTCGACCCTTCCTTGAATTTACAGTTTACGCCACAACCTGTCAGATCAGGTTTTCGAGGGCAGCGACTGCGGCGGCAGCACTGCTGCTGCGGGTAATTTCAACGCCGTTTTCGTCTTCGACGTAGAACACGTCGATGTAACGCAGGTTATTGAAATTTTCGTTCTCGATGCGAATCACGCGGGTGTAGTCCACGTTTTCGCCGCTCACTTCGCGGGCATACATCAGCGTCAGCATGTTGGCCGATTGTTCCGTCATGGTATCGGACGGAAGCATGTCGATTACCTGTTGCAGCTTTTCGTCGTGGATCGCGGCGAGCACTTCGGGCGAATCCTTGACCGGGCCTTGTGGTGCTGGTTCGGCTTCAGGCTCTTCGGTTACGGCCTCGGTAGGCGTAGGCTCTTCAGCTTCACCCGGCAGATCGCTTTGTGGCTCTTCCTGCGCGATTACAGCGCTTTCCGATGCCGGGGCAGGCTCGCCCACAGGGTCAGCCTCGGGCGCTTCTGGTTGCGCTTCTGGCGTGTCCGTGTTGGCTTGCTCTTCGGTCTGGAAATCGAAGTCGGTAGAGGCCGGGGCTTCGTCGTCCTCTTCCTCCATGAAATCCTCTTCCTCTTCGAAATCCTCTTCGGATTCCGGAATTTCCGGCGCTGCTTGGGTTTCATGCACGGCAGCTTGGCGCTGCAATGCTTGATCAACGATCTTCGGGACCATGCTCAGGATACGACCGGAATCGGGAATGGCCGTTGCCTGTTGGTCGGCTTCTTCCTCTTCGGTTTCTTCCTCTTCTTCGTCCAGATCATCGAAAGCCATTCGCAGCAGATCATGATCCACTTCGACGTTGCAGAGGTAAGCAACGATTTCGCCGTCTTCGCTGATATGGCTGCTCATGAAGACTTCGTTATGGTGGCGCGCTTCCGCGTCCAGCATGATATCGCCCGCGATTTCTGCCGCCTCTTCGATGCCCACCAAATCCATCACAGGGAACGTGATTCGTTTAGCGAAGATCGGCCCCGCATCATCGTCCAGCATCAGTTCAGCCGAGTCCAATTCGTACCAGTCGCCCAGTTCGTCGGTATCGGTGCCCAGTGCCAGATTCAAAATGTTAATGAATCGCGTGTGGATTGCGATTTTGGCTGCTGCTGCCAAACCACTGAAAAATTCGTTCATGTTACATACCTCGGAAAAGTTTAGTGGGGAACAATCTAGTCCCCCACTTTGGAAAAGAACCGGCTGTTAGACTTCGATGCCGTTTTCTTCGCAAACGTTGGTGAAGTCGTCGTAGCTCATGGTTTTGAGCATTTGAGTCTCGACGTTGATCAGGCCGGGAATCATTTCGCCGTTTTTCTCACGCAGGCCAATCAACAGGTAGTCTTGATCTTCGACCTTCACAGTGAAGCCCGGCTCGACGTTGTAGCCGAATGCGGTGAACACGTCTTGCGAGGCGTACCATGCTTCAGCAGCGGCGCGCATTGCTTTCTGGTATTTACCAGTCGGCACGATTGCGGCCATACGCGAAGTGGCGTCGTTCACGTATTCGGTGGCGTCTTCAGGGAACATGGTTTCGGCGTCAGGGGCGAAGGTCTGCGATTCGGAAAAATCTTCTTCCTCTTCCAGTTCCTCTTCTTCCTCCGGCTCTTCTTCCTCTTCCAGTTCCTCTTCTTCCTCCGGCTCTTCTTCCTCTTCGGTTTCTTCCTCTTCGGTTTCTTCCTCTTCGGTTTCTTCCTCTTCCTCTACTTCTTCCTCTTCTTCAGGTTCTTCTTCCTCGACCTCTTCCTCTTCTTCCGGCTCTTCTTCTTCGAGCGGATCATCGGAAAGCTGGTGTTGGTCCAAATCGCTTTCGGAATCGTCAGCGAAGTTTTCGCGGCGCTGGCGCTCTACAAACCCTTGGATTTCTTCCTGCGAAGTGCCGGGCACCGCGAAGCTGATGGCAACGGTGCAGAACTCGGTGCCACGCCCGGCGAACACGGAAACAACGTCAATGTCGTATTCCTTGAGTACACCGGTACGCACCAGCTGTTCGACCAAATCGCGCAGGTCATTGGAGGTGTCGTCGTCGAATTCGGAAACCTTGATAACCTTTTTCTCGGACGGTGGCACTTCGCGGTTTTTCGGCAACGCACCGCCCGATTTCTGCTGGGCTGCTGCGTCTTCGTATACCAGTTTGGCGCCCACACGCTTGATGGCCGATACGTGGAAGCGAATGCCGCTGTCCAGTTCTACGGTGCCGGTGTTGAAGATGCGCGAAACGGTTTGCGATTTCTTGCCAACGACGATTTGCGTAACGTTCTTTTTCAGATCGCGAGTGGTTACAGGCGAGTTGTCGTCTTCCTGTTTCGGGGCTTTGGCCGGTTTCTTGTTGGCCTGTTCCCACAGGTCGCGCAGTTCGTCGATGTAGTCATCGCTGTATACGGCGAATTTGCCGCTTTTGGTTTTGCGCACTTCGTCGATTTGGAATTCGGTTCCATCGTCCAGAACGCAGCGGCCCGACTTGTAGGTGCTTACGACCTTTTTGTCTTCGCCGTCGAAGTCGATCACCTTGCCACGAACGTCGCTGGTTTCATACTGGCCAGCAGGACCGTACAGCGCGCCGTCGAAGTTGCCACCGTGGTCGGCGTCATCGGTTTCGTCTTCGTTTTTCTTGGCGTTGGCTTTTTTGGTTACGCCGCCTTTAGTGCTGGCGGTTTCAGCGGTCTTCTTACCGGCTGGCTTTTTGTCTGCTGGCTTGGATGAAGTTTTGCCGCTGGTGGCGCCTTCGCTTTCATGCGGTTCAGCATCGCAGGCGAAACCTTTGCCTTTGCGGCGAACGTCGGAGAGGTTGAAGGTCGAACCATCCACCAGTTCAACGCGACCAGATTTGCGCAGCAGGCGCTTAACTTCAACGCCGTTGATTTTCTTACCTTCGAGTTCATCAGCGGTAACGGCAGGTGGTGCAGGGCGTTCGCTGCGCGACGAAGTTGGGGCCGGGGTCGAAGCGGTTTCTTTCGCAGGAGCTTTTTTCGCAGCACCGCCTTTCAGGTCAACGAAGACGCCACGGCCTTTGTTGTACACATCATCGACATGGAATTCGGAACCTTCCTTGGTGCGGATGATGCCGCTCTTCAGATGCTTGATCACGGTTTCTTTGACCACGCCTTTTTTGCCGTGGTTAACGTTGATAGCCTTGCCGGTCAGGTTGGTGCTCATGGGTCAATCTCCAAACTTGCGAAATAGTGTGAGTGTCGTTTTGCGGCGAATGCGTTGCCGAGGGCTTAAAGCTACCAAAGGGAAAGCCGATTAGACAAGCCCTATCGCCTAACGGGCTTCCCTATAGTCGGCAAACGCTCACTAGAGCGTGGGCGTTTGCGTACGCCTATATAGGCAGCACATCAAACTTCCCTTATTCCGTGAGCGTCATTGCATTAGGCGCAAAGCGTTACGGAAGGCCTCCACGGTAACAAACGGGGGCCATAGGGTCAAGGCACTTAGGCCGCTTTGCCCTTTGGCGTGGCGTGCATTGCGCTAACGCTGCTTTGAATGGCTTTGGCTTCGCGCTTGCGGGTATCAAGCAACGAACGCAGGGCGCATGCCTGCTGATAGGTCAGAACGTTGGCCTGTTCGTATTCGGCGCGCAGGGCTTCGATTGCTGGCCGTGCTTCCTCGAATGCTTGTTCGGCGTTGAACCCATGAACCAACGTCGAGGTGCATACTTGAATGCGCTTGCGTGAATGGTGGCCGGTAATGGTGCACGCGTTGTCGTTCATCAAAGCGGCGGCAGACTTCACAAGACTAAAGTACGCCATGCGCACCAGCTTAACTTTGCCATCCTTCAGGCACATTACCGGGAAGCAAACCATTTGCGACGGAACTTGACGGGTTCCCATTGTGAGTGCTTTTTGCATGGTCAGCACTTCGCGATAGGCGACGACCGTCAGTTGTTCGGGCAACAGAATTTCAACGCGTGCAAAAATATCCTGCCAGTTAGGCAGCATTACGAACGGCTCGGCTTTGATGAATGGAAGATCAGGGCCAGCCGCTCGCATTTGAATTGGGGTAGTAACAGAAGCGTGCGCTTCAAATGGAACGGTTACGATTTTGTCGCCGTCGAGGGTCATACGGCAACCCAGTGCAGCCAGCACGTTTACGAAGTAATCGGGGCCGATGGCGTTGGAGGTCATTTGTTGAACAGTGCTGATATCACGCAGCAGTTCAGTATAGGTGATGCTGCCATTCAGAATGTTCTGGACGATTCCGCTAGCGTTAAACATGCTTTTTCTCCCACAGAAAGTAAAAAAGCAGCCTATCTCTAGGCTGCTTTTGGTTTTGCCACACCGCCGAAGGTTTAGGCCTTGGCTTTCGAAGCCTTGGCAGCTTTCGGCGCAGCGACAGCAGTTTCCACAGCAGCGGCCTTGGCGGCCTTCGGCGCTTTGGCGGCTTTCACGACCGGGGCAGCAGCGGCAACAGGAGCGGCAGCGGCTTTCGGCGCTTTGGTGGTAGCGGCTTTCAGTTTGTCGGCAGCAGCTTTGGCCTTGGCTTTTTCAGCGGCTTTTTCGTCGCGGGCTTTTTGTTGGGCAGCGGCTTTTTCGGAGGCGCGCAGGGTTTTCAGCGCAGCTTTCGAATCGTCCAGTTCAGCGACGGCGACGGCGACGGCTTGTTGCAGGTTTTCGACGGTGGCAACGGAGTTCTTTTGCAGGGCGGCAACCACTTTCGGAGCGGTGGCCAGTGCCAGCTTGGCGTTGCCTTTGGTCAGGGTTTGCGCAGCCTTCAGGTCAGCTTTCAGACCGGTCAGGGTCTTTTCGCGGGCGGCAACGAGGGCGACGGCGGCTTTCTCGGCTTTGGACAGTTTCACAGCAGCGACTTCAGTCATTTCTTTCTCTCTTCTTTCCAGCGTTGTCGGCGATATGCCGGGTTCGTAGGGGAATTCCTACTTGCTCTTTAGGATCGACGCCTTGAGACGGTCTAATCCGTATTTTTCGCAAATGCGCGTGAATGCTTTCACGTTCATTTTAGAAATTGATAAATCCAATTCTGCGTTGGCATCGTACAGATCGTGGCGAATGGTCACAAGCTGTCGATTAAGCTTCAGCAGCTTAGGTATATTTACAGTTTCTCGCGCCTTCTTTGGAAAGCGTTCGATTGGAATCTTTTCGGCCTTGCCGTAAGCCTCAATCAAATCGACTGCGGTTTTATGGCCAACACCCGGAATGCCCGGAATGTTGTCGATTTCATCGCCGTCCATCATGAGGTAGTCTACCATCCGTTTTGGTACGACTCCATATATTTCTTTACAGTTTTTCGGCGTTACCACAATCTTTTTATTCGGGTTGATTATGCGCACATGCTTTTGAACCAATTCCTGCGCAAAATCTTTATCCCCCGACAGGATATAAGCCAAGCCACCTTCGTAGCGGCTGGCCGTAGAACCGATCACGTCGTCAGCTTCGACGCCGCGTTTACCGAATACTGCGTAGCCCATTGCGTCCAGCAGTTCGACGATCACAGGTAGCTGCTTCTTCAGCGATTCGCTTTTGGCCTGATCTTTCGGTCGAGTCCCTTTGTATTCCGGGTGGATTTTGTGCCGGAAGTTTTCGCCGGGACGGTCGAACGAATTCAGAACGTGCGTGATTCCGTATTCACGGATATTCGAACGCAGAATGTTGATGTAGCCAACGATCACATTCGTCGGGAAGCCGTTGTGGTACATTGGGCGGATTGCGTGATACGCCCGGTGCATCGTGTTTGTGCCATCTACCGACAGAAGTGTCATGGTTAATCCTTGAAACGTGGATCAGCCTTCGCTTCACCATGGGCATTCAACAGATCGCGTTCATCCTCAATGGGTCGGACCGCGACACGGAGCGAACGGAACACATTTGCACTTCGGATCAGCGCGGCAATCAGACGTTCGGCAGAGTATGGAACGATTATGAAAACCGCATCATCAACACGGCCAATCGCGGCTTTACCTTTGGGCACCAGCTTTTCAATTTCGCTTAGCTGGGGCAATAGGTCAAAATTAGAAAGCGCAATCTTTCCCTTGCTGCTGGTCAGCATTAGGCGTTCACGCATCGCGAAGAGTTTGATCAGGAGCGATTGTGCCCCCTGCGACTCTACTGCGACGGATTCAAGAAATGATTCACCTTTTTGTCGGCGATTAACCGTAGCGAGGATCAATTTCATGGCTGCGCCCATGGCCAAAACAGCTGGCGTGTACGTTCCACCATTGCAATCGGATCGGCAGACGCTTCGAAAGCTTCTGCGTAATCAAACAGCTGGCGTGGGATTGTTTCGTAACGAATCGCATTGTTAGCGGCGCCCCGGAGTCGTTCAATCGCCACAGCTTGTGAATCGCTATGCAGCGCCGAGTAATACGCCAATTCCAACTGATTAAGCAGGCGATACAGGCTATCTGTCTGCATGGGCCACCTCATTCGGAAAATTAGGGTAGGCAATTCTGTTGCTCTACCCTGAATTTACAGTTTTTGACGGTTAGCGCTTGTTACCGCCGCACGTGGTGCACGGGCGTGGTTGAATTTTCTTGCGCACTGTCTGATAGGTAACGTTGCTCGACTGAATGTTCATCAAAGACGCAGGCGTTTGGCCGGTGGCGTCGAAGATTTGTTTCATCTTTTCTTTGTCGAACATGGAAGCGTACGGGAATTTCTTCTGGTTCGTCTGTTCCCACATCGGAATGTCGAAGGCTTCTTTCTTGATTTCGTCGATTTCGAATTGGCTCAAGATCGGTGCCGTGTTCAGGTTAACGCGGTGTGCTTTCACCACGCGCCCGTTCTGGTCGATCATTTGCAGGGCCGTCATTTCGATTTCGAGGTTGATCAGGCTAACCATAGGACCGTGGGTCACAGCAGGCACGACAAACCACGTATCTTGCAACGGCAATTCCTGCCCTTCGAGGATCGGCAGGTGAATCGAGCGCATGAAGCAGTAGACCAGCAGATTGCAGTCCACCTCACCTTCGTGCACGTAGATTTTTTGTTCGCTCATGGTTTCCTCACTCCACCGGCAGACCGGATACGGTAATGTCAGGTTTTTTCATGTAGGTCTTAACGCGCTCGGCAGTATCACGCGCAGCACGTTTGCCCGGTTCTTTCTGGTCGGCCTTGAGGCTTTTGATTTCCTCTTTGATCGACTTGATCTTCGATTTCAGATCGGACTCTTCCAGTGCCGCCAATTGGCGCACTTTCCGTTCCAGAATGATTTCGGCGTCAGGCTCGGGCATCTTGAGTGCTTTAGCCAGCACAGCAGCAGGGGTTTTCGACGCGAGAACTTTCGGCAACGCTTTCAGAAGTTTCTCACGGTTCTGCACCGCGTACAGGTAAACCTCGTTGAGGTGAAGTTCCTTGGCCGCCTTGTCCAGCAGGTAGCCAATCAGGCGTTCTTCCAATTTGGTCCGATACTTGATCCACGCACCGAAGTATTCGACGTAGTTCACGTATTTGAATTTGTTGGTTTCGTCACCGGATTTACGAATGGTGATGCCGAGGCGATAGCTGATGGTGGAACGCACCATTTTATCGACCTTTGCACACACTTCGTCGAAGCGCTCTTCGTCCATATTTTTCGGACAGGAAACTTCGATGTGCGCGCCGTAGGGACCGGCGTGCTTGTTCTTTTTGCCGGAAGTGTTCGACGCATCTTTAACGCCGTCGATGTTGGCCAGTTTTTGTAGCGCCTTGAACAAACCTTCTTCACCCGCAAGAGTGCCGGGGCAGAAAGATTTGATCCGGATGATACGTTTTTCCAGATCGTAGTCGATCAAAGGCATGTACTGCACGGAACCTTTGCCGGTCGCCATCAGTTCTTCGATTTGTGCATCCGTCGAAACGTCGATGCAGCCAAACGGGTGAACGATCTTCAGGGTATCGGCCAGCTTCTTCGGCGTGTACGATTTGCCATTGAGCATGTCGATAACGACCTTCGAAACGCTGGCCACCGAGAACGCAGGGTTGCCCACCTTGACGCCATATGCCGGGGGCGGCGTGCTGGTCAGGAAAAGCAGGGTTGGCAACAATGCAGGCAGATACAGGGGCAGCTTTTCGTCGTTCGAAAAGTTCGGTTCCATCGGAACGACTTTCAGATACTGGGAATCCAGCAGGAAAGTATCTGCGAACTTCGATTTTTTCGCTTCGGTGTATCGGTAGGCAGATGCCGTGGTGCCGTCCGGCTTGCCCCAGCCCCCTTGACCCCACACCAGCGGCGGGTTGCCGTTTGCAATCGTCACCATCGCGCCGTAGCAGGCGGAATCGCCATGCGGGTGATATTTACCGATTGCGTCACCGACCGTACGCGCCGATTTCTTGAAGCCTTTGCTGTGATGCAGATTCAGACCATCGAGTGCCCACAACACGGCGCGGTGTACAGGCTTCAGGCCGTCGCGGAAGTCGGGAACTGCCCGATCTTCTACCACGTACGAACCGTAAACGTGCAGCGCTTCGTCGGAGAATTGGTTGATGGATTGCTGCTTCGTTTCGAAAGCCTTCGTTTCGAATTTCAGCACCGGTGATTTTGCCACCGGCTGCTTGGTCTTCTTCGGGGCGGCGGTCACTTTCTTTTTGTTGACCTTCGCTACTTCTTTTTTAGCCACGGGTATCTCCGGGGGTGAATGGAATCTCAAGCTTCTCACAAATGTGAGAGAATTCAGGTTCCACGCCAGCTTTGAAGGCCGCAATCAAACGACGCAGCCTCAAAATTTCAGTTTGTTCTTTTCGCAATTCACGCAGACAGTCAACGGACGACATGTAACTAAGTCGCCCGCGCAGGCCAGTTGCACCGTAGCCTTGCATAGCCTGATATTCGGCTTGCAAGGTATCAGTCATGTCGCGTGCTGCATGCAACGCATCCATATATTTCGTCATCTAGTCTGCAAGCCCCAACAATTTGCGACGGTTTACCGCATCTTCCGACACAACGGCACGGAACCACTGTTCATCGGCAGCGCTGGCGAACGGATTGATTTGGATCAGCTTGCGGAATTTTGGATCGAAGGCAATTGGGCCGATGTATTCCGGTCCGACTTCCCCCCAACCTTTGATGCGCACAATTTCATGATCCTTTACAGATTTCGGGGCCAGTGCGCGACATTCCTTGTTGGTCATCGCGCCGTAGAGTTCGCCTTTTGGTCCCAGCGCAGCATAGAGCGGGGCCTGTACGCAGAACACGCGGCCTTCTTTGAACATGTCAGGCAGCAGGCGGTACAGCACAGCCAGATACAGTACGGCGATGTGGCCGCCGTCCGGGTCCGGGTCAACCAGCAGCAGAACAGATTTCACACGAAGTTTTTCCGTGCTCAATTTCGGACGCTCGGCCTTGGGGTCCAACGATTTCAAGTCAACGCCCAGCGCAATCAGGAAATTGGAAATGTCCTTGTGCGTGATGATTTTTGCAATCGGTGCTTTCAGTGCATTGAGTGGCTTACCACCGGCTGCCAATACTTCCTGATAATGCGTGTCGCGTGCGTCATCCGAAGGGCCTTTTGCCGAATCACCCTCGACCACGAAGAGTTCACGTTCCCACGCTTTGCAGTGCGGAGACTGGGCCAGCTTGGCGGGCAGAACGCCTTTGCCTTTTTTCTTCACGTCTGCCATGGATTTAACCACGGCTGCCAGTTCTTCGCGGCCCTTGTTCATGATCAAGGCGCGCTTGATGATATCCTTGGCGACTTTCGGGTTCGATTCGAAGTATTTGTCGAAGGCAGGGAACAGCAGGTCTTCCACTTCCTTATCGACCTTCGAACTCAATTTGTCTTTCACCTGCGAGGTGTAGGCCGCGCCATGCATACGCCAGTCGAACATGCCTGTTAGGCCGATCAGCAGGTCAGAACTGGTCCAGCCTTGGCCAGTCTTTTTGCCCTTCGCGGGTTTCTTTTCCGGCACATGCTTTTTCACAGCTTTGGAAAGTGCAGCAGTGAAGCCTGTTACGTGCGAACCCCCGTCGATGGTTGGCGACGTATTCACGAAAGTCAGGAAGTGGTCAGCGTCCGTGTGGTCGGACCAAACGAGGGTACAGGTGATGTTGTCGTTCTTGAACGTGAAGGCTTTACCCTGCGGCACCAGATCGCGCTGTTCGCACATATCTTTTGCGACGAAAGCCAAATCCTTTTTGTTCAGGTAGACGTGATCCTCACGCTTGCCCTTCACGATGGAAGAGAAACGAATTTCCAGACCGGGGTTCAGCATGGCCATGTTGTTCAACCACTGCGCCACGTCCTTGACCACCGGAATTGCGCGGCGGAAATCTTTGGGCAGTTTCTTGCCACGGCGCGCATCTTCAGAGCACACGGTTTGGTCGAGTTCCAGTGCAACGATGGTCCCGTATTTTTGCAGCTTATCTTTCAGCAGCGGCATTACGTCTTTATCCACGGCCTTGCACGGCAGCGGGTTTGGACCTTTGGAGGCAATTTCGCCTTTGCTGTAGACCTGCGTAGCCAGCTTGCCGCCGTACATGGTCCAGACGCGCATGCGTTCGGAAACCGCGTTCACCGCCGACATACCGATACCGTGAGTACCTGCCGAAGTTTTGTAGGCCGCGTCGTTGAATTTGGCGCCTGCGTGAGTCTTCGTGTAAGCAGCGGTCATCTTCGTGATTTTCGAACCGTCTTTCATCTTCACGAAATCGGTTGGAATGCCGCCCGCTTGGTCCGCGATGATATAGAGTTCTGCGTCGATGTTCAGGATCACTTCGATAACTTTGTTACGGCCTGCCACGTGTTCGTCGTAGCAGTTATCGACGCCCTCTTTGACGCAGCGGTAAGCCATGGCAGGGCCACGATCACCGAGGTACATGCTGGGGTTTTCACGAATGCCATCGAGGCCTTCGAGGATCGCAAAATCCTTCTGCGATTCAGATTTCTTTTTGGTGGCTTTTTCTTCGGGTGCCGCCTTCGCTTTCTTGGGTTTCTCTTCAGCGACTGCTTTCGCCTTCGCCTTCACTTTTTTCTCGGCCATTTAGGTTCTCATTAAATTCGTCGGCGGTGCCGATCCACATAAGCTGTGACGCGCTGATTTCAGCCAGCGTAAACTCGCTCAAGTGGTGATAATCATTTTCGTGAATCCAGTGGGCGTACGCGGACTGCGGCACGTAGCCTTCTGGAGTTTCCGGGTAGAATTTTGCTGCATACTGCTTGAAATTAAGAGGCGCAATTTTGTACCGGTCGCCCCACGGTGCTTCGAGCCACAGATCCATGCAGATCACCCGTCGTCGCGGTCGAGGATTTCGCGAATCTCTTTCAGCTTTTGTTGTGCCTTACCGTCAGCGGTCAGGTCGTATTGAAGGCGTTCCAGTTCGACACGCCTTGCCTTTTCACGCACAGCGGCTTCACGCCACGAACTGAATCCTTTAGGGCCGTCAAGTAGCAGACCTGCTGGATCTTGCACAACGCCGATCACGCGGCATTTGTACGGGTGCGGATGAATGGAACCAATCATTGCGAGATAATCATCCCGCGTACATTCCTGCCAAGGTTCGTTCAAACCCCACTTCGCTTCGTAGCAGAGAATTTCGATTGGAATGTCAGACATTTTTCACCTGCTTGCGACCCTTGCGCTTGGCGCTCTGTTCGGCTCGGGCTTCGATGTGTATTTCCAGCTGGCGTTTGGCTTCACCGTACATTTCCGAAAACTTCAACGGATGGCAATCGGAAATTGTGTACGGCGATTCGTGGTTTTCGAGTGCACTGTAGAGCAACACGCTGTCGGTAGCCGGATCGGTCACGCACACCAGATAGGAACGGTCCAACATTTCCACAACGTGATGGTGCTGGAACGTGAATTGCTTGGCACGGATGCGACAATCTTTCTTGAAGCTGTCGGCGTTGCTGCGCAGGCGTTGGCGGGTGAAGACTTCGCCATTGATATCGGGGTTTTCCATCATGTCTTTTAGCATTGCCAATCCACTCCGTCTTGATGAACAACATAATGGCCGCTGCGCAGCTGCACTTCAGAAACGTAGCCCAGCACATCCAACCAGATTTCGAAATATTTCTTCAGCTGCTCACTACGTGCATGGGTGCCGTAATGGTATTGCAGGAAGTCTTTTTGGTTCTGCACCTTGTCTGCGATCAACATATAACGCACACGGGTATCAAGTAGGCCGTAGCACCGCATGATCACGTCGCGTACATCGCTGCGATCCCAAACGTCCGTCGATTCCTTGCACAGGTACAGGTTCGCCACTTGCCGATAACGCAATGCGAAATCCAGCGAATCTTCAATGCCGACTATCTGGCGCAGCCGGTCGATGTTTTGATCGAGGTCGATTTTATTCTGCACCATCGGATGCAGGCAATATCCGCCTTTGGCGAATTGATCGGCGCCCAACCAGTCGAGAATTTCGAGGCCTTCGTCAATGTGATTGATCAGCGGAACGCCCGAACGCTTTGCGCAACCGGTGCCGTAAAACTCTTTGATCAAACCATATTCGATGCTGTCTTTCATGTGTACACCAAAAGGTCGATAGGTATGCCCATTATTTACAGTTTTGGTCGCAAATGAAAAAACCGCGTACAGGTTGCCCCGTGCGCGGTTCCATGTTTAACGCCGTTTCAACTTCACATCCTGATAGGGAAGGGTGAAATCAATTGCCGACGCAGTTGCGAGTTGTTGGTTGCCGTTGTCGTTTTTGTCGCCGGGCTTTTTGCTTTCGCCCAATTTGGAATTGGGGTCGTCTTTGCTGAACTCGGTGGCCTTGTTGGTTTCAGCTTCGCGTTTCTCACGCAGTTCTTTTTCGACCTCTTCGTCCACCACTTTTTCAGCGGTTTCGGCTGGGATCAGATCGGAATCTTTGCGATTGGATTGCGCTTCTGGATACGGCTCGACTTTAGCCGAGGCTGTAGCCTCTTCGTCGTCCATGTCTTCCGAGTCGTCCATGTCTTCCGAGTCGTCATCGTCGTCAGAATCGTCATCGTCGTCAGAATCGTCATCATCTTCCGAGTCGTCGTCATCGGAATCATCGTCATCTTCAGAATCGTCGGTAGACTCTTCATCGTCTTCCGAATCATCTTCAGAATCGCCGCCATCACCTGCGCCTGTGTCGCCGTTTTCGGCATCAGTCTTTGGAGTTTTGGCCGCGTCTTTCTTCTGCTTCTCTAACGCCGCTTTGCGTTCGTCTTCCTGTTCCTTTTCTTGGCGCGCCTTCTCTTCCTTGTCACGCTCGGCCAGTTCTTCGTCGGAGTATTGCAGCTGTTGGTTGGTGCCCATGTCCGGGGCGCTATAGGCACCAGACGCTACTGCCGTCTCACGCTTGGGGATGGTGATCGAGATTTTCATTTCTTTGTCAGCCTCGGAATCTTTTTGGTGGTTTTCTTTTTCGCCTTGGCCGACGGCATTTTCAAGTCGGTATCAGACGATTTGAGTTTCTTTTTCTTCGCAGCTTTTTCTAGCGGTAACAGTACGTCTTCTTCGACGTAGTTCCTCATGTTCGCCGTAATGTCGAGAACCTTGATCAACTGTTGCGGCTTTAGGGCGTGCAGCATGTTGTCTTTGAGTGCACCCTTGTCGAAACAGACCTTTTCCATCGGGCAGGGTTCGTACGCGGGCATCAGCCGCTCGTAATCATCCGGGCATTGACACGGCTTCTGCTTGATTGCGATTTCAGGTTTGTTCTGGATAAAGCTGTTCACTGCCGAGCGGTAAATCTTCTTCTGCTGTACGATCAGCTTTTTGGTTTCGGCACGACGACGCTCGCCCCAGCGTTCGGCCTTTTCCTTGTACTCGTACGGATTATCTCGGCTCAAATACAGCAGCGAGAAACCAGAAATTTTCATCTTGTATTTTTTCTCAAGCACGTAACAATACGTCGGCACCTGCATGAGGTGTTCGCGCTTGGGAAGCTTGTTGCCTTTCATCAGGCCTTTGGTCGTGGTCTTGTAGTCCATAACCCAGTACGTGCCATCCGGCATTTCATAAATGCAGTCGATGTGGCCTTTCAGCCCAAAATAGTCGATGCATTTTTCCACGTACTCACAGGCGACACCGCATTCAGGGCATTCGTTGTCCGTGGTGTTCGTGGTAGTCAATTTGCCTTTGCGGTACATCACGCCCTTTTCGTCGTAAAGATCGCGGGCGTCGTGGTGTTTCTGGCACCGAGGGTTGCGGCATTTCCAATCACCGAAAACCTTTTTTGTCGGTCCCATGTAATATTGAATGTTTTCGTGGGCTGCTGTGCCCACAGTCGTGAAGTATCCGCCACCTGCCGCCATCCGCGATTCGTAGTAGCCATTTTCTGCTGCCATCATGAATTGCATGTGCACCAGAATTGGACAAATCGGAAACGACGAAGGCCGGTATTCTGGCCCGCGCCCGTTCGGCGTGACAATGACACTATCCATTACTTGCCCGTAGACCTTGCCTACGTGCGATTCAACGTGCACGGACCGTTGGCCGGTGCTGATACGCTTCGCTAGATCCTTAAACACGTGGCACATCCAGTAACTGTAAATGGTACTTATAAATTGTCATTTTGATGGTCAAAACATGAAACTTGATGATGCATTTACAGTCATCATGGAAGAGCTTGAAAAAATCGAAGGGCCGACCCGTCACAAGGCGGGCAGCTTTGAAATCGTTTGTCCTTTCCATGAAGATAATAACCCTTCTCTCGGAATCAACATCAGTCAGGAGGCAAAAGTCCCGGTCGGCACTTTCAACTGCTGGTCGTGTGGTGCTTCGGGGCAGTGGAATAAACTCGCCGCAAAACTCGAACTGCGTCAGATCAAAGCTTGGCAGCATTTCGACGGTAGTACAGCCGGGCAGCGCGCCCGATTCAACCGTAAGAAAAAGGAACGTGAGAACACAAACAACCGCTCGATTGATCGTCTGCGTGAAGAGGTAGGCGGTGCTATGATCCCGTGGCCAAAAGAAAAAGAATGGCGCGGCTATCCGGGTACGATGATTGAACGTGTGCAAGGCCAAATGTTTAGTGAGGATCAGCGCGAAGATGTGATGCTTGCTCTACCTATTTACATTAATGGTCGGTATCGCGGCGGCGTTAAAGCGCTGATGGAAAAACAGGAAACGGGCCTTTCGTATATCAACACCAAAGGCGACTGGGTAATGGATTACGGATTGCTCGGTTACGATTTTATCCGTAAGCACAAACTGTTCGGATGCAGCGCCGTGGTGCTGTGTGAAGGCCCCCGCGACTGGCTACGTCTTGTGCTGAATAAAATTCCGGCGTGTGCTGTGCTAGGTGCGAAAATGTTCGGGCCGCGTAAGCTGATGCTTTTGCAGGGACTCGGAATCAAAAAGATTTACACGCTGACTGATAACGACAAAGCGGGCCGTGCCATGGCCAGCTTGATCGAAGGCTACTGCGACGGCCAACTAGAATTTGAAGAACTACGGTTGCCACGCAAATTCGACGAAGACGGTCAGTTGATCAAGATGGACCCGGACGCAGCCCCTCAAAAGATAATCGACAAGGTGAAGGCAATCGTCTACGCATACGACAAGCCAGAACCCAAACCCAAAAAGAAAAAGGCTGTCGCGAAATCCACCAAGGAATTCCCGAAGCTGTCTGTTGAAAAGAAAGTGAAGAGGATCAAGAAAGCATGACCGCACAAATCATCGACCAAGAAATTGTTGACGCCCTCAACCGCGCACTGATGAAAAACCTGAGCGTGATGGATGCCTTGCACAAAGAGTTCGGCTACGGCCACCCCATGCCACCAGATGATCAGATCGTGAAATTCCAAGGCGGTATCAGCGAGGCGCAGGCCTACGAAATGATGGTGGCATTATCGGACCAGATCAATCGCAATCTCGACATGCTGGCGACCCTGCGTCGTGGCAACATCAAGCAACGGATTCTGAACATCGCCGAAGTGATCGACGAAAAAGAATTCTGAAGCACCAAAGAAAAAAGGCCGCGATCCTAAATGGAAAGCGGCCTTTTTTTTGGTCCGGAAAACCTGTTAGTTGTCCAGATTATCAGCGATGAACTGCTTCAGCGTCACGTCTTCGACGTTGTTTGCGATGTAGTTCATGTCGTCGAACGACAGTTCGTCACGACGCATGCGGATATCGTCCATCAGGTCTGCCATGTCTTCACCTTCTTGGAACGAACGGTTCACGATACCAGCAGCGAACGGCGAAGGTTGGAAGGTTTCAGGGCTGGCGACCGGCGCTTGCGGCAAAGCAGGCGGTGCGATATCGGTACGCATTTCCAGCATTTCCGGAACGCTGTGATCCTTGTCGCTGGCGTTCATTTGCAGAACGCGTTGAATTTCCTGCTTGGCTTTCGGCGAAGCTTGGATAGCGGTTTCGGCGTCGTCCGGGTGCGCGATGGCGATTTCGCCCAGCTGGCACAGCTGACGGAAATGGCGGTTGGTCAACAGGCTTTTGCGCGGGGCAAACATGGTCATGTCGATGGGCACGAAAGTTTTTGGAATCACGATGGATTGCATCGTGCCGTCTTCGCCTTGCACCGTCAGGTTGATGTTGCCCGCTGGTTTGGTACGGTTCATGACGTACAACGCCAGATCGTCGCCGCGCTGAATGGCTTGGGTGACAGTCAACGGACGCATGAGGGCTTTAGCTTGGGTCATTCTGGTGAATCCTCGTCTTCGCTTGGGTAGTATTGCTCGATTTCCTTACAGGGAATTTCGAACAGCAGGTGAATTTTTGGGCTGCCGAATTTCGACATGTGCTCTTTATCTAACAGCATGGGAATCATCGCAGGCTCCAACCCCAGTTCGGGATCAGAAAACAAAGGATGTTCCGCGATCTTTTTGATGATCGGCGTTTCTTCCACAAGGTCTTCGCATTCGTAGCTGCGAAACTCCTGCGCGGCATGGTAAACGGCGATCATCGCAGCAACCCTTTCACAGGCGGCCTTGCGAGCGATCAGCACCTCACGCTTTGTCAGGTGTGGCAATTTCAACAGACGGAGTTCAACGTCTGTCAAACCTTTTGGTTGGTCTTTCTTTTTCTTTTTCTTCGAATGCTCTTGCTCGCTCTTCGTACTGGCGAACGTGGCGTCAAGTGCCATGCAGCGATTCTTCGTTTGCAGTGTGTGATATTTGCAAGTGGTCACACGGCATTTCGTTGCAAATTGGTAATCGCTAAGTGGGCAGGTCTTAATTAGTTCCAAGGGGGAATTCGATGTTGTGCAGATAGCAGTTGAAAACCAGACGATGGATCAGAACTTCGCGGTCGCCACCCTGCAACTTCGTGTAGCTCACGTTGGAATTGCGCAGCCGCAAATTGCTAAGCTGGCGAACAGCCACCGTGCGACCGGCAGTCGATTGCGAGTACAGGTAAATTTCTTTCGGCGCCACAGCTTTGCCGTAAGCCAGTGCGTACAGGTCTTCGATGTTGGAAAAGTTTTCCGTTACGCCGAGCGCCAGCTGGTATGGTCGCAGCTTTTCGTCTTCGTTGTTCGCTTCAAAATCGAGTTGCGCATAAACAATCGCGTCGATGATCGAATCTTTCAGCAGATTTTGCGTGGCGTCGGGATTGTTACCGACCAGAAAACCCGACCGCTTCATCGGGTAATTCACGTTTACGACTGGGGGCAAACCCTTCGTGTTTCCTGTTGTCATTTTAGTTCCAACTTTTTGTCCAATGTTACCCTTTATTTACATTATTTAAAGGGAAGGGGCATCGGAAAGCACCCGGAAAAGACGGGTTTCGTCGGTATGACTTTGAATGAAATCGTAAGGCTTCACACGCAATAGTTTTGCTGCGTGGTAAAGCGCGATAAGGAACGAATCCAGCTGGTGAATCACGATACCTTGGCCTTTGTAACGGACTTTCAAGTCTTCGTACATTTCTTTCAGGTCGGCAGCCGTCCGATTGAACTCGTTCTTCCACGTGGCCGCCGTGTAGAACTCGGTTGGAATATTCGGGTGAATCAGCAGCTGGGCGCCAAGCATCATGCCAATGGCTTCGACCGTAGTTCCTGCACCGCGACCGGGCCGCGATTGAAAGCGTTCAGCTGCGATGTAATCAATGGTTCGAAGTGGGAGCTTTCGGTATTCTTTCACGAAGGCCGCGCATTCAGTTTGCGCCAGCTTCACGTCATGAATCATGTGCCCCATCATTTTAGTGCCAATGACTTTGAAACACATCCCACCATGCTTGCCAATCCACGCTTCGATAACGGTGGTCGCATAGTTCTTTGTGCCCATGTCTTCGCCCATTACGCGAATACGTTTCTTACTCGGCACCGGTAATTCTACCTTGACCGGTTTGGCTTTTGCTTTACGCTTGCGGGCCATGGTGTTCTCCTGTCCTATACTACTGAATTACAATCCGCATCCTCGGTTTTTGGGCCAGTAATTTAACTGAATGGAGGATCAAACATGATCAAACGCGGACCCAGTAATGTGCGGCGCAACCATGCCCGCAACTTCATTCAAACGCAGGCACAGGCCCGCATGGATGAAACGGTTAAAGCCTACAACCATCAGGTTTCGAACTCGTTGGCAGTAAACGCCGTGCAGGTAATTCTTTATCAGGTCGAACGTCAGGTTGGCCGCCCCTGTTCCTGCTGTCGCACCAACGTAGAAATTCCGGCAGGCTCTAACGTAACGCCCACGATTCCGCAAAAGGATCGTGAAACCAGCGGCATCGAAATTGGTTTCCAAGACGACGATATCTTCGGAACTGAAATGGACGCCAACATTTTCAACGACGTGGAAGTGCGCGACGTTTCGGGCATGCAGCGTGACGAAGGCATACGCGGCATCGAAACTGAAGAGTATGAGGATTCTGTAGGCCAAGGTTCGGTGAATTGCGGTATTTGTTACCGCTCGCTGAAACAGCCGGGTTACAAGGCCTACGGCATGCAGCGTTCGGTATACACGCACTACGATATCGAACGTATCGAAGGCTACCACCTCGATTCCACAAGCGCCCCACACGCATTCAAACGTGAGCACGAAGACGGTTTCGTTTGTTTCCGCGTAATGGTCCCGAAGTATTTCAAATCGGCCATCATCAGCATTCGTGAAGACTTGTACGTTCTGCGTGAAAAGCCGTTGCGCAAAGACGGGGTGCCTATCACTGTAGAAGATTTTCGCCGTCATGCTGGCCAGTACGTTGAAATTTACATCCGGTCAGAACGTTTCACGCATTTTGTCGTCGAGTTCGATATGGGAATCCCCCGGCTCAATGCAAACATCGGTGGCGAAACCACAACCCTCGATTATGACCGCCTGCAAACCATGAGCGATATTCCGATTGTTCTCGGTCCCGAAGTGTCGGACGTGAACGAAGGCGATATCGTGTGCATTCCAGAACGAAATCTGTACCTGAAGATTCGTGACAAAGAACGGAAGATCATGCAGGACCAATCCCGGCTGGAATGGGTGTGTTCGTCCCGTGTTCTGCAACCCACCGAGCCACTGCGAGCCATTGCCAAAGGATACAAACTGCGATGAACAATTTTTACAAGTTGACTCTGCACGATGATCAGGTAGACAACCAAATTGTGGGCAAAACTCTGAGTGTCCGTAATCACGAAGATTCTGTGAGTTTCCTGCGCGGGCGTAGTGTTGGCTTTATCGTCAACAATTCGAACAACTGGATCGAACCTGAAGTCGAAGCGGCAATCAATGGCTGCACGCGCACCTTCACCAATATGGTGCGTGATCAGTTTCTGGCCCTTCACGCGTGGGAACCGTGGCGCAAATATCCGGACCTGATCAAGATCCGTCTGGCTTCGCGCTGCATGTACCTGATTTTTGATCGCCCGGCTGATGGTCCACGCCTGAATTTCACCAACTCGCAAATCGGTGAAGAGTGGCCACAACTGATCAACCGGTCGCAGGATGTTTTCACCCTGAAACGCGGGCACATCACCAGTGGTTCGCCGGATGGCGGTTGTCTGCAATTCTCGTATGACCTGAAATGAAATATTTCCTGAATTCCATCAAACTCTACCGCCGAATCCGTGGTGGCCGTTGGGAACACTGGTATCACGACGACGGCCATTACATGCTTTGGTACGAATGGGACACGGAAGCCGAAGGCCGACGCCCACACCCCAGCTGCAAAGGCAGCCCAACGATTGAGGTTTACGAATGAATTTCCCTACCTACAAATGCCACAAAGAAGTCCAAGCGTTCAAAATCCATACGATCACCGCACAGGCCCTCGGCACCGCTGAAGGCAATGTCGTGCAACCTGAAATGGTTGCGGTAGGCACCAACGAAGATGGTTCGCCACGACTGCTTCCATCTGCGCAGAAAACCGAATACGTTCTCACCGACGAAACCGGCGAATTCTCGGTCGTGGTCAGTGAAGATTTCGTGGTCAAACACAACGTCTACTCCGAAGGCTATTTCGTGCGTTACTCGGATGGTTATCAGTCGTTCAGTCCGAAAGAAGCTTTCGAAGAAGGCTACACGGTTTCCGAAGAGAAATCGGTGATTGTGATTCGCGTGGGCAACTCCCGTTGGACCCCGCGTATGGAAGAACTCGAACAAGTTATGGAACTGTTCGTAAACGCGACCACCGATCCAAAAGGCGCGGTTGTAGCTGTAAACCACGGCATTCGTCTCGAAGCGGATCAAGTGTTGCGCACCGAAACCGAAAACATGTTCGTGTGTTCCGTTGCTGAAAAACGCGATTTGAAAACCCTCCTGAAAGAGGCCAAAGAAAACCAATGAAAGAACTCGCCATTGCATCGAACATGATCACGATGGCACGCAACGCAAAATCTTTGGAGCAAAAGCGCAGCCTCATGCTGCGTATGATTTTGCCGCTGCTGTCCAAAAACACCGCTGACAAAATGGCGTCCGTTATCACCAACCACAACAGCCGTGAATTTTCGCAGCTTTGGGAACAGGTGAAACCGGAAATCGCTAACAAGTTGGCGTCCGACCGGGCCAAGCAAAGCGCAGGTGATAAATCGCCCCAAGCTGTAGCTACTGCAAGCGCAGGGGAACCAACGTACGCCGACGTTACGACTTTTCAACGTGACGACGAAACCAGCGTTTGCATCACAACGTACGGACCCCGGAAAATTCGCATTGCTTTGAATGGCGACACTGTTCTCGAAGCACAGCCAAACGAAGGTATTTCACCAGCGGTTGCAGCAGGTGAATTGGTGCCGACTCCTGCGTATTCTGGTGGCACCGGGGGCATTTCGTCGGAGCAATTGTGCAAACTGGTCAAAATGGTGTGCGAACGCCTGATCATGCAGGCCGACCCTTGCCCATTGCCTTTGATGAAAATGCCCACCAATTGCGCTGCGCACGATTGGCCGGATTGCAAAGTTTGTTTGTCGGGTATGAAGGGGTTTGATTTCAACGCAAACATCCTTGAACTCTACGACAAGCTGTGTGCATCCAGCATTTAACCAGCTATTACCAACCCAAAGGGGAGCCGAAAGGTTCCCCTTTTTTATTGGTTTTTTATTCAAATGATTTGAAACCCAACCTAATAGGGGTCCAATGAAAGGGGCTATAACCCGGTCCGACGAACGGTAAATCGTACCCTCAAAAAACTGTAAACATCGGGTTGTACGCTATTGGATAATGGAGTGACAGAACGATTCATCGTTTGGAAACGACGCGAGCGATAGCGAAGCCCACACAGGATTGCAGAGTGCACAGAACGTTTGAATCGAACGTAACGTTCAGAGAAAAACATACAGTGACGCGTAAGCGGAACGATAGCGACTAACGCGTAGCGTTAGGAGCGGGAACCGAAGGTTCCCCGTAATAGAAAAGAATTAACCAATTCCCCTTTCCCCTGCGGAGTGGAAGACAGTAGGAAAGAGAAGCGAGAAGGCTGGTGCTTGTTAGAGCTTTTAAGGAGAGGTCTGTCCGCGTTGTTTGTGCTGCGCAAAAACAATGGACCTTCGGCAATTGCTCGTTACCTACGGTAACTGCGCTCGAAGAGCGCCCCCTCCCCAGTTCCGCCGCCCCCTCCCCCGCCGTCCCGGCCACCGGCCTGCCGCTCCGTTTATTTGATTCGAACCGAAGAGGATAAACCGATGCCTTTCATTTACCTGCCTGAATACACCCTTGCCGATTCGCAAAAAGGCAAATGCCTTGCTGCCCAATATTCTGGTTTGCAAACACAGCTGCTGCTCGGTTGCATCGAATTGTCTGTTATTTCCGGTGGTGAAGGTGATCCCATTTATGACCTTCCTAAGCAGCTGCTTGATAACTACACACACCCGCACCAAGCTGTCGGCCTAGTGAATCCAACGGCGCTTAAAATTGTCGAAATCTTCGACATTCGCAATTTTATGGATTGGTTGTCCATCCGCCCAATGATCGAACGGCTCTACGGTTCGTTTGCTGTTTGGGACGACACTGAGTATGTCCGTTTCCAAGATCGCTGGTATATCCGTGAATGGGTAAAGCAACAGTATAAAAAACCAAAGGGCGAATTCGGCATCGTGCTCAATCTCGACGACGGTAGTTTTTGCAGTATGGCGGTCGCAGTCGATGGTACGGAATTCAAACAGTTGAAAAACGCAGCTGCCTTGTACAAAAACATGCGGCAAGCTATGCGCAGCAAAGACCCTTCACTGAGAGCGTACAGCGATCAAAAACGCTGGAAAAAAATGATGGAAATCTACAGCGGCTATGACCTGTACCGAAACCGTGAGCGCAGCGCTTTGGTGAATTTGTGTGCCATTGATGCCTTGGGTATGGCGCAAAATCTCATGTTCATGTCGCCTGCAAACCGTGAGCAACAACAGCACAACAACATTAACGGCTATACCGCCATTATGGAGTTATTGGAAATGGCAGCGGTGCAGACACGGAACCGCGATCCTGAAAAACGGATTTACGTCGAACGCGCCAGCACGCAAGGTCTGAAAAACCAATGTAAGACCGCCAGCTACAGTGCAGAAATGGCAGCAAAGCTGATTGCATTCTACCGCCCGGATTTGGTGCGCACGACAAAGAAGAAAACTGTAAAATCTAAGTAGAAGTACAAATCTCATTAGGACAACATCATGCTAGAGGTCAGTATCTTTGATCGACCGTTTGTGAACGCGTGCCGGGCCATCGCTGATGGACTGTGCCTGTACGATAATAGTCTCTACTATTTCGCAAATGGCTTGGCCATCGGTTTCAAGGAAAAACGCCCGTACACCATTCAAACTGATCAAGGTTACTGGGTGCCCAGCGGCACGCGCTCGAAAGGTTCGGTGGAAGCCCGTACAGAACTTGAGAAAGTGAACAAAGAATATTCGCTACTCAACTATGTGCGTAACAATTTCGACCACTACGTCGAGTCGGTGATGCTGTCCGGCGATACTGGTGATATCTGGAAACGCGTTCGGGTTCTGGTGGCGAATGATCGCGTGTACGTCCAGTTCCCCGACATTCGCGGACGCATCTGCCTCAAAGACAAAACGGTCCGTTTGAAAACCCCAATGCCGTCGATGCCCATTACGGTTATGCCTGAACTGGTCGAGAAGCTTTTGGGTATTTGTGAGGCGGCAGAACTGCCCCTCGATTTTGATCCTGTCGAAGTGATTGCAAGTGCTTACCGTGGAACCTGCGGTGGCCAGCACGTTGCGGCCCACGGTTACGCGATGGTCCTTTTGCTCCAAAACAAAATTGAAGGTATGTGATGAAATACACTGAAGATCAAGTAAACAATTTTCTGGAAGACTTGCTGGCCCTGCGTGAAAGCGGCCCTGTGTTCAATGCCCGCGTTGAACATGGTGTGATGAAATACCAATCGTGCGTGCCCGGTCGCCACGCCATCAAAGATGCTGACGGCAAGGTCTACAACGTCACGTTCGCCGATGATACGGCGGTCGTCGGCGTAATGGCTGGCGGCCCAACCAAAGTGTTTTACGCACACAGCCTTTCGCAGTTTGAAATTCTCGAATTGGCCGCCAAGAAAACCGTACGCATCGACCACGTTTCGTACGAAGCCGTAGGTGAAGTGCCGGGCATTGGCTCGCTCTGGACCCACCATAGCGGGCGCCCGTATCTGGTATTCGGCTACGCGAACCTCGATGCCAAGCCTGAAAAATATGATGAATATCCGCCGCTGATTCTGTACGTCGGCCAGAACGGCAAAGTGTGGGCGAAGACCGAACAGCGTTTCAAGGAAACGATGGCCCGTGGCGGTCGCTTCCAGTTCCAAGAAAAAGCCGGTTTCGAGTACATGGGTATTTTGGAAAACGACGAACTGGTCAACGGCTACATCACCCGCGAAGTTCGCCAGCTGGCCGAACAAACCCAAGGGCTGGTTGAATATGGCGAAGAATAACGAACCGCATTATTTGTATCGTTACCGTGCATGGGACAAAAACGTCTACTACAGCAACCGCGACGTTTCCAAACTGACCACCGAACAAGTGGAAGCTGGTTGGGGACCGTGGGAATGGATCGACCAACAGAAATACGAAGAAATTCTGCGCTACATTTCTTGGCAGAACCCGTGCCACTATCAGGCACAGAAACTGCTGGTTGAAATCCACGAAGACACATCATTCGATCCTAAACGCTGGATTGCCGATTCGTACGCTGATCGTTTGGCATCCCAAGCACAAAAAGGCCGCACAGCATAATCCGTAATGAACGGACAGGTGATGCATAATGCAAAATATCCATAGTTTCTTCCACGAATCCCCTGAAGATTCTGTCCTCCATCACAAAACCCAGCTGTTCATGCAGCTTATCACTCTCGTTCGGGATGAAAACGCTGTGGTTGATGTGAAATCTCCCGCCTTCGAAGGTTGGTGCGATAAGAAGATTTTGGACTTCACCAAAGGTTACGTCCACCGCATTTCTGCGCAAGAAATGGTAGAAGCCATTTCGCGCATGGGCTACGACGTTTACGTGAGCCTTGGCAAGAAAGAAGTTAAGCCATGAGCACACCACAAGTAATGCGCAAGGTTAAAGTCTGGCGCGTGCAGGTAGGAACCGAGAATCACAACCCAGTTTTTAAAGGCGACTGGTTCTTGGGTGAAGACTGGAAAAAGGAATCGTGGCCACGTGATACCGTGGTTGAAGTTCGCGAAATCTTTTTCTCTTTCATCTGGCGTACGTGCATCATCAGCAAGGGCCGGATCAAAGTGCACAGCCGCCAGCTTTGGACCATGAAGTCTCGGCGCGGGGCACAGGTACTGTATGCTAACAACGGCACGCCGTACGATGGCCATCACGTTTATCACGAAGAGGCACACGACGATGAATCTCATGAGGCCAATCCGCTGTAGTGGAAAGGCCCCACACGATTGTCTACTGTGCGGAAATTTCCGATGCGCTGGCTGAAGTTCCCATAGCGGATCTGCCGTCGCATGTAGACGATCCAGACCACCGGCTATACGGGCATCCGCTGTTCTTGGTGCCCAACCGCCAGTCACAACATATTGGCATCGGCATAAACAAAAATCCTGACTGGATAAAATCTCACACACTAATGCTGCGATACGGACTCGTTGAGCCGCGCAGTTATGGAGCGACCAATGAGCGATGATGTAAAAAAGAAGAAAAAGAAAAAGGGGTTGGTGAAATCCGACGCCCCCGATCTGAAACTGAAAAAGAAAAAGAAGAAGGGTTCTGAAGGCGAAGACACTGGCCTGAAGAAAAAGAAAAAGAAAGGCATGCAAGACCTCGGGCGTGATGTGAGCGGCACCCTCGAAGGTGACGACAAGCCCAAGAAAAAGAAAAAGGAATTGGCGGAAAAACCTGCCGAGCCTATGCGTGAGCAACTGCCGGTCGAACAAGACGATTACATTATCGTCAAGGTTGGCAAGAAAAACGAACTGGCATTCGCTCACAGCCCCAAGCGTAACACCGCGTACATCGAACGCACCATGAACACCGATGCTCCGGTTACGTTCGAATACGACGGCAATACGCTGATTGCCAACCTCGGCAAAGATCCGATCCCCGGCAAAGTCTTCGGCGTCGATATCCAGCCGCATTATGGCACCATTGATTCGCCAATGGGTCCGATGCACATGTTCCGCAAGCTGACCGAAGAAGAAAAAGAAGCGATTTGAATCGCACAGAAAAAAGTTGTGAAGAAACTGGAAGGTATGGAACTGGGCAAGCTGTTCCCGTTTACCAGCCTCGAAGTGCACAATCCACGCGGGCGTTGGGCCGGTTCCTACCAAGTCAGTTTCAAATCCGGCGAAGCGGTGGACAAAGTAAAACTGATGCCGAAAATCCTCGACGATCAGATTTACAACCAGTATGTTTTCGCCCACGAATGCGGCCACGGCGTGTGGTATCGCTATGTGCCTGAGCGCATCCGTGCATTGTGGCTCGAACAGTACAACGCCATGACCGCCGTCACCAAAGCCAAGAAATCCGAACTGGCCGACCAATGCCAATCGCTGGTTTCTTCCGGCCTGTCGATTCGCGATTTCCAACGTGATTTGGAAGGCGATGAACTGGCTATGTTCAAAGAGGCGCTGGCATACCTGAAGAAAGTTCACAAAATGACGCCGGAAGACGTGAACGTTCTGCTGAACCAGAACAGCACGGTGCTTGCTGAAATCTGGCCGACTAGCGCTTCGATTTCCAACGCCGATTCGCTGGCTGCGTTGCATGGCCCGTATGCCGCAACGTCCGTGCAGGAAATGTTCGCCGAGATTTTCGCCGCTCATTTGAAGGGTGATCACGTGGGCAAAACCCTGACTAAGCTGCTGGAAAAAACACTCAAAGTTGCACGTTCGGAGTAAATAGAAAATGAGCAAAGACGATATCCAATACCACGATGCACTTTTCCTCGGCGGTCCGCATGACGGCGAGTGGCACGAAGTAATTGTCGGCGCTCCGTCTGTTCTGATGCGGGGGCCTACCAATGTGCGCCCCCAGCACGATCATGAACAAAACGCGTGGGCATATACGCGCTTCGATCTTATGTCGAACAGTGGCCACCGCTACCCGATTTATACCTATGGCCGCATTGACGTTGTGGGCCGCCTTCTGGATGGTTTTGTGCGATGAAAAAGATACTGCTTGCTTTTGCATTTCTGGCCATTGGCGGCTGTGGCGACGGCAAAATCTACGTCGATTCCACGACCGGTCAACGCGTTGCGGCCCCTGAAGAACGTTCATTGGAATCTATGGAATATTTCCCGTCTGCCCCGCGCCTTGTAAGCCGGACCTGCATCGAAGGGGTTGTCTATTTGTCGTTGGGTCATGGTTTTACCGTGGCCTTCAAACCCGATGGTTCCGTCGCCAAATGCAAAGGGGCACAGCTTCTATGAACCCAAAAGTCCAACTGATGATTGCTGTATGGTGTGTCGCAGTTGGTGCCCTTATTGCCTATGCAGTGTGGAAGGGTATCAGTGCCGCCAAGGCCACTAAGCGCAAGCGCGACCACGACGCTGCGATTGCTGCTGCCAAGGCCCAAGGGAAGAAACCCAAATCCAATTTCCAACGCAGTATGGATCGGGCTATCTACCACAAAGCAGTGCGCCGTGGCGCAACACCGGCTGAAGCAATCAAGGCCGTGAAGATTTACAACGATAAGCTGGCCCAGCGCGATACTGTAAATAATGGGTAAGCCCTCAAACAAAGTGACTGTGACATGCCGAAAGAAAAAGAAGTAGTGAAGAAAAAGAAAAAGACATTCAAATCGGACACCGAAGAGAATGTGAAGTCCGCGAAGAAGAAAGCGAAATCCTCCGGGCCGCTGACGCTCGAAACTTCGCAGCTGGCAAACGTCCACCGTCCGAAAACCTTGGGTGATATGGTTGGGCAGGACACGACAGTTGCCGCCCTCGAAGGCATGTTCAAACGGGGCAAGATTCCGCAAGTTCTGCTGTTCTCCGGCCATTACGGTTGCGGCAAAACTTCGTTCGCCGGAATCGTTGCTCGCATGATCAACTGTGAAACGCTCAACATGTGCGGCAAGTGCACCAGCTGCCGTATGAGCAAACACCCGGACCTGATCGAGCACGACGCGGCAGTCAAGGGCAACATTGACGCCATTCGTTCGCTGATCGCAGCAGCCGGCAACGCCCCTGCATTCCGCAAGCGTGTAATTCTGGTAGACGAAGTGCATGCACTCCGTGACGCATCCGAAAAAGCGATGCTGACCAGCGTAGAAAATCCACCGCCGAACACCATCTGGTTGCTGTGCACCACCAACCCGGAAAAGATGAACAAGGCGCTGGTTAGTCGAGCAACGCATTTCCGTCTGAAACAAATCGAATTGCCGACCATGGTCGAGCGACTGACTTTCATTGCCGAGACTGAAGGGCAGAAGGTCAAAAAGGAAGTGAAAAAAGCGATCACCACCATCGCAGAATCCAGCAACGGATCGCTTCGTGAAGCAGTGTCCAAGCTGGATTTGTTGCTTTCGGTCCTCGCATCCGGTCGCGAATACAACCCCGACGACTTGAGTTCGTTCGTGGATATCGAAGCGGACCTCGATGAATATTCTGCGCATTTCCTTGCGTCGATTTTCAAAAAGGATCTGGTCAAGATGGTGCAATGTGCCAAGACCTGTGGCGGTGTTCGCGGCCTGATCAACAAAACCCGCTGGCTCGTTGAATACAAGATTGGCCAGCACACCGGCACTAACAAATACACGCCGTACAACGGCAAGCTTTTCGATGCGTTGGCTAAGCAGGAAGGCATCAAGAAAACCGGTATGAAACCGTTGATCATGATCCAGAATTTGCTGAGCGAAATCGAAGTCAAACTGAACAGCGCAACCCTCGACGAAACCGTTGTTTTCTATTCGTCGGTCGGTGCCTTTATCGTAGAGAACGAATGATGGATCTTTCCACTATCGAAGCGGGTCTGCTGTACACCATCAAAGGCGAGCCGGGTAAAACCCTTACCTATTACGGTGATCAACTGCGCATGTCGCATACCCACCTGACCCGTGCGCTGGAAAAGCTGGTGCGTGCTGGGTATGTCGAGCGCAACGACAACAAGCTGACGATTTCTGATTCGTTCCAGAAAAAGGAAGCGGAAGCCGAGGAAGTAGCAGAGGTAGTGGAAATCCCTGAACCTGTTGTTGAGGTAAAGGTAGAACCTGTTAAAAGCATCGGTGAAAAGATTTTTGAACAGGCGGCCGAATCGGCACCGAAACACCCGCCCGTAACTTCCATGGAATTGCAAAAACTGCTGGCCGACGGTGTGCCGCGCACTGCACTGCAAATCGCAATGCACTTCGGTTACAACCGTGGCACCGCCGTTGCGCAAGTGCTGCGCAATATGTGCAACGCGAACGTGATGGTAAAAGACGGCCCGCTCTACACGCTGAAGCATGAGCCGAATACTGTTGCCGTGAAAGACGTTGCCAAAGCTGAGGCTGTACCTGACGAAAAAGCAGAACATGAATTGACCGACCTCGAATTGAGCGAAGCAATTCTGCGTATGCGTGAACCGTTCACCGCCGACCATTGCTTCTCGGTTATGCAGCGGCGCCACAAGCTGGATCGTGCACGGTTCCTAGACATTTTCGAGGCGGTGGCTTTCTCTGGTAAATTCCTAGCATGGGATGGCCAAGAATTCGTCGATCCTACTGTGGATTATTCACCGGCCCACACGTTCGTCGTGGCCAACGTTGTAGACGCCAAAGAATCCATCAGCCTCATGGATTCCTACTGCCAGAAACTCAAAGGCCCTTACAAGCTTTTCGAGGTTGTGAGCACCACGCGCCTGCCTCCGTCTGAAGTGTTGGCTTACTTCGCAGACATGAATTACTTCACCCGCGATATCAACAATATCCACCACGGAAACTTCGCGCCGCATTACCCGAACCGCAAGGAACGGCAGGCGTTGAAAAAAGGCCCGGTGGCCAAGCCCTACGCCCGCCTCGAAACGCTGGATCAAGAAAGCGTCAAGCGCTTCATGCTGGGCGGTGTGGCGGTTGATACGTTCATCAAACGTTTCAACCTCGACCCTTCCGAAAAAGCCCGCCTCATTGAACTTCTGGTGGCCACCAATTTGGCTCGCCACGAACAGGAAAATGATTGGATTTTCCTGCGTGATGATGTGGAAATGGAACGTGTCAAACTGGGCGATTACGACGAACCTGAAATCGAGTTGCCCGCCGACCATTTGTTGAACGACGAATTGTCGGAAGTGGTGGTCGCCTGCATCGAAGAGGAAGAGCGGCTAAAAGTCGGCCCACTGACTGCACCGACCGGCCAGTCACCTCGCGTGTGGAGCGAACAGGAAAAAACCTCGTTAGTTGCAGCGCTGAAGGAAGTTGTGACAGCCGAAGAAACTGCCCCGCTTCCTGACCTGATGATTATGTCGCGTGAGTTCGCGGAAGATATCGGCATTCCGGTTGACGAATTGCCACACCAGAATGCGGACGGCACTTTCGAATTCCGTGCAGAAGATATTGGCAATCTCACTGCGATTCCTGATGGTATATTCAACCAGCTGGTCGATTCCTTTGTCGGTAGCATCCCCAGTGCGCCGGGCAACCCAGCCGTTATGTCCCAAGGCTTGTGTATCATGAGTCGGGAAGAGTACGAAAAGGTAAAAGCTGCGGGGGCCAACGTTGTGATGCGCGATGCAGTTCCTAACACTGACAACGTTTATGTTTGGATTGGCCCCGGCCAGCAAACGGAAGACGTTTTCTCTAACGGGGATATCGGCAACGATCATTTCATGGACGACGACGCAGATACTACCGCCTGCGAAGGCTGCGATCACCACTGCTGTATCTGCACCGAAGAAACCAACGATACCTGCGGCGATTGCGGAGCCGGTGCCAACGATGAATGTATCTGTAAACAATCAGTAGGCCCCGCTATGAAATCACCGGGAGTGCCCGCAACAGAAGGCATGGAACATTTCAAAGGTTTCAGCCCTGATCCACGTTGGATGGTAATGTTGCAAATGCTGGAAGAGCGCCTGCGCTTCGAGCACCAGCCAACGACAGCCAACCAACTCAAAGAAATTCGTGAGTATTTGGAAACCCAATGATCAACATCACCAGCAGCCGTTTTAGCGGTATCGTCTCGTACAAAATGGGTGAATTTGATTTCACCAATAACTGTGGTTTGACCACGGTTACAGGACACAACCGTGACTCCCTGATTTCCAAGAATCAGAACAACGGCGCTGGTAAATCCCTGCTGTTTTCGATGCTGGCCAACACTGCCTTCGAGCAGACGCCTATGGCCGACACGCGGAAGAAAAACCGCATTCACTCGAAAGGATCGTTCATCGAACTGACTGTGGAAAACTTGGGCCACAAGTGGACGATCCGACAGCAAGCAGGGGGTTATCAAATCTTCCGCGATGGGGAAGACCTCAAGGTCCGTGGCCAAGCCTCCCAGCGCGAACAGATTGCGAAAATTCTGCCGCTTACGCAGGAAGAGTGGTATTCGTACGTCCACCTGCAATCGCAGAAGAAACTTGAGTTCCTGTATGGCACACCGCGTGCCCGAATGACCTACATCAGCGAAGTGTGGCGCCTCGATCAATTCGATGTGCTGCGCCGCTACTTCGAAAAGAAAGTCGATGAAGTCAAGGTCGCACAAAACAAATCGGATGCCTTCAGCCACCAGCTGATGAACATCAATGATTCGTTGAACAAGAATGGCTGGAACAAGCAACTGGAAAAGGAACTGAAAGAGGCGAAGGAAATCGTCAAAACCCAGTCCAAGAAAGTTACGAAGCTTCAGACCCAGCGCCAAGAACTGAAGAGCCTCGCAAAGCAGGTCCAGTTCTACACCGAAACCAAAGACAAGCTGCAAAAGAACAAAAAGAAAATCCGCTTCGATCTATCCGAACTGAAGGAGCAGTACAAGCTGCACCAGCAGGTTGAGAAATACGAAGAGGAACGCGAAGAGTACGACCGCCGCACTAAGAAACTGGTGCGCAAGCTGGAAGAACTGGGCGATACGTCCGGGGGTGGCAAGGCCAGCAAAAAGAAAATCAAGGAACTACGGGCTGAATTGGCCAAGCTGGAAGAGGCGGACAAACGCCTTGAGAAGGTTCGCGATAAGCACGACGCAGCTGTGCGCGAACTGGAAAACTTGGATGATCACGTGGACCCCGATCTGCGTAAGTTCTTGTCCAAGTGCAACAAAGAAAAAGTCGATCCGATGGAAGCGCTCAAAGAAGAGTATGCCGAAGCGAAATCGACAATGAAGCTGGCTGATCTGTTGCACGATCACGACGGTGGCAATTGCCCGACCTGTGCACAGAAAATCAACCTGAAGGATTTGGAAAAATCCATTGCCAGTGCCAAGAAACGCCGTGGCAAAGCGCACTCGATGATTCACGCGCTGGAAATCCGAATTGCCAAGGAAGAGAACACGGCAATCATCAAGGATTTGCGCTTCGATGAACGTTCGTTCTACTCGGGTCGCAAGCGCATCAAGACCATTCGCGCCGAGTTGGAAAAACTCGAAGAGCAGATGGAAAACGCTGTCCGCTATGACGAACTCATGGCGCAGATGCAGGAACTGAAAAAACCGAAGGCGCCGAAGCGTAGCCCTGCCCTGTCGATGGAAAAGATCGAACAGCAAAAGGAATACCACGACGAAGTTAAGCGCCTGAAGTTGCGCCTTGCTGAATTTGATGAAGTGCCCGAAGACGACAACATCCTGAAGCGCTTGGCTGAAGTCGAAGCGAAGCTGGAAAAGGTCGAAAAGAAATACTCCAAAGCCCACAAGGTTACGGTACGCTATAGCTCGCTGCGAGCAGAGTACAAACTGCTGACCAAGCAGCGCGAAGAAACCAGCCTGAAGATCGAAGAATTTGCACCACTGATCAAAAAGCTGAAGCGCTTCAAGATTCTGGCCAAAGCCTATTCGAACAAAGGCCTGAAACTGAATGCCATGCACGAAATCGTGTACGGGCTGGAACAGAACTACAACAAATACGCATCGCTGATTTTCGCAGAGCCATTCAAGTTCCGCGTAGAAGCCAAGGAAGACGGGGTACACATCACGGTTGACCGTGGCCAAGGTAACGTGTCTGACGTTCGTGAATTGTCGGGTGCTGAATCCGATAGTTTCCGACTGCTGCACTTCCTCGCCTGCGTGATCATGGCCAAGGATGATCGCCGAGTTAACCTTGCGATTCTCGACGAACCGGACGCGCACATGGACCCGGCGACCACGCAGCTGTTTGTCGAACGTTACGTGCCATTCCTGCGCAAGCTGGTGCCTCATGTGTTCATCATCACGCAGAAGGGCAAGCACCTGCACCCGGAATGCTCTTACGTCACGGTTGAAAAATTCAAGGGGGTTTCAAATGTTCGATATGACGCTGCCTGATAACATCCACGCAAAGATCGTCAAAAACCACGATGACTACTACGGCTGGCTTCGCGACCTAAACGTCAAAGAGGGGAACGGTGAGTGGCATACGCCACATATCGACAATGCCGATCATACTCCTATGATTTTCCCTTGCTATGTTGGGGTGCGTGTGTACCCCGGCATCGGCTCTGTTTCTATCGTCTATAGCTTTGACATTCGTGAAGTCACCAATCTGACTTATCATCTGTGCAAGGCTGGCGCTAAATTGGGTGACGTAATTGGCACGGTCTAAACCAAAAATTCAGTGGACGTGCGAGCCGGACCATGTACAAAGTATCCGGACGTTCACTGCTGTTCTTCCGTGGTACGGAATCGAAATCAAATCGCAGGTGCATTTGCGCGAACTCGATCTGTGCAAAGATCCGGATCTTTCGTGGGCCATCATCGAGCAAATGACTGGCGCCATCGAAGATGCGGTGGCACGTGCCACTAAAACCATCACAGACTCACTCGACTACGACGAACTAGAGAAGGGCAGGATTAAGGCGTAGCCCGGTTCTAAAAGTATGTCGAGTAAAACAGCGACCGTTTCCAACAAATGATTGACATTGCCCGAGGTAAATCCGTATGAAAGACAAGATTTTGTGGGACGTAACGTGCGATGTTTCTGGCCACTGGCGTATCTCTGGCGCAATTATGCTGGCCGTTGACGGTGGCAAAGTATTTTCCGACGTGCAATTCAAACCGGGCGACTACGACCCCAATACCTTTCTGTCCGAAGGCCTGCCCATCGCCATGGAACAGGTCGCAGACGCCGTGATCAAAGGGTATATCAAACTGAATAAAGGTGAACCCAAATGAAAGACGATTTGAAATTGCTGAAGTTTTCCAACCTGTACACGTTCCATCGTGCGGCCCTGAAGTTCCATGCCGAAGCGCTCGACATGACCACCAGCCTCAAGAAAAAGCTGAAGGAAAAATCCAACAAATGATTGCCTATGGTTTCGCACACACGACGCCCGACAAAGTTCTGGTGCACCTTCGTCAACTCGGGGTGCCCCGCGCAGAAATCGCGATCCTCGGGCCAGACTTCGAAGCACGCAAACACCTGATCTTTGTGGATGCCGCGAGTTTCGAAACCTACCGGGACCAAGCAGACGTGGCGGATTGCGCGTGCTACGTTTGCGACGATCCTATTTCTTTGGCACCGTTTGATTTGATGCCCGTTGATTACAAAGAAGCCGACCGCTTTCACGTTGACGGGTTCACGCTCATTGAGTTCAAAACTATTCCGGCCCCCAAGGAAGTGACGGGGCGCCGCCGTAAATTTGATGTGGTAGATTTCGCAAAGAAACATGCCGCCTCGCAGCAGACTTTCTTCACCAACTTTATGACGTGGTGCTACACCATGCCATCGGAAACGCACCAGCTTCCGGTACGTCAACTTGCGTGCAAGTGGTTGGCGTCTAAAGAGACTTACCGCCAGCTGAATAATCGAATCGAAAAGCTGCGCAAAACCGTCTACCTGACCGATAAGCAGGCGGAACGTCTGGTTGAATTGCTAAGCACCGAAACCGTTGACGTGTACCGCACCGCCCTGCAAATGGATGGCGACGAAGACGAAGTGGCACACAAGCTGAAAATCAGTGCCTACGAAATGCGCTACATCCGCGCAATCAACCGAGGGGCCGCCGAGCAATGAGCAAACCTGCACGATCCCCGCGCAACGCCACGCATGCACACAACTTCAACAGCTACAACGCCGAGCAATTTTTCTGGCGCTGTGGTCGTCGCGTGTATGAATTTTCCTTGGGCCGTCACCAATGGTTTCTGACCAAACACAAACCAGAAATTCTGTCGAAGTGTAAACCACTCAATGTGTTTGAAATGCACCCCGACACGGCCCGTGAATTGCTGACCCGTAGAGGAATGTATGAGCAACGGTGAAGATCGCCCAAACTACGAAAAACTCAAAAGCTGGTTGTACATCGTACGCACGCAAGCCGGTTTCCGCCAAGCAGTGAAAGAATATTCCGGTCCCGATTTCGATATGGGTTATCTGCGTGGCTTTCCACAATCTTATCCGGCACTCGTTATGTTTTCGGACGGCTACGAAGGCTATCACTTCACAGAAGCCAGCTGTATTCCGATCAACGAATTGACGGCCAAAATCGCTGAGCACGAAGCGAAGTACGGGAACAAAAACGATGCGTGATTACGAAGTGGTCTGTAACGAAACCAACAACAGCCCGGAAGATATCGACAACAACGTGTTGAACATGGATATTGTTGGGCACTTTCCGCTGGTTGGTTGGAAAGAAACCGATATTTCCACCGGCAAACTCGATGCGGGTCCGTTGGTGTTGCCGTCCCACACAGGGCCGCGTGGCTGGTATGGTCCGATTGGTAGCAAGAAATTCAAAATGCTGATGGTCATGCCTTCTGACTATCCGTGGATCTTGCCCGCCCGCCCATACAAGGAAGTCCGGGGCGATCAAGCTTTTGAAGGCGGCCCGAAAAACCCCGAAATCCAACTGACGGGTATGCTCGGGACCATTACGGGTGTGCAGATTCATACCGACTGCCGCGTCGGTGCAAAAACGCCACGTTACACGTACGCTATGAAGTACAACAAACGCGGGGTCGAGGTCACAGTTTTCGACCACGAAGAACAAGGTCATTTCTATATCTACCAATATCGTTCTGCACGCGAGGCCCGCACCGAGTTCAAGGCCCACGGCGTACAGCCAATCTTCCGCTACAAAGGTAAACGCAAATGACGAATAAATCTGTATGGGAAGATTTGTTTAGCCCGGAAGAAGCGCCCGCGCTGCGCCTGCGTTCGGTCATGTTGCATCGCATCACTGACAAGGTGCTTAGCTGGGGCCAGAATCCAGAACTGATTAGCCAGAAGTTGGAAATCTCGGTTGAGCGTCTGCGCACTATGCTGGCCGGACACCTCGACCTCTTCAGCTACGATGATTTGGTGGCCATGTTGCCGCGTGCAGGCCTCGATTTGGAAACCGTTATGCGGGAAGGGGTGCGCCGGTGCTGAAACTCGCTGAAGGTTTTTCCAATTACGGCAAGCAGAGCACGCCGCAATCGTGGACCGTCAATTTCGACAACTTCCCAAGCGGCATGAAATATCCGCCGCTCGAAATCAAAGTTGCTGCCCCGGAACTACGCCCAGTACAGCTGGATTTTGCTGTCACCGAAACTTCGTCGGATCTGTGCGAAAATCCCGATATGCAGCTAGTGAAATGGTTGCAGGATTGGGCAACGTTGGCCAAATCCCATAACGACGCCCCACGCTTCACCGTCGATTCCGGGCGCAAAGGTGTGACCGTTACGTTTGCCAATGCACCGATGTTGCAGCTGTGGTTTCGTTCCCGTCGTCTGGCCAAAGTCTACGCCAAAAAGCACGACGTTTCCTTTTCGCACATGAGTCCCGCCCAATGAAGAAAATGTACATCGCAGTTTTGGACGAAGCGCCGGATTACATGGTGCCTACGCTGGTTGCCCACTCGGTGATGAACGCCCACGATTTTTTCAAATCGCCCGGTCGTTCGGATGCACAGCGTGCGTGGTACTCTGACTGGAACATAAATTCGTTCCGCAAAGTCGTGGTGAAAGTTCCGGGCACTGTGTTCGATAAAATCCACGCGACTTTGGATTGCTGGGCCGGTCACGAAAATACCATCTGCAACGGCGCTACTACCTGCCTTGTGGTGAATCCAGTCGAATCCGACGACGTACCGAAGCCGCTGCAATATGCACAGCTGTGGAAACCTGCACAACCCGCCCATATCACGGACGACTGGATTGCAGAAAATCTGCCCGCTCATATCAGTATGATGCTCGATAGCGTGCCCATCGGTCTAGATGCATCTATGCGTAGCACGATTCACCGATATGCTGAATTGATTTCTGCAATTCGCATTGGTTATTACCGCGTGTGCGAAGGCGATACGCTTTCGCATATTGGCATGTACACCGGCGCCGATTGGCGCGAACTTGCACGCATCAACAATCTGAAAAATCCTGACCTGATTTATCCGGGCCAGCTGATTAAACTTCGTTAAGGAATCCAGATGAATGCAGTGACAGATGATATCCAAGAATCGGCTGACGAAATCGAACAGTTAGCCGAGCAGCTGGACCCGCTGGATCGTGATATTTTCTTCACGCGTTGTGCAATGAACAGTGACCACAAACTGGTCTATACCGAAATGTGGTTCGAACGTGCGAACGCCCGCGACTTCGCGATTTACGCAGTGACGCAAGGTGATACGTTGCAGGAAATTCACGCACGTTTCCAGCTTTCTATCAGCGTGAAGCGACTTGCATTCATCAACAACATTTCGGACCCGAGCAATCCACCTCTTGGCCTGCTGATTACCCTCAAGGATGTAAAATGACCGACACTGAAGATTTGCTCACTGTTCCTAGCACCGTAAATGCACTGGATCGCATCGTACTGCGCCAGTCCGTACAGCATCTGCAACAGCAAATCGCAACTAGCCTTAGTGAAGCAGTGAGCGAAAGTTTGTTCGATAAAACTCCGCAAGAAATGATAGCCCGGTGCGATGCCATGCTGGCGGATATGCATGAGAAAAAACTGATTGGTGCCGACCTGAAGGCCATCGACTCGAAAATCTGCACGAAGTACGAAATCCACGACGACAAAAATCGCTGCCTCGTTCGCCTCATGGACGAAAACGATAGCGATATCAAATTCATCTGGTTACGCGGTCGTCGCAAGGCACACAAGATTGGTCGCCAGCATATCGGTTCCGTCTACCTTGCGTTCTCTGCTGTACCTGTCCCATTGAAACGGGTTGTCTTTCAAGTGCAGGTTGAGACAAAGCCACGGGAGTTCCGTCACTGATGGCAACTGTAAATACAATGAAGCGTGAGCTTTTCGTCTTGATCATCAATCATCTGGAACGGGAAGCACGGCCCGCAACGCAGGGCTTGAAAGGTAGCGCGAAACAGCAGGCATTTCGCAAGTATGTGAACGACCGTTATCTGCACATCGGTCGCCCGCTGAATCTCGAATTCACTCCATTTTTCCAGTTGGATGACCCACTGGACGAACACGAAAAGATGCTCGAATCCGATCTGGATGTTCTGATTGGTATCGCATCGAAACTCGGTTACGTTCTGGAAATCAACTGGTCCCGTCGTTAGGAAACCATTGTGGCAAAACAATTTGAAGCCGTTTTCACCTCGGACTGGCATTTGACCGGTTTGAATAAACATTTCCAAGATGCAGATGATCGCATCCTGTCCGAAGGCCGGAAAATCTTTCAGTACGCGCTGAATAACGGCATCAAATACGTGATCATTCCGGGTGACATTTCCGATCATCCGTTCCTGCCTTACGACACGTACACCAGCCTGTTCAACCTGTTCTACGAATACGACAAACTGCTGACCATTATCTACGTGGCAGGCAACCATGATTTCGAGAATATCGAAAACATGTCCATGAATTTCATGCGTCGTTTGTCCAAGACCAAAGCCTTCAAGAACCTGCGTATTGTGCTCAAGCCTGAGCGTATCGAAATCGAAGGTGTGCCGGTCAACCTGCTGCCGTATCCATGCTTGAAAACTCTGTCGAAAAAGCAGGGTGCTCTGAACGTTGCCCACGTTGAATATACCGGGGCCGTGGGCGACAATGGCCGTACGCTTAAAACCAAGCACGAACTGGAGTCGCACAAAAACGATTTCACCATTAGCGGGCACATTCACCAATATCAGTACATGGAAAAGAAACGTGCCATTTACTGCGGTAATCCGTTCCAAAAGAACTTCGGTGAAACCAGCGTTAAAGGGTTTGTGCATGCACGCGTAATTCTGAATGGCGACCGTGTGGATGTTGAGCACAAATTCGTCGAGAATAAACCCGCATTTAGCTTGCAGAACATTCACATTAAAGACCTGAATGATTACAAAAAGCTGAAGCATGATTCGAATATCCGATACAAGCTGCATATTGATCCGGATATTCCGGTTCCTGCCGATATCATGCTGCAATACCCGAATATCACGGGCGGTATTGTTTATACCGCTGGTAAAGGTAAAGACGTGGCAGAAATTGAAACGCTGAAGATTGAGCGTGCCGATATTGACCCTATGTTTGGGTTGGCGTCTTTCCTTGGGGCTGAAGGGTTGACCGAAAAAGAAATTCAAATGACGATTAAAGAGGCCAAAAAGGCCCAAAACGCCTGCGGTTTTTCCTGAATTTTCCGGCACCCTGTCTGGAAAATTTAATTATTCCGACCATACTAATTTATTATTAGTTGGTCGGGCATCGCGGCGCTGCGATTAAGGCCTTCTACTTAAACCTTCAATCGAGGATCACCCCGATGGTCATGAAAGCCGTCCAAAAGGACAAAAGCGTCGAGGCTGTTAAAGCTCGCAAAAAGGCGAAGGTTAGCCGTCGCCAGAACAAGCACAAAATCAACAAGGCTGCCAAACAGCGTTACGCGAAAATGACTCCGAAAGAGAAACTGGAGTTCCATGCGCGTCAACAGTTCACCAAGGCCATGCGCCACGGTGCAACCGAAGCTGAAGCCAAGAAAATCGTTGCTGCATGGAAAAAGCGCCGTAAACAGCGTGAATCCGGTTCCCATGCTGCTGCCCAGCGCCGCGATGCCCACGCCGCCCAGCGTCAAATCCGTGCGCAGCTGAGCCGCAAATCGGATGCCCTGAGCACCCAACACAAAAAAGCACTTCAGGCCATCAAAGCCAAAGGCAAAACTCCTGCTGCTCGCGCTCAACTGCGTGCCAAGGAAAAAGCCCGTTACGCCGACGCCCGCAAAGCGCTGGCCGCCGAGCGCATGAAGGCTACCGGTGCTCACAAAAAGGCTCTGAGCAAGATCAAAGCGAAAGGCAAATTCTCGCTGAAATCCATGATCGGCAACTACAAAGAGAAGCCGATTTCCAGCCAAGGTAAGCGTCTGGTGGATACCGCCAAGAAAGCTGCCCAAGCTGACGTAGCAAAAATCGCCAACAAGCATTTCGGCGGCGCCAAGAAAAAGGCTCCACGTAAACCGAAAGCTGCTGCCGCTCCTGCCGCTGCCCCGGCCACTCCTGCCGCCCCAGCCCAAAAGCTGAACAAAGACGGTAGCGTTGCCAAAAAACGCGGTCGCAAACCGAAGTCTGAAACCGCTGCTGCCCCGGCTGCGAAAGCACCTGCCAAGGCGCCGACCAAAAAGGCCGCTGCCAAGAAAGCCGAAGCCGCTCCTGCGCCGAAGCTGAACAAAGACGGTAGCGTTGCCAAAAAACGTGGTCGTAAGCCGAAGTCGGAAACTGCCGCCGCTCCTGCCGCTCCTGCTAAAAAGGCTCCGGCCAAAAAAGCAGCCGCGAAAAAAGCTGATGCTGCCCCGGCACAAAAGCTGAACAAGGATGGTAGCGTACCGAAGAAACGCGGTCGTAAGCCGAAGTCCGAAACCGCTGCTACCCCAGCTGCAAAAGCGCCAGCTAAGGCTCCAAAAGCCAAAGCAGCCAAAGCAGCCAAAGCACCGGCCAAGGCCCCAAAAGCCAAAGCCAACGTCGAAGCGAAAGAAAAACCAGCAGCCAAAAAGCCCGCTGGTAAAACCGCTCCGAAAAACGCTCCGGCCAAAAAGCAACCGGCTACCAAGCCAGCCGCTAAAGCCGCTGCGAAAAAACCGGTGAAACAACCTGCTTCGGCTGCGAAAGCACCGGGCAAGAAAACCGGCGGCGCCGTACCGAAAGCCAAATTCGGTTAATACCCGAACTGCTTTCACGCAGTAAATGAAACCCGTCTCTCTTAATTGGGAGGCGGGTTTTTTGCGTTTGGACCATAATTTAATCGTATATCCCTCATACTTCGGGTGTACGCGCTTTGCAAATACAATCCAAATACATCGACGACAATCCTAACATCGTTGATCTAAAAAACGCCCGAAACGCGAACGAAGTCGTAACGGTTTTAACCCGCATTAACACGGCTACCGGCGTTTTGGTTTCCAAATTCAATCAAAAGAAACTGCCTTATTTGAAAGTTTCTGACGGCGTTCAGGCTATGACCTTCTGCGTCGATTCGCTGGTTGAACTGCGTTGTGCGCGTTCCGTTGCACAGGAATTCAGCGACTCCAAACGTGATCGCTGTTTCCAAATGATTGGTGCCCTGCAATCCAATCTGCGTACGTTCCAAAAGACTCTTATGGACCTGATTGACGGCGTTTGTTCTTCGCGTATGGACAAGCACCTCAATTACCTTTCGGATATTGTGTATCGTGTGCTGTCCAAAATCAGCCACACGACGCAGCTGCATATCAAACTTCCTGATTACCAGATGATTTGCTTCCGCACTGATTCGGGTGTGCAGGATAAGAATGGTTATGTGAGCGGACCTATCACCGTCAAACTGACGCTGCTGGGCGGCGTGTACCGCATTTCCATCCCCGATTCACCATTTGTTCTTTCCGAAGAAACAGTGGTCGATTCTGCAAAGGATGTGCAGACGTATCTCACGGGCAACATTGCCGATTTCGATTACGTCGGTAAGCCCGAACCAAAAGACGACAAACTGCTGGCGTCTAAGCTGGTGCAGAATATCGAAGTCACCGATGATCGGCTTAATGTGGTTCTGAAGCCTTTCGTCAAACCGGAAGATATCAATAAGTTTTTGATGAAGGTTCTGCCCTACTTGAAGCGGGCGGTAAATCTGCCGAATACTGATATCATCCACCGCGTTTCGCAGTACGGGAACAATTTCATGATTTCTTTCGTCGTAGGCAAGCGTAAAATCTACGACGTGCAATCACTGAATAAGCTGACTAAGCTGCTGAATGTCGGCAAGTCGGAAAAAGATAAACTCAACACAATCATGGAACAATCCTAAATGGCTCAAGACCTAAGCTTCATCAAAAAGATGACGCCGGAACAGGCGGCGAAATACTACAAGAACCAGAAGAGCAGCTATCGCCGGATCTTGTCGAAGTTCACCAGCCTGCTTCGCATTTTCTTTGGTAAAACTTTCCGTAACAACGTGGCCACCGCTTCCGAAGTTAAGGTGCGTGAAGTGCGCGGCGGCTCCGATGGTGGCGGTGGTGCTGGCGGCTACGGGCTGACCGTACAAAAGCTGAAGATCCCCGGCAAACGCCAGCTGCAAAAGAACCTCGATGCCCTCGAAATGCGTGGCGCAATCGACGAACTCGATGCCATTATCGAGAAGTGCAGCAGCACCGAAAACGCGGGCATGAAAGCCTTGGTCAAAGACATGATCAAGAACCGCAACGCACTGGTGGAAGTCTACACCGAAGCGCTGCACGCAATGTCGGAAATGTCCGACAGCTTCATCCCTGACGAAGTTGGCGACCTATTCAAGCGCATCCAGAAATACTTCGACGGCATGGAAAAAGAACACGTCGAAGCGCGTGGCGAAACCGATGGGGCCGAAGACGAACTGGCCTATTACATCAACATCGGTGCCAAAGACGGCGGCATGGATTTCGTGATGAACTGCGATATCACGCACTGGCGCGATATTGTGGAAGGCCATCACAAAGCCCTGTGCGTCGTGATCACGGCTCGCCTCGAACCTTCCGAATCGGTATTCGGTATCAAGGTGTTCGTGAACATTCTGGATCGTATCGCGCTGCCGTATCTGTACAACCTCGGCACCGAAATCAAAGGCGAAAACACTTCGGCAATCGCCAAGAACTTCGCCAAGAATATCGACCGCGAAATTGCCCGTCACAACGTGGTGCTGTTTGCCACCAAAGCCGAACTTGGCCTCGACGCTACCGAAGTGCAGACCTTGTTGTCGAAGATCGAGGGCGTTTCTGGCGTCGTTGTGGAACCGAGCGAAGTCATTGTCGAATTCCCTGACGACAACCGCGAAATCCAGACCGAGGTTATGCGTGTACTGGGCGGCCTGCGTGAAGTTAAAGCGCTGGTCAAGAAAGGTTACAGCCAGTCGCTGCGTAACATCGACCTCAACGTTCATTCCTACAGCCTCACGCTGAAGTAATGCACTATCACATTGCCAAGCCGTTAGATTTCCGTCTCTCGGCTTGGCCACAAGGCGGCGATAACTACGTCACGACGTACAACACTGATCGTTACCTGATTGATCTGAAAATGGTCCTCGATTATATCGAAGAATCCCTGAAGGGTACGCCGATGGCGTTCATTTTCAAAACTTCGTTCACGCTCTTAAACCTGTACTCAATGTATACGGATCGCAGCGTGGGATTGTGCGACAGCCCGCCGAAAAATGTGATGCGAACTGGCCTTGTGTTTACGTTCGCTCGCACGATTCGCCAATACACCCCGGATCAAAAGGCCGTTCATTCCACGTGGATGCGCGGCTATACTTGCATTTGGGGTACGGCTGACAACCAATCGGCGGATTACATCAGCATTTCGATTCCGTTAAACATTCTGACGCGTGCGCGCATGCAGCAGATGATGGACCGGGATCAGCGTCTGTTCTATGACATTGCTGGTGGGTACACGAAGGCTATCATTCGGCAGATGATTGATTTCAGTGGCGGCGTGGACACGACTGCGACGAAACTTCTTTACCAGAATATTCCGCGAGCGATGTTTTATACGTCGATCAACGATTGGCAGTACGTTCTGGATTTCTGGAAGCGCATGCCTGATTTGTTGCACGTGGATTGGACGCCAAAGTTCATTGAGTATTACGTCCGGTACATTGCACCGAATCTGCCTATGCGTCGTCGTAGCAAATATTACGCGCAGTATGAGGAAGAGGCGCAAGATCATTTGCGTGAATTCCTGTTGCGTTATGTGCAAAACCAAATCAAGCCCGAGGAAGCTGGTTTAGCCGCCCTGCTGCCTTTGGAAGAAAACGCGCTGCATGATATCGAGACGCTGGTGAAGAACCTGTCTCAAGGGGTTATCGAATGAGTGTTTATGAAGGCACTACCTGTTCGATCACCGAAGAGTTTTTCGATGAATTCGACGACCCGGTAATCCCCACGGAGAACACACCGGCCCCGTTCGTTCGATTGTTCGATACTGACAAATCGGTGATCGCTGAAGTTTACGCGAAACCTCACACGTCGAAGCCCGGCCATTGGTTGGCTGACCTGCCGATTCCGAATATGGATCTGCGCGATGCTGTGGAGTTGGTTGCAAAATGGACGTTTGAGTCGGACACGGGCCGTTATCAAGCCACAACGAAAATTCTGGTTGAGCCTGCAACGCTTGGCCGCGATTCCGACGTTGTGATCATTTGCGGACGGGACACGCGCATGCAACTCACGGTGCCGGTCACGTACAAACCGCCAGTCGAAGCCGTCAAGGCGAATTTGGCAAAAGGCATCGCGGCCAAACCTGCAAAAGAAGGCGATTTGCTTACGGTTTCTTTGTACTACAACAACAAAACGGTTTTTGCCGATTGGTCAGTTGAGGACAAAGCAATCAAAGTGGAACGCATGAAAAAGCGTACCGTTATCGACATGCCTGCAATCGTAGGCAATCCACAAATGGCGCCCCTCACGCTGCTGGTGGACCACACACCGAAACGTCAGTTGGCTAAAACCACGCTGACTTACAAAGTGTGGGCGATTACGCCGCAAATTCTGGTGGCCAGTCGGCAACTGGAAGACTATATCAACCGTGCACGGGTTGCGAACATCATTCCGGAATTGGAATACACGCAATCCGATATCATGGAATATTTGAGCCGTGGCCTTTCGTTCTTCAATGGGTTGCTGCCAAATATCACCAGCTTTACGGGCACCAACATGCAAGGGCCTTTGCTTGATGCATGGCTGACCTGTTCCTGCATTTACGCCCTCGGATCGCAGAACTTGGCAGAAGGTAGCTTGGCATTCGACTTTGGCGGGCAAACGGTTAGCTTGAACGTTGACCGAACACCAGCCCTTGAGTCGGCATTGGGGCGAATCGACGCACAAATCGAATCGCAAGTTAAACCGCTGAAAAAACTGTTGGGTCGTGCCGGTGTGTTGGGCGGTGATGGTTCAGCAGGCGGCGGGTTCATTGATTCCAGCCGTGCGTTTGGGATCTTGGGCATTTCCAACACCGCACTAACACGTATACCGGGTTACGGCGGACGCGGGCAAGTTGCGGGCGGTTCTTTCCGCAATTTCTTCTAAACCAGCGAATTCGAACAATTCGTAATTTAATCAATACAAACCTCTGGAGATTCTCCCCAATGGCATTCGATACTCTCAAAGCCAAAAACGCTTTGGTTACTTCGGCCCAAACCGCTGCCACCAAAGTGCAAATCCGCGAAGCTTTCCCGATTGACGACCGTTTCATGCGGATCGTTGCCGTGGCTTCCGCTGGCGCTACCAAAGACCAAGTTTTCAACGGCATCAAAGCCCAGTTCAAAGGCGTGACCCCGATTCACGGTTCCTTTGTTTCGCTGGCCGCTGAACCGACCCTGCACCACTTCGAAGGTATCGTAGGTGTCGTTTCTGAACGCGTTGTGGTCAATGACGCAAACCGCGAAAGCTTCAAAGCTGTCGCCGCCAACATGTACATGGACGATTCCGAAAATCTGTGGACCCTGCGCAAAACCGCAGCCGGTGAAGTGATGGTGAAATCGGTGTGTGCCGACGACACTCTGGTCATGCAACAACTGCTGGCCTGCGCTACCCACGACCACAACGATTTCCTGAACAAAAACCTGCACATGGAATCCGCACAGGATCGCGCCATGGTGCAGGGCGGTGATTTGATCGCCTACGTTTCGCAGCAAAGCGCCGACCTGCAAATGGGCATCGCCTGCGCTTCCATCGAAAACGAAGACGGTTCGCCGACTCCTGAAATCTACGTGACCCGCCCGAACGGCCAAAGCGAAACCGTCAACCGCGAAATGATCGTGGTTACTGCTGGCACCGTTGAACTGGAAGAACAAGAATCGAAAGATTCTGCCGAAATCGCAGTGGCCTCGGCTGCCGACGTTGATCGTTTCTCTTCGTTCTACAGCCGTGTATTCGCACGTCGCCCGGCGTTCTTCGAAGAGTTCATGACCCGCGTTCGTTCGCACGTGTTCTTCTAAGAAACATAGCTGGAAATTCAGAAGGGGGCCATGCGCCCCCTTTTGTCGGTTTGGTGTGACATTAGGGGCGATGTATGGCGATTAAAAAAGGTTCCGGTGTGAAAGTGCGCACCGTGCGCGGTGGCAACGACGATGACGACGGGATCGTGATTGACACGAAAGGACGGCCCCGCAATTCCAATCTGGATGAAGGGCGCGGCCCCGGCATCAAGAAAAAGAAAAAGCTGAAACCGAAGGAAAAAGAAGCGGTCGTTATCGAAGACAAGAAATACAAGGCTGGCCAAGATCCAGTCAAAAAGAAGAAAAAGAAACCGCTTGAAGGTGAATTGCTGCCTGCCAAATCGTCTGGTAAAGAACTGGCCACGGTCAGTGCTGGCCCTGCTGCGCTGAAGAAAAAAGCGAAGGGTAAGCATGACGTGATGCAGGCTGTTGAGGAATACGTGCAATTGCCGCAACCCGTCGATGAATTCGACGCGGAAACCCGGCGTATTTTCGAACAGTTGGTCCGAACTGCTGGCCGACTGGAAGAGCAGATGGAAGAACGCATTTACAACAAAGACGTTTATGCGCTCAACACCATCTATTCGCAGATTCGTGAAGTGATCGCAGACCTTCGGGCAACCCGCGACATTTCTGCACAGATTTCCGAACTGGAAGCTGTGGTGCTGCGTCCATATCAGCAGATTGTGGCGCAGGGCTTTACCGACATGTATTTCCACATGATGGGGGCCATTACCAAGTTCGTGAAAGACGATGACGTTCGCGCCGAACTGGAAAAGAAAATGAAAAACACTTTGGGTGAGGTTGCGGAAACCGTGACTGAAGAATATCCAAAGGCGTTGGATCGCATGAGGAAGGTTCTGCTATGAGTTTGAGGCCGAAACGCGTTGCGCCCAAGAAAGTCAAAAGCGTTATTTCTGGTCCCGGCAAAGCGAAAGTTGTGGCTAAGGTACGCCGCGATTCCAGCAAGGTTTACGGCGACCGCTCGGCGTGGATGGCTGTACGTGAACGTGTACTGAAACGTGACGGCTACAAATGCACGAAATGCCCAAGCACCGAATACCTTCAGGTCGATCACATTCGCCCCGTTGCGCAAGGTGGCCAAACGGTGATGCAGAACTTACGGACCCTGTGCGCAGATTGCCACGCGGGTCAACACAGTTCGCGCCATTCCAAACATTTGATTCTTTCGAAGAAGAAAAAAGATGCCGAGCATGCCAGCCGACGTTGATTCGGCCTACGCCGGATCGTGGGAAGCGTTTTTGGAATTGCCTGAAACGAAAAGCCTGAATCCAGTAGTTCGGGAAGAGGCTTTTCGCATCCTGTTGCGGCAGGCTGGCACAAAAATCAAAACGCTGAAAAAATTGCAGGATTTCTTTACTGTAAATAAACTGTATGCCGAGTTTAACAAGACGTTGAATTCGAAGTTCCTTTTGACCCATATGAAACCCGAACGACACAGTTTCGAAATCGTTTTTACCGACGCTGACGAACTGGTAAACGTCGTGCACGGTTTTAAGGTGGTGGGTCAAGTAAAAATGAAACCGCAACGCTTTGACCTCGATTACTTGATTGCCCGTATGGTTCAAGTAAAAGTGCTGAAGGAATTTCCGGATGCGCTGAAGGTCAGTTCACGCAAGGTGATGCGGGACGGCAAGCAGGTGACGATTAAAACAGACCGGTGCCCTGCCAAGATTTTGCAGTTGAAACCTTGGCAGGAAGTAACTGTGGTAATCAACAGCAAATTCCGTGTGACCATTGCGCGCCTGAAGGGTGGTGTTCTGGCCATGAAGTATGAGGTTTATTTCCACACTGAAATTCCGTTCTACCAAGACCTAGAAAAACAACTCCTTGCCGTCTGGCGTAGGGCATCAATTGGAGACTTGCAATGAGCATCGTAACTGCGCTGGATGGTATTGATTCCATTCTGGCCATCATCAAAAAGGGCGACGCTACGCCCGACAAAAAAATCGAAGCGATTCTCGGTTTGGCCGAAGTCGTGCGCAATGACATTCAGGATTTGGCCGACAATTCGTATTCGAATTATGTCGAAGAACTGCCGCCAATCACCTTCGATATGCAGCAGGCAGTAACCGATTTCCTGACAGCATTTCGTAAGGAGGAATACAACAACCTGTATTACTACTACGAATTGCCAATCTTTGCCGACGAAAAAGATCCGCACGTACGCATGGCCATTGCGAGCGCGCTGGTCAAATTGGCAACCGAACTGAAGCGGAAACCGAATCCCGATTGGGCTTTCCTCATTCAAACTGAAGGCGTAATTCCCGAGGCCAACGAATGAAACGATTGAACTGGAACGAAACCCCGTTGGCGGGCGCCCTGCGCGAACGTCGCCAACAACACGAAGCAGCTGCTGCCCTCGACGCTTACGCTGCCCTCGCCCGTGACAATGGCGGTGACGACGAAGATGACGACGGCGATGATTCGTCGGAATTCGTTAAGTCGATCCGGACTATTTCGCTGGAGCCTGCACGTAACGCGGAATATGAAGCGTTTTTCTACCCGAAAAAAGAACGTAACTTCCTCGTTCCGATTCTGGAATCGCTGTCCGACGTAACGGCAAACATCAACATGTTTTTCCGTTTCATGCGTCTGGTCATGGCACGCGCCAACAGCCTGTCGGATTCGACCCCGGAACAAATCGAAGCCATCATTTCTTCGATCCACGTTCAAGTTTTCCAATCGAAGCGTACCCAAGGTTCGATTGAACAGGACGTGGTGAATTTCATCCGTGCTTCGCGTCGTACTGCCCACACCTTCCACAACGTGTACCGCTCCAAGCGCTACAACGAAGGTCTGGACGTGGTGCTCATGGGTGCAGGTGCCGACCCTGAGAAAGACGGGCTGCCCGCCCCTTACTTCGGTGTGGAAGATTCGAACATTGGTCGTTCGGAATATCTGCTGGAAGATAACCAGCATCCCCTTACACAGCACCGCCGTTCCGGTACGTGGCAATCGCCAATCGGTGAAAAGATTCTGGCGGCTGCGCGTGAAATCCACATGTTCCTTTTCGGTACTCTCGCAGTTTCCGAGCGGATGATTCACCGTGGCATTCCGCTGAAAACCAAGTTCTCCGATATCGAACGTATCTGGACCAAGAACACTGGCATCAAACTGCCGACCGCTGGTGAAATCGTCACCGACATGGTTGTGTCCAACCCGTTCGCCGAACAATTCCTGCAAATCGAAGTTATCAAACAGCCTTCGCGTCGTACCAAAACGGTAACGGAAAACGCACGTAAGGCGAACAAAGATAACACCACCATGCAGAACCGCTACGGTTATGCTAATGGTGAGGTTCTGTCGCCAACCGCGATGAACCAACGCATCGAAGAAATGCTGAACGGCGAAAACGCCAAAACCGCACCAGAAGCAGAACTGCTGAACGTTACTCTGCGTTCTTCGATTCGCTTTACGCTGGAATCGGATATCGCGCATTTCGTTTCGCAGACCCCGGACAACGAACGTCCGAACCTGACCCGCGCCAACAGCTGGTTCTCGCTGTACATCGCGCAGGTATTGCGTGCGAAAGTTTCGGGCACTGGTAAGGCCTACCGTGTGTCGAACACCGCAGCGATCAAGATGGAGCACATCCCACGTTACGCCACTTCGGCCACTACGCTGAAAAGAATTCCGGCGTTGCGTGAACAGTGTGGTTACGTGGTGGAGCGTACCAAAGGCAACGCGGAAAACATGTTCATCACGCCGCAAGGCACCATGTCCGTACGCCCTTCGGTTGACGTTCTGCAAAAAACTACCATCGCGGAAGATTTCGAACGCACTTCGGAAGAATTGCTGGAACTGCTTAGCCGCCACTCGATTCCTCTCGCAAAATTCCAAATGGATTCGCAGCCGGAAACGTGGCCGTGGGTTGATTCTACCGATTTGGAGCGGATGCAGCAGCTGGTTCTGGAACTGCAAGATTATGACGGCTGTTCCCTCGGTTTCGACTGGGACTTCGGCGTCAACATTCGTGCAACCAGCACTCCGGGCTTGACCCAAACTTCTACCACTGTCGGCGCCGTGCAACCGGACCCGCTGACCATCGCTGACTGGCTCGGTTTCGATCTGGCAAAAGACGGCGAAAAACCGATGAAGCGTACATTCGCCCAGTCGATGTACACGCTGAATCACCCGGAACATACTGCGTACGCCTACAAGCGTGCAGAAGAAGTTTTCGGTGCTGCTGCTGACCCGAAACAGTTCGCAAAATCGGGCGTGGTTTCGAACCTCGTAGACCTGTACATTCGTCTGGCCTACGTTGAAAATCTTTCGCCGAAACTTCCCGAAGTTCTGAGTGGCGCAATGCGCGCTCTGAATTACGAAAAACTGCCAAGCGAGCCGGGCTTCGACTACGCTCAAGATTACACGAAATTCCTGAATCAGGATGGCACCCTCATGCCTCGCGCTGTGGGTTCGATTCGTGGTGTGATCGTTGGCCTGCTGGAAACCGCGCTGGACATGGCGTCGGGTGCACAAGGTACGCACCTGTGGAATGAAGTTTTCGATTCGCTTCGCACTGGCACCAGCAGCCCGCGTGCATCCGAAGTGAGTATGGAACTCGAAAACCATCCTGACTATTTCAACAGCACCATTTCGACCACTGCTGAATTCAACCGCGTCTACAAGTATTTCGGCGGTCAAGTATTCAAGCAAATCCTCGATGCGATCAACGCTGTTCCAATCGAACACCACGCGAACGCGAAAGCGGGCACGAAGATTGTTGAACTGGGTGAAATGCAGGATTATCCGGGCCGCCAGTACACCATTAGCCTCGACCTGCAACCGAACGCCACTCTGTATCGCGACGTACTGCCGTTCGCTGTAATGCTCGGTAAATACGCACCAAACCACGAAACCATTTTCGCCGAAGCGCAGGAACAGGTTGAGTCCATCCAACCCGATCCGTCGTTTAGCGCGGAAGATATCAAGGTTCCGGGTCTGGTGGATGAAGATCGTGCGATTTTCCCACACCAAGAATCGGTGCAAAGTTCGTTGCGGAAAAAGAATCCGCCCGACTTCGCAATTCTGGCACTGGCACCGGGTGGCGGTAAAACTGGCCAAGGCATCATCGACATTGCGTGCCTGATGAAAGACATGGCAGAAGCCGGGACCGTTGTTCGTCCGCTGGTTATTTGCCCTAACGGCCTGATCAACACGTGGTGCGAAGAACTGCGCTATTTCCAAGGCGCAAACTGGAACGCATTTCCGATCAGTTCCGACGTTCTGCAACGTTGGATCAAATCGGTGGGCGAAAAAACCCTGAGCGACTTGGCGAAAGGCGCACCGGCCAACACCCTGTTCATCAGTTCGATGACCTTCATCCAAGGTCGTAACACCCGCGTCTGCATCGGCAGCGCGCAGGTAAACTTCTCGCAAAACCTTGAGTTGATTCGTCGCCTCGGTTGCAACTACATCGCAATCGACGAATCGCACAACCTGAAGTCGTTCAAATCTGCACGTCACCGCGCCGTTAAGATTGCAACCTCTTCGACCACTGTTAAGTGGGTGCGTCTGCTGACCGGTACTATCATGCCGGACCGTGCGAAAGATATCGAAGCGCAAATCGCTTTGAAGAAACCGCAAGTGTTCCGTGCTGGTGATATCGCCAACATCAAACCGGAAATGGAACCGGAATCGAACGTGGTGAAAATTGGTGATCGTGTGATCACTACCTACACCCCGCTCAACGGCAAACGCGCTGTCGATAAACTGGCTCACTACATTTCGTTTATCGTCAAAGATAAAAAAGACTGGGCGTACATGCTACCGTCCGCCATCGAAAGTTTCCACCCGGTTCCAATGGTGGACTACGACGGCGCCGATGGTACGTCTCCTGCTGAAATCGAACAGCAGAAATTGCACGAACAGCTGTATCGTCTGGTTCTCGACCGTACGTTGGAAGAAATGGAGCCGCTGCTGCGCCAGAAAGCGATGGCCGAGGCAATGGCGGAAAAATCCAGCAATTCCGATGACGACTCCGACGACGACGATTCCGGTTCTGACCGTTTCGTTGATAACGATTCGGACTTCTCCGGTGAGGCTATTGCGCAGGCGCTGTGGGAGAAAAACATTGCACGTTTCGAGCGGCTGATTATCTGCCCGCAGGAAGACGAAGCGTACAAAGAAGTGTTCGGCGATATGGGCGAAGGTTTCATTTCGCGTAAAGCCAAATACATTGCGAATCTCGCGGCTCGCCACTTCAACCCGGCTAAATGGTCCCGTGGCACACGCTACATCGAACTCGACCTCGTTGATTTCGAAGGCCAGCTGTACGTCGCACGCAAATACGACAAGGGCGAAACTCGCGTTTCACTGCCCGATACCGTGATGGGGAAAACCCCGCTTGAGGCCCCGGAATACTGGAAGCCAGAACCGAAAGGCAAGCTGATCATCATCACGCGTTACAACGCATCGGCCCGTGCCATTTACGACGCGCTGCCTCCGACCTATCGCGGCATGGCCGTGAAGTTCACAGGCGACGAACCGGATCGCGTTAAAGCGTTTAACGAGTTCAAAACCAACGACCGTATCCAAATTCTGATCGCGAATGAACAGGGCATGTCCGAAGGCCACAACCTTCAATTGGCATCCCGCATGATTCGCGCTGAAGCCCCTTGGGGTCCGGGTGCGCTGGCGCAAACCGCTGCCCGTATCTGGCGACCAGATGCGAAAGGCGCAATTGCTGCTGCGAAGGGCGAAGGTGGTCTGACTCGCGACGTGGTTTATCTCGATTGGGTACTGGCGGATAACACGATGGAAGTGCCAAAACTGGCACGTGTTATTTCGAAAACTTTCGGCGTTGCACGCATCACCGAAGCATCGAACCCGCTTTACAAAGAACTGTTGAGCAGTGTTGCAGTTCCGACCGAAAAAGAGGACCGCCGTCTCGCATTGAGCGTAGACATGCTGGCTTCGACTGCCGGTCTGGACGACGAACCGTTCAACCAAATGGAAGACGCGTATCGCCGCCTTAACGCCGTGGAATCGAAAGAGTTCGCAGAAATGCGTGCGACTTTGAAGGCGGAAATGCTGCCAATTGAAGCAGCGCCAAACGTGCCGGGTTCTGCCCGCATGGAAATGGTGCCGTTCGTGGCCAACCAGCCTATTCCTGACCCGAATAAGTGGGGCCTGACCAACGTCGAAGTGTTCTTGCGTGATCCGGAAGTCATGAAAAACTTCCGTGATGAACTGCGCACTAAACCGGTTGTTACCGAATGGGGCACCGGTCGAATCGTTGGCTTCAACACGCGTAATAACCAACTGTCGAGCCTGATCGTTAACTTGAAAAATCCTCCGGCTGGCATGCCTAGCCGCGTGACGGTTCAAGTGAACATGGCATACATCGCGACGAAAAATATTACCCCGGATCAGGAAGCGCGTTTCTTCGACGTGAACTTGGCGGGCACCGCAACCGATGAAAAGCGTGACGCTGCACGGCAGAAACGTTTGGAAGAGGAACAGCGTCGCCAGCAGGAACAGGAAGAGAAAGAAGAACGCATTCGGAAGAAACAAGAAACCGAACGTCTCCGGGTTATCAAGAAAGAAACCTCCGATGGGAAGAAACGGGAAGACAACGAGAAAAAAGGTCGCCCGCTCAACGAAGGGATTTACAACACTGGCGGTACGGTCAAGATTGGTGGTGGGAAGAAACTCAAGCCTACCGACAAACCGGGCGTCGGCGTGATGGTAGAACAGGAAGATTTCAAAGACGAAGACGAAGTGATCCAAGATCACGAAGTTTCTCTCTACCCTGCCTACTACCACGGTTTCGCAGTGCTTGACGCGCAGGGTTCGGATGGCATCGACCTGAAGAAATTTGGGTTCCAGTTCACCCCGGCGTATGCGTACATCCAAGTCAACAACAAGAAGAAATTCCACGCGATTTACGATTGGTTCTACGACACCTTCGAGGTGGATCAGAAAATCAACGACATGTTCATGGCCATCAACAGCGCGTTTGATGAAGGCCAGAAGAACACGCACAAATTGTGGTATCGCTTGGAATTGGCACCGGTTTCCGAACTGCCTGCGTTCTTCAGTGTCCAGAAGCGCGTAAGCAAGAACCGCCGTGCTGTTCGGGTATTCCCGATCTTCACCGAAGAAACCGTAATGCTCTGCGTGGATATCCGCACCAACCCCGGTATCATTCCACACATCGGCAAGCCTATTCCGGGTGCTGGTGCGAAGTGGCTGAAGTCGGATGGTGAGTGGATGTACTTCGGTAAAAATAAAACCGACCTGAAAAACAAGATTGCTGAAGTCGCTCGCAGTGTTACTGTCGAGAACAAAGACGAAGCACTCAAGGATCTGGCCGGTATCAACTTCAAATACAAAACCCGCTAATGTGTAAGGGGCCAAGGAAGGCCCCAATTAGCTAGGAGGAAAAATGCAAACCAACAAAATGGAACTCATGTCGCAACAGGTGGTGTTGGCGTTCCTCGGTTTTTACCGTGGGGCAATCGACGGCATCTGGTCTGATGCAACCATGAAAGCGAAGCGGGAATTCGAGGCCCACGATTCGTACGTGCCGGGCATCCCCAGCTACGGCATGCCGTTCGCGTTGCTGGACAAGTTGCCGAAGGGCCTGAAGTGGGAAAAGAAACTCCTGACCCACAAAGACCTGACGCCGGAAAAAGCAGCGGAAATTCTGCGTACTCGCACCCGCGCCGCCACGCCTGCACCTGTCGTCGAAACTCCTGTGGAAGAGGAACTGGACGAAGAGGATTATTCCGATGACGATGCACAAGAGTGACGTAGCACTTCACTACGCTTACATCAAAGGCAACGACACGCACTATCGGATTTTGACCACGAACTTTCCGCAACTGATCGCTGGTCATGAAACGTCCGATCTTTTTGGTTTCTTCGGCCTCGGCTCTGGTGAATACTGGGGTCCGCGAATCGAGGGACTGGAAGAAGGCGTGTCGGTCGTGGAATTACCCGACACCGAAGGCGCGCTGATGATGTGGCGTGAAAGTCCGCGCTTCATTGGTTTCATCGACGCGGCACCGCAGCACAAACCTGTGGTAATTCTGAAAGGCGGCGACAAGTCGATTTATGAATTGCCGATCAACTGGGAAGTCTACACGCAGCTTGGCGACAAGCTGTTGGCGACCGACACGTTGCGCACCATGAGTCGCCGCTGGGCATGCTACCCGACGCCTGCCGAATACGACTCCCGACTGTCCGATATTCTCCGGATGGTCAAATTGTTTTGAACTGGCCCCCATTTCCTTTTGGATTTGGGGGCTTTTTCATTGCTGGGAAAACTGTAAATAACGTGTAGGTTATCAACCTATGGCGGGCAACATTCTATGAAGTATGAGTATGTAGAATTTCCCTCCACGTACAAATATGGTAAGGCGCTGAAGCAGTACGACATTACTGGTTTCGATCAGGTCGAGTTGGCAAAGCACGTTACGAAAAAAGCACGTGGAAAAATTCTGTTTGTGTTCGATTACATGCCCGGTGAAGCGATGCGGAAGAACCGCATTCTTGACGGCGCAACCGGCGACCTCCTGTCTAACCTCATGTGGGCCGCAGAAGAGTATTACAAAGCGCCGAACAAGCTGGACGATTACAACTGGCTGTGTATGAGTTATCACAGCTTCAAAACTGTCGGTGGTGCCCCGGCGTTCATCGAATTGGCACAGCAAGAATTCAAAAAGCGTTTGGAATATGTGATCGCTACCTACAAGCCCGATACCGTGGTGACGTTCGGTCCCGATCCAACCAAAGCAATCAGCGGCGAATTCATTTCGCAGCACAGTTCAGAACGTGGTGTGATGTGGCAACACTTCTACGGCGTGCCGATCAAAGCGAAAGCCACGTACAAAGACGTAACGCATAAATTCAACCACGTTTCCACGCTTAGCCTGCGTTCGTTGCAGAAGTCCGACGACACGATGGCAGCAGCCGGGTATGTTGCGCGCAACCTCACCACTGCGCTCAATGACGGCAAGCTGATGTACAAAATCCCGAAGCTTGATTACAAGATCGAAATGGTCGATACAATCAAGAAATTCGACAAGATGCTGAAAGTGATTACCAACGCTGAAGTCGTGGCCATCGACACCGAGGCCCGATCCCTGAAGCGCCGGAAAAACTATACGGTAACTTGGCAGTTTGCGACTGACAAAGGCAAAGCTTACATCCTGCCGTTCCTGCACAAGGATACACCGTTCCTACCGAAAGAAATTGCGTACATCAAAGAGAAGTTGCGTGACTACTTCGAGCACAAATCGAAGAACAAATACAACCTCTACGCAAACGCCGCGTTCGACCTGATCGCTGCGCGCCGTGACCTCGGTGTTCGCTACTTCAAGTGCAAGTTGTGGTGTATTATCTCGGCGGAATTCGCCAAGGATGAAAACCACAAGGCGATTCAGGGTATCAGCGGGCGAAACTATTACTCGCTGTTGAACATCACCATGCAGTATGGATGCCGCGCCTATTACGAATCCGATTTCGGTAAGGAACAGCGGGCATTCATCGCAGACATGGACCTCGACGGCCCGGTACTCACGTACATGGCCCTTGACGTAATCGTGCTGATTCACATTCAGCGGCTTCAGTTGAAGCAGGCGAAAGCCATCGGTTACAAGAAATACGAATCGGTCGTCTCCGAACAGTTGAGTGACCAGATTCACACGCTGTCAAACCTTGAGTTCAACGGTTCGTACGTCGATATCGACTGGCTGTTCAAACTCAAGTCGAAAGACTCGCACATTGTGCGCGAGAAAAACCGCGTGTTGAAAGCGCTGTATGAATCCGAGGGGGTGCAGAAGGCTAACAAGCTTCTGGCCAAACGTTCGGGTGTTCCGACCATGGGTCTGTTCGGTCGGACGAAAACGAAACTCTTCAAGATCAACAAGGAAGAGCACAAGCAACTGCTGTTCTTTGAAGTGCTGAAACTCAAGCCACTTACCCTGAATAAAAAGGGGTTGGGCAAGATCGACAAAGAGTTCCAGAAGAAATACGAAGACGTTCCGGAAATCAAGCTGTTCACGGAACTGACGAAGATCGAAAAACTCTACAACGCCTACGTGAAGAGCTTCATTAAGAAATGGGGCGAAGACGAAGACTTCCGCTATGACCGTTGCATGCGACCGCGATTCGGCTACCTCGACGTGGTTACTGGGCGTACGTCGGCGCGTGATCCTACGTTGCAGACAATTCCGTCCCGTTCTGAAATGGGTAAACTGATCAAGCGACTGTTTATCAGTCCCGAAGGTCGAATCATCATCAAAGTGGACTACTCGGCACACGAAGTTCGTTGCTGGTCCTTGATTTCTGGCGACAAGGATGTGGCTGATGCATTCCGCGTTGGTCTGAAGTTGCGTGAGAAATTCAAACGTAAACCAACCCTTGAACTTGCAAAAGAAATCGACTTCAAGGGTGACGTTCACAAGATTAACGCCGCGTACTTCTTCCGGAAGCCAATCGAAGCCGTTGACAAGGTGATGCGTCAATCGGTTAAGCAGGTTATTTTCGGTCTGATCTACCAGCAGGGCGCCAAGGGTACTGCCAAGTCGATTAACGCCACGGTTGAAATGGTTGAAGAGTTGACCGAGCAGTTCTTTAAACGCTTCCCTGTGGGTGCCAAGTGGTTCGATAAGGCGAAGGCTCACGCACGCAAACACCTGTTCGTTGAATCGCCTGTGGGTCGCCGCCGCAACCTGTGGGGCCTGATCACTCCAAACAGCCACGAAGACGCGGGCAACATTACGTCGCGCTCCGAGCGGCAATCTGTAAATAGTCCAGTACAGGGCATGGGTTCCGACTTCATGATGACCGGTGCACGTTGCATCGAACGTCGTCGGTTCGAACACTTCCAAAAGACCGGCCACTACCCCGATTTCATTCAGGCGAACTCGGTACACGACTCCCTCGAATTTTCGTGTGCATACGAAGACTTCTGGTTGGCTATCGGCATGATCGAACAAGGCCTGACCCACGACGTGGAAAAAGAAATGATCGCACGTCATGGTTTCAACTTCGATATTCAGCTGGAAATCGACTTCGAATTCGGTTACTCACTGGACAAGTGCGAAGGCTGGAACTATGCGTTGCAGGGCGATTTCAAAACCAAGGACAAAGAATCACTTGATGACCTCCTGAAGTCTACGCTGAAGGGTCAGAAAGAAGTTCTCGGCTATGACATTGATCCGAAGAAAGTCTACAAGACGATCATGGGTCGCATGAAAGAGGACGCCCCCGAATGGGTTCTGAAACAGAAGAAATTCTGGAAGAAACAGGAGAAGGAAGCGGCATAGATTATACTGGATGGAGGGTGAATCAGTTCACCCTCACCGTACTGGCCGAGGAAGCAAGCGTGGAAGACCCACGCTTGTTCGACTTTTGCCAATTCTTGCAGCGTCTTATTCCCGAGCTAAACCAACCTGAATCGAAAATGGTTGTGTACCCAACGATGGAATCGACTCTCGCATTTCTGGAAACGTTGGAGCAGCAGGTGCTCGATAAATATAAACTCGTTTTCATGTGGGGTTGTGAGGTAGCTATTCTGGACCTAGAGCGGCAAACTGTCGCAATGGAAATCCAACTGTACCGGTACGACCACGTGGGAATCTTTGAGTACAACCTACAATGAAATTGATCGAAGGTAACGAACTGGAGTTCACCGCTGTCGGTAAAGACGTGGCGGCCACTCTGTCGAAAATCATCAACGTCACGACCTACATCAAGGCCGACGATGCGAAATTCATCATCAGCTGTCAAAAGGGTAAAGGCATTTACCTGATCGGCAGTTCCACCGATGCGCTGGCCTGTGCAAAAATCAAAGGCGAGTGCACCAAATCCGGCACCATCAAAGTCGATGCAGCCACCATGATCGGCCTGCTAAAATCCCGTGGCGAATGCAAATTCAAGACGGGTCAAGGCAAGATCGCATTCAAGGAATCGAAAGGCAATTTCCAAGCACAATTGGACGTTACCGAATTCGATGCTGACGATATTCTGATGCTGGAACATCAATTGGTTGGCACCAAGACCCAGCCAATGCCAGCGGAAATCGTGAGTGCCCTGCGCGAAGCGGTGAAGCGTGTGCGTCTGACCGACTTCTACGGCGGATCAGAATTGCCGATCATCTTCGAAATTGGGCAGAAGGTAATGCGTGTGTATTGCCACGACGAACACCACGTCGCTCTGTTCAAAATCAAGGTGAAAGATTCGGTGCCGCTGCGCACTTCGCTACCGGCGAAAGCATTCAGCGTAATCGAGAAATTCATCGAGTCCGACAAGATCAGTTTTGCGGTGGAAGGCGGGCGTTTCCGTGCGACTGGGGCAGACTTCACGGTATCCATTCCAGAAGGTCAGTTGCTGTACGGCGCAATCGGTCAAGTTGTCGAGTATTTCAAAGCACTGGACAACCTGAAACCAATGTCGGCCATGACCTTCGACACGAAAGCCGTGGCGGTTGTGGGCAACATGTCGGTGCTCACGGACGGCACAACGAAAATGGCACTGCACCTTGAAAAAGGTTCGGCATCCATGAGCGTGCAGGGTAAAGGCGGTCGTGTATCGGACAAGTTCAAAGCGAACGTGACTGGTAAGCCTCTGGACATTCGCGTTGACCCCCGCATTTTCATGGACCTGTTCAACAAAATTTCCGGCGTTGAAATCGACATGAATTTCTACAAGGTGCCGGGTGCAATGAGCGCCTACCGCCTTGGGACCAAAATCGACGGCGGAACCCTGACATTGGTCGGCACCTATGATGAAGCGAAATAACATCAGCCCGATTTTCAGCCTTGCCGATACCTTCACGCACACGGTGCAGGAGGTTGATACATTCGAGGACTTCGGCAAGGCTCACGATGGCCACCATATCGGGCTGTTTTTCCGTAAGCTGGTCGATACGCCGATGCTGATCGACTTTGAAAACCCTGAAGTGTTGAATCGCTTCTGCAAAATGTACAACTTCGTCAATGCGCGGCGCTCAATCTACGGCCACCTGTTCGTTGTATCGGACGCATCCAAGGTGGAATTAGAGCCGCACAAAATGATTGTGACGTGCAACAAAAAGGAACTGCATGACTACGTGCAGCACCCGATCACGTCATACAAACAAAAACTGTTAATATTTAAGAGCAGCACGGGTTCTGTGCTGGCTATCAGCGGTAATGCCAAATCCCCTTACCTTGTGACGGAGGCCGTATGATGAAGCTTACCGACGAAAAGATTGCCTTGATCCTGCGTCACAATGTGGCGGCTGCCCGTGCGGTCCTTGAGCATGACGACCCTAGTCCGTATCCACCAATTGATTTGACGCATTTCCCTGAGTGTAAAAAGCGTCTTTATCTGTCGGCGGTTAAAGACCTGAAGCTTAATGTTGAAGGGAAATACATGCCCCACGAAATGTGGTTCGAAACCCACTGGGCGCTGTTCCCGTTTACCAACCGCTGGTGTGAACTCACTACTGCATCGCAGCGCTTCGTGGAATACGTCCACTGCCTGTGTCAACAAATGACAATGGTCCGGAACTGAAATGAGCAAATATTTCGAAGAGCAAGAACTGGCGGAAGTGGTATGTGCCATGATCGCCACCTTCGCCCGCGTGTGTGGCATCAAGCATTATCCCAGCTGGGAACAGCAGGTGTTCGCGGATCGTCAACGCTACGTTGATTATCTCGACACCCTGACCGATCAGCTGGCCGATCACTTCTCGATGTACGAAGGCGACGACGTTGAAGATGGCGAGACTCCCCCGCCGTTCGATGCTGGTATCTGGTATCGCGAAGCGTGGCGCATTTTCCCGTGGGCCGAACCAGACTACGGCAACCTGACGCATTTGCAGCAGGATTTCGTGGCACAGGTTGCGGAGTTTTCAGCAATGATGATCGGGCACTACAGCACCGAACTCGAAGAGGGTAGCAATGAGTAGTCGTGAAGAACTGAAGGCGATTCGTAAGAAGATTCGACAGGATGAACGGTTTCAACAATTCCTGAAAAACTTCCGTGGCAACCCTGCGTATCAAATTCCGTTTGAAACGTACCACGAAGAACTGCAACGCCTTCACACCACGCGACTGACCCGTGAACTGAAGCGCAAGAAATCGCGTTCGTTCCCCGAGAAAGCATTGGACGCCATGTTGCAGGATCAGGCCACGCGTTCGCGCTGTGCTGAAATCCTCGGTGAGTGTTCCAAGATCAGCAGCGCCATGGAACGTACGCTTTCCAAGTTGCGCGATTACCTGCTGTCCGAATACGGCGGGTACATGAAAATCGTCGGCACCGTTGCCGAGCGTAAGGCGTTTGTCGAAGCAGTCATGCGCGACTTCTACGATTTCTTCGATGAAGTTAAAACCCTCGAAAAATCAGCCGGTATCGTTATTGAAGATATCGACAAGGCAAACTACATGTACAAAAACCTTGTCGAACTTATCAAAGTCCTCTCAAGACCAGAACAGGTAATGTTATGAAAACAGCATTCGTGTACGTTCCCGACAGCGTGTATCCAGACGATGTTCTGGAACACTTTGGGAATACCCGCCTGCCCAGCTGTGCCAAGGCCGTGTTCTTCACGCCAGAAGCCATGGGCGAGGCTACCGAACAGGATACGATTCGGGATTTTCGCGAAGAAATCGCGGCGTACACGAATGAGCATGACGAACCTGTTATGGTCGGCGTTTACACCGATGACGTTCGGGTGTTGCGTCACGTAATTTTTGACCTGATCGAGCACGGACAGCCCGTCGTCTTCGAACTCACAGAACAACAGCAGCAATTGATTGGTGCTTGCAAATGAACGAAGCCGCACGGGGCTTTTCGCCCTGCCTAATTGCCATTAAGAGCAATCGCAAGACGTGGGAATCCTACGACAGCACAGGGATGTTTGTATGGGGCGAGCATTTCCACTTGCTGGAGCCTGACGACCGTGTGTTCCAAACCCTGCGCGAGTCGGGGCAACGCCCGATTGCGGTATGCGAGTTCGAAACCATCGAGCAGCTGCATAGCCAATTGGTATCGACCTACTATTCTGTAAATAACCCACTGGGCGGGGTGACTGTTTACCCGCGACGTTGGACCAGTGCCGATGTGAACGAATTCGTTGAAATGCAGACCGGGCCGCGCATGACAATTCGCGCCTCTTTGCAGTTGGGTAGCGAATTCTGCTTGACCGAAGAATCCCGCAATTTTATCCGAGGTAATCATGCATAACTGGAAAGCCCTTAGCGTCTAATGGGCAAGATCATCGTATCGGATAAGATGTACATTCCCCGGATCGACCTGAAGGAATCGCGAGTCAAGAAAGCGTATTTTCACGACTTCTTTTCCGATCAGGGTTGCCGGTCCTGTGAACTACGGCCAGAACGCCCGGTACAAGCCTGCAAAGGCTGTGAGAACTTCAACGGCTCATACCGGCTGGCTGTGTCACGCGTAATTGGGAATCAAGAGTACATCGGCCTGCCGTTGGGCGACCGACAGAACATTGAAGAAAAGATGCGCATTGATTTCAACGATTACAAGATCGTGGACAAGCGCACCAAAGTACCGTTCGACTACAAGGTTAAAATCGACCTCGGCGAAGATCGCGATTGGTTCAGCTACCAGCTGAAGACAGTCAAGAAAATGAAAGAGGCCAAGTATGGCCTTTTTGTGCTTCCGCCGCGTTCGGGTAAATCGTTGACGGCACTGAAATTGGCAATCGAACTGGGCTACAAAGTCCTACTGATGGCCGACCAATACGACTTCCTCAATCAGTTCATTGGGGATATCGAAGAGTCAACGAACCTGCCAGCCTTGCAGGAAAAAACAGGCAAGAAACTTTACGGATTCATCAAAACGAAAGAAGACCTCAAAGACATTCAGATTGGTATTATCACCTACCAATCGTTTTTGAGCGAGAACGGTCGCAAGCTGATGAAGGCCTGCAACAAGGTTTTCGGCACCGTAATTGTGGACGAAGTGCAATCCACGGGTGCGCCTGAATTCGCCCGCACCATGAACAGCCTGAAGATGCGGTATCGCTTCGGCTGCACCGGTACGTGGACCCGCAAAGACGGCAAGCACATCATCACCGCACTGGTCATGGGGCCGCCCAAGTCCGAAATCAAACGTGCGCAGCTGGTGGCGAAGATGCTAGCTGTTGATACCGGAATGAAATCGAAAGGGGTGTTCAAGGGTAAACCGGGGTTCGTTAAACTCGGTAAATCACTTTCCACCAACAAGAAACGAAACGACTTCATTATTTCGTGGATCTTGAAAGACCTTGAGGCCGGGCATTCCATCGTCGTGCCATGCCATTTCAAGGACCACATTTTCGAAATCGTCAAGCGTGTGAATGGGGCTGTCGGTTACGAAGTTGCGGCTGCCTTCGTGGGCGGCGGCGGTAAGAAAAACAAAGAGGATCGCGACCGTATTAAACGGTTGGCAGGCGAGCGTAAAATCCGCGTAGTGGTGGGCATCCGCAAACTGCTGCAACGGGGTATCAACGTTAAGCCGTGGTCGTGCCTGTACTACATCATGCCGATGAACAACCCGGAAAACTGGAAACAGGAATCGTCGCGTATCCTCACGCCTGATCCTGCGAAGCGGACGCCTATTATCCGTTTCTTCGTTGATACCGGGGCGCAGGCTAGTTTGAAGTATTGCGCGAAGACTTGGCAGCAGGCGCTAGAGTTTAAGCACGTGCCCACGGAGTTAGCCGAAGAGCGTATGCGCCAATGGCTGCGCAACGTGAAGCGTGATATCACCGAAGATTTCGATCCCGAACAGGAAGTCGAAGTATCGACGGTTGCACAGCAAAAAGACAACGGGATGTTCGGTGGCATGTTTAGTCAAATCGGCGCCCGTATCAAGAAACGTGGGTCAGAACAACGAGCGGAGACGAAAGCGCGATGGAAGAACAAAAACCGGTAGAACAAATCGACCCGGAAACTGCCAAGCTGCAACTGGCTGAAGCGCTGAAGGAAATGGCCAAACGTGATCCGAAGCAGTACAAAAAGATCATGGCGCAAATGTTCCCGAATGCGGCTTTGCTGGATCAGCTGCATAAGCCAAAGGTTAAAGCTAACCGTAAGCAACGTCGGGCCATGAAAGCGCGGGGTCTGGTGTGAAAGAAATCCTCAACTGGATCGGTTACGGGATTGCGGGGGCGGCCCTCGTTTGGGCTGCCGTTACGCTGTACCGGGGCCACAAAGAAACACAACGGCTAGTTTCAGAAATAGAATGCCACAACAAAAAGGAAAATGGACCATGAAATCTTGGCGACTGCGTTTTTATACGTGGTTGAAAAAGTGGGCAGCGGAAAATGAACGCGAAGCTGTACGGGCAGCCCTGCCCATGAGCGGTGATCTGAAGTGCCCGCACTGCAACACGTGGGGCTTCAATATGCCTAACCACAAATGGGCAGACGCACAGAAAAACACGCCAACTGAAAACCATGACCGCTACAAATGTGGCCAGTGTGGGCAATGGACGACGTGGTTTGATACGGGCATGTTTTTGAAGCTGGATGATCCGGCATTTCCAAATGAGCGGGTGCGTGACGTAAATGGGAAGCTTGCATATGATCAGTGAATTTTTCCGCAAGCTTTTCGGTATTCGTACCTACGAGGAAGATTTTCAGGCTGGTGTGCAATACGCGGTAGAGCAGTTGAATCGCTATGCGGGCAGCCTTTACGAATACCATCGGCTGTGGGCCGAGTGTGATTCTGGCGGTGTAGAACCGAGCGGATTTGATGCTGGCGTGCGGCAAGTATTGCGGATGCGGAATATCCCACATCCGATGGACCCACCAAATTTGGGAAAACACAATGGCATACTTCATGACTGTGTATGTGGACGGAAAACCTGAACAGCGTGAATTGGATCAGGTAGAAGTTCTGCCACGCGGCAGGCTTCCACGGCTGGTTCCTGTTCTGTACGAAGGCGAAGAAATGCGCCGTACCGTCGAAGGTAAAGTGATCGTGTTCAAAACGCAAATTGCGTCGCGTTTTGTTAGTTCGGTCATAGCCGATTGGAATTGTGGTGAGCATGAAACTTTCACCGCCACGTATTCTGATGGTTCCACCGAAAGCTGGGACCGTTACCGCTACGAAGCGTGGAAGGAATTACAAGATGGCGCAGTTTAGTCGCGGTATGAGCGTGCCACCGAACGGCTGGCCGCAAATGCAGTTGGAAGAACTGCAACTCGAACTGGCGCAAGATGCTATGAAGAACATCCGCCTAGATCCTGATATCAAAGCGCGGCTTGATGCCGGTGAATTCTCTGTTGAACAGCGCAAGCAACTTCAGGCCCGTATTTACCGCATGCTGTACGGCAACGCCAAGGATGTGACGGATCGCGGTGAAGATTCTATGTCGCAGGCTGAGCGTCACGAAGCGAAGATGGAGATTTACAAGGCTCTGTACTGCACCGACTTCGACAAGCTGATAGAAACTGTAAACAATCAAGACTCTTAACTCACTAACGGACCCGACCATGGCCAAAGAAGTGAAGACCGCAAAAGCGGTAAGCGAGCTACTAAAGCCACGGAAGCGGGCAATAGTGGAGAAAGTAGCCGGGATCAAAAAACCGAAAGGTGCGGTCAGTGCGCCGTCGCGTATGCCTGCACCTACCCTGCAATTTAAGTATGACACTGCCCGCGTGAAACTGCTTAAATCGCAGGGCGTAGACGGCACTGCGTTGCAGGTGATGCGTCAACCGTTCTTGCTTGATGATGCGCTAGTCTCCATTACCCCGATGGTGCCTAAATGGCTGCCAGAAGATTACCCGATTCCGAAAACCAGTGTGCGCCGACAGGTTGAAACCTGCTATCGCCTGCTGTCAAACCCGTTGCATGGTTCACCTATTATCGGCATTGGTTCGATGGTGACTGACGAACGTGCAAAATTTATGGCGATGAATATCATGAATGCTGCGATTGATCAGCAGCGTTCGGGATCGCACAAGGGCAAGATGCTGCCAGTGTATCATCGCGTCATGGGCGGTTTCCATGATGAATTGCTGGCCGAAAAGACCCGCCGCAATATCTCGATGCTGATCATTGCAAACGTCGGCATCGACAGTACCCAACTCAAGATCGAAAAGGTGCGTGACCTTCTCGAAAAGTATGACAACATCCCGCGAATCGTTGTAGTGAACGGGTGTGACCCGGTTTCGTTCTTCGCGGAGAAAATGCGAATGCCAATGCAGTTTGCTTTGATGCTCAATAGCAAACGTAGCGATAAAGCCGATCTGATGGATATGCTATGACAATCTCCCGCGCTAAACTCGAAGAAATCCGGCAGGACGAAGAAAACCTCAATCGCTTCATTGAACTTCTGGAACAGGGTTACAGCTTTTTGAGTGCCAAATGCGAACATGCGTTGGGCGGTATTCAGGAAGAAGAACCAGAAGAAACCGAGGAAGAAACCACCGAGCAAGAATTCGATATTGCAGAACCGTCGCTGACCAGCAAAGACCTCGTTCTGTATAAAGCCGAAGACCTGACGGCGTTTGATCGCTATGATCAGGATGATGAAGAATACTTCCAAATGCCTGATCCGGAAGGTGAAAACGAACCGGAGAAAAAGAAAGAGCACGAAGCAATTCAAATCAAAGAGCTTTACCGGATGATCAAGCAGCTTTCGCATCCGGATAAGTTGATGAAATACAGCGCGGAACAAAAGCAGCAAATCATTGCCATTTTCCACGAATCAACCGAGTTCATGGAGGATGACAATCTGGAAGCTTTGGTATTCTCGTACGTTAAGCTGCGAATTGCCCGCAACGAACCGCATAAGATTCCCGAAAACATCGAGCATTTTGTGCGTGAACGCCATAAGCAAATCCTGCGTCACATGGCATTCCTCATGCAAAAACCATTTACGCCAGCCATCCTTGAATGGCGCGATGGTAACGTGGCATTTGCCGTCATTCTTTTCCGCCGTTACCTGATTGAAAAGAAAAAGGAAGAATTGCGCGCCAAGCGCGATAGCGAAGACGACGATGAATTCTTTAGCTGAATTGAAATACCTTTAAAGGGGCCTAATGGCCCCTTTTTTATTGCCCGAAATCCCCTTTGCGTAATTTAAATACAGGAAATGCGCCTTAATTGGCGCTTCTTGGTTTCCCGTATTCCAACCATATAAGGGGTTTCATTCCATGGCTTTTACCAACACCAGCGCTGGTGTTTATGATCAGGATCGCGACGTAAGTCAACGCGGTTCGACGGTCATTAGCTCCATTGCGGCAGCCGTAATCGAATCGCCACGCGGTTCGTCCACTGAATGGGTTTACGTGACGGACAAGCAGGATCTGCTTGAAAAATTCGGCACCAAAAACTATTCCAAATACGGGTACGGCATGCATTGCGCCGAACACGTTCTTACCCAAACCGCAATGTGGATCAAGCGCGTTGTTAACGCTGCTACTTCCCGCACTGCTGGCGCCTACCTTTCGGTGGACGACACGACCGCGCTGGAGCCAGTTATCAAACTGGTTTGCTTCGATGACGGCACCAACAAACCGCAGGGGGTTTTGGGCGATCCGCTGAAGACCCTCGGTTTCCCCATTTCGGATGCGGGGGTTAAAAACGCCCTGCTGTACGTTTGCGCGAATTCCGCTGGTGAATGGGCGCGTGCAATCAGCGTTCGTATTCGCCCGGCCAACCCCGAAGGCACCGAGGTTGGCGAGTTCAACGATCCGTACCATTTCTACCTCGACGTTTTCGTCAATTACACCGGTTCTTCCAGCGTGCCGGTTGAATCGTATCTTTGCAGCCGCAAATACGAAGTCGATGGCGAAGGGAACCAGATGTTTGTCGAGTCGCGTGTAAATGCATTCTCGAAATACATCAAGGTGAAAAACAACAGCCTTTGCCCGCAGGTTGAAATTCGCACCACCGCGTTCGAATACCTCGACGGCGGCGATGACGGCGAGCGCGCTACCACCGCTGAAATCAACAACGCGTGGGAAGGCATCGACGACACCGACCAGTACGCGGTTCAATTGCTGGTTGCTTGCGGTTACGAACACGAACAAACCGTACGCCGCATGAACGTTGTTGCCGCTAATCGTGGTGACGCGATTGCGATCAACGATTTGCCGTTCGAAATGCAGGAAGTTTCGCGTGCTGTTAACTGGCGCCGCAACATCCTCAACCTGAGTTCCAGCTACTCGGCACTGTACGGCCCGCGTGGTCAAATCACCGACGACGTTTCGGGCAAGAAATTCTGGTGCCCGATTTCCGGTTTGGTTGCTGCACAGTATGCGTACACTGACCGCGTGCGTGCCTACTACTGGGCGCCTGCCGGTATCAACCGGGGTCAAGTGAAAGTCACCGATTTGTCGAAGAAATACAGCCTGCGTGAACGCAATGCGCTGGAACAATCGCAAATCAACTACGTGCGCCGGATTCCGGGGCGTGGTTACGTGATCATGGAACAAATGACGCTGCAAAACTTCGCTTCTGGTTTCCAGAACGTGAACGTGCGCCGTCTGGTAAACGGCATCAAAGCCATGATTCGCCGTGCGTTCCTGCCATCGGTATTCAACCCTGCCGATGATTTCGAACGCAAACAGCTGAAAAACATCGTGGACGCTGAAGCCCGTTCGGTTAAGCAAGGTCGTGGTCTGTACGATTGGGAAACCATCTGCGACGAACGAAACAACAAACCGGCGGATATCGCGAACAACGATATCATTTTGGATTTCGTGATCGACCCGAGCATTCCGGCGAAGCGTGCATCCCTGACCGCCGATATCCGCAATTTCGGCTCTTCCATCGAATTCAAAGAGAACTAATTAAATGGAAAAACAACTTACCGAAATCCGCGACGCTTACCGCGTTCTGTCGGATATCCAAAACCTCGACGAAACCAACCCGATTCCGATTCGCGTGCAGAACTCGACTGTTCGCCGTGTGCACACCACCGTGTGTGCCCTGCGTGAACCGTACAACGAAATTCTGCCGTTGAATGTCGTGTGGTTCGATTTCGAACCGCAATCGGTTTACTACAACCAAGCGCGCCGCCGTGTTTCGAAACAGCCTGATACCCGCAACGGCACTGTGCACACGTGGGAAGTAATCGACACGATGGCGCAGTACGACGCCGACCAGTATTACGACGCCGAAGACGCCGCAATTCTCGCACAGAATGACCCGATTCCTGCTGCGTCGAAAGACGTACTCGGCATCGCCAAACTGAGTGTACCTCCCGCTAACGGCGCTGACCCGGTGGCCGTGGGCGAGGGTGACAAGCGTCTGACCGACGCCCGTAAGCCGCTGGAGCACACACACGAAGAGCGTCCCGCCACCATGCTCAAGACCAAAAATTCTTACGTCACGATCAGCAACAGCCCGACCCCAGTCGTTGGCGCTACGTTGATCGTGCAGGGCAACGGCAATGCCGTATGGCGCCAACTGACTTCGACCGATATCCAGAAATAAGGGAATTTCAATGGCCACACTCTCCGAGTTTATTGACGAGAAAATCGCGGTAGCGTTGAACTACCGTGGTTTGGCTCGTAATAACCCGGTCGAGATTATTGCCGAGGGCAACGGAAAGAAATTCGTTGTCCTCGTTTCTCTACTCGAACCGGATACCCTGACTGTTCCCTACAACGTGACTTGGATCAACGCCGATCCTGATCACGAAGACTACAAAGTCCTGATGCGCCGCGTCGATGCTGAAAAGTACGACGACAAAGATTATCGGGGTTCGTGGTCGGTTCTTTCCAGCGTGGAAGAAATCTTCACCGAGGAACAATATTTCAAGAAAGATGCGGACCCGATTCTCGGTGCCGTTCCTGATTTCCGTCCGCCGCTGGCTTCCGATCTGCGACTGGGCGGTTTCAAACTTTCTGAAGGTTCCGTAATCACCGACGAAGACGCACCGGTTGTTGTGGGCACCAACGATTCACGCATGAGCGATCCGCGTGTGGCGTTGCCGCACAGCCACCCGGACGTTCCGCGCACCCGCATTTCGGCAGGTGATGGTTCCGACAAATACGTGTTGATTCCCAACACTGATGCGCCAACCGGCCACATGCTTTTCATCACCGAAAAGCTGGAAGACGGTAACTTCGTTGCGGAATGGTTGCCGCCTACCACGGAATTTGCGTACGTTGGCCCACGCCCGGCAGACATTGCGGTTGTCGGTCCAGCTGAAAAAGTTCGTGGCGATACCAATCACGTTTTGCGTGCAGACGTGACCATGGACGACGGCACCAAATTCTACAGCGTGCAGGCCGTTTGGACGGTTGAGGCTAACGGTGAATTCGGCAAAATCAATGCAAACACTGGTGTTTTCCACGCCGGTCAAGTTGCACAAGATACGCCGGTTACTGTTCGCGCTTCGTGGAAACATGCTGAATCCGGACAGACCGTTTTCACTGATTTCATCATTGTGATCATCGGCGATCCGACGTTGGTCATGCTGACCTCGATTCGCATTGTTGGTCCGACGCAATTCCAGAAATCGCAGACCGGCACTTACACCGTCGAAGCCACGTTCAGCGACAAATCGAAGCTGACCGTCACGCCTAACGCGTTCATCAGCAGCAACACGAACGCAGGCACGTTCAGCAATGGCGTTCTGACCCCGCGTGCGAACCAAATTCGCGACGTGAGCACCAAACTGACCGCTACCTATGCGAGCGGCGGTGTGCAGCGCACAGCAACCCTCGACGTGGTTATCAAAGACCCGACCGTTTACCCGAACACGATTTCGATTGTGGGGGCAAACAGCGTTGATCAGGATTCGTCCACCACCCTGAAAGCACACGTTGTTTTCTCGGATGCGACCGAAGCCGACGTAAACGCGCAATGGTCCTTGAGCGCCACCACGTACGCCACGATCAACCAGTCTGGCGTTTTGACCGCGAAACCCCTGACGGCACCGGGCAGCAAATCGGTTACGGTTAACGTTTCGTACACGCAGAACGGCGTCACTGTTACCGCGACGAAAAACGTTGCAATTGCCGACACCAAAAACTGGCCAGTTTCGGCAGAAATCACCGGCCCCGCAACGTTGACCCCGGCAGGTACGGGCAAATATGTTTACGTGGTCAAATATGCCGATGGCACCACTGCCACCAAGATTCCGGGTACGTGGAGCACTACGAATACTTCGGTTGCAACTATCAACGCTGAAGGTACGGCGACCGGCGTTGCAGAAGGTGACGTGAATATTCGCGCAACCTACACCGAATCTGGCGTAAACCTCAATGCTACCAAAGCCGTTAAGGTTGCGATTGGCACCGTGGTAATTCCGCCCCTGCGTTACGGCGTAGCGATGTTCTCCAACAAGCAATTCACTGGTGGCCCAATCGCCAGCGAAATCACGCAGGAAGAGAAAGATTACGGTGTGTCTGCCGAAACTTCGCCTTCCGGAAAACAGTACACGCATTGGTCTGGCCTGAATGACTTCGTGTCGAAGGTAATGACCAAAACGCTGTCGCTGCAACCGGGTGAAACTGCGAAGAACATCGAAACCACTATCACCGTAGACCAGTACGTTTACCTGATGTGGGATGCTCGCGCTGGTGACACGTTCATCATCGACCTGCAAAGTTCGTTCAACGTTACTTTCGACGGCATCAATTATCGCAATGATGTGTTGGGTAACGAAGAAGGGTTGCCGGGTTACGATGCGAACCTGCCGAAGCAGCTGACCGTCCAGTTTGATGACGGTACAGGTGTTCGTCCGTGGATTATTGTTCGTAGTGAGGCAACGACTCTTCCGGAGTTCAGCCCGCGCACCAACCAATACTCCATTAAATACGTGTAAGTGTAAAAGCGGGTTGTCGAAAGATCGCCCGCTTTTTCCGTTAATTATGGAGAATGTTTTCTCATGGCCGATACTAGCTTTGAGGAACTGGTGCCTGTCCAACTCGACTTGATTGGCCCCAGTGCTCCTATTGCGGAGCGTTCGACTTTCCAAATGCGGGCCGTCGCCACTTTTGACGATGGATCGCAACACGAAGTCGAAGCAGAGTGGTCGTTAACTTCCCAACAGTACGGCACGATTAGTTTGCGCGGTTTGTTCACTGCTGGTTCTGTTCAAACCGGAACCCGACCAGTGCAAGCGCATTGCCGGTATTACCATGAAGCCTCGCAATCCACGTTAACCGCTTTGATCGTTATCTATGTGCGCGACATTGACACGCCGCCTGCATTGGTTTCGATATCCATCGAGGGTAAAACCGAGGTGGAGAAAAACACTGTTGAACAGTATGTGGTTAACGCCCACTACGACAACGGAACTTCAGCAGTAGTCACACCAGCAACGTTTGTTTCCAGCCGTCCGGGGGTCGCCACAATTGACCAATCCGGTGTGGCGCATTTCCAAAAGATACGCAGCACGGCAACTGTGCGATTCACCGCTACCTACACGGAGCATGGTGCAACTCGCCAACAATCGTTGGATATTCTGGTTGTTGATTCGTCGATTTATCCGGTCAAAGCATTCGTGATCGGTCCCAATATCATCATGGAAAAAGGCCGCACACAATTCGGGCTGGACGTTCTTTTTGATAACGGGAAAAACAATGAAGTGATCGCCACGTGGATCAGCACCAATCCGAAAGCGGGAAATATCGGCCCTACCGGTGCTTTCATCGCAGGTTCGGTTAACGGTGTTGAGACAACCACGATTATTGGCTCCTACGAATACGAGGGAATTGTCACCAGCGCTTCAATCGAATTGAGCGTTGTGGATCTGACAGTTCGCCCGGAATCGCTGGAAATCGAAGGCCCTGCAAAAGTGCGTGAAGGCCTGTTGGTGCAGTATTACACCACGTTGATTTTCAGTGACGGTACACGAAAAGCAGTAAACGCAAAAATCCATACGCTAACCAGCGTTGGTTCCATGGACGACGGCAACCAGTTTTACGCGGTGCCGAAAGTCGAAATGGAAACTCCGGTGAATCTGATGGCGTCTTACGAAAATCTGACGGCCTACAAAAACATCGAGGTTGTGCCCACTACATCGCTGCCTGTCAGTTGCTGGATTGAACTGCGTAGCCCGATGTACGTTGGCGAATCCCAATCGCTCAAATTCCACGTTGTTTACGAAGACGGTACGGATATCGTGCTGCCTGCGAAGTGGGAGCTTTCCAATATTCACATCGCTGCAATTTCCAATAGTGGAGTTTTGCATGCGGTGCAGGTAATGGAGACTGCCGAACTCACGGTGTATGCATCGACTTCCATTAGCGGTGTTGACTTGCAAACGAGCCTGCCTGTGATCGTCATTGATAACCGCACCTATCCAACCGAAAGTTCCATTATCGGTCCGGAAACGCTGCGTGCCAACGTACCGACCCAGTTCGATGCGATGGTGAAATTCAGTGATGGTTCCGAACGCAAAGCGAGTGCTATTTGGTTCTGTTCCGACGACAGTGTTACGGTCCAACATGGGATCGTTGTCGCGAAAACGCCCGGCACTTATTTGCTGCAAGTTTCCTACACACTTCAACACGAAACTGTCACCGCGCAAAAAGAGATAATTGTGACATGATCATTTCCATTGCCGCATCACCTGCGGACTTCAAGCAGTTCGAATGGATGTACAACGCGGGTAAGGCTTTCAAGTTGCGGCTGGACGATACCCCTGTCACAGTCGAGCCTGATGATTTGGTTGGCTTCCGCAAAGCAACGCGGGGGCCGACCACGGGTGCTTATCAGGTTGTATTGGCCAAATACCCACAAAAGATTTACCGGTCGATTAAGCAGGAACAAATCGACAAGTTCATCGACCAGTTCAAGGACTATAAAGGCGTTCCGGACGCGCCGAAGAAAACCGGTGCTCGGCATTCCTACATGAGCAAAGGCCGTATGACCAATGATCGACTTGAATCGCAGTATTATTCGAGTCCGAACAAACCGAAAGAAACCGAAAGTTACGACCGCGACGATTACCAGTGGCGCAAGGTCATGCACGTTACACAAGTGACGACCAAACACTACGGCACCACGCGTTCACAGCTGAAGGTCGGTGATGTTGTGGGCGTGCGCTACCTGCGCAAATCTCACGGCGGTTACATCATCATGCCGAACGGCGAACGGGTTCTGATTTCTCATGAACTCTATGAGCAGGTTACGAACAATACCGATATTTTGCCGCGTGCGCAGCAATTGACGGGTATCGTGAATTTCCATGAACTGGAACAGACGTTGCCTAAGCGTGCACCGGCCCGTCGAATCAAAATTCCAGTCAAGCCCCGCCACAAGGACGAAGAGCGCAAAACCGGCGAATCGGAAACTGCGAAACACGCCAAACGCAACGCCCCGCTGGTTACGATGTTCGACTATCAGGATATCGAAGAGCAGGTCGATTTCGAGGAAGAGGAAGAAGACGAAATTCTGAATCCGCCTAATCCGGATGAAGATTTCATCGACGAAGATACTGTAAATAAAGGAGAAGAACCGTCGATCACTGATCTGGAAGACGAAGACTTTGACGAAGAGGAAGACCCCGAAATGGACTTCCACAAAGACGAAGAAGTTGACGAAGATGGCGAAGCAATCGAGGATGATTCAGCGGTGTTGGCCGAAGAGGGCCTGACCCTGATTTCTCGCGATAACTCGAAGTGGGTTATCGTCTCGATTGAAGAAAATGGCATGTCGGATTCTCTCGCGCTTTACAACCCCGACACGAACGCCATGCGCCATTACAAAATCCATGCCGGTGAAGACCTCCGTAACGTCAAATCTGTGACTGTCGGCGAGAAGCTGGAAGGCCCTGCGTTGGACAAGATCATGGAGAAGGCGGCTGACCTCGAAATGACCCCCGGAAAACGTCTATGAAATTTACCCTTGAGCAAAAGCGGGCAATGCGGGCCAATCCACTCGGCTACGCAAAGTCGCTTACGCCCAAACAACTAGATGCCGTGCTCACTGAGTTGGACGACCGGTATCGAGACGGAAAAGAAGTTGTGACCGACGACCAGTTCGATATCATGGATGATTATCGCTGGTCACAAAAGAAAACCAAGAAATCCAGTAAGAGTGTCGGCGGCGTAAAAAACGCCGACATTAAACTGGAGGTTCCGATGGCGTCGTTGGAGAAATTCAACACGCTTTCGGAAGCGAAGCGGTTGGCGTTTATGCGCCACACCAGCTTCACAATCTCGGATAAGGAAGACGGCATTTCGCTGGCGCTGACGTATGACGGCGGGGTGCCTGTTTTGCTGACCACTCGCGGTAAAACGGGTGTGGTTGGCAAAGACCTTTCGAAAGCAATTCCGTTGCTGAAGATTCCGAAAAAGATTCCGTACAAAGGCCGGTTTTCGGTACGTGCGGAATTCACGGCTGACCGTTCCGTGTTCCAGAAGTATTTCGCAGCAGATTACAAGACCAGCCGCAACATGGGGGCCGGTCTGCTGAACCGCAACGAAGCGCAAGATCACATGAAGCGTTTCCGGGTTATCTGCTACGAAATCCTGATGGGCAAAGGCGCTGGTATCCCATTGAACGAACAGTTCGAAATTCTCGAACGTTACAAGTTCGACGTGGTGCCTTACATCGTGGTGAAAAAAGTCACCCAAGAATCCCTTGAGAAATTCCATGACCAGCGCAAAGGTGAGGCTGGTCGGGATATCGACGGCGTTGTGGTAACGCAGAACAAACCCTACAAGGTGACTGCTGGTTATCCATCGCACAGCTACGCATTCAAAATCAACAGCCTCGCTTCGTCGGTTGTGGTTCCTGTGGTCGATGTGGTTTTCGAAGAATCCCGCCTCGGCAAATTGACGCAGGTTATCAAAATCGACCCGACCACAATCGGTGGCGTAACCGTGACCAGTTTTACTGCGCACAATTACGAATTCATCGAGAAAGGTTACAGCGAAGCACATGTTAAAAAGAACGGTGGCAAACCTCCGTATCCACCACGTCCGATTAACGTAGGCGCCACCATTCGCGCCGTGCGTTCGGGCGATGTGATTCCGTACATCATGGAAGTTGTGCAGGGTGCGAAGAAGCCAGCGAAGCCGGAACAGGCCTACAAACGGAAAGGCAAATTCCTGTATGCGGTGCACGACGAAAAATCCGATCTGCGCACCATCAAAGAACTAACTCACTTCTTCACGGTGCTGGAAGTTGACGGCGTTAAGCAGGGTGTAGTTACCAAGCTTGTCGATGCCGGTTACGACACTGTGAAGAAAATCCTTGATATTGATTTGGCGGCCATCAAACAGCTGCCCAACTATGCTGATCAGTCGGCTATCAAGTTGCAGAAAAATCTGAAATCCACCAAGTCGAAAATGACATTCCTCACGGTCGCAGAAGGCAGCGCCGCGTTTGGCGAAGGCATCGGCGGCAAGCGCCTACAACTGATTTATGATTCGATCCCTGACTTGCTGGAAAAGCAATGGGATGATCGTGAGCTAGAACGGCGTGTACGGAACGTTAAAGGCTTCGACAAGTTGGCTACGCAAATTGCTGGCAATCTGAAAACTTTCATCAAATTCTGCAAACGGAACGGTATCAAATTGGTGGCCGCGAAGAAAGTGGAAGTTTCAGGTTCCAAGATGGCGGGACAGTCCGTGTTGTTCACTTCCGTCCGCGACGCAGAAGCGGAAAAATGGATCATTGCGAACGGTGGTAAGATCGCCTCGACGGTTAAGCAGGCGACCCTGCTGATCGTTAAGGATGAATCGGCCTCAAATAAGAAAACCATCGAAGCAGATTCCTTGAAAATCCCAATCCAAACGATCAACACTTTTCGCAAAAAACACGGAATTTAACAAATGACAACTGTAACTCTTGTCCAGTCTATGCTGGCCCGTGACTATTCCTACGATGTGAAAGTCGTGGAGCATCACGAAAAAGTAGGTATGTTGCCGCGCCTGAGCCTGATGGTTTACGGCACGCAAAACGGACTTGCGGTTCTGACGCTGGAACGTTCTGAAGCATGGGGCATTTCGGACGTTAAAACCAACAACTTCTACCGCAATGTGGCGTGGCCTCACGGTAGCAAACTGCCCCCAACGGATGAAGGGGCGGTCGCGTTGGTTAAAACCATCATGGAATCCATTTCGAAACACGATAAAGAGCGGGTTTAGTAATGAAAATTGCCGTGTACGCAATTGCAAAAAGCGAAGAACGTAACGTAGAGAGTTGGTTGGAAAATGTGAAGGATGCGGATGGTATTTTTGTTCTCGACACCGGGAGCAAAGATCGGACCGTTAGCCTGCTGGAAGCGGGTGGTGCAGTAGTCAATCAAATGCATACCGGTAAAACTTTCCGGTTCGACCATGCGCGCAATGAAGCCATGTCGTACATTCCTGAAGACTACGACGTTTGCATTTCCCTCGACTTTGATGAACGTTTGTCCCCCGACTGGCGGGAAGTAATCGAAGCCGAATTCACTGAAGAAATGACGACCGCCAATTACACATTGGTTTATTCTCACGACGAAGAAGGCAACGTGCTGGTTTCGTACCCGCGCCTAGCCATTCACCGCCGCAATTGTGCTGCATGGCAATACCCTGTACACGAACTGCTGGTTCCCCACGAACTCGGCAAAAAGCCCACGCTTTCCATCATGGTCGTTCATTACGGCGCTGAAAAAGCTGCTGGGCATTATCTCGATCTGTTGCAACTGGCGCTTGCGGAAAACCCGAACGACGCTCGCAACATTCAATATCTGGCGCGTGAGTATTACGCACTGGGTAATTACGCGATGGCGACAACGCTGTATCAGCAGCACGTCGATATCGAAGAATACGCGCCTTTCCGCGCTGAAAGCTGCATGCGTATTGCACGCATGAGCCAAGAATTCTCGACCGCTGAATGGTGGTATCGCCACGCAATTCAGCACTGCAACAACATCCGCGAACCGTACTGCCACCTTGCGCAATTCTATTTCGGCCACCAGCGCTACCAGCATGTCATTGCGACGTTGGAAAGCGCGCTGGATTTTCCAAAGCCCGAATACGACATGGTGTACGAAGAAAAGTATTACGGCGGCCCGTGGATTGATCACATGTTGATGGCTGCGTACCAACAAACCGGGCAATACCGCAAAGCCGGTGTGCATCGTGATAATTTGTTGAATATGTATGCAAATGGGAACATCCCGGTCGATGTTGCACAGGACATTGTGCAATTGAACCGCTCTATTCAGGAACTCTTCTATGATTATTGCACTAGCGTGGGCGTTCAAGGATGACGATCATGTGCAGGAACGTGCAACTTGGCAAAAACGCCTGAGTAAATCCGATTTCCTCAAGCTTTCGAAAAGCCAACGCGAACGCTACATCAAACTTTACCCGCATTCCTCGCATCGCTTCCTCATGTCGAAAGGCGATCCGGATAACGTCGAAGGGGGCCAGAAAAACAAACTGCCTGCCCCCGTAGGCCGTGACCGTTTCATGACCGAAGAGCAATTGCAGGAAAAGGCACGTCAACGTGCTGACCGTATCGCAACCCGCCGCGAAATTTCTGATTTCAACAAATCGAATGTCGCGGTTATCAACCCGCAATCGCTACAAGCCCTTGATCAGGTCAAAGACAGCCACCTTCGCGAAGCTTCGGATAACATTCAGCAGAATAAAACCGAAATCGCCAAGACCGTTGCGGTCCAGCAGAAGAAGCTTCCAAAGCTCTACAGCAAAGGCCTGCAAACCACGCGTGATCTGGTTTCCGGTGAAGCACACGCGGACGAATTGACCACGACGCAAAAGCATGCAATGCATCGCATTTTGGGCGGTGTTGCTACTATGGCCCTTTTGGGGGCTGGCGTGCTGGCGTGTGGTATGGCTGCGGCACCACTGGGCGTTCTGGTTGGTGCCACGTTGTTCAACATGTGGGCCGGTTCCAAACACGGTAAAAACCTGCGTGATGATATCGACGAATTCCGCCAAGCGCGGGAGAAGAAACGTCGTGCAGAACGCAAAGAACGCATTTCGCAACAAACCGCTGTTGCTTCGTCGGATGATTTGTTCACCCCGCACGAAGACGAATCCATGACCGATGCCGATACCATTAACCTGATCATTGATCACGTTACGGATCTGCTGAAATACCATTCGATCAAGGATTTCCAAGAACAACGCGACGAAATGTTTGCCAGTGCCAGCGCAGCCCCTGATTTCCGCGAATTGCAATACATCCTGAGTTTCGCCAGCTGTGAGAATTTCCAGCCTGTCGGCCTCGGTGTTGCATTCGACTGTATGGGCGGCACCAAAGCAATCGAACAGCTTTTCCATCGTATGGGCTACACGGTTACTGCCAGTGAACAGGGCGGTCAAATCGCATACCATTTCGACAACGGAAAAGGCCGTGCAACAATCGGCAAAAGCGACAAAGGTTTCTACGTCCGTTATGACGGTGATTTCGATTACCGCACCGTTCTTTAAAGGAGGCAATAATGCTCACTTTCCTGAGTGATCCTGAAGAACGGCATTTGCCGATGCACGAACGCACAACGGTTTGGGTATGTGATGGCGATAAACGCATTGCTACCCTTGCCGCCGTTCCAGACGAAAGCAAAAACCGTTCGCACCAAACTGCAATGTGGACCGCAAAACTGCACCACAAACAATTCGATCCATTCGACCACGACCATGAATTCGACGAAGAAAATCCGAACGTTCATGTCGCGCAGTCAGAAGAGGGTTTGCTGTCGCTGAATAATCCTAACAAAATGGCAATTGCTGACGCCCGCCAGTGGGTCCGCGATCACTACACTGGAGGCAAGTAATATGCTTGTTGATATCAGCGGTAATCCGCTCAAAAAACAACTGAAACCAACCCGCCAAGAAATCGCTACTGCCGCCAATCTTCCCCAGCAGGTGCACAACGATGAAATGGCGTTGGGTTTCAGCATGGGAACCCCGCTGGCCACCACTGAATTAGTGGGTGCACGGCTGAACGCAGCCGGGGAATTGCCTATCAGCGCCGAGGTTTCTGGTACTGGTTTTGCTGAAACGCTCGAAGCCAACGTTTGGCTGGGTCGTGCTGCTGAATACCACGGCCTTTCGCAGAACATTAGCGACTATATTCTGGTTGCTGTTCCTGCGATGGTTACGCGTTTGCCGAATACCAATGGCGATTCGGTGGATTTGAAACAATTCACCGCGTGGAATGAACCCTGTGCGCGACTCGCCTACAAAACGTGGGAAGGTCGCCCGATGTATGTCGAACACCAGCATTCGCCTGAATGGGTTCGCGGTTTGATTCTCGGTACGTTCATGCGTCCGACACGTTTCAAAAACATTCACAAAATCGTGATGTTGGGTGCATTGGATCGCACGCGTGATCCGCAACGCTGCGCACGTGTTTTGAAACGTGAATTGAACACGTATTCCATGGGCATGATGTACAGTGCTTATGCGTGTTCGATCTGTGGTCACATTGCCGGTCGTGGTGTTGGTAGCCCTTGCAGCCACACCAAACCTCGCAAACCCACGTATCAATTGGCGGATGGTCGTTTGGCATATCGCCGCTGCATGAATATCACCGGGTTTGAATTGTCGTTGCTGGAAAACGTAGGCGGTCGCCACGGCCAAGACGGTTACAAACAGGGTTATGGTGATCCCTCCTACGTTAGTGCAATCGGGGATATTCTCCTTGATCCAAAATCCATCTAGCAGGGAACATAAAATGGCCGAAGTTTTGATTAACTACCGCAAGGCAAAAGCGGCTCGCGAACGTGCTGAAAAGCTGGGTATCAAACCCGGTATCGGTGCAATCGTAATGCCAAAAGAACCCGTGCTTAAACGCGAAGAGGATTGGCTATGAAAACCAAAGAATGGTCTGACGTACGCCCCGATATCTAAGGTGCCACATGAATGATGAACGCCCTGACATTTAAACAGCAAATGCTTTACATACGCTAGCCCGTTCCATTCCGGGGCGGGCGCGCATGCAGAGCATTGAAATGTCCTACGATAAAGAAGCCAAGCAGCAACGTATTGCTGATCGTGAACGTGTTATTAAAAAGCACGTAAAAGATTGGAATAATTACCCGCATGGGACGGACCGCATTAAGCCTTCTAATAAGTGGGCTAAACGCAATGCGTTTAATTGCGGTCGGTCTGGCTGCTTTATGTGTTGTAACCCACGCCGTACCTTTGGTCGTTTGACCATTGCAGAAGTTTCAGCAAATGAGGCATTCGGTTTGGAAATGCAGCATATCGAATAGTCGCTAATTTATTCTTAGTCTACGAGGGTAGGCTTGTTGTACCTCTTTATGTCACAGCATTTAAGCCCACACAGGTTCCCCCGCCTGCGTGGGCTTTTTTTTGCCCGAAATTCTTGTTTGCTGTAATTTAAACCTGTAGCACGAAGGAGACTGCTATGGAAATGATGATTGCTCTAGCAGCCTCGCCATTAACTGATATGCATCAGCCGAAAACCTTCGATGTTCGAAGCTTGAAACACCAATTGTTCAATATCCAAGAAATTCGAAAGGGTTTGATCAAAGCGGATATCAAGTTTGACCATCAAGGCGACGGTAAACCGCATCACAGTGCTCGCGTCGATTTAGTTTCTGATATGGGTTCGGGTTACATTGAATTCGCCCTCGAAGAAACGAATTGGTGGTACAAGGGCGAAACGAACATTAATGGCGAACTCACGGATTATGAAGGCTATACGGCGCACCATTCGGTGCAAGCTGTTTGCCGGAAGGTTCGGGGGCTGTTGCTGAAACTGCTATAAGTTTTGATCTTTGTAATTTTTAAATGTGAGGTGAAAGCCCACAACTCTTAATGGAGTGAACCATGTCGAAACGAAATTCGCGCCTGCGCGGCATCGTCGTTATGGCTGACAACCAAGAGCAAGCAGTGGAACATTTCAGTGCTGTCGCTTCCGGCGAATATCGCGTATTGGAAAGTAAAGATGGCACTTACGCCATCGCTACCGCCAACACCGATATGTCCCTATTGAATCCTCTCGATGGGGAAGAAATGGTGGCAGTTGCGGAAGACGAAAAACACGAAATGGTAGCGACCGCATCCGCCGATGGCGATATGGACGCTTTCTATCAGGCTTGTTCCAGTGGTTGCGGCGCACACGTTATCTCGGACGTTGAAGAACTGCTGAGTAAATGCCCGGCTTGCGCTTCCGACCTCCCACAAATGGAAGACGCCGACTTGAAAAACAAACCACAACCGAAAGAAATGTTGGTTGCTGTTGCTGCCACTCGCGCCGAGGCTATCGAAGCTTTCCGTGCGTTGGCCAGCGGTAACTGCGAGACTTTCGCGGCCCAATGTGTTGATAACATGGTGCTGTCCAACCAGCCCGTGAATTTCGACATTTTCAAAGCCACCGCCGCCGAACAGGTTGCAGACTACGTGCCTCAACTGGCCGTTGCGTCCGCCCTTGAAGACGGCAAAATGAAAGTGCACTATCTGGTAACTGCCAGCGATGACGGTCCAGAAATGCACATCATTTCGAACAGCGACAAAGCGATTTTCTGCCCGGTAACTTCGATGGGTCTGATCGACCCTGAAGACGAATTCACCGAAGAACAGAAAGCCGTTGCGTCTGCTGACTTCGCCGCTACCGCTTCGGATGATGAAGAGGAAGAGGAAGAAGAGGAAGAAGACGACGACTTCGAGGACGACGAAGAGGAAGAAGAGGAAGAGGAAGAAGAGGAAGAAGACGATTCGGACGACGAAGACGAAGACGACGATGATCTGTCGTTGGGCCTCGCTGCTGCTGAAAAACCAGCGAAAAAAGGCGGCGTAAAACGCAAGGTGAAACCGACCATGGCTACCGCAAGTACCCAGCCGGAAACCGGCGCTGCCGCTGTTCAAGCAGGCACCGAAGAAAACGTTCAAACCGAACAAACCAACGTTGCGCAAACTGGCGAACAAGCCACTGCCAACACCGAAACCCAAACCGAGCAAACCGCTGCGGCTGTTCAAGCGCAAACCGAACAAACTCCGGTTGAAGTTTCTGCTTCGTTCGTTTCCATCGCGTCCAACGACATGAAGGAAAAATCTGTTGACGTTAATTATGTAGGTAACGTCAAAGGCGAAGCGACTTGGGTTGCTTTCCACGACGGTATTCCGTTCGCCAAAGCTGTTGCTTCGGCTGCTGAAAACCCAGCGCAATTCGCTGACCCTTCTTTTGGCCGCGCTTTCAAAGCAGTTGCAGCCGAACAGGGTGTTGCTCAAGCAATCGAGCAATTCCGTTTCGAAGAAATCAAACCTGTGATGCAAGTTGAACAGGTTGTGGCTGAACAAATCCAGTCGCAGGTTGCCGAGCAAACTGCTGTGCTGGCCCAAGCTTCCGCCAAAGATCAATCGGAACTCGCGGATCGTTTCATGACCGCCATGGCGACCGCTGCTCACGGCATTACCACTGGTTATTTCCGTGACACTTCGAACCCGATCATGTCGGCTCTGGCTTCCACTCTGGAATCCGTAGGCCTGCAAGGTGCCGAAGACCTGTTGCAACGTGCGTTCCTCGATCACTCGCCGGAATACCACAAAGCAATTCTGGCAAAAGCCAGCGAAATCCTGAAATACGATGCCGTCGTGCAAAATCAGATGGCAACTGCTGTAACCCAAATCGAACCGAAAAATGTGGTTGCGACCGCTTCTTCGATTTCGGTGGGCCGCCCGGTTCAAGCTCCGGTGCAAGTGCAAAACAAGGAAAGCGAACTCGCTACCGCTTCGGCGCAGCAGTCGCAGCCTTCCAACTTCCAATCCAAGCTGCAAGGCTTGAAACTGTTCCGCTAATCGGAGAATCATCAAATGATCGTTGATAAATACACTCGCACTTTCAACACCGAATTCCGCGATGTTGAGCCGGGTCTGGACCTGCAAGAAGACGGCCAAGCGCTGGTTTTCACCAAAGTCCAAGGCCGCACCTACGTTCGTCCGTCGCAGGGCGTTGTCGGTGAAATCTTCGCCGGTATTTCGGTGAACCGTAACACCCCTCCGAAATTCCTGCCGAAAATCATCGCTGGCGTTGTCGTTCCGGAAAGCGGCGTTGTCGATCTGACCCGTCTGCCAATCAACGGCCAAATGCTGGTCAAAGTTGACGGCGACGTTCTGGAAATTTCCGCTTCCGCACCTGTCGAAGGCAAAGTGCAAAGCGTCGGCACCAAGCTGTATTTCTTCACCGGCACCCCTGCCGATGGTTCGACCCCTGCTGTCGCTGGCGACCAAGGCAAAGAACTGTTCGTGCAATTCATGTACGAACCTCTGGTTTCCGAAGCCCTCACCGTTCGCGGTGACGCGCCAATCGGCGGCCTTTCCAGCACCGAACGCGGTCGTATCGCTGTTCTGACCCGCGCCGAATCCGTGGCCACCACTTTCTACGATGCTTCGGCTGACTGGTCCTCGGCTCTGCGTCCGAAACTGGGCGTTGACGGCAAGTTCACCACTTCCGGTCCGGGCGAAACCGTTAACACCGTTCTCGTTCTGCAAACCCCGGTCGAAGACGCTGCTTCGTACGGTCCTCTGGTTCTGAAACTCACCAACGCCTAATTCGGCGCCTTTCGAAAAAATTCTGGAGAAATACACATGTTGAACAAAATCCAAGGCGCCAAGATGGTTCTGGCTGGCACCGGTGCACCACTGGAAGACCTGCGCTACTCGAAGGGCGGCGAACTGGCACTGAGTTCCGCCACCGGCGAATTCAACGCCTCTTCCACCAAGGATCTGGCGATCCAAATCGGCAAACTGATGCAAGCTGTTCAAAGCGGCGCCATCGTTCCGGAAAACCAAATCGCCACCGCTTCGAGTGCTGAAAAGCGCGAATATCGTCGCGAAGTAATGCGCGAAGCCATGGCTTCCGACGAAAACTGGCAAGCACTGGGCGCCAACATCGCCCAACAGGTTTACGAGCAAAGCGAGCGTGACGGTTTCCTGCGCAAACTTTCGCAAGGTAACACCCTGCGTCAGGGCGAAGTACAACGCGTTCCAATGCCTCCGCATGATTCGATGGCCGTAGTTGCCACCGGTCCTGCTGGCGTCGGCTACCAGAACATTCGCGCTCGCCAATTCCTGCCTGCCGAATTCGAAATCATCGCCAACGTTCGCGTTAACGCGCTGGACATGGAACAGGTTTCGGGCGACCTGCTGGAACACGCTTACAACGACGCGCTGCAATCCATCATGGTTCAAGAAGACCGCCTGTGGAAACAGGCCGCCGATGCCACCGTTGGCATGATGAACCCGCTGGAATACATCGCTGGTGAACTGACCTCGAAAAACCTCGGTCGTCTGCGCACCGCCGTTACCGACTGGAACCTGCCAGCCACCACCGCGATCATCAGCAACGACTACTGGTCGGATATCATCGGTTCGAACGATTTCGCAACCATGCTCGACCCGATCACCAAGTATGATTTGGCCCTGAACGGCCAGCTGGGTACTCTGGTTGGTCTGCAACTGCTGACCGATGGTTTCCGTGCACCGAACCAGAAAGTTCTGGATCGTGGCGAAATCTACGTCGTGGCCGCTCCGGAATACCACGCTGCCTACTCCACCCGTGGCGGTATCCAATCCCGTCCAGTGGATTACGCGCACGAAGGTTCCACCGCCAAAGGCTGGATGCTGTCCGAAGCGTTCTCGTTCGTTCTGGCCAACAACCGCTCCGTCGTGAAAGGCAAGCGTCTGGTTCGTTAATAAATCTCCGCACTTTCCGGATTGAAAGGAGCGCCCCTTTTAATCCGGTTAGTGTTAGAAATTTCGGGAGATTTAACAATGGACATTCAGGCACTGCTTACACTTGCGGCAGTTTGTTGCAAAAACGGAAGAGACGAATTGGCTTTGCAGGTGCTTAAACAGGCCTGCGAATGCAGCGAGTTTTCTTCGGTCCTGAACAGTTCGCTACAGCCTGCATTGCTCGGCGCCCCTGAATTCATGGGTGTTGAACAATGCGCTACGGTTCCTTGCGCAGAAGGTGGGGCGGATGGAAAGCTAGACGGCCTCGACTCTTACGTCGATTACGTCGAGACTACCAGCCCAACTACCACGAAGTTTGGTACTGCTCCAAATTCGGAAAATTCCATCAACCCTTCGTTGCATGGAACTGATAGCGTAGCCCTCCAACAGATTGTTGGTTTGGCTTCCGCTGTCTACGTTCAAAAGCAGTATTTGGACGACGGTGAATACATCATCCTCGATCCTCAACTATCGGCTATTGCATCGGCTGAACTCGATTCCTACGATGAAGAATCGTTGGTGTCGCGTGAACAGCCATCGGCGAGTGAACCGCTAATTCCGGGCCGTATCAGGATCAAGCTGTAACGAAAAGGCCGCTGTGAGAAATCACCGTGGCCTTTTTTGTTTTCTGGAGAGGAAAAACATGACTGATACGCAGCAACGGGAAAGAATTCGCGATGCGATGAACCGGCGTGATCTGCTCGGTAAATCCAGCTTTAAACAAACACACCTGTTTGCGAGTTTCGCAGGCATTCGTGCATCGTTTCAAAAGTTCTTCAAGATCAAAGAAATTCCGTTCGTGCATAACAACGACGTAAAGCAGATGCTGCGGGCCAAGATGGAACCCAGTTATCCCTATGCGTATGTGAGCATGAACAGTATTGCAAAGTCCGAAGCGCATTTGCTTAGCCCCACGCTACGGCGTCGAGGCGTTGGCCATATGCTCGACGGCTCCAACAGCACGTTAACGCGGCTGCACTATTTTCCTGTTTCGTTGCGCTATGAATTTCATTACGTGACGAACGACTATTTCGATGCGATCCGCTTTATCGGCGAAGCCCTGATTCTTTTCGAATCGAAGGTGCTCAACGTTCAGGTAACAAGCGGAAATGTCACGTCGAAAATGACAATCAAAGCAGACAACCCCGAGGTGCAAATTCCACGCGCCGACAAGGATAACGAGGCCGAGCCTGAAGCGTTCGATCTGGTGATCAGTTGTTCGACCGAAACGTGGACCGGCATCGAGAAGAAAATCTCCAAGGTCAACAATGCGGGGGCCGTCACGTTTCATGCTGTTGTCGTCAATCCAGACGGCGCGGTTGTGGACGAAGAAACCACGGTTCTCCAAACGGCGGATGACGTATGAAACCAGTCAACATTTACAAGCCACCAGCGCGCACCATCGTTACCGAAACGCGCCAGTTTTTGGTGGACAATACTCGGCGCACCGGCATCAATGCTTTTTCGGTTGCAACCAAAGTAACTGAAGCCACGCTGGAACAGAAAGACGTTACGGTCGGCCCTGATAATCCGTACACGATCAAAGACGTGCGGAATATCCTGTCTATTCAGTGCCCGCATCCGATCCAGCTGGAAATGATTTCATTCGGTGAAATTCCTGAAGAGGAAGTGCGGACGGAACAGGTTTATTTCGACGCAGAAATTGAGATTGGTGTGGCCAACGCCAGCCGCTTTGTCTCGGTTAAAATCACCGACAAAGACGTGTTTACGGCTGCCCCTATTTCGATCAACGTGCAGAACATGCGTACCGGGGAGACTGAAACTATTCAGTTGGCGCGTACCGAAACGAACGTTTACACCGGTTTTCTGGTGACGCAAAACAACGATGCACAGGGTAACGATTTCGACGGCACGATGTTCTGCCGCAAAGACGATACGTTGCGATTCATTTACGAAGAGCCTTATGGCGCTTCCGGTAAGTCGCAGGTGGTGACGAAGGATCAGGTAGTAACCCTCGACTTCGAACCAACTGTTATTCAGGCACCGCTCTACGTTCCTTTCGGATCGTTCCTGAATTTCCAAGTACAACATCCTGCGGCCCAAACGGCGAAGATCACCAACACCCGTTCCGGCTCCACTAAAAACGTGGTGCTGGGTAACTTTGCACCAATCGAACTCACCTATACGGATTCGGCAAATTCGTTTGCGGCTGAAGACGGTGACGCATTTGAAATAGAAACGGTGGGTAAAGACATTTACGGTCAATTGAAGCCCGTTGTGTACACCGTAATCGTCGGTAGTTCGCAGCCTGAAGTTGCGGTCAAAACGCAGGTCAATGTAACCGAACCTTTCGACATTTTTGTCACCGATAACAACATGCCAATGGCTGCGGTTCTGAAGATCAAAAACGATTTAACGGGCGTTGAGTTCTCCTATCCGCTGGCGCAAAAAGATTTCGCATATTCGGGTGAACTGGTTGCCCATTTCGATTCGTTCTATCACATTGGACTGCCGGGCCAGCCCGTTACGATCAGCTATAAAAGCGGTGGAATCACGGTAACGAAAACTCTGGAACTGGTGGCCAATGCACCAGCCCCGGTCGAATTACCAGCTGAAACAGAACCGGAAAAAACCGAACAATCGGCACCGGTTCGTATGACGGTAAATGGCCATTTCTTCCTGAATGGTTCGTTTGCAGGGACAATCAAACTTTCGGCGGATAAACCCGTTCGCTGCACGTTGATTAAAGCGTAATTTAATAGTAATCCCGAAACCTTTTGGGAGATTACGGAGATTTTCCATGACCCTTCAAAACGGCAGTAACACGTCGGCGGGTGTTTATGGCGGCGAAGTCGATAACTCGCAATCGGCTTCTTCGACGTATCCAACCACGGGGGCCATCGTAAGTGAATCGAATCGCGGTCGAGTTGGGGTGCCCACACTCGTAACCAGCGTGTCCGAATTCCGGGCCAAATTTGGCCTGCGTGATGCATCGCTTACCTTTGGCCACTTCTGCGCCGAACGTTTCCTGAAAAAAGCACAACGACTGTGGATGTTCCGCGTCGATACCGAAGCCAGTTTTGGTAACGTTTCGATTGTGACCAAAGACGGTTTCGCCATCCCGAAAGCTGCGACACAAGGCTATCTGGACCCGGCGACCGAACACAATCTGTTGCCAGATGAAATCGGTTTCTTCTACGCATCGGACCCCGGTAAGTGGAACAACAACCTTCGTGTGATCTGTTATCCGGATCAATACGACGTAGACAACGAACAATTCGTGGTCGAAGTTTACGAAACGAACATGAGCGTCCCTGTTGAATCCTATCGCGGCACTTTGCGCGAAAAGGTTGACGGCCAACGTCGCCAGCTGAGCATTGCTTACCAGCTGGAAAACATGGAATCTCGCGTGCGTTTCATGGTGAACGAAAACCACCCTGAGTACGTTGCGAGCAAAGGTGCGAAACGCCTGATCAACGCGATTGTAGAACTCGACCTCGCCTACGGTGACAATGGCCGCGCAGCAACTAGCGGCGATATCATCCAAGGTTGGGGCGAATTCGAAAACGAAGATGATTTCGAAGTTCGCATTCTGATCAACGCCGGTTACGCCGATCCGGGCGTTCAGCAACAAATGATTCAGCTGGCAGAAACTCGCCGGGATTGCTTCGCGATTCTGGACCTGCCATCGGATCAGCAGACGGTGACGCGTGCGGTTAATTACCGTCGCAACATCCTCAACACCAACACCAGTTTCGCCGCACTTTACGGTTCGGATATTCTGGAAGTAACCGACGACAACCAAGAAGTCTACGTGCCTTGTTCGGGTGCCATCGCTGCTGTGTTTGCACAGTCTGACGAAGCTCGCGATGTGTTTTGGGCACCGGCTGGTGTGATTCGTGGTGTGATCGAAGAAATCAATGGCGTGCGTGTTAAATACTCGCTGCCTGAGCGCAACATTCTCGATCAGAACCAAATCAACATGATCCACAAACAAAGCGGCTACGGCTACTGCGTTTGGGGTGCACAAACTCTGCTTTCGACCAAATCGGCGTTGCAGGATGTGCCGGTTCGTCGTCTGATCAACCTGATCGAAACCACTGCGAAATACGATGTTCTGGTCGGCCTGTTCGATCCGAACGACGAATTCCTGTGGGCGCAGTTGCGTGGTGTTGTTGAACGGATTCTCGATCCGATCAAGCGTGCTCGCGGCCTGTATTTCTCGGCTGTGTACTGCGACAAAAACACGAACCCTCCTGCACAGATTGCAAACGGTGACGTTGCGCTGGTTTACGTGATCCAACCGACTCGCTATGCGAAGCGGATCAAGTTCACGACTACCGTTGCGGCCACTGGCCAACTGAGCACCGCCGTCGAACAAATCGCGGCGTAATCCAACATAGGAAAAAAGGTGATTTATGCCTAAAGTAACGTTGGACGAAGCGTACAGCCTGCTTGACCCGATGCTGAATGACAACTTTGAACTTCTGTTCACTGACATTCCGGGCGGTGGCGACGGTCGTCAATTGCGGATTCAGTGCTTGGGTGCTGCATTGCCCGGCGCTTCCCTGCAAACTGTGGAAGTCGAACTCTTCGGCCACAAACTGATTTTTGCTGCACGTAAAACCTTCAGCCACTCGATGACGGTGGCGCTGCACGAAGTTTACGACGCACGCACTTATCAGGCCCTGAAAGATTGGGCAGCCGTAGGTCGTGCGACTCAAACTCAAACCGGTGGCTTCCACGATGCGTACATGCGCACTGCGGAATTGACCGTGTTTGACCAGACTGGTGCGGATGCTGCGAAGTGGAACATTCACCGGATGTTCCCGACCGAAATTTCCGAATACCAGTTCGAGGGTTCGGGTGGGCAGGCACTCCGTCAGGATGCTACGTTCGCCTACGGTTACGTGGAACGTACCCTCTGATGAAATGAAGAAAGCCCGGTGCAAGTTTTTGCATTGGGCTTTTTTCGCTTGTGTGGGGTTTGATATGCCTATCCTTTCGCTCGAAGAATTTGCAGGAAAACGCTCGGGCGACCGTAGCCCGTTGCTTGATTTTTATTGGTACTGTGTCGAGCTTCCGTTCGACTTGGACCCGTCTTATGTGGAAACGGTAACGCTGCCGGTTCCATCCATCAACATGAAACCAGTTTTCATGGGCGCACGCTTCCGACAGTATCCGGGCTTCCGTGAATTGTCGGCCTTCGACATAACGCTATACGAAGACGTTTCTTTGCGTTCGTTCCGTTGGGTTGAAGACTGGCGTAACCGCGTGATGGACCCCGAAACAGGAACGTATTTCCTGCCGGGTAATTACAAACGAAGCATGAAATTTGCTTTGACCGATGGGCGCACAACAGACACGCCCGTTTTGACTGCGACACTCATTGACGTTTGGCCGACTACAACCAGTGCAATTGAATTGACCAACTCTGGTGGGCAGCCGATCAAGGTTCGACAAAACTTTGCGATTGACGACGTTTCTTACGACTGAGGGGATACACCATGAAATTCGATAACTCTAACCTGCCATCGCGCCTGATTCCGTACGCGGTGAAAACCATCGAAGCGAATCCGTTTCGGCCCCTGCATCTGCCTTACCTTTCTGAGGCAATTCTGACCAAGAACGATGCGCCGCTGATCGAGGCGGTGGGTATGGTTATCGACATGGACGTAAACCAGCTGACGGATGGGGATTTTTTCTACATTCTGACATGGCTGCGTTTCAATTCCCGCGACCTGCCGATTTATGCCGAATGGGAATGCGGCGGTATCGTTTTCAAACGGGCGGGTGATGAATCTGGCAAGATTTACACCATGGAAGAAATCGACACCATGGCCCAGCAATACCACGATGCACGTGGCACCGAGGCTGAAGGCCTGATGGAAGATCCTAGCAAGATTGAATGGATCGAAGAAGACTGCGACCACTACAACAAACAGGATGTAGAGTTTGCGGATTTCGAAGTCAAGTTCATGGATGAATCCGAACTCGACCCACGGCTGGATTATCCACGGGTGCGGGATCTGGTGGCCTACAAGGAACTCGGGTCCGACGTACGCAACCAGAAGATCATCGGCCCCGTTCGCTATCTGCGTGAAGGCAATACGCTGCATGAGCGTCTGCATTCTCTCGAAAAGATCGACATGGAATTGTTCGATAAAGCGAGCCGTGCCCACTTCACGTTTGACCACGGTATTCTGCAACGCGTTTACAAGAAATGCGAACGCTGCGGCACCGAACATCCGTTCAACGTGAACATCGACGCGCATTCGTTCTTCGTGTGATGAAAACGAACCTCGATGCGTCGTACATCGAAGTCGGGGATTTGCTCACAGGCAACCCGGCTAAAGATGATTTCTACGACTTCGACCGTATTTATTTGCGGCAGTTTACCCTTCGTGAATTGCCGTTGCTGCATACCGGTATGAACGCCAAGACTCGGCCGCATCAGCACATTATTCGTGCGGTGCAAATGTGCTGCAACGTTGATATCGACCAATTGACAGACGGCGACTTCATGTACCTGATGGCCCGTCTGCGTAAAAGTTCGTTCCCTGAATTTCCGGTGCGTGCGCAATACACGTGCTCCAACATGGTTTACGTGAACAGCAAAAACAACATCGGTTTCGGGATCAACCCCAAGGATGCAAAACGGTTGGGGTTCACGCTTCAGCCGTGCGGCCACCAGCAGTCAGAAGTGGTGCCGCATACGCAGGTGCTGACCAATACACTGCCCGACGACAATAACCGCCTGAAGCATGATCGTATTTCGCTTCCTCGCGTGGGTACACTGACCGACTATTACGAATACGTGGAAGACTTCCCACGTTTCAAATACGTTGGTGACATTGCCCGTTGGGTAAAGCCCGGTAAAACATTCCGAGCAAAGCTGAATTATCTGATGGCACAGCCGGACATGAAGCTGTTCCAAGAAATCGAGAAAGTGAAGAACGATTGGTTCCATGGAGTCACGGAAAAAGTTCGCTTGCGTTGCGGACAGTGCAACCACGTGATGTTCCATGAAAGCAGCCCGTCGATGCTTCAGTTTTTCGCTGATAATTCCGACAAAGACATTTATAACATGGCCTACAACCTCATGTCGCGATTCGGCACGACGGTTGATCTGGATATGCCTGTGCAATGGTTCCTGTATACGCATTCGGTTCTCGCGGCAGACGTACGCGACCAAGAACAGAAAGCGAAAGCGGCAGCAGCAGGCGGCGGAAAGGTCATGGGCACCCGTAGAAGGTAAAAAGCATGGCTGCACTTGAGGCACTGAATGCAATCGTAGATAAGCATGGCTCCGAGCACGACGCAAAAGAGCCACCAAAGCGGCGCAGTATTCATGAGCAGACCCCGCGCCTCATGCAGCATGCGCACGTTCCACAAAATGATGGTGTGTCTTTTTCTGGCCAGAAAAAACATTCTTATGCACGTTCTGGCCAGCGCAATGAAAACCAGAAAACCAATCTGCCTGCCGTTCGTACCCAAGCACAGCAGCACGACCGCCAAGCGGAAGCAATCGACGGCCAAACGCAGGTAATTCGTGCACAGGCAGTTGGTCAACAAAAGCAATCGAACCTGATGCTGCAACAATCTGGTTTGATGCAGGATCAGTTGCACGCTACGCAGGAAATGTCGGACGTAATCAATCGTCTGGCAGAATACATGCAAAAGCAAATGACCCGCCCCGAAGCCAAAGTGCAGCGGATGGGTAACACGTACGAAGGCGAATTCACGAAGATCAACGAAAAGCAGTTGGCGGCGCAAGAACGCCGTATGACTGTGCTCGACGAACTCCGTGAAAAGCGTCGTGAAATGCAGCGTATTCGCGCATCGAAACAGGAACGTGATCGCCTCGGTCGATTCACGCGCAGCGCCCCCAAAGGCCCCAAACTGCAACGTGTCGGTGGGGGTGTGCGTGGAATTGGCGGGATGCTCGAAGGCGGCATGATGGAAGGCATGGGCGGACGTGCTGCTGGTATGGCGGCGCGGGCTGCATGGCCCCTGCTTGCACTGGCTGCTGCCTACTACGGTTCCAAAGCAATGACTGCCGCTTCGGATAATTATACGTTCGAAAAGAAAGATTCGAACATGGTTACTCGCGGCTGGCAAAACACCAAGGATTGGGTGGGTGATAAATTCCGCGACGATCCGGGCGAATCTTTCCTCGACAAAGCCACGGTTAAATCGGGCGGTAAGCAGCAAGGCGAACTGATGGGCGAAAGTGCCCGTCATAAAGATTTTGGTTCGATCAGCGCTGCATTCGAATCAGGCAATAAAGGCGTGGGCACCGTGTCCACCGGCAAAGGTGACAAAGGCGGTGTTTCCTACGGTAAGCACCAGCTAAGTTCCAAAGCCGGGACCATGACCGCATTTTTGCGTTCGGAAGATGGCCAGAAATACTACAACGATTTCCGGGGTATGGCACCCGGCTCCGAAGAGTTCAACAAGAAATACAAAGAGGTTGCAGACCGCGACGGCGAAGGCTTTGACAAAGCGCAACAGGCGTTCACCACAAAGACCCACTACAACCCGGTCGCTGCGTGGTTTGAAAAGCAATACGATATCAAACTGGATGAACGTTCCCGCGCTCTGAAAGAATGCGTTTATTCGGTTGCAGTTCAGTACGGTTTGAGCACCGCCAAGTCTGTTTTGGCTGATGCATTTGGTAATCGCGACATTACCAAAATGCCCGATGCCGAAATGATCGACCGCGTGCAGGAAACTCGCGCCGCGACCGTGGGTACACGTTTCCGTTCCAGTAGCCAAGACGTGCAGGATAGCGTTTACAAACGCGCCGGTACTGAAAAAGCTGCGCTGCTGAAAATGTTGAACGAAGAACAAGGCGGCCCCGGTTCTGCCAAGGCTTCCGGTTCCGGCATCGGCTCGCAGTATTCGCAGCAAATGATTGGCGTTTACGGTGGTAAAACATCGGGCGCAAATCAGAGCGGGACCGCATCTAACGGCACGGTCGGTGTTATGGCCATGCCTCAAGGTGGTGGCGGTGGAATGTCTGGCGCTGGCGACGAAGCCGGGGGCGGAACTGCTGCTGGAATGCTGTCGCCTGCAAATGGCGCGCTGTATGCGTTGGGTCAGAAACACGTACGCCCCAACGACAACTCGGTAAATATGTCTGGTTTGAATGATAAATTCAAGCAAGCATTTTTCACCATGGTTGGTGACTGGGTACAAAACAGCGGAGGCACCGTTGTAAACGTGGCATCTGCTTTCCGTACGCGTGCTGAACAGGAAAAGCTGTGGATTAAATACGGACGTAACACCAAACGCGTTGCACGTCCGGGCACCAGCCGCCACGAATCAGGTTTTGCAATCGACATTGACCGCAATTCTGCGAGTGCGATGGAAGGTGCGGGCCTGTTCAAGAAATACGGTTTCCATCGACCACTTTCCAACGAGCCGTGGCACGTTGAAATGATTGGTGCAGGGAAAGGCGGTGCGGGTGGTGGCCCTCAAGTTGCGGCGGCCAATGCCAGCCCCCAACTGATGCAGCAGCAAGCATCGCAGGAAATGGACAAAGCCGCTGAGGCCACTGTAAACCGCGCCGAAGAAAACACGAAAGGTACGGAAAAAACATGGTCGCAAAAGCTTAACGAGAAAAAGCCTCCTACCGATTCTGAGACTGGCGGCACCTCCAAAGCAGCCGAAGCAAACGGCGCTAAAGCCAAGGCCGGACTTGAGGAAGAGGAAGAAGAGGAAGAGGTAGGCGAAAAGCCAGATGACATTGGTGAAAACGACACCAAAATAATCAACAAAGAGGTTATGCCTCCGACCGTTGATGTTATGGGCGGTGCACCGACTACGCGCACACCTGAAGAGCAGGCGCTTTATGAGCAATACCTGAAACAGGCTGGCGGTGATCCTCGCGGTGTTCCTGAAACGATTTCGAACCCCGGTCAAAATCCGTTCGGCAGTCCAGAATTGCAACGCACGAATCCGGGGTCTGGAACGCCTACGTGGTCACAGCGTAATGCAGGGCGCGGGGCTAATGGTGTACCGGGTTCCAATGGCGGCTATACGTCTGGTCAGTATGGGCAGCGTGCACGGCCATGGTCGCAAAGCCAAACCGGTCGGGCGATTACGGGCGCCGCAACGAAAATAGGCAACGTTTATGGAATGGGTGGGTTCGGTACAATGGCCCCCGGTGTGTTCGGTGGGTTGCGGAAAGTTGACGGAAAAGTAAACGATGTTTTGAACAAGGTTCCGGGCCTCCGTGAGCTTTCCCGTTTGCCGGGTATTCCACAAATTCCACGGCTGTCTAATGGCCTGCCGAGTTTCGGAAATATCGTGACGGGCGTTGCGGATCGTGCAGCTGGTTTGTTTGGCGGCAACGATGCGCCTGTAACTGTTCCTGCGAATGAACGCCCCAAAGTGATGAACGGAATGAAAGTCACTTATGACGGTCCAGCCGTAACATCGACCGATCAAATTGGCACAACCTCCGTTAACGCTTCTGTGCCTCCAATGTCGCCAGCTTCGCCTACCTATTACAACAATGATGCACCTGTTGTAACGCGCAGCGCAGGCGCCCCGGTAGCCACGCTTTCTTCCCCGGCGCCGACTTCGTTAGCGCCTGCACCTGATAAGATCGAACGTAATTCGTACGATGGTGTGCAGAAAGTTGCCATTAGTTCTTCGGATGTTCCAATGGGCGGTAGTGCACCTGCACCAGCAGCACCGGGGGCACCGGGGGCCGGTAGTGGTGGCGCGAAAAACGATATGCCGTCAATCGACGACGTGCCTGCAATCATGGATGAATACGGGCTTCTCTTTGTGAATATGGGAATGGTGTAACACATGTCAATTATCGCGAATGCTTTCACTCCGAAATTGCCATCCCCCACGCGCTCCAAACCGAACATTTCCAGCATCTACACGATTCAAATGGACGTGCGCCGGGATGGAGCGAGCTACATGACCTTGGATACGCCGTTGCCTGAAAACTTCGGCTTTTCCTTGGCTTCCCAGTACGACCGACCGTTTGCAAAACCGCTTTCGCAAATTGCAGGTGATGCGGTCGGTATGGGAAGCAGTGCGGGTTCGGCAGAAGACGTGTTGCGTGCCTCGACAGGCGTAACGTCGATCATGAAATATCTTTCGGGTGCCGTTTGGTCGTCGGGTTCTTCGATGACCATTTCTGTTCCGTTTGTGATCGTGGCCCACGATAACGCCTATCTCGAAGTTACGGACACAATCAAAAAACTTACGCAGCTGGCCGCCCCTTCCGAATCGGAATCGGGCACGCTGGTTGCGCCCGGCCCACACGTCGGTAACACGGGTGCTTTGCTGGCCGGTGATTTTTCTGGAGGTATGCAGCTGGGCGGCGACGAAATCATTTTGAGGATTGGTCGCTTCCTGAAATTCACGCCCTGCATTATCAATTCGGTGCACACTACGTTCGACTCTCAATTCGACGGAATGGGCAACCCAATTGCGGCCACAATCAACGTTGAATTCGAAGCCTTCTGGACCACAACGAAAGAAGACCTCGATAAATTCTTTACCATGATCTGACGGGTGAGTTATGCCAGTTTTCAATCAGCGTGAATTTGTGTCAGTGGACGAATTCGGCATCGACCCGCTTTTGGATGAATCGTACGACGCCATCGCTGGTACGACCTCTTTCAAAAACTATACGGTTAGTGCCACCGAGCAATTCAACCCCGGCCTGATCGCGTACAACACGTACCGCAACGTGAAGTGGTGGCGGGCCATCATGGTCTATAACGGCTTCATCGACATTTGGGAAATCACGGAAAACACCAAGATAAAAATTCCGGATATCAACGAAATGACGACCCGGTTGCAGCGTGCTAAGACCGGCGCCACCAGTAGTGTGACGCTAACCCTCTAAACTGTAAATCCATAGCAACACAAACTAGGAACCTGTCATGGCTCAAGCATCCCTCAATATCGAAGGTATGGCTTTTTGCACGCTCGACATTGCAGGTAGTTCCATGCCGCCTTCCATGAGCATGATCGAAAGCATTCTGATCATGGAAGGTTTTGGTATGGGTTTGCCTACAATGCGTCTTAGCCTGTTCGACGAAAAAGAAACCTTGAGCCGTGACCTCAACCTCAAGGAAGGGACAACAATTGCTATTCGTTTGGGGAAGACGGCGGACGCTGCGCCAGAATTCAAATTCCGGGTGTTTGGTTGGGGCCGACACCGGAACTCTAGCGGTAAAGTATTGAACGTGGTGTGCATCCTCGACGCACCTAAATTCGGCGCCGGATCTTTCGCAGAATCATTCGACGGATCTTCTGCTAACGTCATGCAGCAAATTGCCGAACGTTCTAATCTGCGTTACGAAGGCCCAACCGGGGATACCAAAGACACGCAGGTCTGGCTCAACATAAACAACAATCGCCTGTCGTTTTCTGAAGACGTGGCGCTGCGTGGTTTTATCAGTGAATCTAGCTGCATGGCTCGCACCGTGCGCATGGACGGCACACTGGTTTACAAAGACCTGATGGCCGTTCTAAAAGAGCAACCGAAAAACACGTTGGTTCACAACAAAGACGGGGCTGGTGCTAGCGGGAAAGCGGTAGACGTGCGCGAAGCTAAAGACCGTTCCTACTCCGGACTGTTTGCGCATTTCGTCAATTACGGGCACAAGCTGTTCGGTCATGATTTCGGCTCCGAGGATGCAACATTTTCTATTGAATCCATCGACGTTGACGCACCATCGTCTGCTGGCGTTCCTGTAAACGCTGAAGTGCTGGCCATGCTCAAGGATCGCGGGGCGCGGGTGACGTACGCCGGTTATGATCCGGGCACTGGTCCTGAAGAAGGTTTCAACATTCACGAAAACTATGAACGTGCGTATTACCAAAACGTGCGTTTCCTCTCGATGTTTAGTGAGGGCGTTATTGCACTCACTGATTCGGCGACCGAAGTAAAAACTTTCGAGTCCATCGACTATCAGCAGGGCGCAGGCGCCAAAGGGCCGGGCACCCCAGCACCAAACGATATTGCAGGTCGGTACATTGTGGGTGGTAAGTCGATTTTGATCAAAGGCGGTAAGAAGTATTCCGAACTCTTTTATCTCTATCGTCCGTTCCTCACTGAGGCCGGGAACCCCAACGGAACCGACGCACCTAAAAAGACCGTGAGCGCCAGCCAATCCGGCGTCAACACTAGCAGCAGAAACTTCACTTGATCATCGAAATCTACATCGACAATCACGCAAAGCCAGACCACGTTGCAGAAACTGTAAACACAATGGGTCTGGAGGTGATTAGCCTCGAACACGCCGACGACGTTAGCTGCATTCAGTTGCCTAACCGTAATGGTATTGAAAAACTTCAAATGCTGGATATTATGCATGTCCGAACAGCCGAGCAAAATGAGTTGTATCGAAGAAGCAATCGAACAGGTCAAGATGATCAGTTCGATCAGCCTCGTTAGTCAGAATAATCTAAAGTACGTGCCGCTACCGCACGTGCTGTTCCAGCTGGAAATTGCAGCCGAGCGTGATCAAGTTTCCCGCCAGCTACAAATTTCGCAGGTGCTTAACGAACTGTTGATTTCCATTCAACGTGAGCTAAATAGCCGTGATCCGGATCAGCGCCGCAACCTGACTATGGAAGACGTGACGCTCGCGTTCCTGAACAAAATCCAGCAAGTGCAATCGGGGCAAACGAAATGAGCAACAGCGATGAAATTCCACCATGCGATCAGGAAGTTTACGATAAAGGCGTAGGCATCTACGTTGGGGAATTGTCGAAGCACATGGCCGAGCATATCTGTAAAGGTTTGACAGAAGTGCTCCAACCTTCCACTGGCGTCAAGGTTGATTGGCATTATATGGGTGGTCGTGTGATCATGCGTGTATTGCTGCCTGAAGCCAAGCAAGACCAAAATTCTGCGACTTAAAAAAGGGGAAATACAATGCCGGGTATCATGTCGGATCGTTGGATCGAAACCATGTGCCAGCCACAACGCAAAGCGCTGTTTATCAACGGTGAGTTTTATGCGTGGGCCAATACACACAAGGCACGTAAAGCCCGCGAAGTTCCACCGTGCGGCGCCCGTATTCTGAATGAACGTTTCATCGACCAAACGCCGATGATCAGCCCGTTCTCGAACAAGCAGGTTTCGCAGGTCGAGTACAAAGCTGTAGGCGACGACGACGGCGAACGTTCTGTACACAAGATCATTCCCTACGGTCTGAGCAGCTACGGCTACGACATTCGCTGCGGTAACGAATTCAAGATTTTCACCAACCTGAATACCACGGTTGTTGATCCAAAGAATTTCACCGAAGACAACTTCGTAACGAAGACGGTCCGCGACGGCCAAGCAGTGATCATTCCGCCGAACTCTTTTGCGCTGGCAAACACGCCTGAGCAATTCAAGATCGACCGTGACACGCTGGTGGTGTGCTTGGGCAAATCGACGTATGCCCGCTGTGGCATTATCGTAAACGTTACGCCATTAGAGCCTGAATGGGAAGGCTCACTCACGCTGGAATTCAGCAACACCACGCCGCTTCCTGCCATGATTTATGCGGGTGAGGGCTGTGCACAAATTCTGTTCTTCTCCGGCGACGATGACTGCGATATTTCGTACGCAGATCGCAAGGGCAAGTACATGAATCAGTCGGCAGTTCCGACCTCCCCGAAAATGCTGTGAGGCCCCATGAGCGACGATTTTGATGTTGCTGAATTGTTGGATTGCTTCGCCCGAATCTTCACAGAAGCATTCGAAAGTAATTCTGTTGCACCTGTGTCTGCGAGCGTATTACCAGCCAAACCAATCGAAGTTCCGCCACCGAATCCAAAATATCCGGAAGGTGCTAAATATCGGGTTCTGGAAAACGAATGGTGGGACAATGTAACGACCAACGACGTTCTGACTGTGGTTTACTCTACCAGTTTGGAAGTTCTTTTCCGCCATCCACGCGGCGGCAATCTCGTTGTTCCTATGGGCATGATTGACGACTTTGAAAAGGTTGGCGACGATGCGAATAACTGTATCAGTTAACGACAAGCCAGTGCCACCTGTAGATCGGCTGTGCCGGTGGTTGCGTGTCTATTTCACGCTGTGGCACCCGGCATTGATGCTGTTCCTGTGCGGGCGGTTCCTGTGGATTTACGGCGTAGATCGCTCCACGGTCCTCATGGATAAAATGGTGGACGGTGCACGAATTGTCGTTACCCAAAACCTCGACCACTGGAGCACCTTTGATCGCATCATGATTTTCGCGGTAATCGCGTGCATCTGGTTCTACGTTTCGAACTACATTCCGCGTTGGTGGAAAATCGTTCGTCGTATGAATTACAACCGTGTTTCGAGGATCGGATAATGTTCGGCTTTCTGAAATACGTTGGCGCCACATGGGCTGAAAAAGTGGATCGCGAAAAACCCAGCGTAACGTGCTGCGTTAAAGGCTGCAAACCAATCAAGGGCCGTGCCTATTTTTGGCGGGGCCACTGCCAACGCTGCGGGCATAAGCCGCGCTAAAACCATACGGGATTTGCCTTTCGGTAGATCCCGTTTTTTGTTTCTACACAATAAGGACAAAATCATGTTCCGTACTCTGCTTGTTTGGTTTATTTGTGTGCTTGCCACACTGATATCGGTATTACTGGCTCACGTAGGCATTATGGTGTTCGAAATCCTCATTCGATTGCCGGGCAAAGCCTCAATTACTTTGCTGGTGGCTACTCTATTGCCCATTTTCTTTCTAGGCTTTATGTCTGTCTGCCTTGCCTTCCTGTCTATTTGGACAATCAAGCGGCTGTTTCGTAAGCCTGCAACCCTTCCGGATTTCATGTAGTGGCATTTTGCTAATTCGAATCCAAAGGGCAATAAAAGGGTAATTTAATGGTAGGGTTCGCATTTATTGCGTTCATCTTTCCACCAACAAAGGATCTTTTATGAACGTCCAGAACTATACTGGCGTGCTGGCTGAGATTGTCGCAGCCATGCAGGAGGCCGGTGATCCCTCTGCGATTCGCCGCATCCAAGTCACCGAAGATGAAATGGATGAAATCGTTAAATCTGGCGCGTTCCGGAAAACGACCAATACCCATTATGGCGGTTCTGATACTCCGGTGTTCTCCAACATCGAATCTGGCTCCGACGGTAAAATCATTTCGATGTATTTGGGCGGTACGCTGATTTGCCTCGGCCCTTGGCAACCACGCGGTGCACTGGCCACCGTTACCTACGGCCCATTGACTGTTCAGCAAAAAGCAAAAAGCAAATTCGTCCGTACCGTTGACGGCAAAGATTACATGCTGGTTGGCACCGGCAATCCCGCTGACGATTTTGTACTCGGATCGAACGCTAACATCGAACTCGGTTTGGCTGTTCGCAAAGTCAAAGATTCGACCTACTACGGCGACGGCGCAGGCGGCTTCGATATCGAGTTGGACGAAGCACTGGGCGAGTCGTGGAACTTCGCGGTTACTGTCGGCTCGCTGAAAGACGGTGTAACTGACGTAACGGAAATGTACGACATTTCCCTTTACATCGACACCGATGCTACCGGTGAAGAAAATGCCATCAAGTGGGATTTGCAGTACACCCCGCGCCTCGACGGCAAAGGCAAAAACTATGCATGGTACAACCAAGGCATTCGCGTAATCAACGACGCGACGACCAACCCGGACGGCTCCGTTTCGCAGATGATTCAGCGCTACGAATTCCCGTTCATTTCCAACGCACTTCCTGCCGATACCGAGCGCACCAAAACGGGTGTTCCGCTGGGAATCTATGGCATCAAATTGGAAGCCCGCCCACGCTTGGCAACTGGTGACGCAGTTTCCGTTGAAGTAATGGCGACCGTCGCAAAAAAGTCGTAAAACCTGTTCCGCGACGTTCGCTGGTTGTCGGTGGTTCAGGTACGACCCAAGATGGAAACGGTTTATACGTTCAGTCTAATGGTTTCGTACCTGCGTCTGTTGCTGCGGCCATCACTGGTGTTGCTGCCGGTTTAGACCGGTACATCGCCATAGGTTCGCAAGTCTACGAATCGGTCGATAAAACCGAGTGGACTGCAATGGATGTAAATCTCGCATTTTCCCAAATTGTTTTCGCCGATAAGTTCTACGCATCTGTAGACGGTGTTGGGATCTATGTATTGGATTCAGACTGGAAGCTGGTCTATGAGTTTGATGGGAATTTCGTCTGTGCGCGCAACATTGGCCAGCCTGCATTCGGCACTGATCGGGGAACGGTTATCGTCGGCCCTGAATGGAGCGAAATTTCTGTAGGTACGGGCCGTGTTTGGTTGACGAATCAAGCGGCAGGATTCCGCTTGGCAACGCACAATGGTGACGTACTGGAAACGTTCGCCGGTCCCGTGACTTCGCTTGTGTCTGAGGGCACGACGAACATCGAGGGCCTAGACATTTCCGGTTGCTGGTACGATGCAAAAAATGGCTACTCGGTTATTTGTGGATCGTTCGGCGGGCAGCCTGTTTTCGCCACGTACAAAAACCGCTGGATCTTCGAGTTCTCGGATCTTGAGGCGCCTGCTGTTTCACTGTGTGATGGCTACGTGCTGACCCACGATGCTGTGTACAGCACTACGGATTATTCGAGCTTCAACCTGCTGCACAGGTTCGAACAGTTCGATGCAAAAACTTTGGTGCTGGTTTGAAAGTGGCCCTCGGTTCTCAAGGAATCGGGGGCTTTTTCGTTTGCGGAGCATACTGTAAATACTTGTCATACAATCATGGAGTCTCGCTATGAAAGACCACCTCGATATTTACCATGACATTGCCCGCACAGTAGTCAACTCTGACGATGTTCAATCGTCGTATATTTTCGATTGGGAAATCTTGGGCCAGTCCGCCGTATGCGAAGTGCTGAACCAACGTGAAATCCACGCGGGATTGAATCCTGCACCGTTGATCCGCCTTGGAATGGCGATGCACGATCGTATCAGCTTCGAGCCGATTCGCCTGCGTGTGCACACGGTGGATAATCTGGAAAACCGACGCCCGGTCCCGATCTTCCCTCTGGTGATGGCGCTGCGTGTGAAAATGCAGGAAAGCATGGCTGCTTGGGAAAAGTACAACGGCCCCGATCCGATGTGGTGTATTCGACCGCTGATGCACCAGCTGCATGGGCACTATTTCTACGTGCAGAGCTACGAAGAAATTTCTTTGAATAGTGAATTCGAATTCAACCTTTCCATCGTCCCTTACTTTGGCAAACTCGATGACTGATCTTAACTCCCGCCTGATCGCATATAAATACCACAAAGCCTTCGGTAAATTTTCCGATGACTTGTTCCGTCTGTTCGGCACCGAGCGTAAGAAGCCACATTACGTGGCGCTCAAGTTGGGCGGGCAGCAATTGTGGTTGCAGCCCCTCGATGTTACGCACCGGCATGAATTGAACATGGTTGAATTGGCTCATATGGGCCACTCGCTACGATTCCCCGGAACACCGACAAGGCCGAAGGTCATTGCACGCTTTGCGGCGCGAGGTGATAGCAGCTACTCCAAATTCCTCCTTAATCAGGAGGTGTACCGAACACCTGTGGTAATTCTTGGCCAGCCGTTCTACTTGACAGACTATTCGCTGGATAATATCCACGAAGGTGAAGCGCTGTTCGAATTTGAACACTTCCAAGATACCTATCTGTTTTCTTCGCATGTGCAACACCGCGAGAAAGCACGCCGCCTTCAGAAAAACTTCGAACCTCAAACACTTTTTGGTTCGCCTCAATTTGATGCATCTTTGCTGCGGTGGCGGGACATGAACAACTGGTCGCCACGCAACCGCAAACGACGCGAGACGCGCAAAGTTAACCCTAACTTCGAACCCGACTATGGGTTTGAGTACGACTATCCCGAAGAAGAATTCGAATAAGGAACATCATGGAAATTCAAGAACAGCTGGAAGCTGTGCGGGCATATCGCGGTACGGTCCGCGTTACCATCGGTAACGATACGGTGGACGCTTCCGTTCTTAGTACGCAGCATACACCGGAACAAAAAGGTATACCGGAGCATATCGACGCCTCGTTTCGCTTGGCCGCCAAGCCGGAACAGCTGATCAGTATCCAACAGCATGTTATTGACGACATGTTGATGCAAAACTTCTGCACGGTTTACGTGCTGGCGCAATCCCGTAGTAGCTGGACCTTGCGCGAGACGATAGAACTTGTAAAGAGTGGGCAGAACTATATGTGGCAGATTCACGCGAGGATTTATCTGTGAGTAGCTTTACAACGCCGCTGGTTGCGGAATTCGAGAACGACGGTATTCATTACGTCATTTGGCAAATCTTCGCCTATGCAATCGGCATGCTGGGTTCCGGAATTGTGGTCAGTGTTCCAGTTGGCTATCGCACCGATCTGGCGTCCGTGCCGTGGTGGATTCGCTGGCTATTGCCACCGAACGGGAAGTACGGGAAAGCGGCTGTCATTCACGATTACATTTGCTCGTACAGAACTGTAAATATCAATGGGACCAACGTCTACGTTACGCGTAAGACTGGCGACCTGATCTTCCTCGAAGCCATGGGTGTACTCAATGTTCCCGCGTGGCAGAAATGGTCGATGTTTGCAGCGGTCCGCGCCTATGCAATTGCGACCGGCATCGACCGGGCGGATCAGAAGAAAGCGGCAAACGATCCGAGCTATTTTACTGATGTGCTAGCCGCGTAAGGACCGAAAATGACGGACGAAAAACTGGATAAAAAAGAAGCTGAGAAAATACTCCGGCGTCTGGTGGACCAACATACCGAATCCGGTCAACCGTATGACAATTCTTTTTATGAGCTAGGGACAGCGATTGCCCGAGATATCGAAATGATGGCTTGGGGGCCACGGCTTAGTGCCGGACGTTGGATTATATTTCTGAACGCGTTGAAAAAGAACGACGTAGCAGCTTTGAAAAAGGCTGACGAATCCTACGAAAACTGCTGCCTCGAATTCATCAAACGTTTTGGCATTGAAGAAATGTGGGAACGTACGCACAGCTTTGATCGGCCTGAATTTCGCCAGCAGCTGGTGGATCAGGGGCTACCTGTCACCTTCACCAACCTTGCCCGCGCTGAACTTGCGCGTGTCCTCAAAGAACAGGAATCGAAATGAAAATCTCCCGCGCAATCTCGGAAAAACTTTATGCCGAGGCGCCTAGCTTGCTGGCACTCCCTATCCAGACTCAAATCGTTCTGGAATCCGTAATCACACATCTGATCTGTGTTACGCAAAACTTCAAAGAAAAACGTTTTGAAATCGTGCTGGGTCTGAACAACCCGGAACCTTCCGACACGATCCGCCACATGGCAGAACAGGGCGCCCTGTATTGCGTGTGGCAGGGTATCCACATGCAGCAAGGCCCTGCGTTCGATCCGGACGAAAACGAATCGGGCTTAGAGCACTGGGAAGTCGATAGTTACGACACCTACCTTACCTTCCAAGTTGAGGTTGAGTAATGGCTGCTTTCGTCTGTTCCGATTTGCATTTGGGGCACCGCAACATTCCCGCTTATCGCGGGTTTGATTCTCTCGAACAGCATGACGATCTTATCTGCGAAAACTGGGAAAAAGTAGTGCGTTCCAATAAGCGCGACACTACCTATGTTTTGGGCGATATCGCCTTCAGCAAAGAAGGCTGGTTGCGCTTTGACGAACTACCGGGCCGCAAAATTGTGATCCTCGGCAACCACTGCACCGAGCGTGTGGACGTAGGTTTTATCGCCGGACTGAAAACTGTAAACAGTGTACATAGCATGTACAGCCATAAGGGCCTGATCATGACCCACGCGCCACTTCATCCGGCGCACCTTCGTGGCAAGCGCAACTTGCACGGTCACTTGCATGCACACCTTGTACACAACCGCAAGTTCTTCAATTGTTCCATGGAGCAAATCGGTATGCAGCCGATCAACATGGAAGAGGTTTTCGAAGAGTTCGAACGTCGTCAATCGCTGGCGTATGTTCGGCGTAAACTGGGCTGGGGCGCCGCTGCGCGTATGCTGATCAATGGGTAAAGTTCTGAAAGGTCGTCAGTTGTTTCTGGCTTCGTTGAAAAAGCCGCACGCGGATGAAACGTTGTTTCGCCTGTGCCACAAACGGGGATTCATGCAGGCCAACTATTACACGCATAAAACGCGTGATGACAACCCCGAAGATTTGATGCTGGTCGTGACGGTGTTTTCGCACCAGCATTCGTTGGAACTGCCGGATGAATTTGAGGTCGTTGGCCAGCACGACGAATCCGTAATTATTCCGATGCGTCGTGTCCGCCACAAGCGACTGATGCGCGAAAAGTGCGGGTTTGTTTATCTGGTTAAGCTACAAGGCAACACCAGCCAATGGAGCCGTAGCCTCTGAAGCAACAAGCGTTAATTAAGGGAATGAATCGGTGTATGCCGAGCAGGATAACTTGGATCACACATCGAACGGAGTAAACAAAATGAATGAACATGTTGATGGTATGAATTCCGCACACGCTGCGCCATACGATGTGCAAAACAAAGGCGTGATCGACTGGACCGAAAGCGAGGGCGAACAGGCGGCGCGTATGGCCAAAGTTCATGAAACTTACGGCGAACAAATCGCACGTGTTCCGGCACACACGCACGAAGAAAACGCACGTAATTTCTTCGACCGCGAACCTGACCAGACTGTGAGCCGCTGCCAGCGGATTCGCGGCGCCAATCCTGAATTCGTCCACTTCGATGACGCCGCATTCCTGCACAAAGAGCCTGTGAAGAAAGCACGCGGTATGGACCCCAACTTCACCGTATACGAAGACATGACTTATCTGTCGGAAAACCCGGCTGACAAGATCGAAAAGATCCTGCAAAAGCTTGAAGACGAAGGCCTCGATGAACCAACCAACGAACAGCTGGCCGACCACTTCAACCAAAAATTGATTGCTCAAGGCCGTAACCCGGTTTTCAGCGCTCAAATGCTGGCTGCGCAGAATGCCGCTGCACTGCGTAAGCAGCAACAAAACCGCAAAAAGAAACGCAAATAAATGGAGATTCTCATGTCGCACAACCAAACCCCGTACGTCGGCGCCCTGACAGCTTTCTGCAACACCCCTGTGGCAATGACTGTTCACCACGTGGCGTACGCCGAAGACGGCACCATTGAAAATGTGACCTGCGTTTTCTTCACCAAAAACGGCAAGCTGGATTATGCCAGCGGCAAGCCTGAGTTCTACGTGGGCTTCGGTGAAAGCCTGATCTTCGAAGGCGGCGCATTCGTCGGTGCGTTCAACAACATCGAGGACGAAGAAGAACTCGAAGAAGAGGAAGAAGAGGAAGAAGAACTCGAAGACGAAGACCCAGTAAATTCCCAGTACACCGAAGGCGACAACGCCTTGAACCAGTAAATCCCCATGGGCCAAGGATGGCCCAACCTTGAGGAATTTCTATGTCTCTTTTCCAATGTGAAGTTTGTGGCTGTTGCGAAAATACAGCGTTGGCTGCCCAAGGCTTCAAGATCAGTTTCATGCAGCAACTCTTCGACTGGAGCTACGCACCAGAACGCAAAGGGCTTTTGCTGTGCAGCGCATGTGGCCCGGTGAAGTATCGTAGTGGTGCGCCTACCGAATACGGCAAATGGCACGACGAATTTCCGCGCAACTTCCTGCCTATGGGTCAGTTCAAAACCAACGACCGGGGCAACCTCGAACACATCGAGTACGGCGACGAAGATTTCATGGCTTACGAAATTCCTAAGCCTGATCACGTCAAGTAATCGCCATGAACGAATATATCGTTTTGTTTGCTGATGATGCGCATGCAGAACGAGCCGGGCTTAGCGCCTGCTACCTAACGACTGTTGCCCAGCTGAAGGCAATTCGTTTGGTTCTTCCCTTCCTCCCTTGGGGCGTTATTCGTGAGTCCGTTTCGTTCGCACACCTTGTGGGAAATCACTACCATCATAAATCGGTTTCTTCCGACTACACACGAAATTTCTTGTACGGCGCCACACAATCGGCGGCGAAGCTGAATCTCGTTCCGATACAAATCAACCAGTGGTGAGATTATGAACAGCGAAAAGCTGGCAGGCATTTACGCTAATCTGTGTAAAGAGGTTGACGAACTGCATGACAAATTCGAAGCCCTGAAAGTTGGGCCTAATGTGCACGTGATGGACCGCTTCCATCTGCTGACTTTCCGTAAAGCGGCAGGCCCCGTGGACTACAGTGTTTCATCCCTATACACCGTGCCTTATCTGCTGTATGAAATCAATAAAAAGCGCAACGAACGTCGCGACCTCCAACACAAAATTTTGTGGCTTTCTGATACGGCGGCGCACAAGCAGTTACTTGATGTTCTTAACGGCGAAGAGCAACTAGCTATGCTGACTGCACAAGCTCAAGCACGCGGCGAGTACAACTGAAAAAGTGGACCGGCGTCGGATCACAGAAAACCCCGAAGGTCGTTTGTGAATTGCAGACTTTGTTCGCTGAAACGAAGCCCAATTCCATTTTACGATCCGGGGCTGCAAAAGGTTCCGATGAAGCATTCGAACTTGGGGCAAAGCATGCGGAAATCTACCTGCCCAATCGCGGGTTTCGCGGCCACCAAACCGGGATCTATGACTACACGCCCGAGCAAACGGCATGGGGCGAATATCTGGCACAAAAAGTTTACCCAATTGTGATCCAGAATCCCATGCACATGCGGCTATTCCGCCGCAACGCATTTCAAGTGGTCGGTCTATCGACATGTGTCGAAGATTCCGACCCTTCAGAATTTTTGATGTGCTGGACGCCTGACGGCTGCACCAAGCCATCGGAGTACCTACGCGGTAGAACCGGGGGAACCGGAATTGCAATCATGATCGCGTGGGAATTTGACGTTGAAGTCTGGAACTTGAGACTGAAGCCGCACATGAAATTGCTGCTGGCACGTCTCGATGATTTCGGCGTCGATATCAAACCTTACAAAGAACGGCTGATGGCCGAGGGACTTTACGGATGAATTTGATCGACCTGCAATACAACATGCTGCAACACTGCAACCGCTACATGGCCGATATTTCGAACATGAAGACCAGCGAAAAGATCCAGCATTTTGCGTTGGTGGTTGGCCGTCTTTCCAGCGACTACCATACGAATTCGCCGGTCAAAGATCCGTCCACCAATCATGGTTTGGCCCTGATGTATCCGGTACTGGCGCTGTCGAGTATGCTGGGCCTGAACCTCGGCAATCAGTACGAACGGCCAGTAAGCAATCTGTATTTTTGCAGCCTGAATTGGGCGAAGTCTCAACACCAGCGCAATGGCGGCCTGAACCACGACGAACTGCTGATCGAGTATATCGTGGTCATGGGCGAATACTGCAAAGTGGCCGAAGCAATCGACCATATGGAACCGATTGATTTCCGCACCGCAACCCACAAAATTCTGGCGCGCCTTTTCAAACTGAGCGTGCAGATTTGTGCTTTCGAGGGGATCTTGGGCGAAGACCTGCACCGAGCATTCGGGCAATGGGTGCGGCGCATCGAGCGTCGCCATGCGATGTATGAAAATCTCGGTTTCTTCCCGTTCGAAGAAGGCTCCGATCCATACCCGGTGTTCTGAGGTCCGCTATGCTGGCAGCAATTAAAAACTGGATGAACCCGCCGATTCGCCAGTACAACATCACTGACTGCCCAAGCTGCGGTCGGTCGATTCGCGACGAAATGACCCGGACCCAGCAAAGCCGGTGCACCTTCACTACGGCCCCGCGTCCACATACGCAAGTTTTCTGGTGTGGTCGTTGCAGCGGTGAATCGGAGTGGCACGGAGAACCCGGCGAAACGCAGCTAGTTTTCAAACGTGTAATTCGCCCACTGAATCCCGGTATTTACCGTGACCTGATTCAGATGGCCGAGGACGCGCAGTCCCAGTACAACATCGCGCTTATCACCAGCGGCATTCGCGGCATCAAGCCTGATGAAACAGACTTTTCGAAGTTGGATCGAAAAGGGGTGATGCACAAAATTAAACAGTTGCGTCGCCGTACACGAACATTCAGAAGGTAACAAATCATGGAAATGATTGACGACATGATCACTCCGGAAATTGCGCTGCGTGTTATGGATCGCGTGAACGATCATTTCGTTTACGATGGCCTGCCTCAACGTCTTGAGGATTTGGTCCCATTGGTCCAGTTCAACGCATGCGCCGGAGAGTTCGGCCTTGAATTTTGCGGTATGTGCATCTGGCATACTGCAAGCGACAACCAGTACATTTCTGAAAATGCGCTGGAAACCTTCGTACAGTCCCGTATCGCAGAAATGCGTAAGGTACTGAATCATGTCACCATTGGCATCACCAACTCTGTTGTGGATCAGGTGATCGACGAAGCAGACGAGAAACTGTAAATTCTCAAAGCAACACCGCTGTATCCGGTGGCGCGGTAAGCGTCGCCGACCTAACCTAACTAGACTGTTGTGCGGAAAGCACAGAGGGCTATATGCAATACAAATTCGAACGTTCCGTTTTTGATAACAGCCGCGTGTATGAAACCGTGGTGAATACTCTGCTGATTGGTTACGCGAAAAACGTAAATCGTCTGAGCGAGTGTGCCACCGATGGTTCGATGTTCGATACCAACGTGATCCTGTATGGCGTCACCGAGTCGTCGGCAAAGATCCGCGCCAGCGACACGTTCAAGGGCACCAACTACGTCAACATTCGCTGCGCCGGTTCCGATACGGATCTGGAAGGCCTCCAAAACGCGCTCGGAAAAAACCGTTTCAACGGCCATGTGATCATCTGCCCTGACGTTGAGCATGCCCGCGATCACGTGTATTACCATCTGGCTAAGCTGCTGGAAGTTGTGGCCTGCGATCACGACTACCGCAAGGGCCGCTACAATCGCGAATTCCTGACGTTGATTCCGAACACAAACGTCGAAAATGATCTGCTGTGGGCGATGTTCGAAAACTGGAAAGCCCGCACCTTCGGTTCGCATCGGAATATCCTGATCGAAAATGCCGAGTATCGTTTTTCGCGCTACTTCGGGACCAAGGACGACGGCTTCGAATACCGCCAGAAGAACATGGCGAAGAGCATCGCTAATGGTGAACCGGGCGCGTTGCGCATCGCACCTCCGCACGAACTCGATCCTGCGCTGACTTACGCTGCATTTTTGGACCGCTCGAAAACGTTCGACACGACCAACCTGCATCCTGTGCGCCTCGGTCGTGATTTTGCCCAACTTCGTCATTCGTACCTGCGCGAAATCATCGACGCGCTTTCCCCGTACGGCCTGCAAGTGATCGGTGCTGATGGTGAAAATGTGCCTTCCCGTGTCGTCTGCCTCGACGATTACGTTGCGTGGAAAATGTTTGAAACTTCCATCACTACTAATGTGATGTATCCGCCAGAATACCAGACGGGCGGTGCTGCATGTTGTGGCTCTGACACTTCGACCAAACCCACTATTGTCTCCATGGAAGAAATTTCCAAGCGCTAAATAGACCGGGCCAAGGACGGCCCTCTGCTTTGGGGAAGTCATGAAAACTTTTTCAGAACGTGGCGTTACGGTTGTGGCCTACATCGAGCACTGGCAATTCATTAGCCCGCGCTATGGTTGGATGTACGCTGGTACACATCCGCACAACGTGTCGAACAGCCACGATCCATATTTTGAAGCCAAAAGATTGTGTGTCTTGTGGGCTGAAACTGAGCATCGCTATAAGCTACGCGACCATGAACCTTTTGGTGTGGCCACCAAGGAACAAACGGGCAACATGAGTGCCGAACAACTTCGCAATTTGGTGCAACGTTCAAATAAACTGGATGCGTGTCTATGAATGCTAGTCCTTGGGGTCCGTATCGACTGCGTGAGCCGTGGCCGCGCATAACACCGGAAAAGCTGATTGAAATCGGCAACTCTGATTGCGAGTATCGTGATTATTGCGGGCAGCTGATCGAGGCCACGTTTGATGACGTGCATGGGGCACTCGAAGACTGTGACGTGGATTACCTGAGTTCGCTTGTAAAAGCTGCGCACCATATTCACAGCACGTCACGGAAAACTACGGTGCTTCGGCATTTTTATATCCGGCGCCATCATATCGAAGGCTGGTACGAATTACGTTGTCATTCGTGGGTTCAAACTGCACGTGAAGAGGGGCCTGCAAAGGCCAATCGTCACCATCGTGGGTTATGGAATGAGGTGAACAATGTCGCAGGACCACTTAGGAAATATGTACCTCGATTTACTTGGGACGAATACGTGGGCTGGCTTGCGCGTAGTTGAAGACCCGGCGCAGCTAGAAATCGTGGAGCATAAGCAGGAACGCAAATGGGCACGCCGCAAAATGTGGCAGCCGTTTCGCCGTTTCGACATAATCCGCTCTGTGAAACCTTCGCGCACTATCATGCAGATGGGTGATATGCTGATCATGCACCCGGAAATGGCGAAAGAGGTTCGTGCCGCGATAGACGCGGCAGAAAAACCGAAGAACTCTTCGGTCGGGGCCTCGACTCACATGCCTACGGTGGACTGGATGCCTGATATTCCGATTAAGTCGAATCGAGATATCGCCAAAGGACTTTTCTGATGCGCAAAAACCTTCGTGATCGTAAGACCACTCTGTGGTACAAGGCCAGCCGTCGTGTCCGTTGGAAATATACGGACGATTTGTGGTTTGCGTTTGTGCTCGATCCGGAAACTATCGAGTGGCGACAGCAGGGTATTGCTCACCGGCAAATCGGGCGTGATGGAGCCGGTCGGCTTGTCTGGCCCGACCAATCCATTCACCAGTTTAAACGGGTTGATGTGGTGTTGCTAACCTATCGGATCACGGGTGAATACTCTGTGGCCGAAATCGTGAAAAATGTGCTGCACCAACTCAACGATTTGAGTGGCACTAAGTGGTATCCACCGGTAGGCACTGAGCAAGGGCCGTTTAGTCCGTATGCCATGAAAATTTCCCAATCTACTTTTGAGTACCAAAAGGACGTGCAATGATCATCGGTAAATTTCATCTGGCAATTACTGACCGTCAGACGCTGGAGATTCCGTCTCCTGCACGCATCTTGTCCGTGATTGCCAAGCCCGACGAATTCAACCATGAAGACGTTCTGCTCTATGCCGAAATGGAAAAAGGGGCGCCGCTTCTGTATCGCAAAATTCGCATTTACGGCACCGGCCATGAAATGGACGAACCGCATACGGGTATTTTTCTCGGCACTGTTCACACTGAAAATGGCCAGCTGGTTTGGCACATTTACGACGTAACCGACTACGACGCCGAACACCACTACGGGCCATGAAAAAGATCAAGGATCACGAACACAAACCGTGGTGCACGTGGTGTAAAACCCAAGGCAAAGAAACTGTAGCCATGTGGCGCCAAGGTGCACACGGTGGAGCGTGGGCCTGCCAAGATCACCAAAAAGATTTGCAGGAACGTGAAAAGAAAATGGCCGGGGATACCCACATGTCCGAGGCCGATTATCAAACATGGGGCCGCTTATGAAAAACGCTTTTCATCTGATGGACGCTTACCGCTTCCAACGTGATGTAGAAATCACACGCATGTTGAAGTGCATGGGTGACATTTTGAGCACTGACAAAACGGCGCTTGCCAAGCGTAAGGCCTACTGGAAAGCCAGCCGCAAGATCAGCGCAAAAATCTTTCCACGTGGCAAAAACTTCGCCCTGCACTGGGAGCGTCCACTGTGAAAACGCGTGTCCTCCACAAAGACGGCTGTTATATACCGCAGATGCGCCCGACCGCGTGGCCGTTCTGGTTCAACATCACCGACGATATTTTCGAACGTGAATCTGAAGAACTCGATAACTACAACACCGAACTTTCGGCTGACGATGTGGCAGAAGGCTGTGCCCGCCGTCTGGTTGGGAATCAAAAGGATTTCGTGGGCGAAGTTTACTATCGTTCGTGGCGCCAGCGCGTTCGCAATTTCTTCCGTGGTGTTCCGGGTCCGCAAGGTGCCTGTGGCGCTATGGGCATGAGCGGACGCGATGGCAAATCACGCGGTGCCCTCGACCTACAGTGCCCAAACTGTAAAAAGTTTGTACAGGATGAACCTGTACAGGAAATTCGATTCCGTTTCTGGCATACGCAAGCCGAGCCTACTTTCACCCTACATTGTGACGGCTGTCGTCGTTGTTCTGTGTGGAAAATCGTAAACGGCCTACCAATCCCGTGCAGCATGCTGCGTAAGGAAGAACCCGATGCAACTTCTGGTTGACGGAAAGCTATACAAAACTTCGTTGGATAGTCCGGGTATTGTCGTTGCATTGAACGTGCTTCCGCTGGACAAGACTTACGTGGAAGCAGCGACCCTACGTTACGTTCAGAACGTGATGCGGGAGTCTTTTAACGGCCACCGGAATGCAGTGCATCACCAGAAGCTGATTGCGGCGCTGGAACGTATCGGCGGAATGTCCGAGATTTCATTCGAAGACTCTTTAGAGTTTCCGGGTATTATCGCACTTAATGCTTCTGCGCAGAACTGGCGGTATTCGAACACTCTGGATCTGCTTGGCCTCATGCTCGAAAACTTCCTTACGGGTAACGTCATGCGTTGCCTGTCGGGTTCAGTTTTCTACGATAAATTTGAGCATGAAACAATCTTCAATGTACGGCAGCAAACCGAAGAACGTTTGGCCCACGTCATTCAAACTCTACACCGCGTGATGGATTTTGTGGGCGGGGCCACAAGGGTTAGCCTCAACGCCGGGGAAGTGGCAGAAAACGGAAATGTTAACCTGCACTACTCTATCCACTACGGTGACACGCACATGTATCAGGCAATGCCGACGCGGGGCAAAAAGCAACCTGAAAAGTGGATCAACTGGATGCGGTTAAACTTCGTTGACCACGTGGCGGAAACCCGCGCCATGGATCAAGTAGATCGGTTGAATAGTGCGCTTCAATGGCTGCCTGAAATGAAAATCTGAGTTCGTGTAATTTAGACATAGCATCTAAAAAGGAGAATGCTATGTCTAAACCACGCGAAATTACCGGGAACATTTCCGGTAAGTATGAGTCGGGCGGTCGCGGTGTCAAAACTGTGTCCACTGGCAAAGGCGACAAAGGCGGTGTGAGCTACGGCAAGCACCAGCTGGCATCGAACACCGGGACCATGGCGGATTTTTTAAAGTCGTCGTTTGGTCGTCCGTACGCTGTACGCTTCGGCGCCACGATTCCGGGCACTAAAGAATTCACCGCGATCTACAACGCGATTGCGAGTGAAGCGCCTGAAGAATTTGAAATGGCGCAATTCATGTACATCGGCCAAACACACTACGACCCGCAGGCTGCAAAATTGGCTGCGAATTACATTTTCGTAGACGACCGCCATGTCGCGGTTCGCGAATGTGTGTTCAGCGTTTCTGTTCAGTACGGCCCAAATACCAGCTTCATCATCAAGGCGCTGGGGCCGAACTTCAAAGGCACTGATCGGGAATTCATCGAGAAAGTGCAGGACTATCGCGCCTCTTCGGTTGGCGTGTATTTCAAATCCAGCAGCAAGGCGGTTCAAAAAAGCGTGGCTGATCGTGCAGCCGACGAGAAAAAAGATTTGCTAGCTTTGCTCAACACCTAAAGGATTTCGCATGTGTGACCACGATCTGCCCTTCGACGTAGAATCAGAACCTGTTGTTGAACCTTACCGTTACAAGTTTGGTGCGACTTCGATTGAATGGCTCGACCCCGACGTTGTTGCATTCGAGGCTTCTGCTAAATACGTCGAAGTTGTGTTGCGTTGGGATAACCGCCGTCCGCTGCTGACTGATACTCTGAAAACGTTGATTTCGGATCAACGATATTCGGAGCATTTCATTCAGATTCACCGCTCGACCCTCATTCGGGCGGCGGACGTTCACCGTATGCGGCACATCACAGCAACCGGGCAGCATGAGGTGGTCACGCTATGCGGTCTGGTGTTCCCCGTGTCCCGTCGCTTTGTCCGGGCTGTACGGCAAGCCCTAGCGGCCCTGTAGGCGCCTTGACACGCCAGTTCTGACGGTGGCATACTTGGCGGGTGGCAGCTGTTGCCCGCTGCTTTAACACTCACAAAATTTGGGAAGTTTTCCATGAGCAAGCAACGCCCCAATCTGCTGCTGTGCTACGAACAGGTTCCGGATCGCACCGATTTCTATTTTGTGCCTTCCGATTCCGATCTTCCTGCACCGCTGTTCAATGCGTTGATGCGCGTCAATAACCTGATCGTAAATTCCGTGGAATCTGCCCCGCAAAACGAAAAGCAGTGGCGCGACATTATGTACATGCAGGCGGCCACCACGATCCGGCGTGACTACCTCGAAGAAGAAAACACGTACGGTCAAAATCGCTTTTTCAACCTGTTGACGCCTTACCTCCTTAATGAGGATGCGGGGCCTGCAATCCTGAACATTAGCGGTACGCTGACCCTGATCCGTACCGCATTCATCCAGTGATGCAAAAACTGTAAACACTACAGAGCAGCAAACACTAGGCGGTGGTGCGCTGGCCGCTGCCGCCCGGTGAATCCTATTTGACCAGCAAAGGAAATACAGCAATGACTAAATTTGATCGCGCAGACTTCACCAAAATCGACGCAGCTGTTGTTGATCTGGTGCGTGCCACTATTGCAGCCGGTAAAGATCGTGCAGTGTTCGAATGTTACGATCTGTTCAAGTCGCTGCACCTTTCTCGGATGACTCGCCACAAATTCCCTAGCGCACTGATGGACGTTCCGTCCGGTTCTGCCTTCTGTGCAGAATTTGGTGACTGGATTATTGCCGAGGTGGGCGACGACCAATACGTGTTGATCAAACTGGGCGACCGTGAAACACCGTGGTACGACGCGGACGAATTCTACAAGGCAAATTACCGCGCCGCGCAGAACCCACGCAATCCCCGCAGCCGTCGCCCGGATGATAAACAAGCACGTGGTGTTCTGAACATCACGTTGCCTGAAGGCATGAGCACCGACGACGCGCAAAAGATTCTGGCATTCGCCGCTAGCCTGCAAGGTGGCAAAGGTCAGTAATCAGTAACAGAAGCCCCGGCCTACGCTGGGGCTTTTTCGTATATGGATCTAGGAATTTTCGCAATGAAGCTCGATGGCCGCAAACTTCAAAAATGGCGCATGCGCCTCGGTATTAAGCAGCTGGATTTGGCGCAGTATTTATGCCTTGACCAACGCGATTTGAACAAGATAGAAAATCGTATGCCGGTGCCCCGTGCGTGGGAAGTGCGCGAACATATTCAAACGGCCCTGACCTATTTTCAGGATACGCCACTTTATGACCTGCATGTGGATTCGGCGCGCATGGCGAAGAACACCGAGGGCTTTTTGGCCACGCTCCAAGTGACCACTAAACACGACACGACAGCCGATTTCTACGTGGACAAGCGCGAACAGGCTCGGGCGTTTGTGCGCATTGTGGATGCGTTGCGTTTTGAGAAAGGCGGTTTGCCTCATGAATCGTTGCTGCTGATCAAATTCAACGAAGGTCGGCACCTGCGCATCATTGCTAACCCGCTGCGCGTTATGCAGCACGTCGAAAAGTTTTACGTGCAGGGTCGCCAAATCGTGAGCGTCGAAAGGCAAATTGAAGCTGCATGAATTTGTTCGTAACAGGTCCGTCGCCTACCTTGAGTGCACGCGCCCACTGTGACGTGCACCTTATTAAGATGACGACGGAAGCGGCACAGCTGCTATCGACCACGCAATTTGTTTTGACGGGTGAAGTGGTCGGCTACAAACCCACGCATCGAAATCACCCGTGTGCAATTTGGATCAGGGAATCAGCGGCTAACTATCGCTGGGCCTACCTGTTCTATTGCTGCCTGCTGACTGAATACGAATACCGATTCGGCAAGCAGCATAAAGCGGGCGCCTTCCGGCAAGCGTTCGGACGTGTGCCGCCGTTACCCGAAAACGGGCTGACCCCATTTGCGCAAGTGGTGGCCCCGGTGTTTCAGCAATGCAACACCTTCGCCGCGTACCGCCAGCACATCCGGGCAAAGCTTCTAGAGTGGCCCCAACGCACACGCCCAGTGCGCACCACGTTCACCCGGCGCCAACGCCCGGCCTTCCTTTCCGACCTTCCCTAGCCCGCCCTGTGCGGGCTTTGTCGTTTCTGGCGCCCGCTCTGCCTATATGCGTACACGCGCACGCGTAGATAGCGAAACACGCCCCAGTTGACGTTTGGCGGTCGCTTTGTTACCTTTGGGGCAACTCGGGCACCGGCTGCCCGCAAAACAGACGCTCACGGTATTAGGGAAGTTTAGACATGGCCCGCTCGTTTCAGGTTATGCAGCGCAAGACCAACAGCAAAGGCGTTACCTACTCGCTCCAAATCGAGAGCGGCGACTTTGTAAAGCAGGAAGCCCCATACGGCGTTTGGAAGCTGTGCATCAATTACAAGCATGGCAAGGACGTTAAGACTTGGCGCTACATCGAAACTGGGTTGACCCTCGAAGCCGCCCAAAAACTTTTTGATCGCCGTTCGAAATAAGGAGCATCACAAATGAATCTTAAAGACCTGCTGTGGAACCTGTGGAAAATCGCTGAAAGCCCTGTCGTTGAAAAGGAGATTCGCGAATCCGTTAAAGAGGCGCATTGGACGCTTAGCGAAGTTCGCAACATGCTTGAACTTCCAGCCGATGCAGAACCCCGCGCCATCATCAGCGCTGTTTACGACCTGAAGCAAAAACGGGAGCAAAAATAATGGACTACGAATTCCGCCAACATGAAATGGCTACCGATCCAGAAGACAAACGTTACTCGCAGTGGCTCGCAGCCGTAGGTAAAAAGCTGGGTCGCGACATTGGGATCGGTAGCGATCTGGAAAGTGATTTGTTCGATTACTACTCGGATGGTGCCGACCCCGAAGACGCGGTGGACGAAGTTCGCGCCATTGAAGAAATGCAGCGCAACGTTTCACCCGGCACCTGTCGCGATGTGCTCGACTACTTCAAAGACAAGCGGCTGCGCCTGAAGCGTGATGAAAAGATGAATCGCATGGTCTGGTGCCTTGACGGCACGACACACCAGCAAATCAGCGAAGCGCCGCACCTCGACCACTGGTCGCTGTTCAACTGGATTCAAAAGGGACGTGAATTTTTGGAGGCGTCGAAATGATTTTGGATATCCTGCTGGGGGTCGTCGTGTTGTACCTGCTGATCGGTGCCGCAATGAGTTACATCGCGATCAGTTTCATGCTGAAAACGAAAGACTCTGACTTTGCGTCCACGCGCCAGCGCTGGCAAGAATACAGCCTGTTGCAGAAAATCAAATCTGTGGTTCTCGGCATGTTCATCTGGCTTCCCGCCGCGCTGGGCATAAAACGCAGCCACTTCTTCAAATGATGCACCCACAACCCCGCCCCGTGCGGGGTTTGTCGGTAGTAAACCAAACTGACCTTTATCAAGGAATCGCCAGCATGACCATTCGCCTCACACGCATTCGTAAGTTGGGCCGTTATGAGCACAAAACCACCGGCCAGCAGGTAAACGTCCATAAAGGCCAGCGCCGTGACGGCGGGGTTGGTGATATTCACTTTTACACGCGTAGCGGCGAACGTGTGTTGCTTCCAGAAGCGGAATTTTATCGTGACTGGAAACGCGTCGAAGAAACCACAAAGGAAATCAAAGCCGTGACCAACCCAGCCAAGCCCGAAGACAAAGCACTGAACGAAAAAATCAAATTCCTGAATTGGACCATCGAACCAATGGGCGTGCGCATTGCGCCTATGGGGCGCGGCTGGGGCTTCGTGCATCAGGGCCTTTACCGTGGCCTGTCGCGCTTCCTGAGCAAACCCCTGATCGAAACGCCCGACCTCGATTTGATCGAATTCGCGAAGCTGGCAAAGGAAAGCATCCAGCAACAAATCGACGAAGACGCCGGGCCACAATACAGCGTGGCGATTACCACGGTCGGTCAGAACTGGAACGATTCCGGAATGCGTCACCGTGTCGAATGCAGCGATGGTCGTGTTTCCGGCTGGGCACGTTACGAACAGGTGGCGTACCTTGATAATGTCGCCAGCCTGACCCCGTATTTTGTCGGCGGCGATAACGTGGTGGCTCGCAGTATTTCGGAAGCTCTGACGTTTATTGCAGTGGGGCCAAACGACAACCAAGACGACGAATCGGAAGTTGAGGAAGCTGGCGAATGATTATTGGACGTAGCGCAAAAATTTCGGACGTAAACAAACGCCTGAAAAAATCCGGACTGAAGATCGAACGCAGCAGCGATGGCAAGCAATGGGCGTGGTATGTGTTCAACGGAAAAGAGCGCGTGCGCAAAGTTTCCAGCCTGCTTGTGAATGATTTGTCGGTCGATCTGCTGGTCGATCTGGCAGAACGTTTCGCGGCCCCGGTTTACGTGCCGCCTGTGCATCGCGACGTAAGGGGCCTAGTGGTCGAGATTGGTGACGTGGTAGCCGTAGGGTACGACAACGGTTCTACGCTCGCCTACGGCACCGTTACGGCCCTTTCGGAATACGTCTGGTTGAGCAAGTCGGGCGAGACTGGTGGGACTCGACGCGTATCCAAGCGCGTTGCAATTTTGGAGAAAGTGAAATGAGCAACCGTCCCAATAAGGTTCCGCATTTTGAATGGCGCGGGCAGAAAATTGTGCCGGGCACCCGCATCAAAATTCGCAGCCGTCACGGCTCCACCGGCAACGGCACCGTGACCGCCGTCCTGTACTGGTCGAACAGCCCGGATACAATCTGCGCGGAAATGGACCCTGACACGGAATATGCACCTGACTCTGCCATTCAAGCAGGTTGGGGCCGCGATCAAGAACGCATCGCCGACATTGGTTTGTTCGGCGGCGAAATAAAAGAAATCCTGCAAAAGAACTGAGGCCTCAAAATGCAAACTCTGATTTCGCAATTGCCGCAAATTCGGGCGCTGATTACTGGAAAACAAAACCGCGTCAAATCCCTGCTGGCCGATCCGGTTTTTGAACTGAAGGTTTTCCGTGACAAGGCACGCTCCTACGTGCGTCTTGAAATCAAACAGTTCTGCTTTGCGCGCCATGCGATCACGATCCGCGCCGATGGTTCTGGTTTCACCATCACGGCCCCCGGTGAAAGTGGCCCTGATCCAATCCACGGCCCTGACGATTTCCGCGTGCTGCATCGCGCTCTTTACGAACTAGGTTACACCGAAACGCCGCCAACCCCGGAACAACAACTGGCGAAGCTTTTCAGCACCGCCCGCAAGCAGAAACCAAACCGCAAAGGCGCCAGCCTGTCGCGCAAGAAACGCCGCGCCTGATTCACCACTTACCCCGCCACGTGCGGGGTTTGCCAATAACAGCCCTTTAGAAAGGAAATCGAACATGCTTTTTATTGCCGTGTTGGCCGAACAGCCGCCTAAGCCAGATGACGTGTGGGCCATCCTCGCACAGAATCCAGAACTCGCCACGGTTGCCAAAGAATGGTTGACCTTGGATTGCAAAATGAATGTCTCGGTGCGTACGTCGGCCCCGTGTGAAAAACCCGGCCTGCATCCCTACATGTTTTGCATGCGCGTCGTCAAAAACAATGAGGAACTGAATTATCCAGACCTCACGTGTGTCGTCATGCGAAACGCAACCACGGAACGGCAGGAAGAGGCCCACACAAAACAGGTAATGAAATTCATGCAGCGCACGATAGAAACTGTGCTGTTCGATTTCTTGGGCGACCTCGAATTTGATGTGATGGACCAATGGATCACAAGCACCGGCAACGGCGTTGTGGTGCTACGCAATATTGAACTGCATGAATTGGAAGACGCGTTCTTCCGCTCCAATCGCGCTAATTTTCAAATCGTCGAAGGATCAAAATCATGACCAACCGCAACCAAGTAATTTCGAAGCTGGCACAGGCCATTCTGGACGTACAGCAGGCAGACGGAAACGCTGCGCTTACTTTGGTGCTGGCACGCCTGAGTTCGGATCTTGACGATCTGCAAGTTGGCAAAGTTGAAAACGCTGCACTGCCAGTTGCAAATCGCGACCCGCAGTTAATCCAAGTCGAAAACTATTTCGATCAGCTAGGCACCAACTGCCCGATTCCGAAAGGCTACAAAATGTTCGTGGCGTTGGTCACGGATTTGGTGTGGCCGCAGGCGTTCTCTATCACGAAGGGCCGCCCTGTATACGAAGCCTCACCAAATGGCAGCGGTGCAGAGTTTGTAGATATGTGGCTGGCTCGCGATCCAGAAGTGGAGCCACACCCGAGCACCATGGAGGCCTTCAAGGCGCTGCTGTTGGAAGACGGGTATCTGGTTAAGACCGCCAAGGAATTCAACCAATGCACCGATACACACTCGTTTGTTGTGCGTCTCATGGTGCACCACGAAAAGTTCTGCAAGCATCAACAAATCGCACTGCCCCATCAGTAAGGAAGCATCATGGCATTCGTAAACGAAATCAAAAAGCACGAACAGTTGACCGAAGCGGAATTCGAATTGGTTGTGCGCCAGATGCAGGTCAAGCGCCAAGCCGCTTCAATCCGTGCGGCGCATCTTGTGCTGACTCAAGACACCCCGGCCTATGTCGCATCGAAAGTCATGGGTTCTAGCCAATCGAACGTGCACGATACGGTCAAGCGCATTCTTAGCCGCCACCATGACAACATGTCCGTATATGGCCGCCGTGACCCCGATTTCGAAAATGCTACTTGGAAATTGGAAATGCGGGTGCACCTATGAGCACGAAACAGTGCAAGCCCGGCACCTGCATTGTGGGCGAAATCAAAAACGTTGCCATTAGCGAACGCGACTGGCTGAAGAAAGCCAAAGCCTTTCAAAAGGTGATTGCCGACTGGAACGAAAAGACGAAGCGGTTTGCTGTTCCGCATCCCGGCTTTTGTTACCGCTCTAACTACTGCGCTATGTGTGGTCGTTCGCTAGAAGACTTCCACAAAGAAAACACTTACCTCTAAGCAAGGAAAACGACATGACTGCTCAACTGACCCACTTTGTAATTCCTGCTGGCCGCACCATGCACGAAATCGTTTGCCGCATCCCACAACCCGATGGTGAAGCGCCGGGTGAAACTTCGTGGGGCGATGCAAATCTCAACCACCTGTTCACCACGACTGAAGGCGACGGTTCGACCATTGTTGAACTGCTGGATGAATATATGATCGTGTCGCCTTCCACTGGCCTGAGCGCTCGCGGTGAAACCGTCATGGACGCAAACGAGGGCCTTTATTTGGGCCTGAATGAAAAAGACCCGGTGTTCGAGAAAATCGCCATCAGCGACAAGTGGCTTTACACCATTTCCAAGAAATTCAACGGTGACGCCAGAAACAGCGATGAAACGACGATTCGTCGCCTGTGCAAAATCGGAGTCCGCAAGAAACAGAAAGCGGCTGCAAAAGACACGCGGACCGAAGCCGAGGTTTCTTTTGACACCTCACGCGGTCGCATCGGTTCCATCATGCACCACCCGGACTTCCGCGACAAAATGCCGTTGTTCCTGCTGGTTGCTGAATACCTGCTCGACGCACACGCGGTAGCAGGCAAGAACGGGGCGGCCATCACTTCGGAAGCTGTCCACGATCTACAGCGCGAATTGGACACGCTGAAAAAGCAACTGCCGTTCCTGATGGACGTGAAAGTTGGTGCATCCGCCGATAGCCGCGCCAGCAACCATTACGAAGACGTTTACGATCAGCTGGTGGAATTGTTCGATCCGCACATTTTCCCCGATCAGCACGGTTCCTATATCGGGGCGCGCACGCTTTGCTGTTCCGTTGTGGAAAACACTACGGCACTGGTGCAGTTCTGGTTGAACAACCGCGACACTGCAAAACATCCCCTCGACGAATAATCGTCGGCGGTTAACAGGAAGCCGGGCACGTCCCGGCTTTTTTCGTAGGAGGACAAAAAGAGGGCTGATCGTGGATTTCGCACTTTGGAGAAATTTCACAATGGGCGCCATCGTGTTTCTGGCGGTTCTGCTGCTGGGCATTCTGGTGATCTACATATGGAACGAATACGCGTCGATGAAAAATCGGCAAGCGGAGGAAGAGCGGCGAACCCAAGAACGGGAAGCCGAACTTAGGGCACACCTTCACCACAAACCAAAACCCGAGGACAAACAACCATGACCCTGTTCGACGTTTTGCAGTCTATCCCTATCGGTTCTGCCATCTTCGTTTGTGTAGGCTTCTGTTTCCTGTGCTGGTACGACCGGAAGCACGGTTCTGTTTACGAACGGTCGGCCCGTGAAATCGAGTCGCACCTAGCAGAACTGCAAGCCCGGCATCCCAAAAAGTGACGCGTGCGCGCCCGCACGTATAGAAGGGCAGCAAAACTTTTGGGCCAACCGCTTGACACGGGAACCCGGTTTTGCGAATCTTTGGTTGCGGCCAAGTCGTGCCTGCAAAACACACACTCACGGAATAAGGGAAGTTTGAACCATGAAACGGAATCGCCGCATCGCTTTCACCGCCATCGAAGATTGGGCAGTACCAAAAACCGCTGGCACGCTTTCGTTCTTCGAAACGATCTGCCTGTCGTCTTTGGAAGGCAAAGAAATTCGCCTCGACGCCAAAACTCAACGCGCAGTGATCGGCTACCCTGTTTTTGGTAAGCAGCCTTTTACTGTGAACGTGGATGGCACCGTTACCGTTCGTAAAAGCATTGCGTTCGGGCAAGATTCTGAAGAGCGTAAGTATTGCGCCCGCGAAGTGGATTACGCCCGCTTGAATAAATTGCGCATGGAACCCGGCACGCAGGGTGAAGGCATCTTCAGCAGCATTCCACAACCGGAGCACTACTAAATGGCATACCCGCAGAAAATATTACTCACGAAGCACCAGCGCGAAGTGCTGCTGCATCGCCTTCGTTACCTGTCGTACCTGACGGATGAACAACTGTCCGAACTTTGGTCTAACGACAAACGCGAAGCCCCGTTGAGCATCGCCGCGCTGGAAACGGCACTGGGCGAGTACGACCAGCTTTTCAGCCGCTGCGCTGGAAACCAGTTGATCGCAATCAGCATCGAACGTGTGGAACAGGCCGAAGCGTTGGCCGAAGCACTCGAAGGCTCGACGTATTTCGCAACGCGTGTAAAAGGTGACGGGGTTTACGTCCACGCAGCAAACGCAGTCGCGGAACTTTTGTCCACGATTCTAGATCGTGATGTGGTTCCCAACGTCGGCCCGCGTAAGCCGCACTGTAAGGCAGACAGATAAACCTGTTTGCGCATCTAGGATGGTGCGCAAGCCGGTTGTACTGAAACCTACCCTCGGAGAAACAGACATGGCACGTAAAGCTGCCGATTCGGAAATCGTACTAGAGGCACCTGCGAACCTCGACCCGGCGCTGACACATTTCATTGTCTGCGATTTTGGGGATTGGGCTATCGGTGCCACGATTCGTGAAGCCCTGACTAACGTTCCTTTCGGCAAACGCACGGAACTGGAACCGACTATGCAGGTCTGGCACGTAACCCCCGGCACTTTCATAAGTGCATCCGGCGAGTTCTGGAATCACGATTGCCAGATTCGCCCGGTACTGAACGAAAGTCGCCGCAAAACCCGTTGACACCCGGCGCCTGTAATGGCATTCTGAAATCCAATCGGCAACCACGCCGACATAGTTTGACACTCACACTTTAAAGGAAGTTACCCCATGACCAACGTTACCCACACCCAAACTGCTCTGCTGGTTGCTGCTGTTGAAACCCTGAACAAAGTTCTGTCGGATGCCAAAAAGGGCGGCGTTGCCGTTCCGGGCCTCGGCACCGAAGTTGGCGAAGGCATCAAACTGCGCGACCTGAAAAACTTCCTGAAGGAATTCAAGGCCAAGCAAGCCAGCGCCAAAGCACCAGCTGAAAAAGCTGCTGCACCGAAAACCGAAGCGCCTAAAGCAACCCCAGCCAAGGCCGAACCGGTGGAACTGAAAAGCGCTGCCATCGTCGAAGCTGGCACCGTCAAAATCGGTCGCAACACCGAAACCGTTCTTCGCGTCCGCAACATCAGCGGCGTGCGCACTGCTGTAACTGACAAAGGCACCCGCATTGCCGCCGCTGATCTGGAGTTCAACAATCGCGGCGCCCTGCGCGTGAAGCTGGATTGCGAAGCCAAGTACAACGGCAAAGCCGCCCCGGCCAAAAAGCCAGCCGCCGAAGTGCAGGAAGACTTCGCAGAAGAGAAATCGAGCAAGCCTGCGAAGCCTGCAACCAAGCCAGCCGCCAAAGCTGACGACACCCGCAAGTTCCCGATCCGCGTCCTGAAAATCAAAAAGACGCCGATGATCGAAAGCATCGAGTATGACCGCAACACTAAAACCCTGTTCGTTACCCTGAAAGGCGGCGTGCAGTGGGCATACGAAGGCGTTGCACTGAGCGAAGCCCGCGATCTGGAACAAGCGGCGCAGCCGTGGAAGCATTACAGCGCGCATATCGCCAACGGTAAGAAAGGCGAGAAAGTGACCAAAGCACAGGCCACTACTGCCCCTGCACCAGCCCCGAAAGCTGGTAACAAAGCCCCGGCAAAACCTGCTGCATCGGCGCCTATCAGCACTTCGCGCCTGCGTGCCGAAGGTTTTGTAGATGGCCGCACCAAAGAGCAAGTGCTGAACATTTCCAAAAACAAGGAAACCGGTGAGCGCTTCGTGAACACCGTTAGCGGCAAGAAAGTACCGCTGGCGTTCATCATCGAAGTGAAAAACAAGTTCCGCGTTTCCGATCTGGCAGGCATCGCAGACGCTATGGAAAAGGCCGGTGTGGCTTCGCGTGACGCCAAAGCAGGTTCCAAGGTTGCCGCCGAAAAGCCAGCCGAGAACACCCGCAAGGCGCAGGCAAACGGCAAGGCTGAAAAGCTGAATTTCGCAGCCGCTGAAGGCAAAGGTAGCACCAAAGCACGCGCCAAAGTGGTATCGGAAAAACCTACCCGCGCTTTCGTCAAAGAACAGGGGGTGCGCGTGGTGAAAGGCTCCAAAGAAAAGCTGGTCGATATCCTGCGTGTCGTTAAGCGCGGTGAAGTTCTGACCGCTGTATCGGCTGCTGAAGGCCACGCGGGTATCCCGTTCGATCTGATCATGTCTTTTGATGGTCAACCAACCTTCACCGGCAAGCTGACCGCCGCCGAGTTCCACGCCCTGTAAGGCAGGGCGTTACATTTGCAAACCCCCGGCGTAGAAATACAAAGGGGGTTATTTTTCGTCCGTGGTTTTCCATTAGCAAGGAGGAATTCTAATGGAACAATTTTTCGGCTTTAAAGGCGTAATGATCACCATCGGGTTAGGTATCGTTGTCTGCTTTTTCATTCTTTGGCGATTGACCGCCAACGAAAAGCGCGAAGTTCGTACAACCGAAACCCTGTCAGATTTTGACGCTGCCGTTTCCCCTGCATTGCAGGAGGAAAGTTTCTGGTCTGCGCCCAAGCAGGATATGCCGCTTCGTGACATTGCGTTCACACGCGAAGAACGCGAACTAGCAAGGCAGGCCGCGAACGCTCTTCAGGCCGTTGCAGATTCCGACCCTGTGCCGGAAACTGTAAATGTTGAAGTAGCGCCAAAACCCCGGTTCGATTATCCCAACTACGAAGGCTTTCCCTGTGAAGGCACGTCGTATGACGAATTCGAACTCTCGATGCGGCAACACGGCTTCGTGATGCGCTTCGACATGCGGGCACAGCAGGTTCACGTTTTCTATTCGCAGCCAAAAGTGGCACGCGGCCCGATGGATGTTTTGCGGCGTCTGTATCGTGCGCCGCTAGAAATCTTCCCGTCGAACCTGCTGCACGAAGAGGGCCGCAAGCGCACCGCCCTTTGGGCCATGCGTAAATTTAAATCGGAAGAGAAACGGGCCGAACTCGACTCTTTCACCTACCTGTGAGGCTACATGAAAACTGGTAAGTCGTATCCGATCACCATGGACGTTAATCGCCGCGATATAGATTTCGACGACCGTGTGGAAACGCACGACCAGCACGGCGATTTCGATCTGGAAATTGTGCTACGTGACGACGCTTGCCGCCGTAAATTCGCAACCGTGATGATTCCTGCCGGTCGCATGATGGCGGCATTGGGCAACCGCTCACACGTCCCGTGCACAATCGAATTCGGGGAACATTTCCCGCTGTTTGGGAAATCCCGCGAAACCAAAACGATCTGGATTAAAGAACAGAAAAAAACCGGCGGTAAAAGCGAACCCAAGATTCCTGCAAAGTACATAGCCGAAGGCTGGGAATATTACAGCGGTTACGGCAGTTCCCGTTCTGGTGAATTGCGCGATGGCCAGTGGCATTACCCATGCACCCTGCAACGTTTTGTCGAAGAAGAACCCGAGGAATAAAAATGGCACGTGCAAAAAAGAAAGTCGAAGAACCGGCCATCGACCCAGCTATTGCGTGGAGCGCCAGCGAAACCGTACGCCTTGAAGGGCTGCGCGAACTGTTCAAAGCGACCGGCCTGCAAATCGACGAACTGAAGGCCGCGCAACATCGCGGAATCAACGTCGAAGAATTCCGCCGCCGCGTTAAAGCCGAAGAAAAACGCCAAGACAAAATCGTGGCGCGTTTGAAAGCAGCGACCGAAGAAATGGGCGGCACCGTTTCCAGCGTCGAATCCACCGGCATTTTCGGTGACGCGCAATACACGTGGTATTTCAAATTCAAGCTGAGCAACAAATGGTCACTTGAATTTACGCTGTGCCGTGGGCCGGAAGCAGACGCCTACGATTTGCCGCTGTCGTTCCAGTGGCGTGTCTGGTGCCATGGTCGCAAGGCATTCGGGCGAACCGCTTTCGTCACCCCATACAACGATCACGATTATCACGATTGTGAATCGGTGCCTGAACTCAAAAAGGCAATTAAAATGGCCGTCAAGTGGTTGAACGACACACGCGGCTCCGACAACAAAAAAGAAATCAAACTCGCCTGATCAGGCTAAGGGATAATTATGCTTTCGCTGATGTTGAATTTGTGTCTTGCGGGTCAACCGTGCAAGGAAGTGCGTGTCGCGGATTTCTTCACGGCGCAGGCTAGTTTCATGTGCGAGTTTAATCGCGAAGGTATGCAGGAATCGGCCCGCAAAGAAAACCGACCGGGCACCTTCAGCTGCAAAGCCGGGCAGGCACAGGAAAAGTTGAAACCGCTGGCCACCCTGAATTTCAGCGTGTGTCTCGCCAGTGGAAAACCCGGTGAAGCCTGCGAGGGTTTCGCGCTTGCTTATTTCTACGGCGCAGAATATGCGGAACCGGCATGTGCAAAGAATGCCGCGCTTATGCGACCTGCGTTTGAGCAAGCCGCGAATGAGTCTGGCGCCCGCGCTAAACTCGACTGCTCTTCTATCTAGGGGCATATCATGGTTTTGAGTTCTGGACAGGTAGCAATACTATTTCTGGTGATGGGGTGCGCAGCCGCGATTCTGAGCATGCTACAAATTCACAGCCGGTTGCGTAACGCTCAAATCAGGGCGCAGTTGGCAGAATCGAAAGCAATGTTGTTGGAGGTCGAGAACCTGCAACTGCGCAATCGTAGGAAGTACGCCAATCATGGGCAAGGTCCAACAAACGCAAAACCCGAACCGGAAGGTGCAACGTTCGAGCTTTGCAAGAAGACCGGCAGTTGGCGCGTGACATGAACGAAAGGCTCCCCAGTTTGCGCTGGTGGGGCCTTTCTGCGTTTCTGGCCCCGACCCACGGTTTCCCCCTGCCCTATACGCGGGCGGGCGCGTGTGCGCTTGTATAGGGGCCGTTGCGGGGCTTCAACATCGGCTGTTGACATTGGGTAGGCCGTTTGTTACCTTTGGGCCAAGTCGGGCATCGCCTGCCTGACAAACAGCCACTCACGCAATTAGGGAAGTTTAGAAATGGCCTACGCAACGACAGTCAAACGCAAACCCGCTGTAGCCGCTAAATCGTGGGATTGGGATTCCGCGTTCCGCAAGGAAAGCGCTACCCGCGAAAAAGAAGTGACGGACGCCGCTCGCCGCTTCCGCAAATCCATCAGCCAATAAGGAACCGCCATCATGGGCCGCATTGCAAACCGCATTAAACCGCTGGGTTACGAAATCCGTTTGAAATCGGGCGTCACTGTTTTGAGTCGGGGCGTCGGTGATTCCCAGCTGACCATGAAACAGCAGGCACACAAAGTCTGCACCAGCGAAACAAAAGGTGCTGTCGTGCTGCGCTACTTCAAACGCCCTGACGACACCATTCAGGAGGATCGGTTCTACGCCGTCGAATGGTCGGAAACGTTGGGTCACGCAAAAGAAGTAAATGCCACTGCGTTCACCTTCGCCCCGTAAGGAGGCGCCATGCGAACGGCGACCATCATCAAAGCGCTAGGCTCGGATAAGCTGGCACTGTACAAGGGGAGTGGTTACTTTTACTTCACGTACGACGACCCACAACAAAACATTTTCGAAACGCACAGCATCGACGCTGTGTGTCGCCTAACCGACCTGACCCTAGAACAGTGGATCAGCGAAGGCAAAACCCTACTTACCAAAATCGAAACGGAGTACGCACAATGAACCACCTTCCAGTTAACGACCTGCTGACCGTTGTAGTTTTCGCCGCTGTTTTTGCGGTGCCTGTATACATCGAATGGCTGCGCAAACAAAGCCAACCCAAACCACGCGGCGCCACTAAAATCTAACAGTGAGTTTTTTCTGCGCATCTAGAACGGTGCGCATATGAAACGAAGCTGCATCCATAACCGCAACACACGATCCTTATCAGGAGCCACAAAATGTTCCTAATGCATAACATCATCAAATCGCTTTTCCCCCAAGACCACGAAGTCAAATTGGTCGGCAAGTTTTCCAACGCCTGTGCCTACACCGTGGAAACCAAATTGGGCGACATTGAAATGCTTGTCGCGACCTTCACCGTGGATGCTGGCGACGAATTCGCCCTGACTACGTTGAACGGCGAAGCGTGCCAGAAAGGAACAGGCTTTGCGCAATTCAAGAAGGCGCTGAAATCGCAAGACCTGCTGTGCAAATTCGAAACCATCGAGGAATAAAATGGAAGCCCACGCACGGAGTCACCCACGCGCCGCCCGCATTCGTACGCTGGTCGAGGCCATGGACGAACACATGGTGCGCTTGACCCGGTTGCAGTTCAGCTATCTAGAAAACTTTTACTGCACCGAAAAGGAAATCGCTACGGCGATTTTCCTGCTTTACGATGGTTCTGAAATCTTTGGCCATTTCAAGGCCCACCACAAACACGGCACCAGCGTAATTGATTTCGAAATCGAGAGAAATAACGTGGTGCTCGCAAAAGGAAGTGGTATCACAGAGTGGTGCCAGTATATGAAACAACGGGGCGTGCTGCGCCCTTGGGTAAGGCTATAAGGAGGCACTATGGAAAAGGTTGTCTGCATTAAAACCAAACAGGCGGTGAACGCTAGCGATGTGCAGCAGAAATTCCCCGCCGTGTATCAAACGCTGACCGAATCCGAAGCCCGCTGGGGAACGCGCCCTGACGGTTTTCTGGTGGCGTTGTCTGCCGCTGCTTTTCGTGCCCGCGCCAAAGATATCATGGATGCGTGCAGTTACGAAGAATACACCCGCGTCGATGGTGATCCTATACCCTGCTTCGTCACTGCGGAAACTTACAAGGCAATGGCCGAAGGTAATGGTTCCCTTTGGCTACACATTAGCCAAAATGACAAAAGCTGGATGGTGCAGTAATGGCCGCAATTAAAGTGGGCAGCTACACACGCACAGCCGCAACGACCCACGTTGTAAACCGCTGGCACATTCCCAACGGTAGCGATTACCATATGGCCCGCGTCGTGAATATTTTCTTCGACGATGAACAGGCGGCAATCGAATACCAAAAAGAATACAGGATGCCACCAGAAATGGCAGACCTGATGACGGTGGCCAAATACGATGATCTGATGGCGGCATCCTCCAAATCCTATTCGCAATACAAAAAGCGATTCCAGCAAGACTTCGATAAATAATCGCCGGTACGCATTCCAACGAGTGCGTATCGGGATGAAACACCGGAGGATCAACAAATGGCTGTAGGTTGGGCACGCGAAGGCGACACTGAAAAAGAAACCGAGAACGCGATAGCGATGGAAATTTACCGGGCGCGTAAATCGCTGGCAGGGCCACCCCGTACCGAGTGCATCGACTGCGACGAACCAATAGGCGAAGCGCGGCTGCGTGTTCACCCAACGGCCCAGCGCTGCATACGTTGCCAAGCCGCTAGGGAGTGATGCGTATGTTTGATTTCAAGGTTCACCAAATAACGGGCAGCACCTACGCCAGTCTCGAAATGATCGACGGCGATTACACGCTGTCGTACGATATCAATTTCCAAGACGACCCGGAGGCCCGCGATTTCCCCGAAGAAAACGTGTGGGCGCGGGCGTGCTGCTACAACCATACAGAAAATAAATACTGGCCGGATGACGGCGAAACCGAAAATTCCTACTGAGGACCGCATCATGGAAAAATATCTGACGGTGCAACATTTCTTCTCGCTGTTCCCGTACTGGTACATAGCAGCCTGCTTCGTTACGGGCTTTATCGCGTTCCCGGCCATGTTGGCTGTTCTGGCTAAGCCGCTGGCGCGTGGTGTGTCTCACGGCCTGTACGAAGTTGTGCTGTATTGGAAAGCGGGTGTACCCGTGTGGGGCATCTTCAAACGTTTCCTGCGCGTGATCTATTTCGATTTGCCGCTGTGGGGCATCCTGAATAGCACTGTAACCAAAACCAGCATAGGCCCCGCTTGCTGGTACGGCATATTCGGTTGGTACTACGAAAAGAGTTTCACCCGCGCCAATTCCCTGACCACCATAAAGGCCAATAAGGAGGCTACCAAGTGAAAGCACGTGAACCGATGTGGACTCTTTCCGATTTGGCTGAAAATCAAAAGGTGGCGATTTCCACGCTGCGCGACCGCCTGCGCAAAGCACCGTTGCCCGAACGTAAAGTTGAATCTGCGCTGCCTGCCGGTAAGTTCGGCGCCGTGGCTAAATCTGATCGCTACTGCCGTTCTATGTTGCTGGAGTGGTTCCGCCAGCAGGATCAGCAAACCCCTTTTAAACGGAAGGCCTGAGCATGCGTCCAGCGAATTACGTGACTGACCCGGAATGGTTGGCCGGTTCTGACTACAAGGAATGTGTACGCTGGGCGATTTATTCCCACAAACATTTTCTCAATACTCGGCGCCATGGTTTTCACATGGCTGCCGCTGAATACAAAATCGACCGTGCGTCGTTCCTACAGCGTGCGCGTCAATTGAGGCCTAAGCAATGATCGAACTATTGGACAACCCCGAATCTGTAAATGAGTTGGTGGACGACCAGCGTGTAATGGTCGGCGGTGTTGAATGTATTTTCAGCTGCGACAACAAACGCGTGCCGCAATCCACCTATGTTTATCTGACCACCGCAAGTTCCCGAGTTACTGCCTACCACGAAGAGTTAGAAAGACTCGAAAAGAAAATGCGCGACGAAGGGCAGGACGAATTCGTTATCAGCATGGCCGGTCACTGCATCTACGGAGATTACATTTATAATTTCCGCCAGACTGAAAACGGGGCGGCTATGATGAACCGCGAACAGATGATCGACATTCTTAAAAGCGGCCAGTACGTTCTGGCGTAAGGAGACACAATGAATATTCCAACTTGGGCCACCGTAATTCTTTTGGCGTGCGCGCTGTTTGTTCTGTGGCGACACGTATTGCCAAAATTGCCCTACGCAGTTGCGGCCTTCGTCGGGTTTATGCTCCACCAGCAGGCAGCCAAGGCAATCGGCGTACATCGCGGGCCTATTTGGGCACACGCCCCGCATTTCATTTTGCGAGCGTATAAAACGCGCATGCAGTACCAAACAACCCTGCGCTATCCAGACCTCGATTACAATTACGCGAAGGGCATCGTCAACAACATTACCAAGGGCGAGCGTTGGTTAGATTCGATGGCGCATTACCTTTCCATGGGCCGACACAACGCCACGGTTACGGTGATCAAGAATGGCCCCGATCTGAAAGTTAATGAAACGCTGGAATACGTGGTAGGTGTTTTGCCCGGTAACGAAGATTACGCACCGATGCGTGCGTTGATCTTGCACCCAATGTCGGACGCCGTTGAATCCATTATCGGCTTCGATCTGGCCAAACTTCAAAAAGCTGTAAAACACTATATGCCTGACGTTGAGGCCATCATGGTTTACGAACCGCGCTCGCTGGTTGACGGCAAGTGGAACACCATCGCTTACCTGTCGGCATTCGAAGGCAGTATGTGCGGCGAGTGGTACGACGTAGACCACCTGATGTTTAAAATCCCCAAGGACGAAAAATGAAGCGCTATCATATTTATCTGCGTGGCACCAAACACATCGGTTCAGTTACGGCCCAACTCATGGCGCAATGCATCCGCGACTATGACCGGTTTGATTATCCGTGGATGGCAAACTTGCTTCGTGACCTGTGCGCAGATGCAAAAGAGCGGGCAAAGCCGGACTGTCCGCCAGTGCGCCCACTGGTTGTCAACGAAGTGCAGGCTTCCGCGTGGGCCATCGCAGTTAACGCCACCAAAGCAACCCGCAAGGCGTTGGAATGCACGCTCGCTACGCAGCGCCACGGCATGTTCATTGGTTGGAGCGAAACACCCCTGCCCGATCCCGACACCGTGCGCTGTGCGCACTGCCAGCGCCCCTACTGAGGCTTACAGGTCGATTGACCGTCTGTCGGCCTTTGGGTACAATGAAACCTCTTCGCCCAACTGTGGGCCGAGAACATACAGTCACACGATAAGGGAAGTTTAGGACTTCCCTTTTTCATATTGGACCCAACGAGGAAATAACCATGAACTTCAAACAATCGCTGATCACCATCCTGCAATTCAACCGCGTTACCTCCGAAGAGGTGGGCGACATTTCTGTGGCACTCGCTTCGGGGTTGATCACCGAAACCGAGTTTCTGAAAAAATTGATCGACCTTGCGAATCGCAGTAACTCGGTTCCCAAGGAAGCGCTGGAAAAGATGGCGCAGGAATCTTTCCCGTATAGCGTGGCCACCGGCAGCTATGATGACGATGGTGAAAACTGCAAATACTGCGATGACTTCGCCAGCATGCGCGATGCGATTACCGCGTGGGAAGAGTATTCGCCGGGTGCTGCATGGGCACGCATCGAGTTCACGTGCGACGGATTCACCTACGGCCTCGATCCCTACAAGATCCGCAAAGCCAAGCGGGTGAAAATGGACGATGGCGAAACGCGCACCATGTACATGCGCTGCAACGAGCGCGGCGAATTCATCGACCAGTGATAATTCTCAAGGGCATCTAGATCGGTGCCCTTCGGAATGACCACAAACAGAAATAGAGGAAAGCAGATGGAAAATATCAAATACCACGTTGTTAAAGCATCGCGTTCTTATAGCGGTGTGGGTTACAGCGGGCCTGCCTTGAAGCGCACCACATTCTCCGAAATGGAAAGTGCATCGTTCGACAATCTGACCACCGCCATTCACTGTGCGACGCAACTGAACGAAGAAAATCCGGTAGGCTTCGAGATTTACCATCGGGGCCAATTGGTGTGGCCTGAAAAGGGCGTGCGGAAACAGGCGGGCAACAACCCAGCGGTTCCCGATGAACACGCGCTGCGTCTCGCAGGCTATGTTCTGGCGTCGGCCAAATGCCACGAAGACAACTACGACAAAGAGGCGGCCAGCGAGGCCGAAAAAGAAGCGGGGGCCGAATACGACAATGCGAAAGCATCGGGCGACCCCTATTACTACATGCACGTTGTAGACTTCGCCAAGTTCTACAAACTGACGTTGCGCCAAGCTGTAGAAGCCACGGCGCCCGCTGCATTTGTGGAGCCGGTTTACCTGCTGCTGCAACTAAGCTGGAACGACGCCCTCGACTGGGCCAAGCGCATCACGGAAGGCCAGCCGAGCTAAGGAGAGACGATGCACCTGCAATTCGTATTTATTCAGTGGCGATCACCTAAGCCACTGAGAACGCAAAATGTCGCGCACTATCCGACGCCATAACCTGTGCCCATACAACACCGGAGACGTTTACCACGTAGACGATTCCCGCTGGCGTGATGTGTGGCCCGGTTTGGATTATCAGCAGTATCAGAAATTGGCGCTGGCACATTTCCACCGTGACAACGCCGACATTTTTGGCACTGAGTATTCGATCCCTCGGCTGTACGGCCACCTTTGCCAAGAACGCCCACAACGGCGCCAGATTCGCGCACAGCTTTATCGTGCGTGGCGCTATGATGAATGGGACGACCTGAGCGTCAAACGTTGGCCCAAGGATTGGACGATTTACTACTGACGATCCAGTGAAGGGCATTCACCCGAGTGCCCTTTGCGGAAACATCAGGGTACATGAAAATGGAAAATGATCTGCAACTGACGACGCAGCATTTAGATCCAGATAAGCGCGCCTATTCGCTGCACAAAAATGGGCAGGCTGTTGCTTATTTGGAAGTTGACGCCTATTCGAAATTCTTGGCACTCGAAGACGTTGTGACCTACGACGCACATCGCCGCAAAGGCTACATGCGGCAGATGATTACCGAGGTAGTCAAACGCGAAGGGGCTGAAGTGGTTCGCTTGCTGGTCTATCCAGACAATAAGCCTGCGATCAAACTTTATCGGTCGCTAGGTTTTCGGTTTGCCAAAGACGGCGTTTATCGTAAGTCATTGGGCGCCCGATGTGCTGATCCGGAAGACGCAAAGATTTTGGAAAAGCTGCCTGAAATGGTTTGGGCCGCGTCGAGGAAATTGGAGGAAGTATGAACCGCAAGGATCTGGAAAAACTGTTCGACCGTTACGATGTTTACTACGACGAAGTTGGGTTGGACGTACGCGATGTTCGCACAGGCAGGCATATCGGTTCGGTGCACTACATCAGCGGCACCACCGGTTCCGAAGTGCTGGCAGTCTGCAATAGCGAATTGAGTACACTGCGCCAACCCAAGCTGATTTCGATTGGCGGCGAATGCAGTTTCCGCAACGTTCACGAATTGGCCAACTCGCTAAACAGCGACCGCCGTCTGGAAGGCAAACGGCCTGCAAGCGAGCGCATGCTTAATCGAGAATTCAAAGCGTGCGCCAAATTCGATTTCGAATCGTGCGTGAAGCTGTTAAAGGCGTGGTTGGACTTCCTGTTCTTCGCAGACGGCAATAACGAACTGCCCGAAGACGTTACCGACCGCCTGAACAAAGCGGGCAAACGCCACTATGGCAAAGTGCGCAAGGCACGTACCAGCGTTGTAGCCGAGGCGCCTAAACCCTATACCGGCCCCCATGGCTGGAACGATGCCATACGCGCCCTGCACGGCCCAAAGGAGAGCGATTCGGACGAACCCGATGCTACCCTAGCGCCTACCGAGAAAAACGCGCCTCTGATCCTCGGAACGCTCAAGGCGTTGGATGCCAACGCCACGCACGAAGGCAGGCATCAAGCGGTGTATGAACACGTGCTGAAGAACGGCCCGGTGTGTCGCCGGGAGTTGGTCGAAAGCGTAAGCATTTCGCGGGTAAACGTTACACGGATCATCCGCCGTCTGGAAAATTGCGGGCTGTTGATCGAAAAGCCCTGCGGGATCGGCAAACACTTTGTGGCGTTGGCATCGTGTGGCATCGACGTAACTCGCGTGGCAGCCGCGTACGCAGTGCTGGTAATGCAACGCACGTACGAAGAAATGGCTGACAAATATAAATCTGCATACGGGACCATGCCATAATGCACAGCATCACGTTCATAAAAACCAACACCACCAACGCAGTTTCCATCAAGTTGGCTCGCATGCTGGGTTACGAACCTTACCCGGATGGCGAATGGCGTTACAAAAGCGACACGAAAATTGGTTGCATGTACCGCCCGATCAAACCCGCGCCGGGCATCGAATTCGATAATCGCTGCCCAACCGATTTCGATCCGTTCCGTGATGGCGTGGATACGATGGCAGTTCAATCGCTGCTGAATATCGAAACCAAGTTTCAGACAATTGGCGGCGACCGCTACGTGGCTGCAACCAACGGCGAATTTTCGGTGCGGGTGAACGTGCCCAAAAGCGAACACCATCGCGGGGCCGCTGGCGCACTTCAGGCCGCGACCATGGCCGTGGCAATGCTGTACCTTGAGCACCATTTCGGCATTGTTTACGTGCCTGATGAAATTGTGCAGGTGGGGGCCGATGAATAAGCCAATTGATAAGATGCGCCAACACCTTATCGCAACGGTCAACGTTTACATCGGCCACGAAAAAGACAGAACTGTAAATGTACTCTACTGGCCCGGCTACGGCGTTGTCATGCCTTCAGCCGTAACCACGAACGGCAATGTTTGGTGCGCCGCTGAGTACATACACGGGCAACAAAACAACAAACGCCAGCTGGAAAAGATGGAGCCGGGAACGCCGGTCAAGGTCGTGTGTACCGTGCTGGATGGCGAAGCTTTCGTGGAACTGGACTACACCAGACCTGTAGAAGAGATTCGCGAAAAACTTCTTAAAGCTGCCAAGCAATTCGATGGGGTTTCAGAAAATGCAGTTGATTGACCCGCGTAACCAAGTAGTTTCCGGCTGGACTGTTGACCAGTTCTTGCTGGTGCAGAAATTCATGCCTACGCACCTGTACACCAGCCGCGACGTTTTCGGTTTGGACGTTGGGCAAGTTTTGGAATTGTCGCTGAGCGAGTTGGAAATCCAGCTTGGCCGTGCACACGAAAACATCATGTGCGGCCTGCAATCTGCCGTACACTTCGATCAAATTGCCCAGCTGCATCGAGCCGGTTTGCTGATTGCATTGCTGCAAGATCGTTTGGCGCGTATGCAGTTGTCGGGGGATACGCCGATCCGCTGCCTGATTGCTGATAGCTGACAGAAAATTTGGGAGCATGCTTTAATGACTGATCAGAAAATCATCGTCGATCTTTCGTGTGGGGGTTATACCGACCCCGACACCAAGGAAGTGAAAAGCTGGTTGAGTTCCAATATCGGCCACATGTACGACCATGAAAAAGAACTGTTGGCCAAAGCACCGGGTTTCGTCGGTTATCCGCACGGCAATTTCTACGGTTCTGCTTTCATCGAAGGTACGGCAGCGGAACTGGAAGCATTTTTCGCGGAATTCGTCAAAGAATATGACGACGAACATACGGCCCGCGAAGTGCCGATGATCATGGAGCGTGTGCGTCGGGGCGACCGCCTGATTCGCTGCTACCACATTGTATGGCCCGGTCGCTACCCCGAAGAGCGTGTAGACAGTCAGACGTTCGCCAGAATGCACCAAGTGCTGGCACACGAAGAATGTCGCAGCTGGAGCCACCTCGGTTCCATGCGTGACCACATGCGACAATACGCATTGTGGGAAGTTGTAAACGTCGGCTTGTATGACACGTGGTTCAGCATCGAATACCGCAACGGACACAAGCCAAATTTCTCGTACTACGAAATCGGGTTCGAGTTCAACACTGACGAAACAGCGCCGGAAAAACCGAAACCTGCTGGTGAAGATTTTGTGCAGTTCATGAAATGCGTGGAAGCAGTGGCCGGACGCTACAACGAAAAGCTCGCATGGTTTGAGCAGCACATGCGCCAAGAACCGCGTTAAAGGTGGAGTAATATTCTGTGAATTTCACATCGGGGTTTTCGCTGGACTACGATAAGGAAGTGGAAAAGTGCGACCAGCTTCGCAAGTGGGGCCACGTCCGCGATATACGCAATACCAAGCTGAACCCCGATGCGAAATCGCCTGACGGCATTGTTTACTTTGGCCAACGCATCGTTTCCAAAAAGGGCACTGTTCGTTTTGCCGGTGAAATTTGGCAAACTGAATTCTTGCTGCCCTTTGCTGGGTTTCAGGTTGGTTTGTGCGTATGGGATTACTGGATTACGAAAATCCAAGTGTACCGACCGGACTACCCAAGCGGTACTTACATGTTCACCCTGCACAGTGAACGCGAAGGCGACAAAGAACGGCATGAAGAATACCTGCTGCGTCAAGAACGCATTCAGGAAATGGACGAACGAAACGGCGGGGCCTATTTCAGGATGCCCGGCCTTAAATTGGTTAAGGGTAGGGCAGAATGAAACGACCTCGTTTTGAAGATATGCGCCAAGGCGTTACCGTCTACACCGTATGGGTTTTGATCCGCTGTGCTGCGATGTGTTCGGCAACATCTGGAAATCTACCATCGAAAAGCATTTTGTGACCGGTAAACCCTACATGTACACCGATATCGGTTGGCGTGTTCCAACCGAACGTGTGACCAGCTGGGGCACCACGAACGACGAAGGGTTTTTCTTGGGCACCTACGACGTGCCCAATACACCAGAGGCCATGGGCAACCGAACGGCGCATCGCTGCTTCTGGACCTACAAGGCGGCCAAGCGCTACTCCGAACGCATGCGTAGCGGCTGCCTCACTGCGAAGGAATGGCAGCATGCCAAAAGCTGGGCCGAGTTCCGCGACGATCTGCACAGCATGTCGGCCTACATTGACGATTACGATTACGGGTGTGACGACAGCTACGCGGAACGCGTGGACTTTGACGACCTAGAGGAAGAAATGGAAAATGACGAACATAGTCGGATTTAAAGAACGCACTTTGCGTGGCCCGATGGAAAATAATCGGGTTATGCCCGATCAGGTCAAACCGGGCTGCACTATCTTTCGCGTGACAGCCCCCGGCCACCGCCCACCGCGTGTAGAAGAACTGCTGGTTAAAACCGCGCCACGCCCCCACGGTACGAACGGCGCAATGGCGTTCAAGGCCCAGCAGGTCATAGATGGGAAACCGCGCCGGTTTGAATCGTTCTGCACGTTGCAGGATTTCGGAATTATCATCAACGATTACAACATGTCGATGACGTTTCACGACCGTGCAAATGCCGAGGCCTACCGCGACCGTCTCATACGCCAAGACCTGACGGCGTTCGAGCATAAACGCCTGACGAAAGTCCGGATACACAACCTTCACAAATTTCTCAATGGGTGACAAATCATGCGCTTTGAAATCGGACAGAATGTTTGGGTAATGTGGGCCGACCATCAAGACGGCTGGTTGTATCCTTTCTACACAACGCTGCAAAACTTCGACAAAGTTGAAAAGTGGCCAGAATTGCAGTTCCGCAAAATGAACATCACCGAGCACCATCGAGTGCGCGGCGAGTGGGACAACAACGACGCTACGCCCGCCTATGACGGCTTTGTGGCCGTCGATGAAAAAGGCAGCGTGTGGCACAATCAATATCCGATCTGCCATACGGGCAGCCAGACCAGTGATGGC